GTTCCGCCGACGTAAACTTTGAGCCAGGCTGCTGGGTCTGTGGTATCGCTAGGTGTGCCAGATGTGGCACTGACTTCTAAGTTTCCTGTTAGGCTAATCACGTTACCTTGTAGCGTAACCTCGCCTGTTCCGTCTGCTTTGATTGGTATATTGCCATTACTTGCACTGGTAATAAACTTGCTGTTGACTTCTAAGTTGCCGCCCAACTGTGGACTGGTATCTTGAATTAAACTGTTGAGACCTGAGCTTGCAACTGCTACAGCTAGGAAACGTACATCAATAATGTCAGATGACAGTGGAACTTCTGTAAATGTTATGTCTGTACCGCTGACGCTATACGCTGTATCTGGGTTTTGGCTAGTACCGTTGATGCTAACCAAAACACCATCTGCTGTAGACTCTTGGTCTAATGTAAATGTACTTGCGCTACCATCTGGATTAATTGTCTGTTGTGTAATTCCGCTAGAACCTGACGCCCATGTGGATCCTGTATACCATTCTAACGTTGAGGTAGATGTGTTAAATCTAATATAACCTGCATCTGCTATTGCTGGTCGCTGTGCTGTGTTTCCTGTTGGTACATCCAGTGCAGTTACTCCGCCAATTTTTACTACATTGTTGGCGCCGGATATATTTGGACTTATAACCACATGCTCGTTTGTACTGGTAATTGTTTCACCGTTAATAGTTAAGTACTGTATAGTAGCACTACTATCATTAAATGAACTATTACTGCTTACTGTGAGCTGTTCGGCGTACAAACTGGTATCAAACGTACCAATATCTGAATCAATGTTTCCAACAAACCAAGGAGCGGTAACATTGCTAGTAAAACGACCAAACGTTCCTAAAATGTTACCACTGATATTTGCTGTAACATTGCCGCCAGTGATGGTTGCTTCTGCGATTGTCCCTGTACCAAACGTGCCTGTGTATCGGCCGCCGCTGATATAAACACTCTTGCCTGTAAAACTTATTCCATTAGGTAAGTTGTCACCAATAAAGTGCAATACACCAGACTGGTAATCAAAGAACCATTCGTCGTTGTTTCCGGAACCAGTTGCGAATACTTGATCGCCGCCGCTTGCTCCTGCGGCATCACTTGACGTATGAATATAAACTTTTACTTGGTAAGTTGAGCCAAACTCAGGACTGATCCAGTCTGTTGTTCCTGTTTTCCATGTTCTGTTTGCTGTAGAAGTTCCGTCTAGTGTAGTTTCAATTGGATTGCTAGTTGGGTAAACTGTTACAGGTGATGCACTGCTACCTGGAAGTGTTGCTGGTATAGTCGAACTCTGTGACCATATTGTATCGGCACGCATCAATAGCGGACTTGCTATTGCTTCGTTTGGTGCTTTTTTGTTAGCGTTGGTGTCTGTTTTAGTTGCTGAGTAACCTAGTTTCTTCCACAAGTAGTCAACTTTTTGTGTATCTGATATAGCCATTAGCTTGCCACTCCTACGCTAAGTGCTGATACACTCTGTCCACTTGTTAATGCTATTCTTACCAACACAACATTGCCTGTTGCATTTGTTCCGTTTTCACTTCCCAGTGTCATTGTGTAACCACCACTAAGTGATGTACTACTGGCAATCCTATCACCTGAAGTAAATGCACATCCGTTACTACCGTTACCACCGTTGCCAGTGTCCGATCCAGGAACGCCTGAACCACCATATGTTATACTAGCATCAACCCAACCGTTCAATCCTGAAGCGTCATCGATACCAGTACCTGGTGCCGCTATCCATAACCCTGCAATGCTTGCACTTGTTATGTTAATGTCAAAGTTTGCCATTGTGGTACGTCTAAATGCAAATGTAAAGTATTGTGTGCCTGTGTCACTGCTTCTGTCTGGGCCTACTGGAAGATATCCTGAACTATAATCTGTAACATCATACTTCAAAACACCCAATCTAATAGTTGCTTCTTTTGTGCCTTCAACACCCGGGTCACTTGCTTCTGTGTAAAGACTATTTGTGTAAAAGTTTGTTGACCCTGTATAACTTGGATTGTCTGTTGTAGCGGCACTAAAATCGAATATACGCACACCATCATCGTCAAATCCTGCTCCCAGACTATCCGATACTGCAATAGCAATTTCACTGATACCACTTTGTGCTGACTTGTGTACTTGTACGTTGGTTGTGTTCTCACTGTAACTACCTACACCATTACAGTTTCTAGCACGTACTTGGACTCTGTCTATTGTTCTTACTGAACTGGCTGTAACTGGAACAGTAAGTGCTCCAATGGTGTATGCACTGCTAACACCTATATCTATTTTAGGTATGCCACCTGACAACATGGTTACTGATCCATCAATGTTGCTGTAAGTGTAATCTGTATTTGTTGTACCTGCAGAACTTGTGCCTTCTTGATTGGTAGCATTATCTATTTCAACAATGTTTGATTGATCTGTATATGCTTGACCTGTTAAGTTGCTGATTTGCACTCCACTCAGCGAAACTGTTGGTGATCCTGAATTGTAATAAGGAATACCAGATATATAGCGTTTAGTGCCGCCAGTGCCTTCAGCTAGTGCACCGCTTGAAATAATGCTTGGTACACTTGTAACATCATCGTATACAACACTAACATAGTTTGTATTGCCAGTAGAGCTGTGTTCTAATCTTTCATCATTAACACCTACACTATAACTTGAAAGTGCCTGTGTAATTTTAGCGTCAAATGTTTGGTAGAATCCTGTTGGGTACGTGCTTGCGCTAATGCTATCGTGTGCATCAAGTTGTCCGCTAACAACAAGGCTTGTGAACGTTCCGTTCTCCCCTGTTGTAGTACTGAATACTTTATTGCCTTTGCTTATGCCATTTACTACAGCAACCAAGTTGCCACTAACACCGTTATATGCGTTATCTACTGTGCTGGTGTCAATTGTACCGCTGGTATATCGTCTTGCTGTGGTGGTGTTTAGGCTTGCACCTGCGCTCAGAGGGTTTGTTGCACTGTTGTCAGTAAAACCGTGTGCTAACTTTGGACTTGTTCCTTGCGCACTATCGCTAAGTGTTATGCTTTTAGCACTCAAACTAGCTGGTGCTGACGGTACGGCATTTAGTGAAAGCGTAATGCCTGTGTCTGTATCTGTTTGTGCAGTAATATCAGGTGTGCCGTTTGCTGTAAATGATAAATTATAGTTTCCTGTGCTTGCACTTATATAACTATGGTCAATCGTTGCGGCTATACTACCAGCCGAAGAGCCGTCTTCAGTCACAGAGTCATCTACAGAATCTCCCCAGTCGTACAAATAATTATCAGCATTTTGTGATGTATTAGTTACCCTAACTAACGCACGATTGTTTCCGTTATAATCAGTAAAGGCATACAAATCGTATTGATTATCGCCTGATCTATCACTTGTTGTTACTGCTGTGCCACTTACAGTAGCACGTACATCTGGTTCAACGTGTACAGTAAAGGCACTGCTGATAAACGGTGAATTACTGTGGGCACTGAGTACTCTCAAGTTTCCAGTAAAGTCTCTTGCTGTACCATTTGCTTGTTCGCTACCGGACAGCACATAAGTGTGTGCAATGGTTGTACCTGTGTCACCTGCGTTGGTTGTGCCTGTGTTGACTACATGTGTATTACCGTCACCAAACTGGTATTGATATTGTATACCGTAAGTTGCATAATTACCAATTGTGATTTCTGTTGCATTAGTGAATGTAACAGGCAATCCAGTTGTAGCTTCTTGATTAATACCAGTTATGGTACTCAGTGTAACTGATGGTGTATGATCGTCATAAATTTTAAACGCACTAGAATCATTGGTTGGTATCACTGCTGGGGTTGCTGTTGTATGACTATCCAGTGTAAGAGATACTGTTCTTGTTTGTTCTTGCTCTGTACTTGCACTAAATGTATGTGCTAGTCTGCTGCCGCCTACCCCGCCTGCAGATGCGTCGCTGGATATTACATTATTACTGCTTCCATCACCCCAAGTCCAAGTATACTGGACTGTAGCACCACTTGTATTGGTTGTGGTATTTTCAAAGTAAACTGTGTCGCCATCGTCCCACTGCGTAATTGGACTCCCGCCTGAACTTGCTGTGTAAGCCGCAAAAGTTACAACAGGATCAGCTGTGTAAATTATGATATAATCATCACGTTCGTAATACATTTCACTACACGTACCAATACCACCATTATTGTATGCTCTTACATTCACAGTAAATGGTGATCCACTGTTTGTGCTGTATGTGTGTGTCGGGGTTGAATCTGTTTGATTACTATCAGTTGTGCCGTCGCCCCAATTAATGTCGTACCTATTAGGATTACCTAGTGAGGCAATGGTTAATGTAACTGCTGTACCAGCACCACCTGATGTTGTATCAGCAGTAAATGCTACATTAGCAACTGCTGTTGAATTCATTATGTTGAACATGCACTCGTTTACATCGTCAACAGCATCGCCAAGCAGTGTTGTTCCTGTCCAACTGCTTACCATGCCTGTGGGCCAAAGCGATCCATCGCCAACTGTGCCTAGTGCTAGATTTGCGGCAGTATCAATCGGTGCACTCCAACTTAAATTTCCACTACCATCTGTAGTTAAAAATTGGCCATCTATTCCACCTGTGATGCTAACATTGGCATTGCTTCCAAAAGACACAACGCCAGTGTTAGAACTAAGGGTGCTTCCTTCTACTATTATATTTGCTATTTTTACATTGCCACTGCTGTCTAATGCATAGGCAGGGGAGGAGTTGACTATGCCAACTCTGTGATTGCTTACATCTAAGTAAAGTAAGTTTGATTCAAATGCTAAATCTATACCTTGGCGGTCAAGGTTTGCATAAAGCATTGCACCGGAAATTTTCCCAATTGCCATTTAACGTTTCCTACTCATAAACAGAGTCAGTGCTGTTTATATTATGCACAACAACTATTTTATTTGGGTTCACTCCCGGAGCAGGTGGTGCGCTGGTAAACGTAATTGTGGTACTACCGTTCATTGTGTAGTTAACATTTGGTTGTTGATATACTCCTCCAATTTGTACAATAACTGCGTTTGCATCTGATTCTGCTTGGCCCATGGTAAATGTTGTGCCCACTGCGTCGCCTGTGAATTCGTCTGTGGCAATTTGCACAGTGCCTACTTTGGCAATGGTTTGCCATGCATTCTCGTACCAGAACTCAACACGCCTGTTGTCTGTGTTCCATCTAAGCAAACCATTTTCAAGTACTTCAGGTCCAATACTGTTTGAACTGGTTGGAATTTGCAATGCAAGGGCGCTACTTCCACCCATTACTTCAATTTTTTTAACATAACGTCCCATAGCGTTATAATCCTATTGTGCTTACTGTTGCTACAATTTTACTTGCTATATTTGCATTTGCTTGCAATGTGTCGTGAAAGCCCAATACAAGTTTTTCCCAATCAACTACATAAGTATCGCCTGGCGCAATAACTTTATCCGAATACACTACGTTATTGCCATTTGCTGAAAAACCTGCTGGGCACACATGTAGGTTAAATGTAACTGGGACGGTATGTGTATTACAAAAATACATTGTGGTAACTGCATCACCATTGGTAGCATCTGATACAGTAATATTACCTGCTACCCCACTCCCTAATAAATTGCTATGAATCGCCATTCTTGTTTATCCTTACAATACTAATGAATATACTACTGAATTTCTTACTGTGCTGACCTGTCTATCAGCATCGCTTGTACTTGTTATGTAAACTCCACTTTGTCCGTTACTTGGTGTTTGTGTATAAATTACACTATGATCTGCAACTGCGACAGGGACTACACTTGTATATCTAACTGCTAAATTACTATCAAACTTAACATAGTCAGTTGATTCGCTTGAAATAGTAAATGCGGCAACGTCTAAGTTAGAACCCAATGTTGGATTTTCGTCAGCAGCCAAGGTATGTATATTTGCATAGGTTGCGCCGTCGTTTGTAATCTGCCACTTGTCGACAGTTTCGTTAAATCGAAGGGCAACTGTACTAGAACTACCTCTGTCAACTTCGATCCCGGCACTACCTAATGTAATTCCTGCACCTGATTCACCCTTATTCAATGTAATCAGATTATCAGTAACTTCCAAATCTACTTTAGAAATAGCCGTGCTGTTTCCGCCAACCTGCAAGTCACCATCTATATAAACAGTGGAACTCTGCAATGTGATATTCGCAGAAGGATTTACTTTTGTGGTTATTAAGAAATCTGTGTTTAAATTGTTGACTACGGCCATTATCAAAGTCCTTATTCATTATATTTATGCAGATTGAAATGTTGGTGGATAAAGAAAAACCCGCCGAAGCGGGTTAATCAGTTAACACATAAAACTTTACTTTATGTTTCTTTTGATATTAAGACTGTTGTGTATCTATTATCACATCGTCTGCACCTGCTGCCGCAACAGTTACATCACCACCTGATGTGTAAGTAGTAAATCCACTACCGTCAACTCCAGATAATGCAAAAGTGTTAGTTGCAGTACTTGCCACTGTATAGCCGGTTTCAGTGTTAAGCTCAACCATACCAACTACTTTACGGATTGAAATTTTAGTTCCATTTGCAAGTCCGTGACCGGCAGATGTAATAACAACTGGGTTGGCCGCTGTTGCACCTGTGATTGTTTTTTGAACTGCACCCGATGCTGAGCCGTCGGCATCTTTTGTCCACTGTTTCCAAGTAGTACCTTCAGTGTAAACTTTTCTGTTGGTCATCTTGGTAACTTGCTGTTGGTCGCCATCGTTGTCGGTAACGTTGATGGTAAATTCACTAGCACCCAAGGCACCAATTGACTTGTTAACCAGTGTACATGTTTCTGTTTTAGCTCCGTCAGATACAACGAAACTTTTAGCTGTTCTTTGTCTTTGAATATCTGCACCGCTAAGAACTTCGCTGCCGCTTGCAAACTTAACTGCTGTAATTGCAATCTTGCCAACGCCATCGCCAATAAACTTTTTTGCTATAGGTCTTCCCATTTTGTTTCTCCTTAAATTAAGTGGCGTTCTAGGCCTACGCGGTTTGGTTCCGCATAAGAACATATAAAGATTTATATGAACAGTAGTATTTATGTAATAGTAGTCATAAAAAAGCAGCCAACTTCATTCACGCTCCCAGGGAGCAGGCGTGAGCATAGTTTTGCGTAAACGGTCATTAGGCTTAGGTAGCATATCCAAGCGAGCCTGAAACTGCGCAAAGGCGTCTGGGCTGGTCGCCATGATCACCTGGTCGAGCAGAGTGTCTTCTGCAGCGAGACGAGCAGACTCCAGTATGAAGTCCGTGAGATTTTTGCCGCGTGACTTCGCCGCACGATCAATTAGATCTCGAACTTTGGGTTCTATGCGGATATTGAGCGTTTCGCACTTTACTTCTGTAGCTGTATTCATCCAAGATCCTCCTTAAATAATATGTAATAGCAGTTATAAAAAAAGGGGCAGTTACACCCCTCGAAGTTCACTTGTATGTGTTGTGTAATGTACGCAACAACAAAAGTTTCAACATGCATAACTTGCGATAGTCATCAAGTGCATGTAGTCTACAATATTGAGTCCACATTGTCATTTTAACACCCTCCTTTTTAAAGTTAGGTGCGTTCCTTCGGTAACCATTACCTACTTCCGTCTCTTTCGAGATGAACGATGATAATGCGTTCCTTCGACTAATAATGAAGTCTACTTCCGGCCTCTCAGCTGAACGTATATATATTTATACACTAACCGTCATATTAAGTCAAGTTATTTTGTTTTATATTGACAGAAAAGGTGTTGAATCAAATAGAGTTTTAAGTCACAAAAAAAGGGTCTTGCGACCCCTTTTCTGTTTTTGCTTGTTACTATTACTGGAAAGACAAGTTAGAAACTGCGATTTCCCCGAGATAGTCGGCTGCATTACCAAACGATGATGCTGTATTGGTGAGCTCTACGTACCCGTAGCGGGTCATAAAGCCAACTACTGGCTCAAGTGTTGATGGATCCAACACAACACCACTGCTCATTAATGGAACATATGGGCAATAGAATGCGGCTGCATCTGCTTCGCTTGAACCTTTGTAACCAACTAGAACTGCCTGTGCATCGCCAGCATAGCTGTCTACATAAACTTTCATTGCGCCATTCAATGTACCAACAAACTTGGTGTTTGTAGGTGCTTCAAATGTGCCTTCAGTTGTACGTGCAAAAGCACTTGTTGTTGCGCTTTGGAGAACTGTTAAAGCGGCTGGTGAAACAACTGCCCAGTTACCTGCGCCACGACGTGTGCGTGATGCAATCAAGTTAGCTGTTCTGTTGATAAGAACTGCCAATGCGGCATGCTCATCACCAACGTAAGTAGCTGTACCAGATACTGCTGCCTGGTTATATGTGAACTCAGTACCAGCAAGACTACGAAGTGAACCAAGAACTTCTTGATCAATTTCAACTGTAATCTCTTGTGCAAGAGCTGCCATAACTTCTGCTTCAATATCTAAGCCGTGCATTGCTTGCGCATCTTGAGCGGCTTCGAATGTCCAACGTGCTGATAGCTTACGTGTCTTAGCTTCAACAACTTGCTTTAAGATCTGGACGTTGATCTTGTTACCTGGTGTACCTTCAAGTGTACTTGTGCTGTCAGCACGACCGGTAGCAGTACTACCTGAATATACTGTAGCAATCTTAAATGGTGATAGTGCTTCGTCACCAGCAGTAACGCTTGTATCAAATGGCGCACCTGCTGTTGATGTAGCGTTATCAGCATAACGTACACGTAGTGTGTGAATCTGTGCAACTGGACCTGTCATAGGCTGTACACCAACAATTTCGTTAGCAATAACGGTTGGCATTACTCGTCTAATGACTGGTAAAATTACACGGTTCAATGTAGCAACGTTACCAGCGGCTGTTGAGCCAGCAGTAGCGGTCTCTTGCAAACTCTTGCGGGTGTTTTCAAGAATAACTCCCATTGTAGTACGCTTGGAGCCATTTAGTCCTTCTAACAGGGCATCTTTTGTTTCGCCCCAACGGCTTTCTAATAGTGCTTGTGTCATTTCTTTTCCTTTTTCCTTTTAGGGTTATTAAAGCCCTGCTAAACGCTTGATCTCAACAACATTATTATTGTCGTCTTGTGTTCTTGCGTTGGTTTGTTTAGCAGATTTATCACCAGTAACTTCAACACGGCTTTCTGTTAACACTGCTTTCGCTTCGTTAACTGTCCTGCCGTTTGCGTTTAAAACTGCCGGTAGATACTTGTCGTATGATTTCTGCAACTTAGCAGTCTGCACACTTTCGAGAAGTTCGCTCATCACTGCGGCTTTCTCTTTATTAAGTGGTTTCAACAGGTCAGCAAGTGTATCCTTGCGTTCCGCCGATTCCTTAATCATTTTAATTTCTTTATCTTTCGACTCAGCAATTGTTGCTTTTTCTTCTGCTTGTGATTTAGCTTCTGCGAGAGCTTCCTCTTTAGCAACAACAACAGCCTGCAACTTCTGGATTTCTTTGTTCTCATTTAAGTGAGTAACAGCGAATTCTGAAGCAAAGGCTTCAAAGATTTGACGACCAAACATGTTTTCACGTGCTTGATGGATGTCTTCTTTGAGTTGAGTCATTTCTGACTCTAGGTTTTTAGCAACTGACTCTTTAACAAGTGCCGAACTACGTGATACGAAGTTCTGCTGTAATTCTGCTAATTTGTCTTTTGCTCCAGCAATCAAGCGGACTTTTGTTTCTACTACTGCCTGCTTGTCTTGCTCAAACTCTTGAATCTCTTCTGCAAGTTGCTTGATAACAAACTGTTCGAGTTTAGATACACTATTCTCGTACTGCTTGCGATCTGTTCTAAGTTCTTTGATTTCTTCTGCTAATTTTGTTACCATGAAATCATTAAATTTAGTACTGCTTTCGTTCATGTGTGTTTTAAACTTCACACGATCTTCAGCAAGTGCTTGCTTTTCTGAAGCAAATTCTTCAAGTTCTGACTGGAGACTTTCAGTTACCATTTTGTCTAGAGCTTCAACCATTACTTGTTTGTCATGTTGATAGCGGTGTGCGAATTCTTCACGAAGTTCTGCACGGGCAATTTCTTTAGCTTCGGAAAGTTTTGCTTCCCATGCTTCAGTGATTGCTTCTTGCGTATCTTCGTTAATGATACCGCTATCTATCAATGGCTTGATAGCATCTAACATCTAGTTCTCCTATTTTAACTTAAGGTCCTTGATTAAGCGTAAAACGCCTTCTTTCAGGTACTTTTGTACTCTTTGATCTTGAGTAGCTTCTTTCGCTACTTCAAATATGTTGTGTCCACCACGCATGTTCATTAACCCCTCATAAATTGGGGTTGGATAAGCATGTGGAGCACTTGGTTGTGCGACAACGTCAACAGTAATAATTTCAAAATTGTTAACGTGTCCCGAACTCTCATTAACTTCGCCGCTACCACGTGAACTAACACCCAACTTAACACCGCTAGTAATCATAGATTCAACTAGTTTTCCCATTGGTGTTGGAAGGATTTTAAGTTTACCGTGGCCGCATGGTCCGTCCATCCACATACTTTCAATCATATGTGATACACGATCCAAGTTAATTTTTAAATCATCTGGGTGATCTACTTCGCCTAGGACGCTGTGTCCTTCTTTGATTTGTTCATTAATACTCGAAACGGCTTTTTCAATTTCGTGAAGCGGATAAACACGTTCGTTAGCGTTTTTGACGCCTCCCTCAATGAATATCCCTTTCATATAAAGATTCTTACCTTGACCAGTATTGCTGTCTTCTGAGATGACCTCAATCTTGGCCCGGTCAAAAGTAAGATTCTCTTTTAGGTACAAAGCCATATTATTGTCCTAGTTTACTTGTCACCTTCGACAGCCTTGGTGTTAACGCCTGCCTCTTCGGTATTTTTAGCACCTGTTGCTTTGCTAAGATTTGCTTTGGCGCCTGGAACGTTTTGGTAGTTACCAGCATGTGGCATTTTATCTACTTTACCTTCCTTAGGTGCGCTTGTTCCGTCTGGGTTACTGTCTCCGCCTGCGTCAAAGTCAACTGCCGTACCACCCATGTCATTTGATCCTGCAACTGGTGATACTGCTTTGTTATCTTCGCCTGCTGGCATTGCAACTTTTTCAACGTACTCACGCATAAGATCAACTGCTGACTTAGAGTATTTTGCTTTTGGCTTTGTTGATTCTGCAACTTCCTCTGCATCCTCAACTACTTCTTCGTCTTCTTCCATTTTCTTTTTTCTGTGTGCAGGCGTGCAATGTGCTTCGTCGACTTCGTCTTCTTCCATTTTCTTGTATTTCTTATCGCCTTCATACATTTCTAACTCGTCAGCTTCGGAATCACTAGCGCCCATGTCCATGTCCATGTCCATTTCCATATCGCTATGTGCTGGCTCGTCCATCTCATCTGCCATCAATGCATCAAATTCTGCTTTGAGCTCGTCTAACTCTTTTTCAAGATCCATAACTTTATCTTCAAGATCTTCTTCACCGCCTTCTTCAGCGTCGACTTCGTCGTCACCGCTCATCATTTCCTCTTCAGCGTCCATGTCCATGTCGCCTTCAGGAATGCCGTCGGTTTCGTCGGCTTGTATTTCGTCTACCAAGTCTTCGACTTCGTTTCCACCAATTGTTTCATCAACGGTTTCTTCGTCCATCAAAGTCTCATAAATGTCTCGTGATTTTTCAACAACGATATCATGAAATAAAGCCTTGGCTTTGTCTTCATCTTCGTTGATGATATATTCTATAAGCTGTTCATATTTGTTCATAGTGACTCCTTAATTTAATATGGCTGTTGAGTATTTAACAAATATAGGTATATTACTAGTTAAATAGGTGTTTTTTGAAGTGATTTGTGGGCTATAAGCCGATACCACCAGCTTCTACAGGTGGTTTGTACTGTGTTGACACACGAGTCAGTTTCTTTTCGTGTTCAATTTTACGCACATCGTTACTCATGCGTAGTCTATTTAGATCGCTGAGGGAAAGGCGTGAACCTTTGCGCATGTCACTCAAATGCATAGTAGAGTTGTCATCGCCTGGCGAATAGTAACCTTTTTCGGTCTTTTGGTATAGTTCAGCTAAAAACATATTATTATTTATACTATCCTGCAGTTTGAGCTGACGGTTGAGCTCCTGCGGCTCCTGGTCCAGGACCTTGCGCCGAACCTGGGCCTACTGTATCCGGAACACCTGTTGGTGCACCACCAGCTTGACTTTCAGCTCCGGGTGGAACTTCACTAGCAGTTTCTACATTTTCTAAGTCACCTGCAATAGTACCTGGACTTATACCAACGTTACGCAATGATGCATCGTCTGCTGGTGCTGTTTCTATGTCGCCCTGTTCTTGTGACCACATTTCTTCGTTTTCGGTCATCTCTTGTTCTGTCATACCTAAATAACGCTTCATCAAGAAACGTTTGCTCATGTAAGGAAATGCTTCTAACTGTGCGAATGTTGCAATACGAGCTGAGTCAACATCTGCTTGGCGATACTGTGCAAAGTTTTGTGGCTCTGCTAACTTAAGATCAAACAGTTGACTATCAATATTAATACCACGCCATCGCATGAATGTTTTAAACTCTTGATCTAGTTTGTCAACAATCATATTTTGCAGACGCTTACAATATTGATTAAAGCGCCATTCTTGTATTAGTGCTGTGCCAACACGCCCATCATTAAAACTTTGTGTTCCGTCTTCCAACCCTGTTGGCAAATAACTACTAGGAATACGCAGTCCACGGAACAGTTTGTTTGTAAAGAAACGCAAGTCTGTAATTTCGCCTAGGTTCTGTCCTCCAGGGAAAACATCAACGCTTGATCCACGTTGATCTGCTGTTACGGGGAAGAAGTAATCTTCCATCATTGCTAATGGATTATACGTAGCATCCATCATGTTAGCGCCGCCACCAGTTTGTGACGGGATACGACGCTGGTGTATTTCGTTTTTAATACGTTCTACATAAGCCATTGCCATGTGAGATGGCATGTTACCTACGTCAATTTTGAATACTCTACGCTCTGGTGCTCGCTGTATTCTGTATATAATAATAGCGTCTTCAAGCAGTTCTTTTTGCTTGTAAACTTTAAAAACGTTTTCTAATACACTGTTTCCGAATGGCCAAAAAGCGTCCAATCCCTCTGTCAAACTCATGTGTATTACGTGTTGTGCATCAATAGCAGTTTCATTTTGCGCATGGCTAAATCTGCTACCACCTGAATATGGAGTGTTTGGCTGTGTGTAAGCACCGCCACCACCTCCGCCAATTTGTGGATGATTAATGTAAGTGTCTGTTGCGGCTACTGATGTAACTGTGAGATTTTGAAAGTTAGGATTAATATCTTTAATTAGGTACTGTTCAGGTTTTTTACCGTCTGCTTCGTTAACAATAACCTTTGTAACTTTACTCATTTCTACCCAAAATAACTTGAAGTTCTCTGGGTCACGCACAAATACTTGATCTCCATACTTGATAGTATTTCGTATGATCTTAAACGTGCGTTTGTTTAATTCATTAAGTGATACCCACTGTTGTAACTGTTCTTTGATTATGTTTACTTCGTTGTCTGTAGGACTATCTTTAAAGTGTATGTCAAAATTTGTGCCGTTTGATTCGTTAGTTTGTGTCATAAACTCGGCAAGGATATCCAGTGCGGCATTGATCTCTGAATCCATGTCCATCTGCTCGTACTGATTATAACGTTCAGTACGATTTGGGTGACCAATGTATACGTCAGGCAAGTTGCTCTCAAAGTTGCGATAGTCAGGGTTTGCACCACTGCTACGGCCACTGCCTATAGGACTTACGTTGCTAGGTATGTTGCTACTTTTAAAATATTTTCGCCAGGTCATTTAGTGATTCCGAAGTTGTGTTATATTTATCGCATCACTGGCCGAAGGCATTATATCTAAACGATGAATCTGCTTGGTTTTGATTTGCGCGAGCAGTAGTTTGGGCAACACTAGTGTTGTTGTCTACTGCTTGTATTAGTTGCCCCAAGAGTCCTTTAACTTCTTTAAGTTCTGCTAAACTTTCTTTGTCTGCGTTTGATCCTGGCGCGGCAGCAATTACTTGAGCCGTTACATTTTTAGTTTCCGCTACTTGTTGTTTCATAACAGCAAGTACATCACCGCCATTTAGCCCAGCAATTGCAACATTACTGCCACCGGATAATTCAGCTCCTTGAGACGGAAACTCACCGGTACCTTGGCCACCTCTAAGGTTATTTCTATCAGGGTCGACGGGATTGTATCGGTAAGGATTATCTGTAGTTGTATTATTTTTCCCTCCGAAAGAGTCAATAACAGTGTCAACAATACCCTTCCCTGACAGGATTGCGTTCAATGTACTCGTAGGCAAATTTGCAATTCCTTCAACAAAGACTCTTACTCCGTTGTTAACTCTTTCTAAAAAGCTAGAGTATGTTGTTAATACATTGCCTGTAGTGAGCCTTTCAATTCCGGCGCCAATCTCTAACATAGTCTCGGCGGACTTATTCAAACTTTGAGTAAGTTTATCTGGTGCGTTAGACGCTACCTCTATAGCAAGTCTAGTAGCTTCTACAGCTTTTCCATCTATTGTAAAATTATTAATACTATTAAGGAGACTAATGGTGTCTCTTACAATCGAGCCGCCTGCGCCAAACGCACCGGCAGTAATTATTTCTCGGAAAGCGCCCTGATTTTGCTTAACGATTTCACCTATATCACCCATGTCTGTTGCTGTGGCCAGGGCTGCCTCCTCGGCAGTCATTGACCCGTCAACAATATTACTGTAAATTCTACGTATGGCTCGATCAAATTCCGGAATAGTATTAGTTAGTTGTATTAAAGCAGGGTCAATGTAATTGCCGCCTTGGCTAGCAATTAACTGTTCTATTGCGTTTTGAACTTCAGGCATTTGTGTTAATGCCGTTGACACTCCGCCAAATATCTTCCTTTGTTCCCCATCAAGATTAGCTAAAGCTACCGCAGACAGCTGTTTGTCTCTTGCTTCTTTGGCTAATTCTGACGCATTTACTCCAGTAAGATTGGCTATAAGTCTTAGATTTTTTGCATAGTCTAATGTATCTTTGGCAACTGTTTGGTCTATACCCCTGCGTGTATACTCCCTAAATTGCTCCGAAGTCATTGACGCACGTTGGATAGCCAAGAAGTCTGCTGACAATGCTATCTGATCTTCAATTTCGTATCCCAATCTTCTAAGAGATTCTCTATATGTACTTTGTGTTTGCGTAACTGCTACGAGGTTTCCTTGATCATCAAGTTGTCTTACTACAATATCATGCGTTGATTTTGCCAACTGCTCCATAACTCTTGCAACTGACATAGTCGCTGATTCTGTACCTATACCTAGATTTCTAACACTGTCAATCGACGATCTAATACCTAGTGTAAACTGTTGCAGTAATATTCCAGCACTGCCGGTTGCGGCTCTGATGGTACTCATACCATCAGCAAACGTAGTCCCCATACGATTAAATTCTCGGAAACTGTCTAACGTAATTTGTAATTGTTTGCCAAGAAACTCATTTACATACTTGGCGGCCGAAGCTATGCCATCAATAGCTCCAGATAAAAATTTAGTAATGCTGAAGCCTTTTTCTATCGATAGTAGTTTACTACCAAAGCTGGTGAAAGAACCCAATAGGCCGCTTAGTGCGCCCGCAAACAAATCAATTAAAGTATTAACTGTTTTAACTGAACTGCCTACCGGGTCAGTAGCCAAACTTTCATAATTTGAGACAAATCGATCAGTAAGTGCGGCTGCCGCATGACTTAGATCTATTAGATACTGGCGAAATCTGTAAGTCCGTTCATTTACGCCAGCAAGACCACTTGATACGTCATCTGCAAATCTGCTAATATCTGTTCCTGCTCGCCTTGTATTAGATCCAATCGAGGTCATATGCGCATTAGTTGCTTGCGCTGATCGTTCTTGGAGTGCCTGTTGGTACGCTATAGTAGACTCGTTGGACCGTATAATCGTGTTAGCGCCTTGTGTGGCGGCTAAAAGTGCTCGTAACGTTGATTCAGTAGCCGCATCAGAAGCACTGACAGTGCCGATTCCAGGAATATTAATATTAACAGCCATATGTTTTCACTTATAAATAATTGTATCTAGTAATACTATTTATAGGATTCAAAACCATGGTAAATGAACCAAATAACCCGTTAGCAAAACACTTTAGACAACCTGCAATTTATTTAGAACTCCCTAGCAAAGGCAAGCATTGGCCTGCAGGATCTATAGATCTTCCTGAGTCAGGACAGATTCCAGTATACCCGATGACAGTCAAGGATGAGATCACAATCAAAACTCCGGACGCACTGCTTAACGGAGAAGGCACTGTTAATGTAATTACCAGCTGTTTACCCAACATTAAAAATGCATGGAAGATTCCTGCATGTGACCTTGACGCTATTCTTGTAGCATTAAGAATAGCCAGTTACGGTGATGAACTTACTATCACATCACAATGCAAGCATTGCAACGAAACTAACGAACACGCTATAGACTTGCGAGTGTTAATGGATACCATGACAGAACCTGTGTTTGACAGCATAGCGTCAGACGATCTAATCATACAATTTAAACCTCAACTATTCGAAACTGTTAACAACAGTAACCTAGCAAACTTCAAGACACAGAGTTTACTGCAAACAATCATGGCAAGTGACCTAAGTGACGAAGAAAAAACCAAAAGATTCAATGAGTTACTACCACAAGTAACGGATCTGAATGTAAGTGTTATAGTAGATAGCATTGAGAGTATCACGATCGACGAAACTAATGTTACCAACAAAAAGCACATACTGGACTTCTTAAACAACTGTGATAGGAAAGTTTACGAAACAATCAAGACCCATGTAGAACACTTGGCAACGCAAAACAAAATTAAACCGTTTGATGTTGGTTGCCCTGAATGCGAGAAGCAGTACGAAGCTTCAATGAGTTTTGAGTTCAGTAATTTTTTCGGCTAAGGCTTTTGGCCATGTCTGAATCAGACATGCTTGATTACTTTGACACATTAGATAAACAGTCAAAAGCCTTAAAAGAAGAAATCCTTAAATTGTGTTGGTATATGCGGGGTAGTCTTTCCTATGATGAAGGTATGTCTTTGTCACAAGAAGATAGATCACTTATGTCCAAACTAATCAAAGATAATCTAGAAACAACTAAAAAGTCAGGAATGCCATTCTTTTAAGACTAACTTCGTTAGTCTGTTGATTTCGTTATCACTCATCAACTTGTTTTTTAATGATATGTTTTTAGACGTTTCATCTAGATCACATGGTCACTCTTTGCCCAGGGCGGGCAAAAAAGTAAACTGCTTCATCTGAGTATAACAGTCACTTAGCATTAGAGCATTACAGAGGCGGTTGTCCGGTACCTCGAGCTCCGTCTTTATAACAACGGCGATTTATATAACATACGCTAACATATTACATAAACGTGTAGTATCGCTACTACGTCTTTTTAGCTTTATTGAATCCTGTTCAAACAATCAAACTCTAGCATTGAGAGTCTTCATCCATATGGGTAGTGATTGAGTGCTTGCTGTAGCGGCAAGTCTTACGTCCCTGCACACGTTACTGTCAGGTTTGGTACACACGAGATTAGCCTGTGTTAGCTGTTACTACTTAATTTGTTTATAATGTGGGAGCCATGGACACGGACTTGTATATGTCCGTTATAGTATTGTGGTGTTTCTAAGACTTTGTGTCTGAATTGTTCTCGTGCCTCGATATAACTGCATTCTGCCTTGCTTTTACAATAGTAGAGTATTTCTCTTTGAAAGTTTTCTGTGCCTAGTTGTTCTATGTCTTTGTTGAGTTCGTCGTTTGAGCCATAATATTCACGCCAGTTACTTTCTTTTGTTCCACGGCGTTTGTTCTTCCTGCCTTTAAGTGGGGGCTTGGTGGTTTTAAACCGTGCAAGCTTCTTCCCGATGTATTTACGGTTATTTGTTAAATTCGTTATCAAATAAACGAATCCAACACAATCTTCTGGTAGTACTTCTATTTCTTTAGATTCAAATAACCATGACATTACATATAATTATCAAGACCAATTGATCTTAAGATATTTCTACATCGTTGTTATATGTAGTGAACCCATTTTCTTTCACTACACTTAATACATTGTTAACACGCCCTGCTAGTTCATCCTTGTGTGATACTAGCCAAACACTACGGTTACCTTCACGTGCCATCTTTTTAAGTATTGCTAAACTGTTTTCAACACCACTAGCATCCATGCCAGTGTCAATCACTTCGTCAATAAACATCAAATTAATCTGTTGATACAAACTTTCCCACACGTCACGGAACGCCCAACTCATACTAAGTATCAGTCTGTTGCGTTCACCCCTGCTCAAGTTGTCAAAGTCTAGTTCTCTACCTAGTTCTTCAATACTTACTGTAAGATCGTTATTAAACTGTACAGTATGCGGAAGTCCAATCCTATCCAAGTACTGTATTAGTCTTGTGTTTAGATAACTCAAATTTTGATCTATAATGCGTTTACGTATAAAACTATCCTTGTTTGTTAATAGTTTCAATAAAAAGTCTTGATGTTCTTTTATGTTAGTAAGTGAGTTTATCTTGTCGTAATCAACTTCTTGTACCGCCTGTGTTTCCATTTCAGTAATCTGTTCTTCATACGGATCAGATTCTGCTAATTTTGTTTCAAGCTGGTTAGTTAAGTTTTCGATTGTGTTTTTGTGATTGATCGCGTCTTCTTTTGAGTCGTAGAACACATTGGGTATTGGCCCTGGATCTCCCAGTTTCTCGAGTTGATCAACTTGAGCTTGTACTTTTTCTTTACTTTCATTGAGTTGCTGTTCCGTTTCTTCTAGTGTTGCCTTCTTCTTCTCTAGTACTTCTAAGTGTTTTTCATCATGTATTTCTTGACCACATGCATAGCACTCATGCTTTTCTAACTTTGCTACTTCCGAAGTTAAACTTGTGATGTGCTTCTCTAAACGTGTGCATTCCTGGTTACCTGACACTTTCCAGCGATTTACTTCGCTTACTTCTTTAGATATTACACTGTGCTTATCTAATGCGTCGTGTGCATTTAACTCTGCTTCGATATCTATACCGTCTAAGTTTTCTAGTGCCCCTGCCAACTTATCAACTTCTTCTTGTTTTTTGTTTTGCCACAAGGTTTGTCTGCGTTTTGTAGCTTCGATCTGCCCTTGCACACGCTCATTAGCGTCCTGTACTGCTTTGATACGATACTCTTCTTCTGTAATATCGCCCTTGGTTTGCTTGTTTTGTTCCTTGAGCACATCTGCTTTTTCGCTGAGCATAGTAATGCCTAGTAACTGCTCAATAATTGTACGTTGATCATTTGCACGTAAACTCAAAAACGGCTCTGTGTATGTGTTTAGTGCCACAATATGTTTAAACATGTCGTGGCTCATATTTAACATGCGTTCTATCTCTGCTTGTGTCTCTCTTGAATCACCCTGTGACTCATCTGTAATTTCTTGTTTTTGCCCGCCTACGTAAAATGCCACAGTGTTAGGCTTGCGCCCGCGCTCTATCTTATAACCAACACCGCTGTTCTCAAACTCAATAGTAACCAACATGTTTTTACCATTGGTTTTGTTTATCAAGTTATCTTTGCGAATCTTTGTTAGTGCTTCACCGTACAGCGCATAACTTAGCGCATTAATTATAGTTGTCTTGCCTGTACCATTACGTGCGCCAGTATCGTCACCACCTAAGTCCAAATTTTGACCCAACACAAGAGTTAAATCCTTGCGACCAAAATTAACAGCCTGGGTAGCATTGCCCACGCTCATGAAGTTTTTTACTGTTAGATTATTTACTTTAAACATAAGTGCTTGATTATCTCAGTGGTGTTTGTGAAATATTTTTCCTGATTAAAAGGCATCTCAATGTTATACTGTTTTTCCAGTACACCGTTGATATAACTTTCTTGCAATAAATCTAAATTAGGAATAGCTAGGCTTTCTTTGTTTGCAATACAATTAATTATTTTGTTGCAATGCGACTTGTAATTTCTAAAAATCTGTTTACTGTAAAACGTATCCCAGATAGTGTCGTTAATATCTAAACTGCAGGTCCTGCCAACCCAATCAGCAATTTTGTCAAGGTTTTTGTAAAACAACTGTTTATTATAAAAACTTTTGTATGAAAAGTCAAAACATTTTATGTCAGACGGGTAAGATAGTTTGTTGTACTCTAAAATCAAACCATTTTGTTCTGGATGCGTAAATCCAAATTTAAAAAACTCCCTAAGTATGTGTCTTGGGCAGTTGGGGTTGTCTGCTGACATTTTCAAGTTGGGATACGATTTGTTTAGTGAATCCACTAACCATGAAAAGTATTTGCTGTTTGCCAGTGTGTTGTATGTGTTGTGCTGTAGATCGTTTAAGTTAATGTTAGAATCGCCTGCACGTAAAAATGTTACTGCGGTTAACATCAACAAATCATCGTGATCGACTGTAATACGTAATACACTATCAGATCTATCTATGTTCTCTATAGAATAATGTAATGCACGGAAGTGCTTGTTTTTATTATAGTTTTCGTTATCAAACTTGGCATGACTTGCACCTATGCTGTTGAAAGGATTAAAGTCTATGCTTTGCCCCATGATGTATTTGTTACACACATACTCTAAAAAGTGCCCGTGTGAGCCTGGAACAAAATCAATTGAGATCATAGGTCTTTTTAATTTTCATTTCCATGTACACGTTGTCTATATTATAGACAAACTTGGTAAAGTAGAAGTTGTCTGGGATAATGTTTAGAAAACTTTGTATCCTGTTTTCGAAGCGTGAATCATTCAAAGTTGTAGTTACCATGCGTAACACAATAACTGATGGTTGTATTCGTTCACTTAGGTACGCTACTGACTGCTTTATTTGTTGTGCAGTTTTGTATTTTAAATAAGTGCCATTGTCGTATACCAGGGTTCCTTCATTTAGCATTAGTGCAGGAATCTTAGCGTCTGTATAAATGTAATCAAACTGTTGTCTCTCTAGTTTGTAAGAACTACAAGAGTCTAAGTGTTCTAGTTTGATAATCTTTTGATTTGTAAACAGTTGTTCGTAGTGCCATCCTGCGCTATCAAACAGCACCTTTTTGCCAGGTAACTTATCTAAATCTATAAGTTCATGTTTGGCCATGCTGATAGTAGGATACACAGTCCTGTAAAAATCGTCACGATTCTCTGCTGTGATCTTAGTTTGTTGCATACATCCAAGTCAACGGTTGCACAAAATTAAAGTAGCGTCCTTGATCGTTGTCATACGTTCCTGACTGCACTATATTGCAATTTAACACCTGCTGTACTGTAAAAAAGAGGTTTTTACTGTCTGTGTTACTAGCAGTGTCGTATGTTATTGTAGTATCATTGCCTAATATAAAATAGCGATTAATGCCCAAATAAAATGTTTTGTATTCAGCTAACTGCTGTACAAAATCAATAAAATCCGACAACAATCCGGGCTGATTAAACACTGCCACAGCATGTTCACTGTCGGTATCTAAAGTTAATTTCCTAGCAAAATCAGGGTCGTTCCCTATGTAATTTACAGCAGTATCCTTGTATAAGTCTAAGATAATTTGGTCTTGGTCACAGTTGCTATCGCCTAATTGTATAGTGCGCCAACTCATAAATTTCTATAGATGTCTAACAGCATGTTCGGACTATACTGTTCACTATTGATATTTGTTAGTTGATCAGTAACAATAGTATCTACACTTTCGAATTTAATATTACCCTGTGTGTCAAATGAGATATCGTCGCCTATGTGCTTTTGTGGTATAAGAGTAATCTCTCTTAGTTTGTATGTGTTTACAAACGTTTCTTTGATAAAGGTAGCTTCTTCGTAACTGATATCCACATCCAAATCAACACGTACATGCATGCCTGGCTGTAGCCTCGCTTCTGTGTTCTGCAATAAATCACTTAGTTGGTATACACGATAACGTGGCTGTTCGTCCCAACTAAAGTATTCTGGATCCTCTCCCCACTCTAACACCATCATGCCACGTTGATCATCTGCGGCGTCAGCATAGTTGTGTGGGAAACAGTTGCCAATGTAGTGTATGTTGCGTTGCACTTGGCGTTTGTGAAAGTGCCCAGTGAACACAGTCTCAATACCGCCAAATGCTTCTGCTTTGATTTCACCATGATCTGGCATCTGCACCATAGCATTCATAAAGAAGTTGGGCAACTCAAAGTGCCCAAACATGTACTTGCCTGAATACTTGGGCACACGTTTGTAGTCTTCGCCTACCATCCATGGTGCAAAGATAACATCGCCTTCTTGTTGCCAATCGTTCATGATATGCACATTGGACAAGTGTCTAGCCCACTCTACACTCTGCACATCACGCTTGTCTCTGTAGTACAAGTCGTGGTTGCCTGGGATAAAGAACACATGATCAAAATTGTTGTTTAGATGCTCTAGTGCACGTAAACTGTAGTTAAGAGTAACAATGTTGATACTGGCACGATTATTATGCCAGTCACCTGTAAAAATACAAGTTTCACAACCTTCTTGTTTAGCCTTTGCAGTAAACCACTTGATAAAGTTTAAACAGTCCTCGTTGTGTTGAGTGCTATTGCTTTTTAATCCGAAGTGGATATCTGTGCATACAGCGGCTTTTTTAAATAGATTAGTCATCTAATAATTATAACACATAAAGTTGTATATGCCAAAGTCTTTGGCTTATTTGCCTGAGTTCTGTCTGGTATGGCTAGGAGTTAGATTATTCATCTCCAATATATCATCACGCAAATTTTGGTTACGCTTTTCCATATTTAACACTCTAGTAAAACTATTTGTAATCGCGGCAGTGTAGTATGCAAACGGGTTTTGACTTTTTGACTCATCAAATTGCAATCCAATTTGGCTTAACTGCACAAGTGCAGTGCTACGCATTTCGTCGTTGTATGTGTAACCACGCCAGTTTGACCGAGTAGCATAGCGTTCGCATAACTTAATAAACATGTGAGCTAGCTTGTTTGTCATAGTGCCATGATCTTTTGAAAACTCGCCCGTTTCTAAATCACCAATCCAATGACTCTTACATACTAGGTATGGCTCACCTTCTTGGGTAATTCTGTAGTGGAAGAAAGGTGGGAAGTTACATCTAACATGTTTTTTCGCTACAGGGATATCATCTGGTATTTCGTTCTCTTGATCAACATGATCATCATTGTCAATGAATAATTTTTTTATCTCTTTCTTTTTCCTCTTGCCACCATTTGGGTCAAGTGGTATGTGTTCGAAAGTCATAATTCTAAACACAACGTCTGTAGCAGGCACATCACGAGTGTTTACCTTAAACTCGTCTAATTTAAGTTTTACTGTTGACTCTAGTTGTGCGGCATCAAAAGCGGCCCTGCCTAAACGTTCAGCACGTAGTTTGCGCCCTTCTGCTATGTTTGTTTTGTTGATTCGCTCAACACCAGGGAGAATAATATCAAAGTCACCGTTTTCTGATGTTGTGGATTTGCAGTATGTTTTCTTGCTTTTGTGTATCTCTTTCAGTATATCTCTGTTGTTGAGATAGTTTTGTTTTCTCATGGAATGCATTCCTTTATATAAGCATATAATTTAACAGATAAATATCTAAAGAGCAAGAGGAATCTAAAAAAATGGCAGTCGTTAAATCTGGAATATTTTCCAATCCTGGTACAGGGTTCGGTACTACTAATAGAAAAACTAATCAGAGTCCTAACGGACCTCGCGGCGGAATCAGCGACGCTGATTTTGCGTTTCTAAACGGTAAATCAAATAATAGGACAGCCGCTATTCCACCAAACCCTAACCCGCAACAGACCAGACTAGCTGGAGCAAAATTAGCCCCCGGGGGCGGCCAGAAATTTGATGGCAAACTAGTGTCGGGCCTCTTACCACCAGGCGCTGAAACGCGAGAAGTTGGTATTGATGGCGTGGTTACTTTTGCCGATGGCGGAAGTCAGGTGCCTGACGCAAATAGCGGAAACAATGGTGATTGGCGTGTGAGAGTCAGCGTTTCCCCGAACGCAAACATACTATACAGAGCTGGCGGAGATATTATGTTTCCGTTGCTGAATACTGACGGGGTAATATTTCCTTATGCTCCTACTCTGACAATACAGCAGACAGCAAAATACAACTCCACTAATCTAACACACAGTAACTACACAAATTACTTTTATCAAAGCAGTGAAGTGCAAGCTATTTCTATTGCAGGAGAATTCTCCGCACAAACATCTGTTGATGCAGACTATGTGTTAGCAACACTACACTTTTTTAGATCAGCAACAAAAATGTTTTTTGGTAATTCAGGAGAATTCCAAGGATCACCGCCACCGATAGTATACTTGGATGGATACGGTAAACACTATTTGCCACATGTTCCGTGCTTGATTACTAATTTTTCACATACAATGCCACCTGGCGTAGACTATATATCAGCGAGTAACGGACAACGTATTCCTACATTGAGTAACATAATGATTTCTCTACAACCAGTATACAGCCGTAAGCGACAATTGGAATTCTCCTTTGAACAATTTGCAGCCGGCCAACAGCTAGATAAAGGATTCATTTAATGGCAAACGTAAAGTATTCAACATCGAGTCCGTATGCCAGCACTAATGTGTCTGGCAATTACCTTGACGTTATGGTTAATAGACCAATAACCAAGAGAGCAGATGATGTGTTGTATGAAATAGACAAGGTTTACGATTTACGTCCGGACATATTAGCGTTCGACTTGTATGGCGACAGTAGACTATGGTGGGTATTTGCACAACGCAACCCTAACGTACTTAAAGATCCTTTGCGTGATTTCAGACCAGGCGCACAAATATATATCCCCAAGAAAACAACTCTCCAATCAGATTTGGGAGTCTAATAGGTGGCATTCATACCAAACAGAATTGATGAGATAGAGCAACGACTCAATCGAATCGATGGAAGAAGAGAGAGCCTAGAACTTCAGATTGAAGGCAAAAATAAAATTGGAGCTGACCCTTTCTTTGATGTGAGAATCCTTAGAGATTTAAACAGGGAAGCAGAAGCTCTCAGCGCAGAACTTAATGCGTTAAAAAATCAACAAGGCGATCAAAACAGCGCCAAGGGACAAACTGCTGAATCTCAAGTAGAAAACACAGAAGCTCCTGCATTCAAAGGCGAAGGAGTACAAGCATTTACGTCCGAGCCAGAACCGTTAACTGACGAAGAAGAAAACAAAGCCGCAGGAGCGGTATTTAATCCAGACGGAGAAGCAGTTGCATTTGGTCAAGAGCGTCCTGCTGTAGTAAGCAATGAGGACGATGGGTTTGACGGTAGACTAGTTGGAGAAGGTGAACTACAATTGGGTTCACAATCAGACAAAACCAGTGATGCCAACACAAAGCAGAATGAACTTTCACAACAAGCGGCAGTATCCCAAGATGATCTGAAACGCACAAATGTCCTGCATGACTATGCAAGTAGCACATATAGAATTAGCCTATACCTTTTAACCAGGGATGATTATAACGACTTGACTGAGAATCCAGGTAGTTTTGTACCTAAAAACTTGTTGGTACAAAGTGGAGGCGGAGAACTAAACAATAGACATCCTGATTTCAAAGTTAACTTTGGCATTGATAATTTTAAAATGTTTACGGTGGTTGGATTGAATGCCAGCTCACGTGCAAGTAATACACTTACGTTTGACTTTGACATCATAGAACCGTATGGCATGACTTTCCTGGACAGGTTAATAAGTGCGAATATTACAACAGGTGATGGAAACTACTTGGCGCAACCTTACATGTTGCAAATTGACTTTCTTGGAAATGCAAGTGATCCAGACGGTAACAATTTTATTATTGACACCAAACGTATTCCCATAAAGTTTCTAAATATGAAAATTGCACCGGGTGAAGGAAATACCGAGTACAAGATTAATGCCATAGCATATAATCACTCTCCGTTTCAACAGACAACAGCATCTATCCCTAAAATGCTTACAGTCAGAGCAGGAACTGTTGGGGAGTTCTTTGGTAATTCAGAAGAAGGCGACACAACTTCTAGTTTCCCGGCCAGTATTAACGAATGGTATAGAAGCACCAGTGGCCCTGATACAAATTTTAAATTCCCCAGATTAACTGTTAAATTTAACGTCGATCCGTTATTTGCTGACAGCAAGATAGTTAATCCTTTAACAGCAGAACTTAAAACAGTACCTATGGCGGCGAGTGTAATTCCTGGTCTTCAAGCGCAAGCGTCATTTGGTGACGGAAAAATACCAAAAGCCAGAACAGAGCAAACTTTCCCTATACAGCAAGGAACAAATATCAATAGCGTTATTGACATGGTAATGCAAAAGAGTAACTACATAACAGATCAAGTAAAAGAGTTTAACGGGCGTGCAGGTGCAGACGAAAGTCTTGATGAATTTAAATTCCTAAACTGGTATAAGATTATACCAGAGGTTAAGTTAAATGAATATGATAACGGAGATGCGCAGGACTATGCAATGGAAGTTACATATAATATCGTGCCCTATATTACTGCAAATACAAATCATCCCGACTTTGCTAAAACAAAGATAGCAAAAGACAATGTTGTTCGTACATACAATTATAGATACACAGGAAAAAATACCGATATTATTGATCTTGACATAACGTTCGACACTGCATTCTATACCGCAAAAACTCAATTCTTCAAGAACAGAGCAGGATCTAGTTTGTCCAAACGTAACGAGACAGATATAAAATCAAAAGAAAATAAATTTCCGTATATATCAACTGATAAATCCCCTAGAGATCTACCAAGTTCGCTCATTCCTGTGGGAGCAAACGCCCCAGGATCAGGGCAAGTAAATAGAACCGACGACTTTAAAAGCATTACAGTTACTGATATTGCAAGTAGCATTTACAGCAGGTCTGCTGGAGACATGCTTAGTATTCAAATGAAAATAATTGGTGACCCGGCATTTATTAAACAGGATGACATGTACTATAATCCGTCCCGCGGAGGGTACGATGAATTTAAACAAGGCATAACCCCAGAGTTGCCCATAAACAATAGTGGACAAATAGTTTTTGATACCAATCAAGTTTATGTGCAACTCCTAGTAAAAAGTGCAACAGATATAGATGATAATGTTGGGATAATGAATCCCAATACTGCTGACACACTGTCGTCAGGTTATAAACTAGATTCTACATTTAGTGGAGTATTCAAAGTCCTAACAGTAGAAAGCACACTTTCGCAAGGACAGTTTGAACAAACTATACACATTATTAAAATGCCTAATACACTTACTGATTTTAGTCCCGAGTCAGACGCAGACAACTCTCTACCCGAAGTGCAAGAAATTAACAACGTCCTGGGTATACAAGACGACCTAAACTTTGTGTCTGCACCCGAACCTGAAGTACAACAAGTTAACAATGTCTTTGGCATAGCCGGTAACGATATCACCGCATTAGTAGAAGCAAGGAACAGTCCCGACCCAGGTGTGTTTCCTATAGTTAACGGAGAAGGTGTTCCGGAATCCGCACAACAGCAGACCCAATCATCTAAGGCCAACATAAACAACACAACTGTAGAAATACAACAAAATCCACCTTTTAGTAATCCTGCAGGAATAGCATAATGGCAAATTCAACAAATAGAAAACGTATTAATCCACTCTACGATAGAGTCAGTACTTCGGGTATTGTTGTAGACTCTGGGCCTTATATAGGAATTGTTAAAAATAATGTAGACCCTGCGAGACTAGGCAGACTTGAAGTTTACATTCCAGACCTGTCAGGCCATTTTGAAGGGTCAGACGTAGGCATTACAGTAACTTACGCAAGCCCATTCGGAGGATCAACCAGAGGCACAACATCGGACGACAAATTCTTTTCATACGAACAGCAAACTTATGGATTCTGGGCTGTCCCTCCAGACATAGATAATCAAGTATTGGTTACATTTGTAGCAGGCGACATCAGTAGAGGATACTGGTTTGCGTGTGTTCCCAACGCTGATTCAAGACACATGTTACCGGGCATCAGTAGACTAAAAAATGATAAAACAATATTCAAAGGCAGCGGTCTTGAAGGCAGGGGATTAACGGACGGAGACGTTTACTTGCCTGCCAGTGAAGTAAACTTAAACAATGATAAAAGAAATCAAGATGGCAACCTGTTGAATTTAAAAAGAGTAGCCCATCAGATACAAGCCGAAGTGGTATTACAGCAAGGCTTAGAAACAGATCCTGTCAGAGGAACAATTACAAGTAGCAGCCAGAGAGAATCACCCAGCAGGGTATTTGGTTTAAGCACACCAGGAAGACCATATCCTGACGTTACAAAAACCGCCGAGTCAAAGGAAGCAGTTAACGAGCTGTTAAGCAATCCAGATAACCGCACACAAATTAACAATCCGCAGGGACGTTCGGGTGGTCATACACTGGTTATGGATGACGGTGATATTTACGGTGACAACGATCTAGTAAGATTACGTACTGCTGGCGGCCATACCATATTGATGCATGACACAGAAAACATCATCTATATAACCAACAAAGACGGAACAGCGTATGTTGAACTAACTCCTAACGGTGCAGTAAATGTGTACAGTGCTAAAACACTAAGTGTACGTAGTGAGTTGGATATTAACCTGCATGCAGACGCAAATGTTAACATACAAGCAGGAGACAGTATAAATTGTTTTGCAGAAAAGAACATAGAAGTACAAGCACAACAAAAGCGTGAACGTGTTGCTAACGAGCATTTGATGGACGCTGGTAGATACGACTTAAGAGTAGGTGGACAATTGAAAATTAAGTCAGGCACAACCAGTGGGTGGCAAGTTGGCCAAGGAGAACTATGGTTAACTGGTACACAAGTACATTTGAACACGTCAGGTAAGTCTGTTGATGTTCCTAACCGTGTAGCACCATTGGAACAATACAAACAAAATGATGTAAAGTTTGACCCAACTACTAAACGCTGGGTAATTGATACAGCCAGTACACTTGATAGCATAGCAACGTTTACCCCTACGCACGAACCGTGGTCTAGAGAGACAGGTGAACTGCAAAGGAATAACGGAACACTGATACCTAGTAAGAAACAACAGGATATATAATGGCTATTCCAAATCAAGGCATTATTGTAGCCAAGCAAGCACCAAGGACAAACCAATTGGCTCCGAGGAGCATATTAAACTTGCCCAGTGCGGCACTTGGTGTTTCGATAGATAGTATAAGTCCTGGTATTCCTGGTCTACGCCGGAATAGTATTAAAGGATTGATGACACAAATTGCTTATATGGAAACAGGTAATAACTTAGCCTACAGCCTAGGTCCAAGATTTGGTAGATACGCTGTACATATAAAGACCCTAATTAATTATGGTTATCTGATAGAAAATGGCGAAGTATGGTCAGGCAAAGATGGCATTGACTCGATCGCAACTTTCCTAAGTAATCAAGCAGTGCAAGATAGCATAATGGAACGGTATCTAACTGAACAATACAAAGCATGCATAGACGCAAGAGTTATCACAGTCGGGGACACTGGTGATATTATTTGTGGTATTCTTGCTGTGGCATACCAGTTCCAGGATCATATATCCACCTATCGCACCAGTTTTACTGTGCCTGACGAAGTATATATTACTGCTAATGTTTCTCGAGTGAGTAATGTTGCATTCATAAACACCTTCCCTGCTACGCACAGTTTTGGTTCAGGAAGAACTGTAACAGTGGATACAAATCTAGGTAAATCTAATCTAGCCGACGTACTACTCACTTCGCTTAACGGGGTTAAAACAGTCGGCAATGTAATAAACTTGTTTGAATTTGACTACAGTGATCCACACCAAGGCAACGCAAACATTGTTGTTACAGTTGACACAGGAACTGTCACCAGTTCAGCACAATACCCTGTTAGCAGTATCGGCAGTGCAAACGATTCGTTAAGTGACGTATCTCCAACAGGATTAAGAACACTGTTTGTGCAAGGATTACCTGTGCAGGTGTCGGGTGCTGGAACTTATAATGGTATATACGAAATACACACCATGACAGACACTGTAAACAACAGTACATTCAGATTAGGAAAAGCAATTACCAGTAACATTGCGACAGGAACAGTGTCAAGGTTACGAAACACAGACTTGAGTTATGTTATTGCTCGCACATCAAATCTTGCTATCAACTTGGCAAACACGTTAAGTTATTTGGGCAGTGCAGATACAGCATACCAGCAATATGTTGACAGTGGCATAGCAGACATAGCAAGTAAGTTTACGCTAACTTCCGCAACTCCACTAAGCGAAAGAAAACTATACTCCACTGTTGAAGATTTGACTAACGTTGCAATAAGAACAACACAAGTTGTACAAAGTGCGTTGTTTGCAAACGTAGAAGGACTAGCAAAGCTCAGGGCTATAAATTCAGCAGGAGCAAATATTGGTATTCTTGATTCAAGAATATCTAGTGTATACACAACAGTAATATCTTCCAAGGTTAAAGAATGGAAACAAAATGCAGATTTGGTAGTAGACAGCCAAGATAGACCTGGGTCATTGTTTTTTAATGCTGGCAGATATGCTTTTAATACATTAGGCGTCGGAGTTGTTCTTTCCGACAGTTAAACGGAGTAAATATACATATGGCTATACGATATAGAGGTTTCAGTACTGTTGGTAGAGTTAAAAAGTTCCATCTTAATGACTTTGAATTGGTCAGGCAGGACTTAATTAATCACTTCAACATAAACAAAGGGCAAAAGTTAATGAATCCAAATTTTGGTACAATAATTTGGGGACTCCTTTACGAACCTATGACAGCGGATCTAAAATCAGTGCTAATTGACGATATTACTCGCATTGTTAAATACGACCCAAGATTACGTGCGGATAGGGTAATTATTAACGAATTTGAACAAGGTCTCAACGTAGATATTGAACTAACATTCCTACCCGGAAACTTTTCCTCCAGCCTAAAGTTAGAGTTTAATTCAAACAGTCAGGAAGTAGCAGTAGTATAATAATAGCATATTTTAAACGCCATAAATACTGAATACACAGGTATTAATGACAATATGGCCACTACTACAAGACAAACAAGTTTATTAGTTCAACAGGATTGGACTAAAATTTATCAAACATTTAAAGACGCAAACTTTCAAAGTTTTGATTTTGAAACGATACGTAAGAGCATGATCGAGTACTTGCGTACTTACTATCCTGAAGACTTCAATGACTTTACTGAATCAAGTGAATACATTGCACTAATTGATTTAATTGCATTCTTAGGGCAAAGTTTAGCATTCAGAACTGATTTGAATGCTAGAGAAAACTTCTTAGACACAGCAGAGCGCAGAGACAGTATTCTCAAACTGGCTAAACTAATCAGTTACAACCCCAAGCGCAATATACCTGCCACTGGCTTTATTAAGTTTCAAAGTGTTTCTACTAGCGAAAGCGTCTTTGACAGCGAAGGTAACAATCTTGCAAACACGATTATCAACTGGAATGACAGTACTAACGAAAACTGGCTAGAACAATTTACGGCCGTGCTTAATGCTTCTTTGCTTACTACACAATCCATAGGTAAACCCGGAGCAACAAAAACACTCAATGGTATCAAAACTGATGAGTATACTGTAAAAATGTTAAACAACATTATTCCGGTCAATTCTTTTAACACCAGCATATCCGGAGTCACAACAAGATTCGAAGTAGTAAGCGCATCCACAGCAGAGTATGAATATGTATACGAAAAAGATCCACAGCCCAACGGCCTGTTTAATTTTTTATACAGAAACGACAATCAAGGTAATGCATCAAATAATACTGGATATTTCTTCTACTTTAAGCAAGGTGAACTGCTTAATTTAAATTTTAACGTCAGTGAGAGTTTACCTAACCGTATAGTAAATGTTAATTTTAATAACATTAATAACAGCGACGTATGGCTGTATGGATTAGACTCCAACGGAACCATTGATACAGAATGGACTAAAGTCCCGGCTGTGAATGGTATTAATGTAATCTATAATAATACGTCAGAAAGAAATTTATACAGTGTCGGTACTCGGGCAAATGATCAAATTGATTTAGTGTTTGGTGACGGGTCGTTTACAAACATTCCCGACGGTAATTTTAGACTGTACTACAGATTGTCAAATAATCAGACATATAAGATTACACCTGAGGAAATGAGTTCTATTACAATTAATATTCCGTATCGTAGCAAAACAGGACGTACTGAAACTTTATCAGTTCGCGCCAGCTTACAGTATACAGTAACAAATGCAAGTAGTCGTGAGTCTCTTGACGAGATTAGAACAAAAGCACCACAACAATATTACACACAGAATCGCATGGTATCGGGGGAAGATTACAATGTCTTGCCGTATACCACTTTCAGTACTATATTAAAAGCAAAAGCAGTTAATAGAAGTAGTTCAGGCATAAGCAGATACTTAGATGTAATTGATGCAACAGGCAAGTATTCTAGTACAAACATTTTTTCTGAAGACGGAGAAATCTACAAAGAAGATGTTTCTACTGTAGCGTCAACATTCCAGTTTACAAGTAGGAGTGAAGTAAGTAATCTGGTACAAACTACCATACAAGATATTATTTCGCAGACTGATGTAAAACAGTTGTACTACAGAACTGCCACACGACAAACACCAACAGCAACGTTTACACAAGTTTCTACAAGTAGTGGACGTAGTACAGGAACATTTAGTTCTGATAATTATATATTCTTAACCCAAGGAGCTCTTATAAAGTTTAATGCTCCGTCGGGCAAGTACTTTAATGCACAAAATCAACTTATAACTGGCACTCCTACAACTGAGTTCCAACGTACAAGTATATGGGCAAGCGTGATAAGTTATCCAACTCCTGGAGTTGGCAACGCTATAATGAGTGTGGTTGTTCCTAGTACAGCAATAGTAGGTGAGGTTATACCAGTATTTGAAAACTCATGGCCAGCAACACTTATAACTACAATTATTGATAATATCTTAAGTTTCAAAACATTCGCATTGCGATATGATATAAGTGAAATGGAGTGGAAAATTGTCAGCGAAGCCAACATTGGTACTGGGAATTTTAGTCTTACCAATGCAGGTAGCACTACAGGAACAAATTTAGATAACAGTTGGTTCTTGAGATTAAGCTACGACAATCAAGAATACAATGTGACCAGCAGGGGAACAAAATATTTCTTCGAAAGCGTCAGAGAAACACGATTTTATTTCGACCCAAACGCAAAGGTATACGACTCAAGGACTGCTACAACATTAATAGATGAGATTAAGATACTAAGGACCAACACAAAGCCTGACAGTTCGGATAGTATTTTCTATCCTCAATCATGGGCTATCGACAATCGTGTTATCGCCGAAGATGGCACTGTTGATAATAGGAAAATATTAGTTACGTTCCCAGATGAAAATTTAGATGGTGTACCTGACGATCCTGACTTGTTTGTTACGTTTGTTGCCCCTACAGTTAATCCACAGAACAAGTATATATATTTTGTAGAGTCGCAAGATACCGTAAACTTCCTGCAATACGATCCTGTTGCAAAGACAGACATAGTTTCTAGTTATGCAACTGAAAGCGACGTTCTAAACAACATATCTTTGTACGCAATTGATACAATCTTTTATGCGTACACTGACAATAAGTTTTTCCGATCCAGCGGCACTGCAATAACGTTACTTACAAATTACATTGCCAGAATTGGTAGAGAGCAGGTATCATTTCAATACAAGCATAATAGTCCAAACAATAATAGAATAGATCCTAGTCCAAACAACCTAATAGATCTGTATATATTAACCAAGGCATATGGTGACGACTACACTGCATACATTACAGATACAACAGCAACATTGCCAGAGCCGGTTGCACCAACCAGTGAAGACTTACAAACAGCATACAGCACTATCGAAAATCTTAAAACTGTAAGTGACAGTTTAATATACAACGCGGCAACGTTCAAACCTTTGTTTGGTAGCAAAGCAGAGACAGAGTTGCGAGCAACATTTAAAGTGGTTAAGAATCCTAGTTCCAACGTAAGTGATAACGAAGTAAAGAGTTTAATAATTGAATCTATCAACACTTACTTTGATATCAACAACTGGGACTTCGGAGAATCATTTTACATGAGTGAACTAAGTGCATATTTGCATAGTGAATTAACACCAACAGTGAGTAGTATCATAATTGTACCTAATACGGGGTCAAACAGTTTTGGTAACTTATATCAGATTAACACAGAGCCAAACGAGATTCTTATAAGTGCGGCAACAGTTAATGATGTACAAATTATTTCTGCTATTACAGCAGGACAACTTAATAGGGTATAGGAAGATAAGCAATGGCAGCATTCAAAACTCACCAGTTTTTACCTGACGTTTTTCAAACTGATACTAATAAAAAGTTTTTAAACGCTACAGTTGATCAGCTAGTTAATGAACCACAACTTAAACAAGTCAATGGTTACATTGGTAGAAAACTAGCACCTTCTTATAAAGCAACTGATAGCTATGTATCTGAACCAACTGCATCGAGAGCAGACTATCAGCTAGAACCTGGCGTGATAATTAAAGATCAAATAACTAACAAAGTAGACTATGCAACAACTTATGTAGACATTGTTAATAAAATTGGATACGAAGGCGGCCTAACAAACAATCACAACAGATTGTTCGACAATGAGTTTTATACGTATGATCCTAAGTTAAGTTTTGATAAATTTGTAAACTTCAGCCAGTACTATTGGTTAAGTTCAGGACCTAACCCAGTACAAATTACATCCAGTGGCATAAGCACACCCCAGACGTTTACTGTAACATATAATCCTGTAAACAACGCTTTTGAATTTACTGGCAGTGACAACGTGCCTAACCCAAGTATTGCACTAGCACGTGGCGGAGTATACGAGTTTGTAATTAATAACCCAGGAAACAACTTCTGGATACAAGGCAAGCCAGGCAAGGACGGTATAGATCCTGATCTGAGTAACGTTGAAACTAGGGGAGTACTGGGAGTTTCGAATAATGGAACTGACTCGGGCACTGTAACTTTCACGGTACCTGGCGCAACAGCGCAAGATAGCTTTTTAGATCTCCCTACAGTAGAAGCAGTAAGTTATGCTACTGATTTGGCATTTAATCAAGTGCAAGGAGCCAAGCCACAGGAGTTAATTGACACATACGGCGGCATTGATGGTCCTGTTGCATATTTAGATGGTGCTACAGTTGTATTCGTTAATAGAAATTACATTGATGATAGTTTCTGGATTGATGTTGCTAGAACTGAGGAAGGTGTCGTATACTTGGATCAGAGTGTACAAATTCCGTTATCCGAAAGGACTTCTGTTTACACTGTGTCAATACAGCCTGACGCTGCCGGCAATGATAGAATTTTCTTGGTACGTAAAATTGCTGTGCCTGAAAACAATAAAGTAAGAATTAAAGGTGGCGCTACATACGCAAGTAAACAGTGGTTTGTTAGAAACTCTGTTTATGAACTTGTACCATACATTACTGCCCCATTAACAAATTTATATTACCAAAATCAAGCTGATTCAGGTGCCAGTGGCATCATAAACATTGTTGATGCTGTAGTTGACACTATAGATCCTGATAGGGACATAGTAGGCGAAATAAATTACACAAGTCCTAACGGTGTGGTATTTACAAATGGTTTAAAAATTAGTTTTGACAGTACAGTTACAGCAAGTTATCGAAACAAAAACTATTATATCGAAGGTGTAGGCACAGGAATCAGACTAGTGCCTGAAGACGAGCTAATCAGTGTGGAAACTCTAAACGATAGTTTTGTTACAGCTGGAGGACTAAACTATCAAGTCAATGATAGAGTCACTATCCAAGGCGGAACTTTTACTACTGCGGCAATAGCAGTAGTTGATAGCATAACTAAAGATACCGCGGTATTGTCAGCAACTATAGATCCTTCTTCAGGGGCAGTCACGGCGGTAACTATTGTAGATGGCGGTAGCGGTTACTTAGCAACGCCAACGTTAACTTTTGCAAATCCATCAAGTGCATTTGGAAGTTTGGCTAGTGCCACAGCAACATTGACAAATGGTGTTGTTACAGCAGTTACACTAGCAAGTGGCGGCAGTGGATACGAGGCTAATCCTATAATTACAGTAACAGCCCCGGAGTCTGGATCAATAAAGACATTTAAGATTAAACAACGAGGAAACTACACAGTATTACCTACTAATCCTGTTTCGGTAACAGGCGGGTCGGGCTCAGGCGCAAGTTTTGAAGTATATTTACAACCAGAGTACCAAGATTACATCACAGTAAACAGATCTAGCCTGGACAGAAATGCATGGAGCCGTGGCAATAGATGGGTACACATAGATGTTATAGAAAAGACAGCAGGGTATCTTGATCAAGAAGTATTATTAGATCAAGCACAACGTGCCAGCAGACCAATTATTGAATTTGACGCAGATTACCAATTATATAATAGCGGAGCAGTTGCTAAGTTACCTGTCGACATTTTAGACACTACTATTACCAGAGCATTTCAACAAGTGCAAGGTGTGGTATCGGTCGACACAACAGTTTTTACTATAGGGACACTCACTCTTACAACCGGCGATAGAGTTATATTTGCAAGTGACTTAGATGACAACGTAAGAAACAAAATTTACAATTTTACTATTGAAAAAGCAATAGACGACCCGAGTGATGTTTACAAGGCATACTTAGTTGAAGCAGATGATGCAACAGTTGTAGACAACAATACTGTGCTGGTCCTGTCAGGAACCAATGGTGGTAAACAATGGTACTTCAATGGCTTCAGTTGGACTATAGCGCAAGAGAAAACTGCAAATAACCAAGAACCGTTATTTGACGTAGTTGACAGTAAAGGCATAAGTTATTCCGACGCAAGTACATTCACTGGAACAACGTTCACTGGATCTAAGATATTTTCTTATAAGCGAGGAACTGGCAGTAACGATACAGTATTGGGTTTCCCTCTCAGTTACAAAAACTTTACGAATCAAGGTGATATTGAATTTGAAAACACTTTTGATTCTCAAACATTCACTTACCTGGCAGGGACCAACAATGTTGTAACTCCACAAAAAGTGAATGCTGGTTATTTACAGAAGAACGTGTCAACTACAACATGTGCCAGAGACAACGTATGGGAAATTGCAACCAATTTTAGTAAACAATTTAAAATTTATGATTTTGTATACGACGGCGTAACTAATTTATTCCCAATTGATAATTTGCCTGACGTTAGTACTAATTTCCCGCATATCAAAGTTTACGTCAACAACAAGATTGTAAGCGTGGGTAACTTTGCAACTACAAAAGTAGTAGATAAATTTGCAGTATTGGTTAATCCAGATCTGATTACAAAAAACGATGCAGTGTTTGTTGCTATCTTTAATAAAGATATACCGGTCACTGCTAACGCACACTACGAAGTTCCTATTAACTTAGACATCAATACTTTGAATAAAAATCTGTCTACAGTTACACTAGGGCAAATGAGGAATCATCTAATAGAGCTGAAAAATAACAGTTTACGTGTTGTGGGTACTGTACCTGGAAGTAGTAACCTGAGAGACATTGTGTATAAAAACACATCAGGAAGTATACTTCAGCATAGTGCCCCTGCAGTGTATGCAGGACTGTTTTTAAATCACCCAACGATGGATTCGATTAACGCCATTAAATTAGCCAATAGAGAATACTCAAAATTCAGGAAGAATTTCTTAGAAGTTGCAGGAAAGATTGAGTTAGATTTAAACAACGTGCAGACTAGTTTTGATGCAGTGCTTCTGCAAATGCACAGCGTTAAGAACAGTAGTTTCCCGTGGTTCCGTAGTGACATGATACCACATGGAGATGACAATAGATCATTGATTCCTACTTACACTGTTCTTGACCCAGAGATCACTGCATACGAAATCACAAGTATATTCAACGACACTATTCCGAGTAACAAATCTGTTTTAGTTTATGTGACTAGAACTGTAGATGATGTTACAACAAAGACCTTAGTAGTAAAAGGCAGAGATTATACCTTCAATACAGATCGTGCCGCAATAACTTTCACAAGTAATTTTAGATTGTTATTTGAAGACAAGATAGATATTGTAGAGTACAGTGATACAGACGGAAGTTTCATCCCAGAAACTCCTACAAAGATGGGAATGTATCCTAAGTTCATTCCTGAGAAGTATTTAGACAATACACTGCGTACACCAGCAAATGTAATTCAAGGACATGATGGTAGTATTACTCCCGCCTTTAATGACTTTAGAGATGATCTGTTATTAGAACTAGAGCGTAGAATTTATAACAACGTCAAGGTTGAATATGATACTGATACTTTTAACATCATTGACTACGTGCCCGGCAAATTCAGAGACACTGACTATACTAGAGCAGAATTTACACAAGTTTTAAGCCAAGGATTTTTGGCCTGGGTAGGCACAAATAGAGTTGACTTTTCTACAAACAGTTATTTTAGTGCAAGCGATCCGTTCACTTGGAACTACAAAGCATTTAGAGATATAGTCAATGGTGAAACTTTACCAGGAACCTGGAGAAGCATTTACAGATACTTCTACGACACTGATAGACCACATACGCATCCATGGGAAATGCTAGGCTTTAGCAAAAAGCCAGACTACTGGGAAACCAGATATGGAGTTTCTCCGTACACAGGCGGAAATAGCACCCTATGGAGTGATTTAAGTATAGGCTACATACACAGTGGCGATAGACAAGGTATTGATCTACGTTACCAAAGACCAAACCTAAGTGAATTTATACCAGTAGACGATAACGGTAACTTACGTAGTCCTGAGCAAATGCTCGTCACTGATTTTGATGGTAGTCGAGCTAATATAAGTTATGCAGTTGGAGATATAGGTCCTGTTGAACTTGCATGGAGACGCAGTAGTGAATATCCATATGCGTTAATGTTAGCGTTGGCACTAACAAAACCTGCTAGATTTTACGGACTACAAGCAGACGTACATAGATACAAAAGAAATAGTTTTACTGGACAATTTGAAATCACTGACACAAGTCAGCACCTTACCCCTACCTCACTTCATGTTAACGGGTACGTAGATGCAAACGGTGTAACACAACGCACTGCTGGGTACTTAAACTGGATAACAGATTACATAACCAACTTAGGTGCAGGTTCAGCGCCTACAGTAATACAAGAAAATTTAGCAAAACTAAATGTTCAATTGTTAAACAAAGTGGCAGGATATACCGATAAAAAATTCATTGAACTACTGGCAGAGCAGAGCAGTCCGAGTAGTATAAACAACAGTGTTGTTATTCCCGATGACAACTATGCATTAAAGATATACAAAGGTAGCCCTATTAGGAAGATTACATATAGTGCTGTCATTGTACAAAGAACAGCCAATGGGTATACAGTAAGCGGGTATGATATAACCAGCCCATTCTTTACTATTATACCTAGCGAGCCTAACAATAACGCATATCAAGTTACTGACGGTGATGCCAGTGCTGTAATCTTTAGAGACTTTAAAAAACAAAAAATTACAATACCTTATGGTTTTGAATTTAATTCCAGTCAACAAGTTACTGATTTTTTAGTAGGCTATCAGCGATTCCTACAGAGTCAAGGATTTCTTTTTGTAGACAATGACGACTCTCTCAAGCAACAAAAAGATTTTATACTAAGTGTTAAGGAATTCTTACATTGGACAACACAAGGATGGCGTGTTAATAATATTCTTGTGTTAAGTCCTGTGAGCGATACTTTAAAGGTATTCGAACAAACAGCAATTGTAGACGAGATAAAAAATGCACCGTTTGGCAGTAGAGTACTTGACCTAAACTTTAAACCAATTAATAAAAACGAATTTTCGGTTTATAGAGAAGATAACTTGTTTACATTCCAATCCAACGCACAAAAGTCAGTGGGTTTTGCTGAACTAAACTTAGTACAAACAGAACACTTGTTGATATTAGATAACGTTACTGAATTCAATGATGTTATCTACGTTCCGGAATTAGGTAATAGACAATATAGATTAAAGTTTGTTGGATACAAAACTGATTCTTGGAACGGAAGTTTAGAACTGCCAGGATTCATGTTCAGCAGTGATAGCATCGATGCGTGGGGCGGCGGAACTGATTACCTTAAAGGATCTATTGTCCAGCATAAAAATAGATACTATACAGCGTTAGAAAACATAACCGCCGATCCTAATTTCCAAACTACGAAATGGAAGCAGTTTGACAAGGCAGAATTACAAAGCGGAATGTTGAGAAATCTTGCATCAAACGCACAACTTGGTGTTAGTTTCTACGATATAGACAATCAACCTGCTAACGAAGAAATACAATTATTCAGTGACGGTATCACTGGGTTCAGAGAAAGACAGTACTTTACTGACTTAGGTATAGACGTTACTACCCAGTCAAAGTATTACCAAGGATTAATTACACAAAAAGGCACACCTAACTCTATTAATGCTTTAGAAGGTGGAATATTTGGCAACTTAGATTCAGATATTGACTGGTATGAAAACTGGGCTATGCGTGTAGGCGAATACGGATCATTGGATACAAATGCGTTCATTGAAACACCGTTGAGCGACACTGCAATTACTAAAAATCCTACACTTATACAGTTTACAGATAACAACAACGCCGCCCAAGAAGGAACAGTTGCAATTATAGAAAACGATATCTTTAAGATATCTGGCACTTACAACGCAAATGTATTTGTGACTGAAGACAGAACACAGTTTCCGTTACTACGTCCGTTGCCAGTGGCAGGCTTTGTAAACCTAGCAGACGTAGACACTACACTGTTTAATTTAAATAACTATGATTCATTATCTGCATCAATTGATAAAATAGGAACAGGGTACAAGATTTGGGTAGCTAAAGACTTTAACGGTAGCTGGAATGTATTCAGAGCAACTTATATAGACGGTTTGGTGTTTATACTGCGAAGCCGAGATGACGGTTCTGCAGAAGTTGTGTTTAATGAAAATCACGGACTAGCAGTTGATGATGTAGTTGTTATTAAAAACTTTGATGATAGATTTGACGGGGCGTATAAAGTAGGCAACATCATAGACACTACTAGGTTTAGTATTACAATAACAAGAAACTTAGAAGCATTGCAGGAAGAAGCAGTAATCAGTGGGTCGGGATTGTTGTATAGATTGTCCAGCGCCAAGATAAGCAATCCTGTTGACATACAATCAGTGATGCCAGTAAGTGGGTGGTTAGAAAATGATAAGGTATGGGTAGAAAATTTAGACAACGATGGAAATTGGGGTGTATACAATAAAACAAGCCCGTGGGTATATAACAGCAAAGCGGAGCTAGATCCTAGTAAACTATCCGGCAATGATAACTTTGGTAGAACAGTTAGTATAGAACCTAATCTTGCTCAGTTGATGTATGTAGGTTCGCCAGGGTCAGGCGAGGGTAGAGTTAATGCATTTACCAGATCCGTTACTAATTCTTGGACAGCAAGTTTTGCTTTAAGTGCAAACAGTACAGGACTAGACAGCTTCGGATACAAAGTTGTAAATGCACAAGGATATGTTGCAGTCAGCGCACCAGACAGTTCGAGCGGAAAAGGCTATGTTTACATCTTTAAAGACGGTATCATACAACAAATATTAACTGATGCCGCAGGTAGCGCAAGTGATTTGTTTGGATCTAGTTTGGCAATTAGTAGAGATGCAAACTATTTGTATATTGGTGCTAGTGGTGCAAATAAAGTTTTCTGTTATCAATTGAACCTGAGAACAGCAGTTGATCCAGTTCTGCTGCCAGTCGAACGATATAACCTAGTACTAGATGCTAATGTTAGTGTTGCAGTAAACGATACCATAACGTATCAAAGTCCAGGTACAACATCATCAGCAAGTGGTACAGTTGTGTTTGATAGCACCAGAGTTTTGACTAACACTAATGTTGTTATTATTACAGGAAACGTTGCGGCATTCACTGACACAGATCTTATTGCAATCAATGGAGCCAACGTTGCAGCCAACATTGTATCGGACACGCAGTCTGTAGCTACAGGCACATTCAGTAACGTATCCATACTCACAAGCGATCCAACCGAAGTTTTTGTGTACTCACAACTACGTGCAGTAGAGTATGTACCAACCATCGAATACAGTGTTAGCGGCGAAACGATAACATTTGTAACACCACCAGCAACTAACGACGTTATACAGGTATTCACCCGTGGTAGCTTCTACACAAATCTTACAACAATAACTGGAAACGCTAGTACAAACTTTGGATCAAGTCTTGCTACTAATTCAGACGGTAGCGTACTTACTGTTGGAAGTGACACAGCAGTTGTAGGGACACAGGGCAACGACGGACTATTGTATGCGTACCATAGAACAATTACAGAGTTTACTACAGACGGTACATCGGCATCATTCACAGCCCCGGACGCTTTTGCTAACAGCTACAGAGTATTATTGAATGGTGTAGAACTGACCCAAGATCTTGATTATTATATAATCGCACCAAGTACTGTACAGTTTCCCGATGTCCAAACAGCAGGGCTTACGCTAACAGTTGAAACCAATAACTTCGTCCAAGATCAGATTATCTCTCCTAGTTTGACAGGAATCAACGGACAAAGATTCGGAACTGATATTCAGTTATGCGGTACTGGCTGTAATCTATACGGAAGTGCTCCTTCCTACTTTGCAAATCAATATAGTTCGGGAGCAGTCTATAGACTGGTAAACACAGGAAGAGTTTACGGTAACGTAACAGGCACAGTGAGCAACGCCACTGTTACTTCAGGTGACAGTATTGTAATTAACGATAGGCCAGTAGAATTTACCGGAACTACTATAACAGACGTAGCCAATGACATTAATGGAACAGGTATTCCGGGAGTAACAGCAAGTAATGCATTGGTGTTTATTAGTAACGTAACGTCGGGAGAAACAGAAAGCCATTGGAGGCTACAAATTACAAGCAATGTACAAGTTGCTACAGAAAAACTTAACATTACCTCTGCAAGCACAGGTACCGGATTAACTGATCTCGGAATAGAGATCTACAAGCATACGCAAGTTGTAACCCATCCTAATCAAATTGGAGAAAAGTTTGGTACTGCGATAGGCATTAGCCAAAGCGTTGGTAAGTTGGCAATATCTAGCGAAGGCGCAGATACTACAACCCCTACGACTTTTGATATAGCTGACACAGTTACAATATTTGATAGTTTATCTACTACGTTTGTTAAGATAGTTAAAGATTCAGGTGCAGTTTACCTATATGATCTCATAGCTAACCCTTACGAGTCAGAAGACAATCCATCAATATTTGCATTCAGCCAAAAACTAACTGCACCTGGCGTCGAGACAGGTGATGATTATGGTGCTGATATTGATATTGTAAATGATATCATGGTAATTGGTGTTACTAATGATTCAGACATTACAGTAGGCGGTGGAAGTGTATACACATACTACAACGAAGGTAGTAAACCTGGATGGGAATTGCTTAGGTACAAAGAACCAAGGGTAGCAATTGATGCAATTAATTCAGCGTTCATTTATAATAAGACATCAGAAACAATAATAAATTATTTAGATATATTAGATCCTGTCAAAGGCAAGTTACTAGGTGCTGTTGAACAGGAACTAGATTACATTGAGGAATTTGACCCAGCTTCTTATAATACAACAACAGCAAGCACCGGCATATCAAATGATTCATTTTACTGGACTACCCAACAAATTGGTAAGACATGGTGGGACACTAGTGTAGCTAACTTTATTGATTACGAGCAGAGTACACTATTGTACAGAAGTATTAATTGGGGTAGTTTGTTCCCGGGAAGTACAGTAACAATTTACGAATGGGTAGAAAGCGATGTTTTACCTAGTCAATATGTAGGTAATGGCGGAGATGGTGTGCCTAAGAATGCAGATGACTCTGCTTACACACAATCAACTTTTGTTGATCCTGGCACTGGCATAATCGTAAGCAAGTATTATTATTGGGTAAGTGGAAAGACTAGTGTCGATCCAGTAACTGCAAACCGTCGGATCAGCACTACTCTATTAGAACAATATATAAGAAGTCCAAAGGATCAAAATATTCCTTACCTAGGATTAACTTCGCCTAGTAGTGTAAACTTGTACAACATAAATGACAAGACCACAGGCAGTGATGTTATTTTGCATTTGGACACCACGACTGTTGAGAATAACGATCAATTAATACACAACGAATTTGGATTAGTTCAGCAAGGCACTACTACAAGTGCCATCCCTCAACGTGTAATAGACAAACTGCGAGATAGTTTACGTGGTGAAGACAGCACAGGTAGATTGGTGCCCGACATTACACTTAAACCACAAGACAGGCTAGGGATACTTTCTAGACCTAGACAAGGACTGTTCTTGGATAGATCAGCTGCCTTGGAAGTTTTTGTAAATGAAGCCAACAGGCTACTAGCACTGCACCCAGTATTGCTAACAACTACAGCAACAAGTTTGTATGTACAACAACCGTTCCCTGCTAGTTATGATGCACAAGTAGCATCATATACAGATGTAGAATATCTCGACACTACAGGTTTTGCTGATGGGTATACAATTTTAATTCCGCAAGATAGTCGTTACGAAAACAGATGGTCATTGCTTGAGTTCAACGGCACGTCAAGAGAGTTTGATTTAATACGTAGCCAGAGTTACAAGACAGACCTGTGGTGGACACCTTCGGAATGGTATGACAGTACTTACATTGCAGGTAATGCAATAGCGCATACTGTTAATACGTATGGTGATATTCAAAAATTAGTATTGGCAAACAACGACTACATAAAAATACTAGATGATGGTGCAGGAAACTGGTCCACATATAGATACGAAACCACAGGACAGCTTTCTTTGATTGCGGCAGAAAATGCCACAGTAACTTTAAGTAGCTTATTGTACGACACCACAATAACTTTGGGCTTTGATACTGCTGTGTTTGACGCAGTAGCATTCGATAAGCAAGCAGGCAGCGAAATAGGAAATATTTTTGATAGTTTGTACACCCAAATTTTTATTAACAGTTTGGCTACAGATTTTAATAAGCTATTCTTTACAATAATAAATTATGTGTTTGAAGAACAGAAAAATCCAGACTGGATATTTAAAACCAGCTTTATTGATGTATTACATAATCTTAGATCACTCGAGCAATTGCCAACCTACAGCAAAGATAATCAAGATTTTTATAAACAGTATATAGATGAAGTAAAGCCATACAGAACACAACTTAAAGAGTTTACTCCAGTTTACACAAAGACTGATACTGCAACTGGTAGTTGGACAGACTTTGACATCCCGGCACGTTGGTATGCAGAAGAAAATACATTCCGCTCACCAAACATCCAGGTTACATCTGACAGTACATATTTTACAACTGACTTGTACCAGCCATATGCAGACAACTATAAACTTAAAGTTGGTGAAATTATTGTAGGCAATATAGGACAAAATTACACCATTGCACCAAACGTCGAAATAACAGGAGGTGGCGGATCAGGAGCCAATGCAACTGCAACAATTAGTGCCGCTGATGGAACTGTAACTAGTATTACTGTTACAAAGGCAGGATCAGGATACACTACTACACCAAACGTGGTAATTAACGGCACAGGTGAGGGTGCAACAGCGTATGCAATGTTAAACAGTGAGTTTGATAGCCAAGGTGGATACAACACTGTTAGAAGCATAGACAGCACAATTAAATTTGATAGAATAACCTACACCAGTAATGTAGCACAATGGACCGCGAATGTTGCATACGAAGATACTGTTGTAGTAAATGGCAACTTTGCAAACAGCTATGACTTGAACAGAATAGAACTTGACGGCAATGCAAATGTTGCTCCACAAGATACTACTATTACAGATGTATTTTTCAAACCTGACGGTACTAAAATGTATATCGCAGGCGACACATCAAACAGTGTGTATGAGTACACACTAGGTACACCATGGGAAGTTACAACGGCAAGCAACGTTGCTGTAGCTAATGTTAATGTTCAAGACACCAGTGTGCAAGGTTTGTTCTTTAGAGAAGACGGATCTCGCATGTACACTGTTGGGGATACAAGTAACAGCGTTTACGAGTACAGACTTGCTACTCCTTGGTTTGTTAATACAGCCGCTAACATCAGTGTTGTAAGCATTAACAGCCAAGAAACAAGTGCAACTAGTGTTGAATTCAGTACAGACGGCACAAGAATGTACGTGTTAGGCACAGCAAATGACACAGTGTTTGAATATGAACTTAGCATTCCGTGGTTAGCAAGCAGTGCAACATACAGCACACGAAGCAAGAGCGTGGCTAGCGAAGAAAATATTCCAACAGGTATGCGCTTCAGAGAAGATGGTAAAGAACTGTTTGTAACTGGACAGCAGTATAACAAGATATGGAGTTATACACTTTCAACGGCATGGGATATCTCAACTGCTACACTTAATAATTCAGCAGACTTGAATGCAACTAATCCAACTGGCTTGTACATGAGACACGACGGTACACGCTTGTTTGTAGCAGATGACGTAGGCAACTTTGTACAACAGTATGATTTCAACAGCAACGGAATTACACAAATAGACGGCAACTTGTATATCACAAGTGGCAACATTATATTCTACAACAACACAGCATACTTGGCTACAAACGCAAATGTAAGTTCGCAGACAGTGTTTGACTTTACACGCTTTACAGAAATTGATAGCGGTAATGTATTGCTTAGTGCCGCAGATAGAATAACCAGTTACTATGTTCCAAGTTTTGGAAGACCAGGCAAAGACATCAATCAATTGATGTTTGGTACAAGTTATCCTGGTAATAAAATAAGTGGAGAGACGTTTACATCTAACAGCTTTACCTTAACGAGCAATGTAATTGGATTCAACTACACAGGTCATAAGATTACTAGTGCAAACACACAACAGGTAGACTTCGTTGACCGTGGCTTTAATCTAAATGATCCTATTAAAATTGAGGGCATGTACGAAACCTTCAATTTTGAGAACAATGCAACGTTCAGAGTAGTAAGCGTGTCACGTGATGAAATGATGCTAAGTGGGCAACCGATCGAAAGTATTGTGACGTTGTCGTTAGGTGAAAGTATAAGTGCAAACGAAGGCGACTACATTACTCAGACTAATTCAACTGCAAACGCAAGAGTGTTGAACAACTATACTAGTGTAAAAGAAATTGCAGTTATCCAAGAAAAGCAAGGTTTCTTAGAACTTGATGCTAATGTTGTTCGCGTAAATGGTGTTGCAACTACTGCTAATGTTATGGATGTGTTAGGTTCCGGTACTGCTAATGTTAAGATCAGTAACTTGTACATTGACGACTTACTTGACAGCAACATTGCAAGTTTTTACACAGACACCGCACTAGGAACTAGACCAGAGGACATTAACATTGCTGGTGGTTTCTACTTAGATGCTTACAATAGTCATGCACCAGAAGAACTAGTTCCGGGTAGAATGTATGACACACTTGAAATGCGTGTGTTTACTAATACAGCGTCAAACACTGCAAGTTATGGCTTTAGAGTGTTTGAACCAATGGACCGTGACAGAAGTTACTACCGAATAAGTGCAAACAGTACAACAACACTTACTGCTAACTTGGCTCTTGACGATGTTAACATATTTGTTGACAACGCTGCCTTGCTACCAGATCCAGGCACTGGAGTCGGTGGTTCACCAGGTGAGGTATTCATCAACGGTGAATTGATTTACTACTACCAGAAGTATGATGATGCTAAAATGCTCAGTGCTGATGTTTGGACAGCCAACACTGAGTTTGCAACAGATAGTTTGATTACATACAGCAGTAATGTTTTCCTAGTATTAGGAAATGTGTTTGCTAATGCTAACGCATACATCAACACATCAAACGTTAAGCAGGTATTTGCCAACACAATTTCACAGTTGCGCAGAGGAGTTGACGGCACTGGTGCAAACGTACACTATGCCAATGCTCGTGTAGTTGATAGCTCATTGGCACAGCAGTTACCAAACATAGCACTAGCAACAACCAACTCACTAACGGGTGAAAAGAAAGTAGCCGCAAATGTTACATGGCGTGTGTCGTTAAACAACACAATCAGTGCTAACATTGGTGATTACATAACGCAGACTGGTCCTACAGCAAATGTTAGAATACTTGAAACTGTAGCAAACGCCAATGTGGTTGCTGTAGACTTTGTTGATGGCAACCTAAGAATTGCTAATGCTAATGTTAGTATCAATGGCACTACAACAACAGCTAATGTTTCCGCACTTAACATACTAGGTGAAGTACTTAGTACTGGTAATGTTAGTGTAACAGGCAAAACAATTAAACAGGACTACTTATGGAAGGCATACGGAACTGGTGATACACTGGATTCTAGTACCACTGAGTGGGCTGAATACATCAAAGCAGAGAGGAGTTATACTCCATGATTAAACCCCAGATAAATACTCTAGACACGGAAGAAAATAATATGCAAACCTTACCTGAAAATTCAGAACTTGAACCAAAACCAGACGAGCACGGTGGTTTACACGTTCAAGGACACATTAAGATTTTTGACCCAGAGTCTGGGGAAATCTTTATTAACAAGCGAAATGCTATTCACTATGAAAACATCAGTGAAGCAATCGCATACAACCTTGCAAATAAACAACAAGGTTACATTTACGAAATGCATTTTGGTAACGGAGGTACTAGTGTTGATCCAACAGGGGTCATCAACTATTTGCCAAGCAATACCAATACCAGCAACAGTAATTTGTACAACCCAACTTTTGCTAAGATTGTAGACAACACCAGTACACTTAACACTGATCCTACACGCAACAAGATGGAAATTAGACACACACCAGGCAAGGTATTTACAGACATAGTAGTAAGTTGCTTGCTTGATTATGGCGAACCAACAGGACAAAGCGCATTTGACAATTCAACTACCCTTGACGACACATACACATTCGACGAGCTTGGACTTAAAGCAAGAAGCACAGATGGTACAAGTGGATTAGCAACAACAGGCAAGTTGTTAACACATGTAGTATTCCACCCTGTGCAAAAGTCACTCAACAGATTGATACAGATTGACTACACAGTTAGAATACAAACACTGACCAACTTGACAAGTCAGGGGTAATAAACAATGGCATATAATGTAAATAAAACAGATGGAACAACAATAGTAGTACTTGATGGTACTAAGGATACCACCAGTACTAGTATTACGCTTTTTGGACGTCTAGTTCAAAACTACGGTGATGCTACTAACGAAAATTTTGTACACATACTGGAAAACTTTGCATTAAGTACCAGTCCACCTAATCCTATTACAGGACAACTGTGGTTCGACACTAGTACCAACAACCTAAACAGTTATAATGGTACGACCTGGTTTAAAGTAGGCTCAAACATTTCAGGTAATGTAGACATAGCCGGCAACTTAACTGTTGGTGGTGGTGGCAACGTAGAAATAAAAGAAGTTGCCGGACTTGTAAACGTAACAAATACAAACAATAATGGCAATATTGCAGTATTTGCTAATGTTGCGGGCACAAGCACTAATGTTTTAAACATCCAAGGCAACACAGGACTAGCAACAGTATCTGCTAATGCTACGAGCAACATGGGTGTTACTACTAAGATATATGTAGACAGCGTGGATGCGCAAAACAGGTATGATGCTGGTGTAGCAATGACTGCTAATGTAGCAACCATAAATGCCAATCTTGCAGTTAGAACTGACGCAGAGTCAGCACTAAGAGCAAACGTAACAGCGGCTAATGTTGAAATAGACACTACGCAGGCCAATATAGGTTCGTACCAAGCATTTTCCAACACAAGAGCACAAACTACAAGTGCAAACTTAGGTACAGTAGTAGGGACAACTGTACCTGGTATAAATGCCAATGTTGGTGCATTCCAAACTTATGCAAACACCAGTATTACAACAATCAACAACAACGTCACTGGTGCAAATACTAGCATCAGTACACTGAGCGGAAGACTTGACAGCGTTAACCTAGCACAAACTGCCGCACTTAGTGCAAATGTTAACCTAAAAGCAGACACAGCAGGTCCAACATTCACAGGAACTCCTGTTGCACCAACAGCAACATTTGGTGCCAATACCACACAGGTTGCCACAACACAATATGTAATGACACGTGGTGTATTTTGGGACGGTAGTAGAAAGTTTGTAAGCACAGCAGATCCAACCGTTAGTGATGGTGCCGACGGAGACATTTGGTTTAAGTATACCCCATGAGTACTAGGTTAACTGTTAAAGAATTTGTAGTTGATCCTTCCCCCCAAGGCCGTACTAATCTGGTATTACGAAGTGATGCTTCTTGGCCCACATTTTTAAACAACAATGCAGTATGGCGTGACTATAGTAACACGACAGTAACATATACAATTTCAAGATACTACATACCAAATACATCCGGGACACACACATTACAAGCATCATGCGATGACAGTTTTTCGTGGGCAATCACTGGCGGGACTTTTACTGGTGAACAAGTTCTAGCAGGTAGCAATCCACAAAGTACATCTTCAGACACAGTAACATTTGTTGCAGGCACACAGTATTTGCTTAGTTGGCAAGTAACTAATACCAGTGGAGCGGCCGGACTTGCCGCAACAGTGACAGCACCTGTAGGCGGAAACAATTTTAACCTTAAAGATAACTTAACTGTTACGGCGATTCCCAGTGGAAGATATCAGGCCGTCCTTCCGTATGCGGCAACTATTACAGCCCACATATGGGGTGGTGCCGGTGGAGGCGGCGGCAATGATGCTTCTGTTAGCGGTGGTGTTGGGTCACCGGGACTGTACAATACATTAACCTTTACGACAACATCAGGTGATACACTAGAAGTAGTAGTTGGCGAAGGCGGTAAAGGCGGTCCTGGCAATCAGCCGAGAGGTCAGAGTCCTGGCGGCGCCGCCGGCGATGCTAGAACAAACATAAGCAGTAATTCTACACTATCACTCAACGGTGGCACAGGTGGAAGGTCAGGCTTTAATGGAGCATCAGGAACCGGAGGTGGCGGTGGGGGAGCCTCGGTTGTGCTTCTCAACAATACTCCTATATTAATAGCCGGAGGTGGTGGTGGAGGTGGCGGCGCAGGGTTGTTTCCAGCAACCGACCCTAATGCATCAATTGGTAACAATGTTATAGGTGCAACACCATCAGACTATAGGGGAATGAACGGCCAAGATAAAGGTGTTCCCGATGGTGGCGGTGGTGGCGCAGGTGGTGGTGGATACCCTGGTGGCACAGGCGGTAGCGGTAACACACTTACCTTCTCTCGTCCCAGTCGCGAGGGCCCTATTCCCACTGGCAGTATTCCGGATGTGCCAGCCAACCCTGGTAAAACAGGAGGCAACTTACCAGCCAACAGTGCATCAACCGGTGTTGGTACATTGTATTACAAATCAGGATTTGCAGGCGGAGGTGCTCGCGGGGGCGGCAACGGACAAAATGGATTGATAGTTTTAGAAATAGCACCAGTAGGCTTGTTCTCTACTAGAGTAAGTGGAAATTGGAAACAGGTCACAGACGCCTTTGTTAAAGTAAGTGGTGCATGGAAAAGTATTAACGACGTGCAAGTAAAGGTTGACGGCACATGGAGAAAAGTAGAAGATGCTGGCCAAACGCAAGGCGCATTGGCAGCAGTAAGCGGTGAATATGGCACTGTTGTGAGAGCGTACAGTTCTTAGCACCACAGTTTTAAATACGCATAAATAATAAAGTTGAGGAAAACTTAAAATGGCATACAATATTACACAAACCAACGGTACAGAGCTGATATCAGGAGGCTTAGCCGATGGAACTATCGACACTACAACTACCAGTTTAACACTTGTTGGTAAAAACTACCCAGGATATGGCACGTTCTTAAATCAGAATGTTGTACGTATAGTAGAAAACTTTGCTAACGGATCTGCACCGACTGGCCCATTGCCAGGACAACTATGGTGGGACACCGGAACTAAGTTAATGCAAATTAACACAGCAACCACAAAAGGTGCCGCAAGTCAAGCATTTAAACCACTAGCAACAATGTCTAGCGGTGCAAGCGCACCAAATAGTCCGGTAGTTGGCGAACAGTGGTGGGATACTAGTACTCTTCAACTAAAAGTTTATAACGGAACCAGCTTTACTACAGTAGGTCCAGCGGCAACAAGCTCAACAGGTAACTCGGGTGCTATACCAGATACTATTGTTGCAGTAAGCCCTAGTGCAACTTATGTTGTTGTAAAAATTTATGTCGATAACACACTAGTTGCTATTTGGAGTAAGGAATCAGACTTTACAACAGCAGTTGCAGGTTTTGCAACTATTAAGCCTGGATTGAACTTATCAACAGCAATTGCAAACAATGCATTCCAAGGCAACGCAAGCTCGACTTTGGGTATATTTAGAACAGGCGATAGTTCAGCTACTAGTGTTGATAACATTATACTAAACGGTGGTGTTGGAGCACAAACAATTAATGGTGCAGTATCATTAACAAACGATTCCGGCCTAACAGTTGGCGCAGGAAGCGACGGACAAATTTTAATTACATCTGATCAATTGCATGTCAAAGGACTTACAAACAACAAAGATGTAATATTCAGTTTAAACAAAGGAAGTGTTGATACTAACTTCTTTAAAGGTAATGCAACATCAGGACTTGCAGAAGTTTATGCAAATCCAACAGCCGCAAGCAGTGGATTTAGTATAGCAACCAAGAATTATGTTGACACAAGATTAGGTGGTGGTGTTGGAACAACTACATTTACAGCAAATGTAAACCCGTCCGCAAATGTTACATATACTTTAGGTAACATAACTAACCGTTGGAGTAATGTAATTAGCCAAACCAGCTTTACAGGCAACCTGTTTAGTGCTAATGTAGCCACTACAAGAGCTAACGTAACAGACATTTACATTGCCAATTCAGTATTCCCAACTGTGGGTAATACTGTTAACCTGGGAAGTAACGGTATGCGATTTAATACTATTTTTGGTGTTTCGCTACAAGCACAATATGCTGACTTGGCAGAGCGTTTTGCTAGTGATTCAGCATACCCAGCAGGCACAGTTGTTGCACTAGGTGGTGTAGAAGAAATTACAGCGGCGTCAGATGCATTAAGTGAAGATGTATTTGGCGTTATTAGTACAAAGGCAGCATACTTAATGAACAGTGGGGCTGGTGGTGATGCAACACATCCACCAGTTGCAGTAAACGGGCGTGTACCAGTTCGAGTAATTGGCCCAATCAAGAAAGGGCAACGATTAGTTGCCGCAGGAAACGGATTAGCTCGTGCAGGAACAAAGAGTGAAGTTACTGCATTTAATGTGATCGGAAGATCATTAGAAAATAAATTAGATGATGGCGCAGGAGTAGTTGAGGCCATTGTGAAACTAAATAGTTAAATAGCATAAGGAAGTAGAACATGGCATACGAATCCGGTGGGATCATATCAGCAGCCGATTATAACACTCTCATTAATGGGGGAAACAAACTTAACACAACTTGGTCTGTTGGAACCGGCGATGCAGGCTACGGACAAACAGCAATAACCACTAAAAGTGCCGGTGACACAGTCAGCGCCACTGAGTGGGCTAGTGTAATCAACAAACTGAACATTGTGCGTACACATCAGACTGGTGTAGGCACAGGTGTTGTTGCGGTTGTGACAGGTGACATTGTTGCATACCAACTTGGTGTTGATGACGGCGTTGACCTAGCATACACGAATCGTTTGGTTTTTAACGCACAAGGCTCAACCACAACAGATTCAGGTACAACACACAATCCAGTTGATGCTGACGGTATCGCAACATTTACATTTACCCGCACAGCAACATTTGCTAGTGCAGACCAAGCACGTTACTTTTTTAACGCAGGCGGCGAACTTAATTTAGATTTAACGGCAGGTGCGAACACAGGTGGTACAGGACGTGGCGCACAAGCACTATCAATGGTAACAGCAGTTGGGGGTGTTGCAGATTTTAGAGCAACCACTAACAACGGACGTACAGGCACAGGCGAAACTGAGACCACAAACAATCTAACCATTGGTTATTATGATTTAACAACCAGTAACCAAGTAATTTCAAGAGTCGACGAGTCAGGTGCGGCATACACTCCATACACATCAGACTTCTGTCAAGTTGCTGTTAAGTCAAATGGTACACAAGGCGCAAATGGTGACGTAGGCACAATTATTACTTGGACAATAACACTTGAGGCCGCGGCTACTGGCGCTGGCGGCAGTTTCAATGACAACATTGATGTACAGTTTGTTAGTAAAGTAAACGTAACAGCACCAGAGACAGCATCAGGTTTGTCTGCTGTCTGGGGCTCAGTAACTATTGGTTAATAGTTAATTGTAGTTGACAACAGAATGGATAGGCAGTATAATATGCTTATCCATTCTTTTTATATAATACCATGACAGAATTAGACAACATAGTTGCAGAAATCAAGCAGGCCACGGACTATCAAGCCAACAGACGCACACTAAGAGAACACATTCAAACAGAGTTGCACATGACATACGGTAATGGGTTGTTTAAGATCACGCCTGACCTGATATCATTCGTGGCAACGTGGAACAGTGACGAACTGTATTTAGAAGACACATATGAGAATCCAATCAAAGTAGACAGAACAGAATTCTTAGAATTAGCTCAACAACGATATCAAGCGGTAATGAATGACTGGCATCAACAATATAATGAACTCAGACGACTCCGCAGAGTCTAAAGGTGTAGTATTTTTTGCTCATAACACTGTTGATGTTGACTATGTTCGTATCGCAGACCTTTCTGCACGGTTAGTAGAACAACATCTCAACTTGCCTATCACGCTAGTAACTGACACAGAGTCACAGCCCAAGCATAATTATGACAATGTTGTGCGTGTCAACTACACAGGCAACAACTTTAGAAACGACCATATATCTAAAGAAGTAAAGCAGTGGAAGAATCACGGTCGTTATACTGCATACGAACATAGTCCATACGATAACACACTGCTGATAGACACAGACTACTTGGTGTTAGACGACGGTTTATTAAAGTTAATGGAACTGGACTATGATTATCGTGTTATGGAACACAGCAACAGTAGTGCAGAAACCATGCCAGCACGTATGGGGCAAGTAAGTTTGCCTTACTTGTGGGCTACTGTGGTAATGTTTAGAAAATGCCCACGCAGTGAGCTGTTCTTTAATCTAATAGGACGTATACAGCGCAACTGGGCTTATTACAGAAACCTGTTTATGGTAGACGGTACAAGTTATCGCAATGATTATTCGTTTGCTATGGCTAACACAATACTAAATGGATATTGTTCCACGTCTAAGAACATTATTCCGTGGAAGATGTTTACTGTGGTGCAAGAAGTTGTGCGCATGGACACAAATTTAAAAGACAAGATTATTGTGCGACTCAAAGATTTAGCAATCACCATACCAAAGCACAATGTACATATTATGGACAAGAACTTTTTAGTCAGTGATGCGTTTGAAGAGTTTGTTGAGGAAATACTTGATGTTTGATCACAAAGAACAGCAAGGGTTCATGACCCTGGCAATTGGTGCAGACTATTTGAAAATGGCATACTTGCAAGCACTTAGTATAAAGTTAGTAATGCCCGATGCACGATATTGTGTAGCAGTGGACCCAACTACACAAGAGTTGATTACAGACAAGCAGAGCCTGGTGTTTGATTATGTTAGAACTGTAAATGCGACTGACTGGCCTATGGAACGTGAACCAGACCTATTTTCATGTTCACCTTTTAAAGAAACAATTAAGGTAGAAGCGGATTTGTTGTTCACACGCAATGTGGATCACTGGTGGGACGCACTTAGACTGAAACCTGTTGTGCTTGCAACGCATTGCAGGAATCTTCAGGATCAAGTGGTTGTTGACACTGGATACAGAAAGTTCTGGGTTGACAACGACTTGCCAAACATCTATAATGGTATGATGTATTTTAGATTTACACGTGAGGCAACTGAATTTTTCCAACTTGCTCGCACTTTGTATAAACACTATAATCATATTAGAGATAACGTGTTGATAAACTGCAGGGAAGAACGTCCTAGCACTGATGTTATATACGCACTTGCCGCTAAGATGTATGGCGTTGAAAATTGCACAATGCCCAGTTTAGATTACTTCAACTTTGTTCATATGAAACCACACATACAAGGATGGGCAGGGTCAAGTAAATGGACAGACACAGTTATGTGTGAAACAGACCCACCAGTAATCAGGATCAACAACATTAATCAACTTAACCCTGTACACTATCATGTAAAAGAATGGTGCACAGCAGAACTTATTGAACAGTATGAACGAGCTTGAAAAGTTTTTAGCAGAAGTTAATGCACTGGTTGGTACTCCTAAAGAAATAGTAAAGGAGTACAGAGTATACCATGATCTCAATGGAGAGATTGTAGGCCAGTCAATGACTGAGCCGCACCTTGAAGGTGATTATATTGTTGTCGAACAAGACGAATACGAAAACATGCACAAGTACGCACGAGTAAAAGATGGTGAACTAAAAGTAAAAGTGTTCAACCCAGGATATAAAAGACAATTGGTACACGGTGAAGGTGATTTTCAAGTAGTAAAGAACCACGCAGGCTTATTGTTAGAGCAAGATGAAACCCACAACAACACAGAATATTATGGATACACAGATTATTGACATAGCAGACTTGGATTGCATCTATCTAAGTTATGACGAACCAAAGAAGGAAGAGTTCTGGATACAAATACAGAACATGGTACCTTGGGCGGATCGTGTTGACGGAGTAGAAGGGTCAGATGCCGCACACAAAGCCGCAGCCGCTCTGAGCAACACAGAATGGTTTGTGCTGATCGATGGTGATAACTTACCTGATCCTGACTTCTTTAACCTACAGTTGGAAATAGAACCTGCGTTCGAAGGTGGCGCATTCCGTTGGAAAGCTAAGAACACGATCAATGGACTACGTTACGGCAACGGCGGACTAAGTGTTTGGTCACGTACATTTGTTAACAACATGCAAACACACGAAGCCAGTGATGGCAGTGACGACACAGCAGTGGAGTTTTGTTTTGATCCCAAGTACATAGCAATGCACAACTGCTACAGTACAACATACCCAAACGGCACACCCAAGCAAGCATGGCGAGCAGGATTTAGAGAAGGTGTAAAGATGTGTTTGGATCGTGGTGCAAAGCCAACACTGGTAGAGTTTGAAAAGAAAGTAAACAATCGCAACTATGATCATTTGTGTATTTGGCAAAGTGTAGGCATGGATGTTGAGAATGGTGTGTGGGCAATGTATGGCGCACGACTTGGTACTTACATGACCATGTTAGAAGACTGGCCTTACAAGCGTGTACAAGACTTTGCTGAATTAGAAAAGTTATGGGAGTCAGTTAAAGACAACGACCCAATGGAGCATAACGCAAATTTAGAAACAGCACTCACAAAACGGCTAGGTTTACCTATTGTTACACTAGATGCACAACAGAGCAAGTTTTTCAAACATCATTATGGTGCTACACTACGCAATGCTGAGGTAATGACCACAGAGATAAGTGTTATTAGGAAACAGGAAGGCTGGTAATGGCTAAATCAGTTTTTATGAATAGCGCAGAACAGATGCGTGACAAACTTGGAAACGGAATGTGCCTTGCCAAATGGCAACAGGTAAGTCTGCACTTGCCTACAGGGTTGAACAACAGTTGTTATCATCCGCCACTGCACCAAATAGATGCCGCTGAACTAAAAGATAATCCTAGCGCACTGCACAATACCAAGCACAAAAAAGAACAACGCAAAATAATGATCAAGCAGGAACGTCCAAACGAATGTAGTTATTGTTGGACACAAGAAGACATGGGTAACCTTAGTGATAGACATTATCGCTCAGGCGAGCCTTGGGCCGCAGAACACTTTGACCGTATAATGGAGAGCACTGGCGATGAAGATGAAATACCGAGTTATGTGGAAGTCAATTTTAACAACGCTTGTAATCTTAAGTGTAGTTACTGTAGCCCTCAGTTTAGCAGTACTTGGGCTGACGAAATAAAAAGATTTGGCGCATACCCAACCAGCAAACCACACAATGCCCCGGAACACTTTGCAGGCAGACGTAGACCTATCCCTGCTCGCGAAGAGAATCCGTATGTGGAAGCATTTTGGAAATGGTGGCCCGAACTGTATCCTAAACTAAAACACTTTAGGATGACTGGCGGCGAACCACTTATGGATCGTAACACATTCAAAGTGTTTGATTATGTGTTGGCGTTTCCCAAGCCTGATCTGCACATAGATGTTACCAGTAACTTTAGTGTAGATGAAAAGTTGTGGATCCAATACTTAAATTATGTAGAAAAACTATGTAACAGCAACATAGAACACTTTATGCAGTATGTTAGTATTGATACTGGCATAGCAGAACATGCACATTATATCAGATACGGTGCAGACTATCAGAAGATTATAAAGCGGTGTGACAGTTTCCTTACTCAGATTCCGTACCGAAATAGTTTAACGTTTATTATAACAATGAATAATCTAAACATATTAGGTTTACAGGATCTATTGCAAGAAATATTGCGTTTACGAGCAACTCAGAGTCATACATACCAACGTGTTTGGTTTGACACTCCCATACTGCGCCAGCCAACTTGGCAAAGTTTGCAGATACTCCCGCCTGTGTATGCAGACAGGTTAGCGGGCATTATAGAGTGGATGGAATTACATCGCGAAACAGAAGAAAACATGTATGTTGGATTTAAAGATTATGAAATAGCACGTATGCACAGAGTTCTAGATTGGATGCGCGAAGGTAGCAAATTAACACCAGAGTATGTTATAATGCAACGTGCAGACTTTTATAGATTTTTTAACGAGCAAGACAAACGTAGTAAGACTAACTTTTTAGCAACGTTCCCACAAATGAAAGAGTTTTGGGAAGAATGCAGGTACCACGCACACAATGAATAAAATATTTCCTATAAAAACAGAAACTGCTTGCCGTCTGAAATGGGGATGGAGCACCATATATCTCAGTTTAGGCGAAACAGCAAGTTGTCATCGTTGCAACCGACATGAATTTGATTTAGATACATTTGATTTTCATAATACAGAAGAGAAAGTTAAATCAAGGGAAATGATGCTAGAAGGCAAGTGGCCTGGCCAAGGATGCGAATACTGCAGAGACATAGAACAAGCAGGAGGCGAGAGCGATAGAACAACAAATCTGGCAATGCCCGGCGTCCCAACTCCCCCTGAACTCAAGGACAATCCGATAGCAACCAGTGTGACACCTACAGTGTTGGAAGTTTATTTCAGCAACTTGTGTAATCAAAAATGTCTATACTGTTCAGAACTTTTCAGCTCTATGTGGGCAGAAGAAAACTTCAAGCATGTCGGGCAATACACAAGTCAAAAGTGGAGTTATTCGAGACATGGCGTAATTTTTAAGAATGCAAATAGCTTCGATGCCAACAAGCAAAAGGTATACGATTGGTTAAAGAACGAAGGGCATAATTTAAGCCAGTTTAACTTTTTAGGTGGAGAACCTTTATTTCAAAAAGAATTTATAGAATGTTTGGATATATTTGATCAATACCCCAGTCCGAAACTTACACTACAAATTTTTACCAATCTTAGTGTTAAGAAAGATAGATTAGTTGAAATTATAAGTAAAGTAGAGAAATTAATAGCAAAAAGAAAAATAGGTGGGTTTCAAGTTACAGCAAGTTTGGACAATTGGGGGCCGGAAGCCGAGTATGTTAGATTTCCGTTAGATTTAAAACAATGGGAAGAAAACTTTTTGTACATATTGTCTAAGAAGTATATTAACTTAGTTATTAACTCAACACTTACTCCAATGACTATAAAAACTTATCCTATATTACTTGAAAAAGTTAGGGAATGGTCTAAGGTTAGAAAGATTTACTTGTATCAAAACTCTGTAAATGATCCTACTAATCAAAGAATAGACATATTCGGAAACATATTCGAAGAAGACTTTCAAAAGGCATTGGCATTAAAGCCTGTTGACACAGAGGAAGAACAGCTTAGTAAAGACTACTTAGATGGATTAAGAAAGCAAAGCAACAGCAAAGAACCGAATGTCAAGGAAATAACAAGTTTGTTTCACTTTTTAAATGATATTGATTTGAGAAGAAACATAAATTGGAGGAAAACCTTTCCTTGGCTAGTTGCCGAATTTGGAAAATATAATTTAAAATGAATGATTTAGAATTTAAACAACAAATATTAGACACAAAGTCAGCGAGCTTTTGTGGAGCAAAATGGTATAACGCTACTATATGGCTTGGTAGTGGCATGAGTACCAGTTGTCATCATCCACCAGCACACAAAGTTGATATTGAAGAAGTTAAGCGTAATCCCAAAGCAATACACAACACGCCCGAAAAGAAGCAAGACAGGGCGCAGATGCAGGCAGGAGAACGTCCGCCAGGTTGTGAGTACTGCTGGAAGATTGAAGATATCAAACGTGATAACATTTCTGACCGTGTGTATAAAAGTAAAATATATACTATAAAGGAATTAGACGATGCATATCAATCAGATGCAACAGGAGACGTGGACTTACGAACTTTGGAAATCAGTTTCGATAGGACTTGTCAATTTGCTTGCAGTTATTGCAACCCTGCTTTTAGTAGTACATGGGTTAAGGATATCAAATCAAACGGAAGTTATACTGGGCTTGTTTCTGACGGGCGTAATCATTTTACCCATGCTCATGACAGTGCGCAGTTGTACAAATTCGGCGAGGAAAATCCTTATGTTGAGGCGTTCTTCAAGTGGTGGGAATCAGACCTACACCGAACGCTAGACGAACTACGCATTACAGGTGGCGAACCACTAATGAGTGGCTACACCTGGAAACTTATAGACTGGTTTAAACAAAACAAAGGCAAGAGTAAAACACGCTTGGCGATTAACAGTAACTTAGGTAAGGATATAGATGTAGATAGATTGTTCGACAGTGTAGACCAACCTATAGACCTATATACTAGCAACGAAAGTTGGGATAAACAAGCAGAGTATATACGTGACGGCCTGGAATGGGAACTGTGGTGTGATAACATAAACAAAGTACTAAAAGTACATAGAAATAAATTGCGTGGGTTACATGTAATGTGTACAATTAATGCATTGTGTTTGGAAAGTCTGACTGCCTTTTTAGATTTATTAGTTGGATGGAAATCAAAACACGGTAAACATGCTGTAAGTTTTACACTTAATATCTTACGCTTCCCTAGTTTCCAAAGTCCGTTGGTGTTCCCTGAAGAAATTAGAATTAAACACAAAGAACGTTTACGCACATGGTTGGATTATCAAACGGCACGACCAATTGGGCAGTTGTTGCATGAACATGAGATTAACCACATCATACGATTAATTGATTACTTGGATGTAGTAGAAACACCACATTCAGACACATTCGACATGCCCAAACTACACAACGACTTTAAACAGTTTCACGAACAGTATGACAAACGCAGAGGAAAGAACTTGACAGAGACTTTTCCAGAACTAGCAGATTGGTACAATGGACTCTAAAAAATTTTACAACAAAGGCTACGACTACATGAGTCGCAAGCCGTACTTTGCAGAACTAGAAGACTTGACTGAGAAACAAACAGACTTGTTAATGGACAGCAAAACGTTTTGCATGTTGCCCTGGATGCACATGCATGCATTTCCAGATGGCAGAGCATATCCTTGTTGTCTAAGTGATTATTGGCATCCTGTAGGTGACTTACGCAAGCATACTATGGAAGAGGTATGGAATCAAGACGATTACAAAACAATGCGTACAAATATGCTTGCAGGTAAAGAGTGTAAAGAATGTACCAAGTGTTACGAGCAAGAACAACACGGTGCATTTAGTATGCGCAACGATTCAAACAGAAACTACGGTCATCACATAGCAGAAGCAGAGCAGACTAATGCAGATGGTTCTGTAGATGATTTTAAAATACGCTACTGGGACGTTAGGTTCAGTAACCTGTGTAACTTTAGCTGTAGAAGTTGTGGTCCTATCTTTAGCAGTAATTGGTATAATGACCATGTAAAACTGTATAATCGTAAGCCAGATGTACTGGGTAGGGACATGGCACGAGTAGAGTATACTGCGGGCAACGAAGACAGTATGTTGGAACAAATGGAACAGCATATTCCACATTTAGAGCAGGTGTATTTTGCAGGTGGCGAACCACTTATAATGAAAGAACATTATTATCTATTAGACAAACTAATAGAGTACGGTAAGACAGATGTGCGAATACAGTACAATACAAACTTTAGCGAAATGCGTTATAAAAACAAACATGTATTCGATTACTGGCAACATTTTACGAATGTTAGTGTTGGCGCCAGTTTAGATGCTAGTGGTGCTAGAGCAGAGCTTATGCGCAAAGGCACAGATTGGAAACAAACAGTTGAGAACAGACAACGCATGTTAAAAGAAGTACCGCATGTGGACTTTTATGTAAGCGCAACCGTGAGTGCAATGAACGTGCTACACGTGCCAGACTTTCACAAAGAGTGGGTAGAGTTAGGGCTAATTGAAGCAAAAGACTGGAATATTAATATATGTCAGTCACCAGACTGGTACAGACCAGATATATTTACAACGGAATTTAAAAAGAATGTTATAACGCCCAAGTACAAAGAACATATTGCATGGTTAGACCCGCAGGACAGTTTACGTCGTGCCATTAATGGCTATGAGAGTGTGTTGAGTTTATTACAAGGACAAGATAACAACAAGCAGTGGCCTGAGTTTGAGCAACAAATTGCAAAATTAGATGTTATAAGAAACGAAAACTTCTGGGACACATTCCCTGAGTACAAGGAACTAAATGGAACTTCCTAAAACAATATGCATGCTACCTTGGATTAGCATAGAAGCTAGTCCAATTGGATCCGCAAGACCTTGCTGTTTGGCAATAGACGAAATAACAGATGAGTCAGGCGAAAAGTATGACTTAAACAAAGACAATTTGCAGACAATATACAACAGCAAGTACATGCAAGACTTACGGCAACAATTTAGAAATGGTGAGAAACCAGAGACCTGCACACGCTGTTGGCAAGAAGAAGCCGCAGGCCGTGCAAGCAAACGCATACACAGTAGGATCCGACTAAAAGAGTTTGTTGACAAAGTAGACTATGCTAACGACAAACCAGACCAATTATGGTTTGTGGATTTAAAGCTGGGGAACATTTGTAACCTAAAGTGTCGTATATGCGGAAGTTGGAGCAGTAGTAAATGGGCACAAGAAGAAATAGATTATATACCCGAATTGAAGAACAAAAAGAGCCACTTGGCATACAAGTTCTTGCAACAAGGACAATGGCCAAGAAAGACACAAGCCTTCTGGGACAACCTACGTGAACTACTACCCAACATCAAGTATCTAGAATTCACTGGCGGTGAGCCATTTATGATCAAAGAACACTTTGAATTGCTACAGTATGCAGTAGATCAAGGCTACGCCAAAGACATTGACATACACTACAACACAAACGGTACACAATGGCCAGATGCGTATGAGTTATGGAGTCACTTTAAACGTGTGGATATTGCATTCAGTATCGACAACGTAGGCAAGCGTTTTGAATACGAACGCTACGGTGCTAAGTGGAACGAAGTAGAAGACAACATAAGACGTTTTCATAAACTGCGTGATCGCAACATAAGAAAAATTACCACACAAGTGTGCATGACCATTAACGCACAAAATGTTTATTACTTAGAAGAACTATGCGAGTGGGTAAACACACAAACGTTCAATGATCATTACTTTAACATGTTACACGATCCTAAGCACATGTGTATTGATGGATTGACACCAGTAGCAAAACGTATTGTGGTGGAGAAGTTACTTAACGGTAAATTCATGCCCAAACATAAAGCAGAAATCATGCGCATTGTAAAATTTATCGAAAATGGTGCAGGAACTGACGGCGAAGAGTTTGTGTTTAAGATGCAACAAACTGATAGATATCGTAAAGAAAGTTTTTCAGACACACACCCGGAAATAGCAAAGGCAATGGGGTACTAACAAGACTATGGAATTAAAGAAAATAATAGATAGTAAATCATACAGAAAATTTAAAGGGGCGGATTGGCCTCAGTATGACGATTTTATTAATGACAACTATAGTGTTTCTCCTACCATTGACAATGAATTAAGTAATTTTGTTGGCGTAATGGAGGAACATTATAAAGATATAGCATCTAAGTCAACCGAAGAGTTGTCAACATCAATTCAAACACGCCAGGATCAAGTTTTTTATAACAAATCATATACTGGAACAAACAGGTGCAGGGAACCATGGGAAACAATGGGAGTCAATGAAAACGGGAATGTTTTTTTATGTGCTTGCTCAAGTTGGATTCCTATTTTCTTAGGCACAGTATTGGATTCAAAAAACATTTACGAAATATTAAATTGCAACCAAGCAAAGAAAATTAGATTCGAGATTCTTAAAGATAGATATTACTACTGCAATTCTAGTATATGTACGTTTTTCCAGTCTGCTAACCCAGCATCGCACAAAAAAACGTACACTGATAAAGATCAAATACCTTTAGAGTTAGACGATCAAGATGATTCAAATCTTTGTGTTACACAAATACCAAAAAATTTAGTTTTTGATTTTGATATTAGCTGTAATTTTAAGTGTCCGAGTTGTAGAGTAGAATATCAAAATTACAACAATGATCTCATTATAAGACCAATTAATGATACGATATCTGAAAAGATTAAAAAATTGATAATTGACGAAATCAAGGACCAACCTATAATTATCAGATGGGCTGGCGGCGAGCCATTTATAAGTGACGTTTATTTAGAACTGCTTGACTACATAATAGATAGTGGTAAAACAAACATACAGAATATTATACACACAAATGGCAGTGTCCTTATTGCAAAGAAAGACTTAGTGTTGAAGTTACTTCCTTATATCTCAGAGTTACGTATAAGTTTTGATGCAGGCTGTGAGCAAACCTATAAACTAACACGAGTTGGCGGACAGTGGGACAACCTATTAAAAAATGTAAAATTTGTTAAAGATCTAATAGAAGAAAATAATTTTAAAACAAAGTTATCTGCTGACTTTGTAGTACAAAAGAGTAATTATAAAGATCTACCTCTATTTGCTAACCTGTGTAGAGAGTTTGGATTGTCGATGAATATACAAAAAATGTGGAATTGGGATACCTGGGACAAAGAAGTTTTTTATGACATGAATGTATATGATAGCAAACATTATTTGTACGACGATTTAAAAGAATATTTTAAGTTAGCTAATTTACCAATGGCCGAAAATTGAAATCAAAAACATTATGCATGGCACCGTGGACACACACGTATCTGAGTCCACAGACAGAAAGACGTTTATGTTGTGCATCACGTGAACCAGCACAAAACTTTGAACAGTACATAGATACAAAAGCAGGTACTGGTACTTATATACCTATTACATTAGAACAGCATTGGAATAGTGAACACATGCGTAGTGTGCGCAAGCGCATGATGGCAGGAGAAACGTTACCAGAGTGTGAAGTGTGCAATGACAAGTTATTAAACACTGACGTTTACCGCTCATATTTTAACAGTTTATTTGGGCATAAGTACTTACACGCAGTAGAAACAACTGACGAAACAGGTTACACCTCCATGGAGCCAATCTCCTGGGATTATCGATTCAGTAACCTATGTAACTTCAAATGCCGTATGTGCGGCGACATGCTGTCCAGTGCATGGGAAACTGAGCAAAAACAGCATGACATGGTCAATTGGCACGATCCAAAAAACAGTTGGATGCGCCCCGAGGTCAAGAATCAGATTGAACATTTCCAAAGTACTCAAGTTGAACAAGAGTTTGCACAAGCGGTAGAGGACCACCGTGTCGAGGAAGTCTATTGGGTAGGCGGTGAACCTCTCATGTACGAGCAACACTGGAAGTACATGCAGAGAATAATTGAACTGGGAGATGGAAAAAATGTTTATGCAAGGTACAACACTAATCTTAGTAGGATCACTTATCGCGGTTGCGATCTTTACAGTGATATTTTACCTGGGCTTCGCGACTGGCAAATATGCGCAAGCATTGACGGTACAGGCACAATTGGAGAGTATGTCAGAACAGGTCTTGACTATCCGGAGTGGCTTGAAAATTTTAAACGAGGAGTTAGTACAGCTACTCATAGAAGACAAATGAGAATAGACTTCACGCTTACCTTACCGGGTATGTTTGAAGTCGTTCCAATAATCAAACTAGCACGTGAGCTTAATGTAGATATCTTGGCTAAAGTTGTTTTCAGCTTTAGCCCGGATATTGCGTTGAGTCCACTAGCACTACCAAAATCTATTTTACATAAATGGGTGGACGAACTGTTGCCGGACACACATGGTGCAATGCATGATGTACTACAGCAACTTAAATCACGTCCTACGTTTGACGAACAATGGCCAAATGAATACAAACAAGGACTTGCAAAAGGCAAGGCTCGTGTGTTACAATTAGAAAGTATTAGAACGCAATCAACTACAATGGATGAAATATTGTCCAAGAGACCAGACGTATATGAGTGGTGGAATCAAATCAGTTAAGGTAGTACTACGTAATCCTTTAGACAAAAAAGATCAGTTAGACTACACAATAGAATTAACAGATACCCAATTGGCGCAGGACTGGGCGAGTGCATTGCAGGTAGAATTACGAAGCAACAGACTATTAGAAAAAAATTATTGCTTTATGGGCTTCCCCCATTCGCCGCGCAACTTGCCCTATCTGTGTCGCGAAATAAATGATTCGATATACCGTATTAATATTTTTAATCGCACAGGTATTTGGCAGCAAGCGGGACTTAAACCTTACATAATAGAAGATTACTTTACGCCAGACACTGTCCGATTCGGTGATGAATATCCTGTTGGCTATGATAGTGACAACTTGGGCCTTGGGGTCAAGCATGGTGCAATGAATAGACTACATAACTACTTCGAAGTACTGCAAGGCACTGTAGAAAATCTAAGTCCTTATTACAAACATGCAGATTTTGAAACCAAATACGCTATTAGGCAACTAAACAACTTATGTCACGAATCAGAAACGCTTATTCTAAGTCAACGTAAACAAGCAACAGTGCCAGACTGGGTACGTCCTAGTCAGATTACAACATTCTTGCAAGCATTACGTTTTGAGCTAACGGACGAGCATAGGAAAGATTTTATTGCAAACGGATACGACAGAGAGTTTGGTGGAGTATACATGCACTGGACACAAATTGGCAAAACACTGATGGAAGTGTTTAGGGATGAGCATGCACCAGAATTAACTGACACGGTATGTGAAGCAATTACTCATTTACAATACTACTCGGGAGAGTTTGATGTAGAGTGGGGTAAAACAATACGCTATGTTGATGGTTACGAGTGGCACAATAAAGAAATTGATGACTTTACTAATTGGTTAGAACTTAACGGCATGGACCCAACTGATCCACAGTTAAGTTTAGGGCATGCAAAAATTGGACAAGTATTGCTGACAGAAAGTTTTGGACAATGTCATCCCCAAGCAATACTACAACATCTTAGCAATCACTTAGACATTTACCGTATAGAAGTTGGAGACGTGAGTAATACGTTTGATTATTGTTGGGGTGACCATAACTACAAACAAACGCAAATAGACATGATGAGGCCAGGGTATGAACATAGTAGCAGGGGGTGATAGTTTCGTATACGGTAGTGAATTAAAAGACTGCATACGTGCGCATAGTCACAGCACATTTCCTGCATTGTTGGCACATGATATTAAACAAACATATAGATGCACAGCCTGGCCCGGTATAGGCAACGATGCTATTGCACGTAGAGTGATTGATGAAGTTTATGTATACCGCATGCACGGCACTCAGGTCCGTGATTTATTTGTTATTGTAAACTGGACATTCCCTGGCAGGTATGAATTTAGATTCAACTACGACACAGGGCAACGCACAGGTAATTGGTACGCTATTACTCCGCACACCGCAGATATCAAATTAGAAAATCCTATAGCAAGAATGCAAAGCGAGCACATTGCTAGAGCTACGCAAAAAGGTATGGCAGGTTTTGCTGAAACTTTCTACAAACATGTAGGTGGGGATTACTGGGACACATACCAATCGTTAAAAGAAATAGTGTATCTGCAAAACTACTTAATTGCAAACGGAATAAAGTACATGTTCACATGTGCAGATAACAGTATCTTGTGCAATAAATTGATACATGACGCTAGTAACAGATCAATGAAGATGTGTGATGATAACATCAACATGCTAGTCAAGGAGATCAAAGATCGACAACAAAACTGGTTTTGGTTTCCGGATGGTGAAACAGGCCCAAGAGGTTTTTACCAGTGGGCAATGGAAAATAAATACCCTAGTGGAGAAACACATCCACTAGAAGAAGCGCACGATGCCGCTTATCAACTTATGAAGGACAAGTTCAATGAACTGGTTAAAGAACCTTTGGAATAGAATCATCCTAGAAATACGCTATCGTAAAAAGCTCAAAGAACTTAAAAAACGAGATCCTTTTATTTACAAATGATTTTAACAATAGGCGACAGTTTTACCTACGGTGCAGAACTTGACAATCGTGAACAAGACGCATGGCCGTATCTATTGGGAAGAGAATTAGACTTTGGAGTTTACAACCTTGCTGTACCTGGGGGTAGTAACGATAGGATGTTTAGGGTTACTATTGACCGGGTTGTACAAAATAATTATGAACTAGTAATATGCGCTTGGACTGAACCGTCAAGACTTGATTTAATGTTCGGAGGAAAAGAGCTACAAATAACCAGTGCTAGTTATCATCACCACACTAGGTTCCCGTGGATTAAACAGTATTATGCAGAACACTATGATGTAGCACACGCAACACAAACTTGGTTAGCAAAGGTATTAGCACTACAAGATCTTTTAAAACAGCGTAGACAAAAGTATGTGTTTGTTAGTATGGACGGGCACTGGGACGACTACCACTATAAGAATATTGGTTTACAGCATATGGCTGATGCAGTAGACAAAGAACACTACTTGGGTTGGCCTCATGAGGGATTCACGCATTGGCAGGATGGTTGTCCGTTAGGCCCAAATGGACATCCATTGGAACTTGGACATCAACGAATAGCAGATAAAATTTATGAACATATTAGGAATAAGCAGTGGTTTTCATGACGCTGGTGCTAGTGTAATAAACACAGCAGGCGACATACTGTTTGCTAGTCATAGCGAACGCTACAGCAAACAAAAACACGATCCCAATCTATGCGAGGGGATTGTGCAAGAAGCAATGAGCCACGGTATTGATCATATTGCATACTATGAGCGTCCTTGGTTGAAACAAATACGCAGACTCATATCAGGTGAAGGATTCAACTGGACGCAAACCAGTGTTGATAAATTGATATTCGATCAAATCGGACGTCCTGTTGATGTTCCTGTTAGCACACATAATCATCATTTAAGCCATGCTGCCGCTGGATTTCAAACATCTCCGTTTGAACGTGCAACAGTTGTTGTAGTAGACGCTATAGGTGAGTTGGATTGTATTACCATATGGGGCGCTGAATACAAGAATGGTCGTGCAGTGTACAAGAAACTTTGGACCAGACGTTACCCACACAGTATCGGGTTGATGTACTCGGCCGCAACTGCACACATAGGACTACGCCCAATGGACGAAGAGTATATTCTAATGGGAATGGCCGCTTATGCCGACAAAGAAAAAGTACGACATTATTCTAATCAGTTGTCTCACAAACTTGTAGCAGACTTTACTAATATAAAATTAAAACATAATTTACACACAGGCTTTGACGGTGTGTTGAGCAACGAACTGTCGGTTATTAGCGATGCAGACATGGCTGGTAGTATACAAGCAGTTACAGAAACATTGCTTAACAGTGTTATGTGGAATGCGGCAAACTTTCATTGGAGTAAAAATTTAGTATTCATGGGAGGTGTTGCACTTAACTGTTTAGCCAATAGACTTTTAGGTAGTTGCTTTGACAATTTTTGGATTATGCCAAACCCAGGTGATGCTGGTAGTAGTTTAGGAGCCGCGGCACTAGTGCATGGTGGCAGACTAAATTGGCAACATCCTTATCTTGGTCACAACATACCTGGTGAGTATCCTGTAAAGGCACTGGTAAAAGAATTAGCCAAGAATAAAATAGCAGGTGTAGCAAGTGGCAGAGCAGAGTTTGGTCCTAGAGCATTGGGTAACAGAAGTTTACTAGCGGACCCACGTGGCAAAGAAATAAAGGATCGTGTAAATGAAATTAAACGTAGACAACACTTTAGGCCATTTGCTCCTGCTATACTGGCAGAGCATGTGCATGACTATTTTGAAATGCCCAAAGGTTGGCAACGTAGTGATTACATGCAAGTGGTAGCACGGTGTACAAGTGACAAGTTTCCTGCTATACTACATGCTGACGGAACAAGTAGAGTACAAACAGTACCTGCAGATAGCGGCAGTGGATTTAGAAAACTGTTAGAAGCATGGTATAAGAAAACAGGTTGCCCGATGTTGCTTAATACAAGTTTAAACATCAGGGGCGAACCGATGGTAAACGATCGTGCAGATGCTGATCGTTTCGAAACTGAATATGGAGTTCGAGTACTATCATGAAAAATTTAGTTGTAGTCGGTGACAGTTTCTGTGCTAGTAAAGGTTGGCCCCAGGAACTAGCACAATTACTAAATTTAAATTTAGTTGTTGCAGGGTATAGCGGACACCCATGGTGGGCTTATCGACATTTCTTGAATCAAAAATATATTAAAGATATGTTGGCAACAGAAACCGATGCCCTTGTTTTTGTTCACAGTTTCGCAGAAAGAATCCCGTTCGATTGCCCTAACTATGAAATAGCAAACATCAATAAATTTGATCCTACTCCTAAAACAGAAGTAGGACTAGCAGTGAAACTGTATTACAAGTATTTAGAAAATGCACCTTTTGCAGAATGGGCACAGCAGAAATGGTTTGAAGAAATCAATAAAGAATATTCTAACATCAAAACTGTCCATTTACATGGTTTTCCTAGTTCGTTGCCATTTCGAAACCTACTAGGTGGTGTACAAGTACTTCCAGACTTAACATCGATTAGTATTGCAGAAATATACAAGGACACAGCACATCCTAACACATTGCATCAAGACACCAGACTAAATCATTTTAGTAAAGAGAATAATTCTGTCATTGCGACCCAATTATGCAAGCTAATTACAGATTATTCTCCAGGCGACCACGAATTCAACTTGGATCATTTTCAACTAAATTAGAAAGAATAGCATGAAAATATTAATATGCGGATTACCCGGAAGCGGTAAAACTACACTAGCAGAACCATTTGCCAAACTAATTGGAGCAGTGCATATCAACGCTGACGCTATTAGAAAAGAATACGACGACTGGGACTTTTCCCCAGAAGGGCGTATGCGACAAGCACTACGCATGAAGTATCTGGCAGACGGTATTGTCAAGGCAGGTAAGATCTGTATAGCAGATTTTATTGCACCCACAAAACAAGCAAGAGCAGGGTTTGGTGCAGACTATACTATCTGGATGGACACAATTAAAGAAGGTAGGTTTGAAGATACAAACAAAATGTTTGAGCCTTTAGAACGTGATGAATATGACTACCATGTTGCGGAATGGTTTGAAAATACGCACCAAGAACTTTTGCAGATTGTAAGCAAGTACTTGTGGCCTTTTATCAATGATAAGAAGATAAAGATAAACGTACATGATATCTAAACGTAGACACTTAGCAAAAGCAATTACATGGCGAATAATTGCTAGTACTGTAACAGCACTGATTGCATGGTGGTTTGGTTTACCTGCCAAGGCAGTAGGATTGGTATTTGCGGCAGACTTGGTAATTAAATTTATATTATACTATGCACACGAACGTGTATGGTACAACCACATAAAATATGGAGTAACAAAATAATGGCATTTGATAATCAGAAACCAACTACAGAAATGTTGGGTCGTTGGCAACCTTGGCACGACGGACACACTGCACTGTTTAAAAAAGCACTGCTGGAGTCAGGACAAGTATGTATTATGGTACGTGATGTTGGAGGCATTGTGGGTGAAGACGCAGGTGGTGGACGAACGGGCGCACAAACTGATAATCCATTTAACTTCGGCACAGTAAAAAACAACATCACTCAAGGACTGTTTGCCGCAGGCTTTACGTATGGTGAGGAATACATTATAACGCAAGTACCTAATATTGTTGACATCAGTTATGGTAGAGGTGTTGGATACACATTTACAGAACATGATCTTGGCAACGATATACATCAGATTAGTGCTACACAAATTAGAGAACAGTTACGAGCAGAAGGTAAACTTTGAAACAGAAGCACATAAAAGCATACATGAAAACTGCGCATGCATTTGCGGAGTGTAGTACAGCACGTAGACTACAAGTAGGCGCTATTGTCGTAAAAGACAATAGGATCATTAGCATTGGCTATAATGGAATGCCTAGTGGTTGGGATAACAATTGCGAAATTGAAGTTGAAAATGAACACCTAAAGAAATATCCCAATCCACATCAGCATCATGTGATAGAGCTTAAAAGTAAACCAGAAGTACTTCATGCTGAAATGAACGCACTAATGAAGTTGGCAAGGTCTACTGAAAGTGGTAATGGTGCTACAATGTTTATTACACACAGTCCTTGTTTGGACTGCGCAAAAGGCATGCATCAAGCAGGTATTAAAGAAGTTTACTACGAGCAAGAATATCGCGATGACAGCGGTATTAAGTTTTTGACAAAATCTGGGATTCAACTTCAGCTATTGTCTTGAGAGACTCTTCATAGCTCGTAGCATTTTGTCTTATTTCTAATATCTGATCTCTCCCGATCGGTGGCAGAGGAACACCTATGTCTGGCTTAGTCCAATCAATCAATTTATCATTTACTTTTTCAAAATTGGATGCAAGTTCGGCCCAGGCTTTATCTAAAAAGTCTGTGCTGTAAAATAAATTATAATTGTGTTCCAGCACTTCTGTCATGTCCTGTAACATGTCCTCTAACTCACCCAATGATTTCTTGCATATACTTTTTATAATATTACTTACGGCTTCTAAACGCTGTACAGGATCAGTAATAGCATCATAACTTTCGTCCCACCAACGACCGAATGTTCTAAATCCGTAACTACGGAAATAATCTAAATTGTTTGCGCAACCAACAAGTACAAACGGTTGTTTAGCAACAATAGGTTTGAATATTTTTTCAGTTAAGTGTGTACGATCGTCCCAGAACATAGTCTCAGTTACTACATGTAAGAAACTTGACATTAATTCTGGTAATGGTCCTATACTTTGACTTCCATTGGGGATGTCTGCTTCGGAACTGTCGATACGCAATGAGCGCGGCAAACTGTTTACTTTTGCTACAACTTGGTTAATATATTCACGGCTAAAGAGAAACTTTTTATTATTGTTAACTAATGCATCACGGCATGTTTCGTTGTGTACTGGGCAGTTGTGACTATAACTAACATACCCTTGATCGATGACATCAGCTAATTCTGCTACTAGCAGACTTCTATAAACACGCATGTTGCCAGTAATTCTATTAAAACAAACAAACTTCTTTTGCAGTTTTCTTTTTGATGGATCAGTAATGTTAACATTATATCTATAACCTCTATACCAATCACTTGCACAAAACGCATGGAAGAAGTAATTAACATCTACCGCATTGTAATGTTTAAGTATCTTTTCTTTCTCCTCACTATGTCTTTCTGTGCTTAGCAAAATCATTGGTCTGAATTCACCTTGTAAATCTCTATGGACATCGTTAATGTAATTAAATAAAGGTGTGTTATAAAACAAGTCAAGAGGTTCTTGATCATAAATTACAACCATTGGTCCATTGTCGTTACCTCCTATTATTTCAACATTTTCTGGTTGAGTTGATCCAAAAGGATGTAGGTACATTAGGGAACATTCTGTTATAATACTTTTAGCTAAATTTAAGATGTTCTCATTATGACTATATATATTATACATGTTTGATGTTTTTTATTACGGGCCAAAGCCCAACTTATTTGAATTTGAGAAACCTGCTAGTAGTCTTAGGGATGCGGCAGATCAAAGTCGTACACGCTTCTACTGGTATATTTATGGGGGCAATGATTACTCAAATTTTAATTTTAATTTTGTACCTGTGCCGTGGGAAGCAGATCATGTACACAGTTTCAGTACGCAATGGCAACGCACAGGCGGAGCATACCTGGCCAGTCCACTTACAGCACATAACGAAGAATACAACTTCCACACCAGTGAAATAAAACGCATACAAGATAAGACAAACTGGATCACGCCCAAAGAGGTTGATGATACAGACTTTGATTACAGTTGGCATCCTGACGATCTAGAACCAGAATACGAATACCATTTCCCTACACAGTGGCAACGACAAGGTGGACCTGTGTATCGCGGCACTGCTGGTATTAAGTTTATGAGTAGCCAAAAAGTTAAGACCAACAGTACGCAAATATTCTACATGGACTTTATGAATGAACAGAGTAAAGATCAACTGGAAAGTTTGCGTGAACAACACCCTACAATAAAAAGCACACGTTACGTGGATAGTCACTTGAATGTGTTTAAACGTATCATAAACTTAGCCACAACAGAGTATGTGTGGGTTATCAGCAGTCTGTGTGATTACAGCACGTTTGATTTTAGTTGGCACCCGGACCAAGCACAACGTAACATGATACATGTGTTTCCTAGTGGCAATAATCGTCGTGGTGATACATTCTATATTCGTGTAGAGAGCATCCGACAACAATTGTATGAACTAGAACTGCTGGACTGGTTTAATGTGATTAACTATTGCGATGACCAAACTGTGAGATGGTTTCCAATACCAACAGTTGTGTATGATCATGATAATCTAATAGAAGAAGTTAAAAATCACGATTTTAAATTTCCCTATACACTGTTTACCAATCAAAAATACCTAAACATGAATTACCATTTTTGTTTGTGGCATGCCAAGGATCGTGTAGCCAAACGTGTTAGCCTAAGTGGTGCATCAAGTTTAGTACCCAAGGATGTGAAGGTAGATTTAAAAACACAAATGTATGACTACCCGTATGTAATAGAGACCAAAGGTGAATATCATGTGCTGGAACAGAATCTTGATATTGTGTACATCAGCAACGGTGAGCCTGACGAACGCAAGTATTACAACCATTTAACTTACTGTACCTCAGATGAACTGCGTTATGCATTTGATGTTGCCGCGTCAGGTAATAGGCTTACTACAAGTCCTAGAGTAAAATGGGTGCGTGGTGTTAACGGTAGAACAGCCGCATACCAGGAAGCGGCCAGGCAAAGTACTACACCGTGGTTCTTTGCAGTGTTTGCTAAACTAGAAATTAGTCCAGCATTTAATTTTAACTGGCGCCCGGACTATTGGCAAGAGCCTAAGCATTATATTTTTAATAGTGTTAATCCTGTAAACGGGCTGGAGTATGGACACCAAGGCATGATTGCCTACAACAAACGTTTGGTATTAGAAAACAACGATCCCGGGATTGACTTTACACTGAGCCAACCACACGAGTCAGTACCACTACAGTCAGGCGTAGCACACTTTAACCAAAGTCCTTGGATGACGTGGCGTACAGCATTTAGAGAAGTGCTTAAACTAAAACTGTTTATGGATACAGAGCCCACACTAGAAACAGAGCATAGACTTAAGGTTTGGACCACAGTAGCACATGGCCAACATGCTGAGTGGTGCATTAATGGGGCTAACGATGCTGTGATCTATTACAAGAGTGTCGGGGGTAATTATAACAAACTCATGTTAAGTTTTGATTGGGACTGGCTACAACAATACTTTACGAGCCTCTATAAAACTCGTATATAGTGTCTACTATACGTTCTACCTCTATGTCAGTGAGTTCAGGGTATATAGGTAGACTTAAACAGTGTTTTGTGAACCGTTCAGTGCTTAAAAACACATTATTTGACGCCGCTAGGCCCGTTGGTAGATCATATAGTCCTTGTGTATAGTGAACCTTAGTATCTATGTGGCTGTTGGATAGATAATCTATTAGATCGTGCCTATCTCGTGAAGGGTATGTTCGAATAACAAATTTGCTCCAGGCATGCTCTGTGAACTCAGTACTGGGCATTGGCACAATTATTTCCTCTGGCATGTTTTCTATCCAAAAATGGGCAATGTCAGACCTACGCTTCTGCCATGAATCAAAGTGCTGTAGTTTAACTAACATTTGGGCACAGTCTGCTTCACTCATTTTACTATTGGTGCCCCAATAGCCATGGTCACTGGCTTTACCATTGTCACGTAAATTAAGTACGTGGTACGCAATGTCTTCGTCATCAGTCAACACCATGCCACCGGATCCGTAACTGTTAAAGTTCTTTGTGGGGTCAAAACTTAATACACTCACAGCACCCATTTTGCCACTGGGTATGTCTTTGTAACTAGCACCAAAACTCTGTGCGGCATCTTCAAGTACAGCAACATCCTGGTTAAAGAATTCTGTATGCATTCTAAAACGATCGTAGTCCACAGTGTTGCCAAAAAGATTAACCAGCACAATAACATCTGTTGTATGATCAACTCGTGCATTGTAACTGTCTAAATCTATTATTCCGTGATCATCAATGTCGCAAAAATCAATAAAATTATTATTTTGGTTAACAGCATTTAGTGTGGCCGGAAAACTAAGTGTGGGTAACAGTATATGGCTGTTTTGACTATCCGTTAATGCTTTGGTAGCAAAGGATAGTCCCTGTGTGCCACTGTTAACTGCAATAGCATGCCTACGGTTGCATCTGAGTGCTATTTCTCTTTCAAACTTTTCTGTATAGTTGCCATCAAGCACTTGCCCACTAGCGTACACTTGATCAGTAACGTCCAGTAATTCATCTTTAATATCTTGGTACTGTCGCCTGATGCCAAAGAAAGGAATATGGTCAGTAGCCATATATTTGACTGCGCCAGTACTTGCTGGTCTGGAACCAACTTAGGTAACGAGTGAAACCTTCGTTAGCGTCAATCTTGGGATCGTACTCAAAATCTTGCCTAGCACGGTCAATGCTTAATCTTCCACGGCTAGGGAAATTCATATCCCTGTCCTCTACTTTGATTGTGCCTGATCCTGCAAGTTTGGTCATTAGTTCAGCGGCTTCTAGTAGTGTTAGTGTGTGTTGATTACTGCGTGTTAAGTTGTAAATCTTATTAGCGGAAGAAGTGCTGACTGCGGCTTGCGCAATGCCCATAGCTGTGTCGTCTACGTGCGTAAAATCTAGTCGTTCGTTTGCTCCACGTACAAGTAAATCACCTCCTTTAAGCGCAGAAATGGCAAACTTACTGGCTACACGATCATTGACATCACGTTCTCCGTAGACAGCACTTGGTCTTATTATAACATACTCTAGACCGTGACGTCTATAGTAATCTTCAACTAATTTCTCACCAGCATATTTCATAATGGCGTACTGCCCATGTGGTGAGCACACAGCATCCTCGGTCACATCATCTGCAAAGTTACCGTATACCATGCTAGAGCTTATGTAAACAAAACGTTTTACTTGGTACCTTACTGCTGACTCCAACAGATGTATAAGCCCAGTTATCATTGTTCTACTGGCTTCTATTGGGTTATCATTTACAACCTTTTGTCTTGGAAAACTAGCAAGATGGATAACCACATCCGATCCATCCATGGCTACTCCGTTGGCAGTGTATGGACTTACGATATCTGCCTGCCAACTTTTATACCCTGACGCTGTTTCTCTTGATTCTTTAAGATACGCAAGTTCTGCTTCGGGTATAAAACCGTAACTGGTGTGTGAGTCTGCACCATGCACAGTGTGTCCTTGCTCGGATAGGATCCTAACAACATTGTGTCCTATAAAACCACAACTACCTGTAACTGATATGTTTTTTGTCTGCATATTTTAATAAGAAATAAGTTTCTGCTTCTGGTGATTTGAATTCGCCATACACCACAACTGTGAAACCTAGATGGGGTGAATCACTTGGTCGACAATAGAATACGCGATCAACAACATTATCCTTAACCCACCGACCTTTTTCTGTGTCCATGAACTCACCTAGTGGAAAAGACGCATATAGATATGGGTCTTCTACATCACCCATTGTGAGACAGTGTATTAGTTTGTGGTTAGGGTTGGTTGTCACTTAAACCGCCATTGGAGCCTTGATTGCTGGATGGCTTTCGTAGCCAATTAGTTTAACATCATCCATGGTAAAATTGTTTATATCTTTTACGTCTGGGTTAAGTTGTAGTGTTGGAGCAGTTAACGGTTCACGCTTCAACTGTTCATGCACTTGTGGCACATGGTCCAAGTAAATGTGTGCGTCACCTAGTGTATGCACAAAGTTACCTGGTTTTAGACCACATACTTGTGCAATCATACAGGTTAGCAAACTATAACTGGCAATGTTAAAAGGTACACCCAAGAACATGTCACAACTACGTTGATACATCTGACAACTCAGCTCACCATCAACAACATAGAACTGCGCAAACGCATGACAAGGAGGAAGAGCCATTTGATCAATCTCACCTGGATTCCAAGCACTTAGTATATGCCTTCTACTGGTTGGATCCTGCTTGATACCTTCGATAAGATTTGCCAGTTGATCCACTGAGTTTTTTGCTTGGGTGTATTCAATACCTTTGAAGTTTTTCTTCTCTAGGCTAACTGGTGTGCGCCAGTCCCGCCATTGTACTCCGTATACTCTACCAAGGTCACCATCAAACTTTGCGTTGGGTTGCCAGTAGTCTGCTTCCGCATTAGCAGTCCATATGGTTTTCTTGTCTGTGTCACGTGTACCATGCAGTATTTCTGCTAGTCTACGTTCGTCACTAGACCCTTCGATAAACCATAACAGTTCCGACACAACACTACGCCATGCTAGTTTCTTTGTGGTTACTGCTGGAAAACACTCACGTAAATTGTAGCGTTGTTGCATGCCAAACACACTTATTGTTCCTGTGCCTGTCCTGTCCTTTTTCCTAACGCCGCTGTCGAGTACTTGTTCTAGTGCAGTTAAGTATGTTTTCATATGTAGTCAAGTGGCTTTTTTTGGATTGTTGGGAACGAATCAATATAATCAACATTATACGATGTTGGTACTTTAACGATAAATTTATTACTGCTATAACCTAGATCAGCAGGCATCAAATCTTCGAACAGTGTTGTGTGATGTGTTTTCCCCACATTGCTTATTGGTTGCTTTATCTATGAACTCTTTTACTAGTTCGTCCATGCTTGCATATATTTTTGACATTATTTGTTCTCCTTCAGATTGTTGTTCTTGTATGTACAAAAGTTTAACATACCTGACAGGCTAGGTCTACTACTTCTAATAGTCATTGAATCCATAAACCTGTTTATGCTTAGATTGACTTCAGTATAGAAACCTGACCCTTTGCGATGTGTAACATACGCCCAGTCAATAATATCCAAGCAGTCCATTATAATGCCAGGCCCGCCAAGTATGAAGATCTTTTTGTCTGGGTTTGATGTACTCATTTCCACCAAACGTTGTTTGTAGTTTTTGTGGAATCGGTTTACTCTAAAGTGCTTTGCATGCAATGGGCTAGAACTGATAACACAATTTTCTCGGTCCGGCATAGGTTTGGGCATTTTAGGATCGTCCCAGGTGTTGCGACCCATTACTACTATATGCCCTAATGTGTGCTCACGAAACCAAGCCATGTCTTCTGGGTCATGATCCCAAGGCAAACTGCCTTTATGACCAAATCCACCCAATTGGTCAATACTAAAAATTGTGTATATCATAAGTCTTTTAGAATTTTATCTGTAACAGGTTGAACAGTCTTTGACAGTTGCGGTACGCTAATGAAAAAGTCTACGTCATTTATAATGTCATCCATTTCGTCTAGACGTCTTTGTATTTCAACTTCTAAACTCTGTGGATCTTCGCCATCATTTAATAGTTCTTTTACATAGATGTTTACACTCGTGCCATCCTTTAGGTTAACACTGATACTATCGAGCACCTGGATAGGAACTTCATCTTTCTCTGTACCTTTAAGGATGGCTTCCCATTGTGCTTTCTTACTAAGATTAAGCCGTTTGCTTCTTCTTTGCTTTTTTGGTTGTTCCGCCACGTTTTGCCCCTTTAGCTACACCTGCTTCTGCTTTTAGTCTCTTTGCTTCTGCAAGCATACCCTTTGCATCTGCTTCCATTCTTTCTGCTTGGGATATCTTTCCTGCATTGATATCGTCATCAGTGAGTGCGCCTGCAATTAATGCTTCTGCACTGGTGTTGCCTTGAGCTTCACGTGATCTAGTTTCGCCTACTTCGATTGCTTGAGCTTTTCGCGGAGCACCGCTCATGCCTTTGCTTGATTCAATGTCTGCAAGTCTGTCAACTGCGCTTTGACCTTTGGCCATTTCATCAAGTAAGTCGTTTAGTTCGTCTAACCGTACACTTGAGTTGCTGGTTGGTGTAACAAGGATTTGGTTAGTAGGAACCTTCTTTAAGAATCCTTGTGAGTGCAATGTGTGTAGACAGTTGGTACCGTCACCCATTATGGTCCTAAACAACACTTCATTTAGTTCTGTGGTATTTTGTCCTGGTGCACCTTCCAATGCTGCCATTACTTCATCATGCACTAGTCTTGGTAACAGATCACTATAAACTACAAGTGCCATGTGATCCAAATCTGGTATGCGTCTAAAAATAATAACACACTTTTTATCATTGTGTTTACCGACGTGTTTAATCATCTTTCTTCTCCTTAGTTAGTGCTGTTTCTGCCTGCGGTTCTGCAGACTGCTGGATAGCACCTGATTCTTGTAAGAATTGAACCAGTTTGTTATACACTGCTCCAACTTCTGTCATTTCTTCTGCACGGATAGCACCACGCTCTGTGGTTGCCCTGATCAAGTTCATCATTAAAACTAAATCCTGCAATGATAGACTCACGCCTTGCGGTGGTGTCTTTTCATCATCGGGTGCTGTTTTTGTTTCTGCCATGTTTTCCTCCAATCAATTTGTTAATATATTTAACTGTGTAACAAAAACCAAAAATTTTTATAGGCGATCAGGTTTGCTTATTTGATCTTTACACATAGCAAACATGGTTGCTTCACTGGGCAATTCAAAAGCGCCACACGCATACATGTGTATTCCGGCTTTCCAGTTCTTAACTAAAGTGCTGTGTGGTGTACCATTTTCCATAGTATGGGTATTGTCGTTAGTATAGATATCACCAAACCAAAAACGACCTTCTAGATTTTCCCAAATCCAATCTGTGAATTCTTTATGTGTTTGATGCACATAAAGGTCAAACATCACTTGGGTAAAGTGTGGCGGACAAGTTCCTTCAATCAGTCTAGTACCGTGTACGTTTAATGGATTGGGGTCGCCATCACGTAACATCTTTTGACTCTGCCTTACCGCCTGTGATTATCTGAAACTTATGGTCACCAGCACCAATACTGCTGTCTGGACGTACCAGTTTGTCTTCTAATATGTCTTGCGCCTGTGTTACAAAAGTACTCAGCATGTCTGTGTTACTAGTGATCTGTGCTATTTCACACGCACGAGCCATGTCGTCTAGTGCGTCTTGCATTTTTAGTAAACGCTCTTCAAGTTCGTATATAATGATCTTGACTTTCTTAGTTGCTTTTAGTGTTTTAAAATCTGTTAGTTCCATGGTTGCTCCTTAGAAATTAATCAACGCTACACTTTGTTCATGAGTATAAACTATTTTCCAACCTTGGTCAACAAGATATGGTACAGCAGTACCACCTTTACCTGTCCAAGTGTTACCACGTTTAAATGTATCATCTAGTTGTATAACACAACGATCTTGTGCTTTTTTAACACATAGTTGAGCCTGTAACAGGTGTGCATGTTGACTGTTTGTGTTGTTCATAACAACACCTAGTTCTTGGTAACGTTTTATTTGTCCTTCTACCCACCAAGGCAAGTTGTCGGGATCATATATGTAATCAAAGTTGTCAAGATAAGCATAGCATATCTTTTCATCTAAGCGATTACGCAAGAACTCTTCACCTGTTAGGCAGTAAGCATGACAGTTGTCAATACGGTCACTGTACTGTTTCATTACCTTGTATGCTTCAGAATCAAAGTCTACTGAATAGTGTGTGAACTGAGTACATCCAACCACAAGACCAGCAAAGAAGTCGGTTGACCCTTCTCCTCTGCCTGCTCCTATTTCTACTATTGCGCCTTCTAGTTGATCAATGTACTTGAGTATAAACTGATGTGCCCTGGCCCCCATCAACGACCCTTCTTCATTTCTTCTTTCTCGTAATGGGCCCAAATGCCGAATGGTGGTTCACATGTTTCGTTGCCTTTGATAACCCAAACAGTTTCGCAATAGTCCGGATCACCCCACGAACCAAATGGATATCCATCTGTAAACATTATGAAACGTTTGGGTTCGATACCTTCTTCTTTCATAAAGTCCCAGTTGCACTCAAAGTCAGTACCGCCACCACCTGCTAGTTCATAGTCTAGTATGTCTTCGATGTTGTCTGATGTGTATGTTTTAACATTGTACACGCCAGTATCAAAGCACCATATGGTAATACGGTATTCCTCAAACGATTCCATAATGCTTTTTACTTCACTTAGGAATGCTTTGGAATCTTCATCCAGTATACTTCCAGACTGGTCAAGTGCAATACACACATCAATCATTTCGCCTGGCTTCATGCCTGGAAGTATACCATCAAAGTGCCAACCACGTCTGTTAACTCGGGCAAAACTGTAGTCGTCTTTGTACACAGATTGAATCTGCTGACTGATCAGTTCACGCCAATCAATAACAGGAGCAGTTAAGTCTTTAATAAGACGTCTTACACCTGATGGTAAGTTACCCGACCCTGCAGACTGTGCGGCTGATAATACAGCACCACGTATTTCATCTTTGATCTGTTTGGCTTCTTCTGCACTAATCCTAGGACGACCGTTACCATCTTGATCATCGTCACCTGCGCCACCACCTTCACCTTCTTCTTCGAGGTGCTCGTCCAACAATTGATCAGCTAGGCTTTCTATATCAATCTTGTCGGCATTGTCGAACAAGTACTCGTACACTTCTTCGTATGCCCAGCCTCTAAACTTTGGGTCATGAAGTATTGGTACTACGTTAATTTTTTCACCAATTCTTTGATCGATAAGGTCTTGGTTAACGCAATAGTCTGCGGCAATGTTACTGAGTTTAGCGTTACGATCATCTTTACGTCCCAAGTGATCATACACTACGTGTAGCACTTCGTGTCCTGCTAGGAACTCACACTGTCGTAATGGTAACTTGTCAATAAACTCGGAGTTGTAGTAGAACTTCCTGCCATCCGTGGCGGCAGTAGGACACCACGCATCAGCATTAACTAAATCCATACGTGATGTAAGTTGTCCAAAGAAAGGTGCTTTCAGCAACAGTCCAATTCGTGCAGTTACCAGTTTTTCTCTTGCCCTGGCATCTATTGCAGGATCAGTTTCAGTTACTACACTGTCCTGCTTATTAATAACTGTTGAATCACTCATGTTCGCTCCTTGTAAATTACTTATTAGAACTTGCCGCGGCAATTACATACTTGCCATACTTCTTGTGAAAATTATCAAAGCTAGGCATCTTGCCAGGTACCATTGGAAGATTGTATGTAGTAAGAGCAACACGAGCACCCATAACACATACTTCGGTGGTAAAGTTCTCCATCATAAATTTTAAGAAGTTATCGGCCTGCTTGTGGAAAGCTGGGAGACTATCCTTGTTCTTTTCCAAGAAGTCCTGCAACTCGTAACACATACTAGTCGTTAGAGCATACATGGCGCTGATCTCTTTGGATTCCATCTTTGTAGTTTTGCCACTTAATATATCTTCTGGCTTAGGTAATGACCCAGCAATTTTGCGGTGCGCCATAAACTTACCACTGACGCCTTCACCAACACTACCACAAACTAGATCACTAAGTTCACCGTCAGTAATATCTGCGTCTTTGCAGAAATCTGACACAAACACCCATGATCGCGGAGTAGCAAAACTACGACTCGACGAACGTGGTTCGAAATCAAACAGGTCTTGTTTAGCAAAACTCAAGTAACCAACAACATCCTGGTGTACTTTATTTTTAACTGCCCAAGTTTGCCAAGTTTGAAAATCAGCTTTAACTTCTAAGTGAACGAAGCGGTTGGCCAGCGGTGTCGGCATACGATATGTAACACCTTTGTCGCTGTCGCGGTTACCAGCGGCTACGATAACCACGTTCTCAGGAAGAGAGTATTTACCAACACGCCTGTTCAGGATAAGCTGATAAGCCGCCGCTTGTACCGCCGGAGTAGCGGAATTCATTTCGTCTAAGAACAAGACGATAACTGGGTATTCTGCGGCTAGTTCTTCGTCTGGTAATTCAATTGGTGGAGCCCAATCCATTTTCTCAGCTTCTTTATTGAAGAACGGAATACCTCTAATATCAGTTGGATCCATTTGACCAAGTCTAAGATCAATCATGTATCCGTTTAGATCATCTGTAATTTGGGAGATGATATCACTTTTGCCTACTCCCGGAGGCCCCCATAAAAACACAGGTCTTTTAAGATTAAAGCACCGTTGTATTCTAGCACGGGCTTCTTCTACATTTACTGTTCTTGTTTCGCTAACTGCCATTTATGCTCTCCTTTATCAACTTATCAAATACTATTATAAGCTCTTTCTGGCCAAATGTCAATCAGTTTATTTGGCGGTGTAAGTTGTTAATTATAAAGAAAGATTATCTAAGTATTGTTGCAGATTGTCAGCATGGAGTTTCAGCATCACAGTTTCGTCCTCGCCTGTAAGCCAAACAGAACTTAGATTTTCTATGTAGTAACAACAGGATAGCAGACGACTCATTTGTATGAGTGTGCGATTTTTGAGTTTTTCTGGAAGTTTTACTTGATATACTGGAAACTCTACGCCTCTGAGGTATTTGAAACCGTCTTTGCTTAGGCGTAATTTATTTTGGTCGGTATGGTTCCAAAACCATTTACGGAGCCAATGGTCTAGGTTGGAGTACTTACCTCCGCCCTTTTCTAAGAAAAGTTTTGCGTAATCTAATTGACTAAGGAAAGACTTGCTCACCTTGCTTCATCAGTACAACTGTGAATTGGTCTGTTTTAAACAGCGCATTGAGTTTTTTACAAAGGTTAATCGCATGCCCACTATTACTAAAACTTACCTTTTTGTACTTAGGTCCTGGGTAATGTAATAGTATGTTGTGACTTTTTAGATTGATTGGACGGTCATCATAAAAGACTGCCCAAATTCCATCACTACTTAGAACTTGATCGCTTTTATAATTTGTCTTGTTAACATGCTCTAACAAGACCGTCGGCTTTGGTCTGGACATCTCTATTTCCTTGAATACAGTATTTATGACTAAAAAGTGGGTATATAATCATTAAAATCCACCTCCGTCTACACTTATTGAATTTACAGGCTCAGACGCAGATGTTGTTTCCTGTGTCTCAGCAAGATTAGCTAACAGCACATAGACATCACTATGTAAATTACGTGCTTCTTGTGCTGTTAGTGCCAATTGTTTACTACCGGTCTGGTTCATTAAATTAACTTTATCGTTAAACTGTTTGATTGCTAAACTGATCTTTTGCATTAACTTGCGTCTCCGTCGTTATAATAATATTGATCAAAAAGCCAAAAGTTACCACCAAAACCTAATACACATGCCGCCTCTATGTTCATCTCAAGCGCCATCCATGAATTTTGTTCTGCGTTAATTATAATTGCAATCGTGTTGTCTGGGTAATTGTCTTTGATGTTTGCGCCCTGCCAAAAAACTTCGTAGCCTTGATCTTCTGCTATCGTTAGTACACTTTGGCTAGCGTAGCATTCTACTGGCTTACTTCTCAATACAGATTCTTCACTGTCGTCGCTTAGTTCCTGTGCAAATATTTCTGCCCCGATTGTGATTGCTCCTGTTGTAACTACACCCAGGATAAAACCTTGTGCAAATTTTTTAATTATCATAATTGTTTCAACTTTTCTAACATGTCTTGTTCTGTTTTAAATGGGCCACGGTATTCATACCTTTTGATAACTATGGTTTTGGGACAAAATACTTTTGACCATTTGTTGCTTGACTTAATTAAGTACCATCCTGCACAATAATGACTTCGACTTTTTGGTAACTTGGTATAGATAGCAACTTTGTGTTTTATATCGTATACTTCATTATATGTCCGACTGGTAGCAGGAAAACCATGAACTTCTTTTTGATTTTCCTTGGCACCTGATTGGTCATTAGGTGCAAATCGTATGTTGTATTTGGACTTTATATTTTTTACGTTAGAATATGTTTCTCTTCGGTCGTCGTGTACATACACAAAGCCGCCGTTTTCTACTGCTTGTATAGTAGCAATCTGGTTACCAGATTGCTCTACCACCCAATATTTGTTTTTGATTATAGTTCTTGCTACTAGGTCATTCATAACGTTAGTTCTTCCTGGATATACCTTTTTAATTCGTGATCCCCTACATCCTCTGGTATTTCTTGTTTATAGAATAGTCTATAACTGTCACTGCCGTACTTGCCAATGCCATATAGTGCAGTGGCATCTTCTCCGTCCCAGTTTTCAAACTGCTCACTCATGCGACACAGTCTTTTTAACCGTACATGTTTCATTCCAAGTGGTGCAATTACTTGTTCAATCTCTTGTGGCGATGCCTGCAATAACTTATCATGCGTTGGCCATTTAGCAAAAAACTCAGGCAGTACACGTTTAACCTGTTTACGATTTGTACAGTTTAAACATATAACACCAACCATGTGTTGCCACACGTTGTATACCTGCTGTTGGACCATCAATTGATCAATCATTGTGGATTCTCTGCTCCTAAAAACTCTGCATACTGTTGACTGTGTTCACTGAGCTTAACCAGATCATATTTGCCACAAAACTTTAAAAACTGTGCGCCTACCATTGGTCGTTTTCTAGTAACACTGCCTTCTGTAATAGTAGTTGCAATTTGTTGTTTTACTTCTTCGGGTTGTGCAGTGAGATCAACCAATATCCTGTTGCGTTCATAATCATCTAATACTCTGTGTTCTTCACCATTATGGTCTGTCCAACGCTGTAGCATTAGATTGTTCCAATTAAAGCCTTTTGCATTTCGGTCAGCATAGGCTTCAAGCAATCCAATTTTGTTTTTTGTACCTTTTTTACGCACTCCCGGATACGCACTAAACACATTATCTGTGCTATCACCACGCATACACTTTTCAAACAAGATCCACTCTGGATCAGGTATTTGCTTGGCCTCTTTGGTCTTCTTGTCCATTACCAACTTACCTCTCTTGTCGAATATACCTTCCAGTGTGTGTAGCTCGTCTGCAACACCATTGTATTGCTTTACGTTGTTTGCTAACAGTTGATGGAAGTCTGTGTCACTACTTACAATAACATGCTCGTCATCTGGGTGTGCTTGTACCCAACCTGCAATTAAATCATCTGCTTCTAAGTTACTGTGACGCATCACAGTGCAATTTGTCTTTTCATCTAGGAAAGTTTTTAATGAATCAAATGCTTCCCAAAACAGTGTATCTTCTTCTGCTTGTGCTTCGGTTAGTGCTTGCCTTGCAACTGCTCTATTCTTTTTATAAGGTTCATAAAAGTCTTTGCGCCAACTACGCCCTTCTAAACAGAACACAACATGGTCTGCTTTATGGTCACGCCACGCCTTGTTTACACTTGATAGTGTAACGTGTACAGCAAAACCAAGTTTATCCCAGGTGTCGCTTTGACGGTGTGCGCTGTGTCGGGCGCGAAAGAATGTGTTTGCTGTGTCTACAATAAGATATTTCATTTAATAATAGTAGCATATTACAGAAGCTTAGTCAAGTAAGGTAACAGGAATTCTGCCCATTTACGATGACCATCTGCTCTGTAGTGGTAACTTGGAAGTGCTGTAAGTCCTTGATTCTTTAAATAGTTGTAGTATGTCATGTCTGGGTTGTATGGCTCTATAAAACAATCTTCCCAATCTTCTCGATCTTGCAATGGGATGTGTCGAAAGTTACTGAAACTGTTGAAAAACAAATGCGGTATTTCTTGTTCTTGTAGTTCTTTGTGGAACTGCCAAATCTTTTCATGTTCTTGTTGTTCGCACATGATCCAGTCTATGTTAGCAATATAAAACTTGTATTTTTCCTTTACTAATTCAGGCCAGTCTTCTCCTACGCCACCTGCATTAATTTGCCAATAAGTGTTATGGTGCAACCATTCTTGCCTTTCATGTGTACTCCATCCTATAATAACAGCATTAGGTTTACCACCTGCAATGTATGCTCTAGTGGTACGTAGTATACGATCGTTACTGCTGGCGGCTTCTGCACCACAGTGCAGTATAGCAAATAATTCGTTTGCTATTAAACAACCATAACTGACCTTTTCGTTCTCGGGATGAGGTATACGTCCAAGATTATAGTAAAAAGGATCATCTTCTGCAAAACAATAATCGTTAACTGCTTCAGCTCCCGCACTATGGCTGTCACCATTTACATACAGTATCATGAAACTTCAGTTCTGCCTTCGCCTAGGTCATTCTGCGTATTTTGTCTTGCACGGCCTTCTGTCTGATCTTGATTAGCCTCCCACTGTTCGTAGTTTTCTGCTAGAACATTTTTACATACTGCATGGAACCAACGATCGACTATAACAGCGTCAGTATCTTCTTTTTTCTGTTGGTAGCCTGCTTTAACTAATTTTGCCACAAAGTGATCATTCCAATCAAGTTCAAACGCACCATTGCCTGGATCATCTGGGTCAACTTCTACTGTTAACACATTTACCCATGGTTCTTTCTTTTCTGATGCTATTTCTTTATCAGTCTTCTTGGCTTTGGGTGCTTCTTTCTTTTGTGGTTTTTTCTTCTTGAACATGTCAAACATTAATGTCTCCCTGGGTATTTTTCAATTTCTTGTTTCCATTCTGGATTAAACTTGCTATCATACTGTATATCATTGGTAGATTGTACTGTTCTGTGAGTGCTAATTTTATTTGCCAAAGCACAGACTGACCATGTACATTTATCATCGATTGGTTTCTTGCAGATGACACATGTGTTACTCATTGATTTCCTTTTAATTTCCAAATTATAAATTCGTTAGCTGACACCCAATACGTGCTAGTTGTCTTGTCGTTTCCTCTATAGTTGTATAAGGAAACAGTTCCTTTGTAGGCTTTTTTTAAAAATATTATTCGATTACTAAGATAGCATCGCTTGGGGATTAAGCAAAACTTTGGGACCCAGTGCTTGCACTGTCTGAATCCACTGACGTGACCGAAACTTTTAAATAATAGGCCGGGGTTTATAGGCAACTCTATGTCCCCCACTCATTCTTGAACAACGGAACTTGGAGTCGATCTGAATAACGTAAACCATTTCGCATAGCCAGGTTGGCTACTGCTTTATTATTTAACCTGTACGTATGTTCGTCGCCACCAACTGGCATCAAGTATACATGACCGTCAAAGCCTGCTAATCTGTATTCTTTTACTGCTTCTAATGCTTCTTCTGCATCCTGCTCGTTCGCAATAACAAACTTCAAGTAGGTGTAACCAAAGTGACTATACTCTGCTACAACATCAGGGCAAATAGCATCTTCCTTCTTTTCACCCGAACAACTTAGTTTAGCACTTACGCTAAACGTTAATGCACTAGAACTTCTGCGACTGGTCCAATCACTTAGGAAATACCTAAAGTCCTCATGCAATGGTTGCGTGCCATTTGTTTCTATTGTTATTTCCTTTAGTTTCTGCATCCTGGGTTGATTCAACAAGTCAGGATACTCACGTTGCCAACCCAGTAATGGTTCGCCACCTGTAATAACCAAGTGTTCTTCACGCCACTCTTTAAAAGGCAGTGTATCCACGATCATGTCTGCCAGCTCGTCGTTTTCGTATGTAGGACTCAAGTGCCTAAACTTGGGATGCCAACTAGCATAACTGTCACATCCTGTTTTTACCAGTGGTAAGTCACCATAGGTTTTGTATTTGAATTTATCGTTCAGCTCAATAATAGCGTCCACTTCTGTTGTCTTTTCGCCTCTAGGCATACCAAAACCAGCACATTGGAAGTTGCAACCAAATGTACGCAGGAATACACTGGGCACACCCATGTAACGGCCTTCTCCCTGCACTGAGTAAAACAGTTCGCTTATTTTAAGTTTCATTAATGATTTCTCTTTCCGTCAAATATACAATTGAATATCAAGTTCATGTCACCAGTGTTTGTGACTCTGTGGAATGCACCGTCTGGAATCAATACGTAATCACCTTGGCCAACAGTAAATGGTTCACTGTCTTCGTCCCCAACAATCATCTCTCCCCAGCCTTGTACAAATACATATACTTCTTCTTGACCGGGGTGCCTGTGTCCGTTAGTGCGTTGTCCTCTGTATAACTTTGTAGAACTTAATACAAGATTATTTAGAGTTTTATTATCTTTAAGCAAATAAACATCAGTATCCTTAACCACGTCACCGCCAATGTCATGCCAACTATATTTCAAGCTCATTCAAACAGGTCCTCGTTCCATTCTCTGTGTCCTTCACGCCAAGCCATGTTGCTTTGTGTCTCACGTATCTCGACTCGGTAACACCAAAGTCTGTCTGCTTCTGCTTGACCCCACATGTCTGGGATATACACACCATTAACATATTTGTACAGTTGGTCTGCTAGTCCTTCACAACCAAGTCTTGGTAGTATGGTTATTTTAGCCATCTTCTTTGCTTGCAGTTGCTTGTACATTTCTAGTTCTGGATCATCTTCAGCAACCAGTAGCGTATGATCAAACTGATCTTGTAGTACACCTTTTAGTTCTTTTAATCCACCGTAGTCTGCTACCCAGTTTCTAACGTCTAAGTCATCCGTTCCGAAAAAGAAACGCATTGTAAACGCATAGCCGTGTATCAGATTACAGTGACTGTCAGCTCTCCATTGCCTGTATGCACAAGGAAACTGATCTACATATTCTTTTGTACTCACGTACTTGTATTGTCTTGGGTTGTTCATTGTGTTTATCCTATATTAAAAGTTATTATAACATAGGCTTGCAGAATTTGTATACCGGGTTGAATGCCAGAAAAGGCCGGTTGCAACTATTTATTGAAGTTAATATATACACTTTGTCTTAGGAAATGTAGTGGTACCCAAAATTTCATACCATGCATAATTTCTGTGCTGTCTAATAGATAAAATGCTTTGTTGTACTCTAGTATGCTGTATATAAACTGCCGCTCATCTTCGCTCCAAAATTGTGTACCTGTAAATGGATCTGCTGTTATTGCAACAATAAGAACATTGTTAACACTGTCAGCATCGTCTGTGTGCAGATTGTTTTCATAATATGAATAATCTTGCCAACATGAGCAGGCTGAAATACAAGCGTTTTTTCCAAAATACGTGCGCAGTTTATCTGTAACTAGGTTAAGAATATTTGTCGGCAAGATGACTTCTTGTACTTCTCTTCTGGTTTCACCACTGGTGTTAAATTTTTCACACAGAGCATCCGAAATAGCTTGATATTCTGTTCTCGAAGGGGTGAACAAATTGAATACTTGAGCAAAATAACCCAAGGTTTCGTTATCAAAAAATTGTTTTATTTCTCCACCATACGGGCTAAGTTCCATCTATTTGTCAAATACAAATGAGCTTGATTTACTGTGCTGTTCCCACCAAACTTCCCAAGGAAATTCAATCCAAACATCCTCGACACTTTTATCTATTTGTTCGCCATAGTAGTCAATGTTGTACATAAATTTACTTGACTCGTTATCAATCAACATAGCAAATTTAACACTGTTATTGAACAAGTAACGCCAATGCCTTGGGTTGGAAAAACTAGTTTGCCAGTCACGACATATATGGTCCAGTGTTGCACCAGTATCGTTTATATCGTCTACTACTAGTACATGCTTGCCAGTATGTGCTAAACCCGCTAAATGATGTTTGCTTTCATTTTCTTCGCCAGGCTGAAGGTCACGTAGTTTTACTTTGAGTGTTTCTAATGGTACATCAAAGTATTGACTGATCATGTTTGCTGGAACCAAACCACCACGTGTTAATCCGACTACAATGTCTGGACGCCACATGGATTGGTCCATCTGCCGGCACATATTATATACGTGCTGTTCCACAGTAGAATTGGTAAGTCTCTTCTTTATCATGTTAGCATTATAACATCAAGTTTATAATAAATCAAATAATTCCAAAAGGGAAACCACACACACCACAGTTGCAAGAATTATAACAGTCCAGTTAACCGTATCTTCAACCGTCGGTTTCACGACTTCCCCCAAACTTCTCAATGCAGGTCCACCACTTTTCTTCAATCCATGCATCTCGTTTTTGTTTGTTATCAATGGTTTCAATTTCATTTAGTATTTCAATTGCGTACTCACGAGGGAAACCTTCCTGTTCTGGCGGGAATGTATTCAACACACCATTGTATCCAATTTTATGATAAAGTTTAAGTAACTTATCAAATCTGGTTATCTGCTCGTAGCAGACGGCTCTCCTACTTTGTTTATTGTAGCCAGACTGTGTCTTGATAAACTTACCATCTTGGTAGTGTGATTGTTTAAGTACACCATATGCTGTTAGGCATTCCTGAAGCAGAATATCTGCAATTATCTCTGGGCTGGGATCCTTTGCCCATTCATTTACTACTCTTATGACCAACGATCGACCCCAGTCTTCCGCTTTTTGCTGGTCTCCTGGTGTTTGTGCATTGGGAAACGAAAAGTTTATACTGGTTGGGTCAAGTCCTTGACTAAGTTGTCTTCCAATATCCAAAGCCAAATAAGCTGTTGCTTTACAGTACCCAACTGGATCGCTTTCTTGGGCTTGTGCTACTGATGTTGTTGATACCAACAACATTGCTAATATCCACTTCATGTGGTTCTCCTAAATGTTATTTGTGCTACTGTGCCTCCTTTGAAACTTTATTGCTATTGTATTTACTCGTTTAAAAAGCTAGATTTAGTTTTAATTGTGCTTGATAGAATCCTAATGTGTTGTTGTAAGCACCTAATGTGTAGTTTATGTTGCGGAAACTGTTAACGTAACTTACACTCGAATATGTGGCAAACTGATTTTCAATTTCAAAGTTGAATGTATCGTAGTGTACAACGCCTTGTGAATCAATTGTGCTAGGTAAACGCACATCTATACCGCCTTTGACAACATAGGGCATACTACCCACAGCTAGTCGTAAACCGTCATTTCTCCAGCTGATTTCGCCCCAAACACTGTCTATTGGGGTTACATTTGTTACTAACCCACCATCAAAGTCGGTAGTTGTGTGCATGTTGCCTATGTTAAACATAAACTTGTCTTTTACGTGGGTCACTACAGTTTCTATTGTTTCGGAACTGTTTATTGTACCCCACATACCGCTCATGTGGAACCAAGGGTTGCGATCTGCTAGTGTAGTGTACTGTCCTTGCAAGTACCAGCCTTTGGCAAGTTTGATATCTCTCAGCCCCATGGTGAAGTTACCAGACTCATCAGTTGGACTGTAGTTCAACATACCATCGCTGTACACATGCTCGAAGTTATAGTCCATTCTGGTTATGCTGTCTATTAGAGCTACATCATACCAATTGTTCTGTATGTCCGGAGTATGCATACTGTTGATGTTGATGTCAAATCCTCTGCCAGTACTGTCTACTGCTGTAACGTTATCAAAACTGCCAAAGTTTACACCAGCGATCTCACCGTTAATGGCCCGTGTCCCTTCACGTCCGTCTAGTGGCATGCGCAGTTCGCCCACGGGCAACAGTGCCTGATCTATATCAATTACACCTAGTCCGTGTACATCAGGATCGAATCCTGCAAAGTCTGTGAATGCTGTACCTGCTAGTATTTGTGCGGCTACTTCATCTGTAACATATGGCCATACTTGCTGAATCAGTGCTATGCTGGCTGCCGCTGTGGTACCTCCTGCATCACCTAGCCTACTGGTATACACTGCATTGCTTCCGTCGTTCAGTGTTACAGCAGTAACCAACAGTTTATCTCCGTTAGGTCCAGTTAAGAATCTAACAGTGTTGAACAAGCCAGTAGCATTAGACTCATTTGCTCTAGCGTCTGACACAAAATCATCAAAAATTTCTTCAAAACTTTGCACATACTTGCCTTCGGCTGTTTGCAGTAAGACTCTGGTGCTGTCACCTGTGCTGTTCTGTGCGCTTAATAATATGTCAGTCAACCCATCATCATTGACATCTCTTAACTGCGAATTATAATCTCCGTTGGTAACATTATCCCAACCTACTCGCACATCGTCAGTCACGTCAACAAAGTTACCGCCACCGTTGTTTTGTAAAAATTGTACTTCAGTTCTGTTTACACCATCGTTTGGATTTGTGCTAACGCTAACAACCACAACATCAAGTGAACCGTCGTTGTTAAAGTCGAAAGGTAATGCTCTGATATCATGACTACGTTCTACACCTACAGCAAACAAAGAATCAAAGTCACTGGACTCAAATATGGGGTTGGGCAGTTTTGCTAGTTCAGTGAATGTTCCAGTGTTAGCACCAGTCTGTGTAAAACTAAACAGTCTAGAATCTTCAATTTCCCTAGTTGCTTTATCTGGCAAAGTGGTATTAAATGAACTGTCTACAAATACAAACGTTGTGGAACCATCACCTAGAAAATCTCCTGCGGCTAGTCCGCTCATACCAAAGTGATCTGTAGTTATCTGTGTCATTGTACCAGATACATCGCCTAACATCACAACTGGATTACCGTACCCTCCTAGTATAACATCATCTAATCCGTCACCATTTATATCGTGTACCTCAACATCATGTGTCCAAAGGTTAGTAGCATAATCATCTCTGCCAAAACTACTGGTACCACTGTTGGTAAACACAACAGTATCTCCAAGGAAATCCATATCAGTTGAATGCCCAACAACCATGTCAGTGTTGTTATCACCGTTGAAGTCACCAAATGCGATTCCTGGCTCGGCACCTATTATTTGATTTTCTGTTCCTGTGAACCAACTGCTGGTTTGGTTTTCAAGTTGGTCGCTACCGTTCCAACCAAATACACTAATTTGACTGTTCTGCCAGGCGGCATTTTTAGCTGTTTGATCGGGTGCAGTTACAAGGTTAGTATCACTCTGGCTCATACGTCCAGCAATGACAATTTCTTCTTTGTTGTCATTGTTTAGGTCTTGTACAAATATGTCCTGCACAGGGGCAGTTGTGCTACCACTAACAAATAGATTGTAACTGCCTGCTTTTACTGGTGCAACAAAATTGGTGTTGCTAGAAGCCGAAAGTGTTGGGCTGGATATTGTGGGTCTAACGTTTGGACCTCCGCCCCCGCCTCCGCCACCACAGGCTACAATAGATAAAGACAACGCACAAACAAAAAAGTACTTCATGATCACACCATTAAGTGTTGAAAAGAAGTACTTATTATATACTCAGTTAATGATTTTGTCAATCATTTTATCTTGGCGAAAACTCCTGTTGCAGTTTGATGTTGTCAAAGAACTCTTTCTTTGTGCCCGGATCATCTTTGAAAGATCCACGTAATACAGTAGTTTGCGTAAGACTACTATGTGCCATAATGCCTCTATTTTCACAACACCCGTGTGTTGCTTGGATGTAAACACCCAAATGCTTTGCGTCGGTTGCGTTACCAATCTCACGTGCAATGTCGTTTGCAAGTTCTTCTTGCAACGTACCACGTCTAGCACACCACTGTGCAATACGGGTATACTTGCTTAGGCCAATAAGTTTGTCTGCGGCAATAATACCAATATAGGCTATGCCTGTAACAGGCTGATGGTGATGTGAACACATGCTCTTTAGTTCGCTACGTACTACTAGCATACCGTCATAACGATCATCTGAATCATTTGGGAATGCTGTTGCCGGAGGCATTGGATCATACCGCCCTGCCATAAGTTCATGTATATACATCTTAGCAAGACGCTTTGCTGTGCCTTTGCTGTTGGGATCATTTGCTTGGTCAATAACCAAACTATCCAACACACCCGAAAACTTACCAGTAAGTTCATCCACCAGCTGATCCAGATCTCCTTCTTGAATATGCTCACTGATGTTATCGCCTGCCCAGTAGCGTTTGCCTGCTTGTTCAATTCTGTCTTTAATAGTTTTGCTAATCATGTATTTCAATCTCTCTTAGGTCTGGATATTGATGATATTTAGACTGTTCTTCCAGTACTGATAATTTTTCTAATCCTAGCACAGCATCTTCAATTGCTGGTTTGTAATGATACCCTACCCTAAATGATCTCTGTTGCTCCCATGGACTAATGTTCAAGTCCCGACCGTCATATCTCATTTGCGATAGCTGATCATAAGTTTCTACATCATCTACTAGTATAGCACCACCGTGTCCTATATGTAAAGGCTTTCCGTAACCAAAACTTAAACACTGCATTTGTCCTGCTTGATACATGCCACGCTCTACTTTACGTGCGCTATCCCAAATATCCGTGCCATAAAATCGATACTCGCCTGTCCATTTCTCTGGAACCAACTCATATTCGATACCAAGTTTGTGCATCAACATGGGTATGCTCAGGTATGTGTAACAGGTAAACTGTACACGTTTAACCTGTTTTAATCTAAAGCAAAGTTCCAGTGCATGTGTACAACAATCGGTCATTACTGCATACGGAGCACCTGTGTATTCTGCAAGTGCTTGTTCAAATTCAAATATTTTGTCAAACATTAGTGTTTTGTAAGGCTGTTTAGATACCAATGATGTGCAGTAGATACAACGTCTTCCAAGTTACTGTATTCAGGAACCCAGTTAAGTATTTCTTTTGCACGAGTAGCATCAGCAATCAATTGAGCAGGATCTCCGGCTCTTCGTTCGCTAACAGTAAACTTTGGTAAACCGTATTTTTCTTTTACGAAGTTTACAATTTCCCAATTGCTAATACCTGTATTGGTACCAAGGTTAAAAATATGACAAGCAGGATCTGGTCTTGCTGTCTCCAAGTATTCAGCACCACAAACGTGTGCTTGTGCAATGTCTTGTACATGCACATAATCCCTAATACAACTGCCGTCTGGTGTTGGATAGTCATCGCCGTTGAGTGTAAACTGTTGATTCAACATACTGGCCTCTAGCACCCTAGCAACGATGTGCGTAGCACCTAGTTCTTGACCAAGGTCAAATGCGTCAGGCTCAGCACCAGCGGCATTAAAATATCTAAAACAAATACTAGCAATACCGTACGCTCTAGCATAATCTTTCAGAATAACTTCTGTTAGGTACTTTGTATTACCATACGGACTTATTGGATCTAACCTTGCTGTTTCTGGAATAGGAACAGTGTCGGGCTCGCCATAAACACTTGCACTTGAGCTAAACATTATGGTAGGCTTAACAGGCAAGTCACGTAGACTATTCAGCATGTGTATTGTTTTGGCAATGTTGTTATCGTAGTACTCACCGGGATCAGTAACACTTGGACCAACCAGACTGGTACCTGCACAATGCACAATGTAGTCTGGTTCGTAATCTTTAATTAGATCTATTGATCCAGGACTAGCAAAGTCATCATGTCTAAAGTGCTTGATGCCTTTTAGTGTGTGTTGTCTGCGTTCTTTATCAATAACAAACACTTCGGCGCCATGTTGCGTAAATGCTCTAGCAACATGGCTACCAATGTATCCGCACCCACCTGTAATGACTACCTTCATCTGTTCTTGATTGTTGAAATTAATTTACCAGCACCAAAGTACTCGTCTTTAAGTTTAAGTGCTTGTTTATTAACTAGGTTAGTGTACTTGTCGTAATTTTCTATATAGTCTACAATAGTATCACAGACTTGCTGTTTATGTTCTCTGTAATTTTCAAAGTTTTGAGTCCATTCACTTGGATACTTAAACTCAGGCAATGCCATCTCACTATAACTTAACCTGTCAGGCACCATGGGAATAGCACCCACTAATGCTCCTTCGTACCAACTTATTCCAAGTGTTTCTTGTAAGTTAGCACTAAAAACAATTTTAGCTTCACCTAACAGATTATGATATTCGTTTTTTGTAAGTTCTTGCTCTTGACACATCACAAACTCGTACTGTGGCAATGATGCCTTTAAGTCTCGGAATATCTCAGGTTGTTTTTCTGGAGCAATCCTGTGTGGGAAAAGTATCAAGTCCCGCTTGGGTATGTTGTTATGTGGCGCAAGAGTATCTGCCATATACTCCATAGGCCAACCAGTGCGAGTTATCTTTCCATCACTGAACATTCCATCAGCCCAGGTAATTTGCCAAGGATGATGGAGTACACTGTAAAACATTTTAATATGAAATACACTAGCAAAGAAGTTATGATCAAACACTTCGTACATGCTTTTTTCAGCGTGTCTGACCCAAGGCTTGTCACCAATGAGTCTTCCTAAAAAGTCTTCTGGATCATAACTACCAGCATGCCAAAGCCCACCTATCTTTATGTTGACACCTAACAACTCTGCCATATACTTTAACTGTATAACAGTAGGGTTCCAAGCATCAGTATAAAGGAAGTAGTCACCGTCTTTAACTTTGCCAGAACAAAATAGTTCACCTATTTGTTCTAGTTGTTTAGACTTGTACACATTAGTGCCACCAAAGTTTAAGAACGCACCTGGCGTTGTTGCTTGTGGTGTCTCACCGCCACTTATAACAGTAACAGGCTCGTCCAGTTCTCTTTGTAGGAGTTCTGGGACATGAGTCTTCCACTGTTTAGTATAACGTGTGTCTACTGCTTCTAAGTCTACTAGATATATCATCGACTTACGTAAGGTTTCTTTACAAAGTACCAAGCATCCTTGGGTCGTTTACCATTTAGCACACGTTGATATTCTCCCCATGGCGTTTTCTCATGATATAGGTGTCGTTCGTCAAAGTTGTATCCTTGCTTAACACAGAACTCACGGTAAGCGTCAAGGTCATCATAAATTTGATTAACCTCTGGCTTCATTGTGAGATATTTTTTTAGCCAACTAGCGGCCATTTGTTTCTCCTTGAATGTTAAAAGATGAATATCCCATAAGATTTCCTATTTCCTCATGCGTATCCATAAAGTTTAAATTTCGTAATTTATCTTTGTTTTGTATAAAGTTACAAAATTCTGTTCCATCAACTTGTTTAGAATTTTTTAGTAAGTTCAGCACAAAATTTAGTTTTGGATATTGATCAGTAAACATTGATAGTCTTTCTATTAGAACATCTTTTGCTTCTAATGTCAAGTTGTTCAACGATAACTGAGACGGTTTATGTACATCACCAAAGTAAAATGTTTGGTAGTTGTATCTTGAAATATGCGATAACAGTTCTGGCAAGTACAATGCATTTAAAATACTTACTGCTATTGCAAAATGTAATTTAATATGATTGTGTTGTTTTGTTAAATTATCAAATTGGCTTACGTTACTTACCCACTTATCCCATTTTCCCAAATAGCGTTCATATTCAAATCGCTCGTTTGTGTTGTCTACACTTATGTGTATGAATACCTCTTTAAAGTGATGTAACTGGTTGCATATATCAGGGAATTGTGTACCATTGGTTATAATTTGAAAAACACAATGTTTACTATGCCCTGAATCAATTAATCTTTCGATGACTCGTAAGATATTTTTATTTAGCAGTGGTTCGCCACCCAATATTTCAAAGTTACGTATAGTTGAAATATTTTTATCCAGTTCTTTCCATATAGTGCTGTTTTCGTCTAATGTGTTTAGATGGATTTGTAACTTTTTATATCGTGGATCTTGTTTAATGTTGGCGTACTGTGAATCTTTAAGTTCCTCTACAGACAGTATCGAACTAGATCGCGGTTCACAAATCACACAACCGAGGTTGCACAAGTTACTGAAGTGTCCGTTAAGAAACTTCATCTCACCTTCGCCTTCCCAGTCTATTTCTCCGTATACATTGTTCAGCTTGTACTTTGAATGCGTAAACCTGGTAGATTTGCCCTCTGGCGCATCTAAACAGTTCTTCTTACATCCTTCTGGCTTTATGCCTTGTCTAAACTGTTCCCTTATCAATTTCATGTCGCTTGAATTTTGCATGTATTCAAACGAATCTTTACTAGCATCCAATAGAGTACCGTTATGCTTTAAGTATGAACCATAAAAATCACAGCACGGCTTAACGTAACCTTGTGGCTCTACATGAATGCCAGCCCACGGATAAGGACAAAGTTTCTCTTGGACATTAAAAGTTGGTGTGTAATTCCCTGTTTCTAGTTCGTCAGGAATATTATTTTTTTTAACTTCAATGTTATTACTTGCAAAAAAATCATGCACTCTGGTTTGATTAGTAATGACCAATACAAATGCATTAGGAATCTTACACAATTCTATTGTTTGTATAACGTGCAGTAATACTTCTTGGTTGACATCACTGTTGTTCAAAAATATGAACTTGTAGTTGTTAGGATATTGTTGTTTAATAAATGGACTTATCTTTTTGTATAAAAAAGAAGAAGGCATAGTCGCAATGGTTTCTAACGCTACGGTCATATCAAAATCATATACCTTCCGGAGAAGATCTAATAACATTTAATATATTTTTGTTTGGGCTTGTTGGGATGTATTGTAAGTTATTTGGCAGCCATTCTCACCATCTTCGCTTACTTCAATTGTAACCACACGATCCGGGTAACGGTCTGCAATCTGTAAGTACAAGTCATCTGCAATCATTTCGCAAGACTTATAATTTAATTCAAGTACGCCTTCGACGTCATAAAGTCGTTGCATCCAACGCTTGAATTGAATAAATTCAATGTCTCTGTCGTTGTGGAACACTTCAATTCCTACCCTAAAGTGGAATATGTGTCTATGTGGCACGCCCAAGAAACTAACATCGTCCCACCCACCTGTTGCAAGTTTAGGATCTGTGTCAGCCCCTGGATACATGTGAACACCTTCTTTCTGGAAAGTAACCCAAATGTCCCTACGTGCATGATGCATGATTTGATCTACGGTATTTCTTTGTGATTGGTTCATATAGTTATTGTACAACTAATTAATTGAAATGTCAAACATCAGAGCTTACGTACTCTAATGCTTCTAGCATATCATTTGCATGTGCAATTTTTTCCAATTCTTTTTCTACAGTTTCGGAAAAGTCGATGTGTTCAGCAACGCCCTGTGGGCTTGCTATAAACAACTCAACGTTTGTCCTTGCAATAGCAATTTGATTTTGGTACTTTGCTCTGAGATTGTCAATGATTTGCTTTTTCATTTTACTTCCTCCTCGATTATTTGGTCGTTGGTATATTTAGACCAATCTGTGAATAGTTTTCTTTTTTGTAAGCTGTGTACGCTGTGGCACCATACACCAGGATTTGTTGCTTCGTAATCACTATCGTCAATCTTTAATGTAGCATTGTAATTTAATTTACGTATGTTGGGCAGTTTAACACTTATCATACTAATAAAACGATTACAATCCTGGAGATCCAGTGACATTACCTCGTTGTGATCGTTAACATCATAGTCCAGTGTTACCCAATAACCTTCGTCAATGCAACTGGTAATTAAAACGTCCCATTCTGACAATATGCCGTCCCAGGTTCCAAAACTTTGATTAGCACCCAAGTAGATATGTTCTACGTCATGTCTGAGTGCTTCTCGTAATACCTGTTCTGCGGGTACAAGCCCAACAACAAATAATGTTTTCATTCCATAGGTTGCTGAGTGTTCTACTTCTGTTCCCAGGAACATTGTGGCTTGTTCGTGTCCTTCTCGATTCATTATGCCTCCGGCCAGTTTGTTAAAAATTGTTTGTATGCTTGGTCAAAACCTTGACGTCTAAGATATACTTCATTTGGATCCCAGCGCCATACTCTATCAAAATAAGAATTATATGTATCTTCCACAGTATCGTCGTAGTACATGCATGATGGTATGTGCCCTTTAACTATCCAAAACAGTTCACATGCATCTTTTAGTATTGGGTTATCAGTAGTCGTCTGTTTCCGTGCTATCATAATAATCTGTGTCCTCTGGGTCTGGTCCTTGGTCTAATTTTTGAATACGATATATTTCGTCTTTGATTCTAAGTTTTTCTTTTTTAAGCTGGTTTAATTGATAATCATTCCAATGCACATTCCCTTGTAGGTTATTAACCTGTTGGTTTAGGGTTTCGTGCGCTTCTTCTAAATCGTTTAGTCTAAGCTGGTATGACATTATGCGGCTTCCTCAAATAAGTTTTCATATTGTGCTTGTGGCGAAACAGTTTTCTTTCCTGTGTTGCCTCTGGTTCCAATAATTTCCATCCAGTATTTGTTATGGCTTTGGATTATCTCGTCTGCTTCAGCACGGTCAGGTGTTGCAAATATGCGGTCTACTACATCTTTAAACAATACTCTACCAGTATTGTTGCGCATCATACGTGGGTAGTTACCTGCATCAAACTCTCTGTTTGCACGTTGCACACTTTCGATATGTGTCCAAACATTGTGGCCCATTAACAGTGCATAACTGAAACTATCCCAACTGGTCTTGCCTTCTTTACCTATCTTATTCAGATCACCGGGTGCGTAAACACAAACATCTTTCATTTGTGTACGCGAACTCATAGGGCTTTCTTCGAAAGTACCAATAAGGCCATCTTGTAGTGCGGCACTACCGTAAGGCCTTGTGTCTGATGAGTATTTCCTATCATCAGCTATTGGACTCATTCTATAACTCCACTTGCCGTCGTGTGGTAACGATATCTCATGATATACTTGACCATTTGCTGTTGCTAAAAAAGGTGATGCACAATCGAAACTTATTGTAAAGTTCGGGTTTACATATTTGCGAACTGCACGTTGTATGGTAGTTAATAACACCGCCCATTCAAGTTTGCTTGTTCCCAAGAAGTGCATCCAATCATGTTTACCTTGTTGTAATAGGTTATCGTGACGCAGTGCAACTAACCGCTTTAACACCAAGTGTACGTCACACATGTTTTGTCCACCCATTCCCCAGCCGTCAAAGTGTCTGTCTGGATACTTATTGGGGTCACAGAATCCTTTCATCTCTTCATACCACTCGTCTGCACTGGTGTGATCACTTCCTTGCAGAACGTTTAAGAAGCGGGTTCCGCCATTGCTGACGCCTTTGCGATGCTTGATGAAGTACTCGTTGTTGAATTTGGTTGCGTCTACTGCTTGTTGTATTGTTTTTATTTGACATGCGTCACTAGCCTCTTTATTTTTAAAAACCCAAGTCGGGATATCGAGCCCCATTCCGTAATCAGCAGTATTGTCTAACCAATTAAGTACAAGCCCTCTTTTCTTTTGTGCTTTAGGACAGCCAGAGTTAGCCTTCCAGTCTCCTTCCCAAAGCCCTTTACCAATTTGGAAACCACCAGAGTCACCTAACATTAGAGTATTTGGATCACGTTCACGTACCATATTCTCTTTGGGATCGTCTTTTGCTAGATCTAAGTTAGCATGTCCACCTGAATACAAACTCCACTTGTATGGAAACAATCCTTTTTGATCATTTAACCAATTCATTTGTTCCATGTCTTGAATAGCCGCAGGCATGCGGTTAACATCAACATAATCGTTGTTAACACGTTGTTTGCCTATAAATGTTGCGTAGAAGCCAGAAATGGCAGGCAAGAATATTGCGTAGTCGTTTTGTTTTGCTGTTAGGTTATCTTGATCCATGCAATCTTTCGTTGATGTTTTTACCTTGGACATAACTATTTATTTTGTTCGCCCGCTCGATAAAACTGTACTGTTGAAATGAGATCATAATCTTGTTGATAATGTTCTGCAAGATGTATTTCATACATAGTATTATTATAAACTATATTTTTAAAATAATCAATTAGATTTTTGTTATCAAAGTTGTTTACACTGACATTTTTAAACGGTTTATTAGCCAAACTGTAACTTAAATTATGTGTGTTAAAGTAATGATCTAAATTTTTGTTTAGGTGTTGATCACAATAAAAATAAGTTGGGTTAATTAAAAATTGACCAAATTCTTCAATGAACCAACTTTGTTGTTCTGTATGATCATCGAACACCACTTGGTCTACAATCAAGTTACTGACCAGATCGTTTGTCTGTTCTAAAAAATGACTACTACCAAAATCTTTGCAGAATAGGTTTGTTGTGATATGCTGTGCTATTCCTGTAAACCAACGGTCAATAGGGTCACGCAGTATAACTATAGTTCCGACAGTCTCACGACGAACACGCCTGACACTGTTATGCAACATGACCCATTCCTGCTCAACAAGGTTTTCTTTTAGGAAGGTACTAGCATTCTTTGGTATGTTTAAGTAACACAATCTAGTGGGATCGTGGAACATACAGGTACCACTTACATATCCTCTACGTTCCCAATAACGATCACGTACCCGTTGTGTCATTACTTCTGTTGTGCTGGAAGTATATAGTTGTAAACACCTAGTCCTGAATCAACAGTGATCTGTGCGGCTCCCTCATCACTAAATTTAATCATCTTATCGCCTGACAGACTTAGTATACTGATAACAGCGGCTACAGGCCAATTCCAACCTTTGCTCAGTGTACCTTCAACATCATGTGCAAACACAAAGTCACCTGCATGTGTGCTGTGATCGCCAAAGTAGAACTTCAACTTGTTGTCTTCTGTCTTTGCAATAAAAGTAGTTTCTTCGCTGTTTGCACTAGCCATGTGCTTTAGTCTTTGAATACTGGCTACACTTGGCTCAATCTCTACGCCCCATTTAACACCTCGGAACTTAACTGCTTTGAGCTTGTCGTTTACAATTTCACTGCTCATAAACCTGTAATCGTTCTTAAAGTCACCTGCGGCATTTTCAAAGTTTACACCTGCTGGCCCAGCGTCAGTTTTGCTTACTGTAAGTTTGGCATCTTCGCTGTACTCTGGAATATTAAGAATTGTGTTTAGTTTGCCTAGATTTGGCATACCAAATGTTCCAACAAAATCTGGAACCGGATTGTGAAACTGAGCCTGCACAATAGCACTTCTGTCTTCGCTAACTGCATCAACTTTTGTTTCTGTTGCAGTGCCTGTGACTTTTACCAACTCAATAAAGCCAAGAGCATGTGTGTGTTTTACTATATCTTGTAAATAATCTTTCATTTGTACCTCCGTTAAAGATGATTAATTATAACAGATTGTATTTAGAAAATCAAGTCTCAGAGTATAATTTTATTTGCCCTAACGCCTGTGCTACTTTTACTGTGGACAGCTCTCCTGGCTTTTTGAATTGTATCCAGCTCATTGGAGTAAATGGTGTGTTTACGTAATCTCTATGATCGTGATACTGTAAACCAATACTTTCGCACATGGGCACAAGTAAGCTCATTGGACAATAACTTTGTACGCTACTTTCAGCCATGGCTGCACCGTAACCATGATCTGCATTATTGTAGGTAAACATTATAATACCACCTGGCCTTAACCAAGTGTGCGCTTTGCGCATCCATTGTTTGATAGTATCAAATGCAAGATAATTAAAGAAGTTGTAACTAAGAACAAAACCAAATTGATTTTCTGGCAGATCGTTTATGTTGTTGTCTTTTATTTGGTACTGCCTGACTCTAGGAATGTACTGTTTCGTAAACTGGTGCACTGCATTATGCATAAACTCTTCTGTGTAATCAGATATGTATAATGGATCACCAGCAACTAAAAATTTAGTCCAGTCCCCGTCGCGGCAACCTATCTCTAGTACAGGATATCTATGTTCTACATGTTTTCGAATTACTCCTAGCATGTGCATATCTGGACTACCAGTTTGGTCTAATCTAATATTCCGCCAGTGTCGCATTGTTCTAAGATTTTGCGTTAACATTCCGTAAGAATCAAAGTCACTCTTTAGCTCACGCTCAAGTGCATAACTTTCTGTAAAAAACTTTTGACTTTGTTTCAGTATTTCTGCATCAATATCCGCAATTGTCTGCTCAATCTTGGGTTGGTGTAAGGCTAATTGATCTTTAATTGTTTGATAATGATCTATAGAAATGTTTACAGATCCGGTAAATCTAGGATCAACACCTAGAATAATATCTTGGTAGTGCTTGGTAATTTTATCAAGCTCGGCAGATAATGGAGCTAGGTCAGGCCCACTTCTGAGGGAGTTTTTGGTGTTTACAAGATCTACGAGGTTCATTGAATATCACTATGTAATTGTACATAGGTATTTATTCGAAGCTGAACAAGTCGTCAAATGTTGTTTTGATGTTGGTATGTGCAGGAATATCCCATTTAAGTACACTTAATAGGTTCTCTACTTTCTGATCCACAATAGTTGCCTCCATTAGTGCATCATCAAATGGCAAGTCCTTAAACCACTGTGGGATATGTGAAACATCTGTTGGATACCCTACACTCTTGTAACCCATTGGGTTCTCTTTAAGTTTGCACACAATAGTTTTCATACCATCAACAATGTTTTGACTGTAGTTGTCACCATGCATGCGTTTGAGATAGTTCCAGTTCATTGCGGCTCTTACATGGCCAGGCATGTTTGCTTTGCCTTGCGCTTTTTCAGCGGCAGTGTACTTGGTTAGATTGTTTACACGCTTGGGAGTACCTTTTTCCCATGCTGGACGCTGTTGGAATGCAATTTTAAAGTCGCGAACCTTATCATATATCTGTTCTTTGGTTGATCCTGTTAGTACACCAAGTAGTATATCACTTAGGAAATTCTGTACAACCGGCGGAGTATCACTTCGCTTCAAGTCAAGTCCCATGGCTTTAACTTTGCCTGGTTTGCCGCCGCCGTCGAGTCTAGTACCTTCCATGTCATATATCAGTGCCGCATAACGCTTCTTCTTAATGTACAAGCCTTTAGTTGCAGTAATCTCTCTACCACCTTTGATCAATGCGCCATTTTCACGTGGGCAGTGACAGGCTTTTTCCATGAACAATGGAAAACTTTCATTAAGTTGGTCTGAGATGCTATCATACACTTGTGTAGCAATGTCTTTGTTCCATTCCATTTTACCGCTTTCGACATCATCTTTAATAGCGGGCCATGCAGTGAAGTAACAAGAATCAGTATCACCATACACAACTGCATCACCAGTGTGATCATATACACCTGTTATGGCTTCGTTAACAAACGCATCCATGTGCTTGGCAATGATACGACCGGATAGTGTAGTACTTTGTCCAATACGTTTGTCAAAGAATCTACAACCTGGATTAAGAATAGCGCCATACAAACTGTTCAAGTTAATCTTCTTAACCAACTGTCGTTTATCCCAGAATGCAATATCATCATCGGACTCAGCGTCACGCTTCTTTGCTTGTAGTTCTTTACGTTCGGCATACCAACGTTCTAACAATCCTGGTACAATAGCCTTTTTTTCATAACTGAATATAGTACCGTTAGCACTGATCATCCAAGGTTTGTTACTGTCAAATATCAGTCTCCAAATGTCAGCGGCACTCATTATATCACTGCTACCATCTGCTTCCCAGTCTACAGTAATCTCTGTGCCAGGCTCTCCATTCATTACCGCTTGATACTCAAGGCTACCGAACATGTTTTCCCAACTATCAGCAAAACTCTTTCCAGCGTCCTGTTTTTCCTTGATGTACCTGTCTGTCATTATCGGTCTGAGTTGTCCGATGATGCTTTCTTGCGCCATGTTGAGGGCCCTAATAGCACTGGGATAGAGTGAGTTGATGTCGATTGCTCCGATCCAGTCGTGCATCCCTTTTTTGGGATGAGCAACATAGGCACCTGCCGCTTGCGTTTCTCCATGTTCTTCTTTTCCTTTCCTATTAGGTACAACCATACCACGCTGATGTGCCTCATTAATAATAGCCTGCTCTGTAACTGCCACTGCACCCATTGTTGTTTGTAGCAGTACGGTATTATCATGCGCTAGTTCGTTTGCAAGATCTAAAAAACGTAACTTCTTGTCCATCTTGCCTAGCAACGCGGTATCCTGTCGATTGTACTCAATAAAGGTCTTGAAGTCTTTGTTATACAACTGATCAAGTGAGCCTTCGTATTGTGTTTTACGTTCACCTAGTTCGTGTTCACCAATTGCATCTAGTGAATAACTGTGACGTTCTTCGTATGTGTATTTGCGATACAGTTGCATATAGTCCATATGCACTCTGCCTATTAAATCAAATGTTAGATTCTCTGCACCAAAACGTTCAAATGTGCGTTGCTTGGGTAGTTGCCCCCATAGGCACCAACGTCTATTGTCATCGTTGCTAAGTACACGCTTTATGCGCATGACCAAGTAAGGAATATCAAAACCTTCACTGTTCCAACCCGACAGTATGTCAGCATCTTCAATTAAATCTAAGAATGTGCCCAACAGTTCTTCTTCACGTTCGAATAAGAAACAGTTTTCGAAGTCTTTGCATAGTTCTTCTGCACTTTCCCAGCTAAGTCCTTTGGGAGGAATAGCCAGTGTGATCAACTTGTCCATCCAGTCGTTGTACACAGTAATTGCAGTTACTGCATTGAACGGATCACTAGGTGGACTGAATCCACGTTCAGGGTCAAAGTCGACCTCAATATCAAAGAAGCATGTTTGCAGTTTAGGTGATTGTTGTCCCAGGTAGTTTTCTTCTAAACAGCGGAACACTGGATTAATATCCGATTCCCATAATCTCTTTCCGCCGTTCACACGCATTTCTTTTTGAAACTCTTTGCCGTTGCGTGTACTGAACCTATTCACAGGGCTACCATACACTGTACGGAACTTGCCCTTGGGATCATCATAGTAGAACACATAGTTAGCAGGAAACTCTTTGTATACACGTTCCCCATTGACACGCTCCACGACATGTATGCGATCTGCTTTTCTATCAAATAATGCGTCTATGTAACTCATATTACCACCATCCTGATGCTACACCGTATCCGAATATGTTAACACATGCGAACCAGCTGGTCAATAAAAACGGAAAAGGTAAACTTCTACGTAGATATGCAATTGCACCTGTGATACACCCTACAAAGAAACCAGGGTATACCAAGAGCATGTTGGGAGAATCTGCTGTTGCGGCCAATAAAGCACTTGCACCGACAGTTGTTATAAAACTAATCAGCTCGAGATAAAATGCTGTGCGATCACTTGTGTAACTGCTGACCCAAAACTTCTTCATGTTTTTCAATTAAAGGGTACGGCCGACAGTTTCGAGAATCGTGTTTAGATCTTCGTGATCAGCGTTTTCGTCTGTGAGTTTGGATTTAAATGCAATACGCACAGCTTTCTTAAGAATACTGGGTTTAATTTCCATTTCTTCTGCAACTGCTTTGATTGTATCACTCAAACCTGCGCTGAGATCTTCTACTTCTTGCATTACTGCAATACCTTCGTTAACAACCTGTGTGAGTTTTGCTTTTTGCTCTGAACTGAACATTCTTGATGACATTACTGATCTCCTGTTAGTAAAGTATACTATTATACAGTATCTGAACTAATAAAACAAGAGGTTTAGGATATTATTTGGATAGGTTGCAGTAGGTTGGATCTTGGGTAATTGCGCACTTAACTGCATTCATGCCTTTTTGTAATACCCTACCGCCAGCCTCTCGTGCAGTACCTTCTGGGTCTAGTATTACTTTACCAACTGTCCTAGGGCTTATTCCTTTTTGATCAGCTGACTTACCAGTGCTGTAATCAGGTGGTCCTTGTTCTTTCATACCACGTGTCTTAGTAGCAACGTTCTTGGCTTTGCCTTTGCGATTCTTTTTGGGATCTTCTCTACGCTTTTTAGCCGCACTGCTTGAACGGCCTTTCTTGCCTAGTGCTTGTGCTTTTGATTGTGGTAAACACTTTGGCTTACCTTCTTTGCTTGATCCTCTCGCACAGTCGCCACGTATCTTACCATCTGGACCAAAGCGGACCCACTTCTCTTTGAACCATTTCTTTAGGTCTTCACTAACACCATCTTCAAATATCAAGTTGCCATGCTCGTCTAGTGATACTGCATCTGCAGATTCATTTTTAACACAGTTAGGCACACGTTTGCCGAACATGGTTTTCATGCCCTTCTTTTCGTAGCCTTTCCAGCATTTTTCTGTGATAAAGTCTGTTAGTCTCATTTCTATTCTATGCCTAATTAAGTTTTTTTTACGACCCAGGTGACCTAGCGGCATGCCACCTTAGCAAACGTAGTGCCTTTTCAATAATCGTAGCGGCTCTACTAGGACCAACATTTAATTCTTCACCTATCTCTTTAAAGGTCATGTTATGCATGAACCGCATTTCAATTGCATCTGCAAGTCTGTCACTATTAGTGGTTTTACTATTTCTAAGGCTAGTTAACAACTTGTCAACATCCAATTTGCTATCCATTTCTACATTTTCGTTGCTTTTCTTTTTACTGTTGCCCCAGTTCTTAGCACCTTTTTTACGGCACTGTACTAATGCACCACTTGCGTATGCACTAGGCCACACTTTGTAACGACTCTTGACCTTATGGTAGCAAGCGTCTTTCTCACCTGCGGCTTCATCAAACTGTGCTTCGGTCATAATTTCATTGTCGTGTGAATCAATAAACTCTATAAACTCTTCCATTTCTTCACGTGCAATTATGGGTCCGCCCCTGGGATTAAACTTAACTGGTTTTACTGTTTGCGTTGATCCTGCTGTTTGCTTTGATCCATTACGTGCAATTATGGGTCCGCCCCTGGGATTAAACTTAACTGGTTTTACTGTTTGCTTTGACCCCTTTGTTACTGTCTTAACTGGGGGAGTATATGCTTGTGGCGTAGTGCTTTTTGGTTGACTAAGTGAACCATATGCATCACCTATTGTGCCAGTTGCAAGATTTGCATTTCTATCAAGTTGATATTGTGTAGACTTATCTACAATAGGTGCTGGCTTTTGCTTTTTATTTTTTGTGAAGTTATTAATATACACTGTGATTACTCGCTATACTGAGTGAACTGTTTCTTCTGTTGGTTAAGAGCTCTTCTTTGCAGTGCTAGTTGTTGCTTCTCTGCCCTCTTTTGATTACTTGCCGCGGCAAACTGTGCAACAGATGCTGGATCGTTTGGATTAGGTGGAGCCACTGGTTGTTTTGATACTGCCAGTGATTGCTGTGTCAACCCCTTAATTTGTTTTTCAAGATTATCTTCTTGCGAATCAGCTTGCTGTTGTTGTGCTTTTTGATCTCTGCGTAACTGTGAAACTTCTGTTCGGTCCATACTTGACCCACGGCTCATCCCTGATCCAGGAGCACCATACTCTTCAAGCTCTTTGCGTAACTGTTCTGCGATTTGCTCTACAGACTCTTCAGCGGCACCACCACCTACAAGTTTTCCCTGGAGTGGGTGCTTTTGGTAAGGAACTGTACGCTTGGCAATCTTAACTGCGTCTGTACCACGAACTTGATCACCAGGTATTTGTTTAGGCGTTGCCTTTTCGCCAGCAAATGGATAGTTGTCGTCCATTTTTTCCAGTAGATCTTTCATCGAGCTCATTTGTTGTACACGCCTTTGCCAAATTTAACTTTGCCCTGCTTGCTACTGTTTTTGTAGGTGTTCGGTGTTCTACCAAGACCAATTGCTTTTTCAAATCCTGTACCACCATCACCAGTTGGTGCTGTAGCAACAGAGCCTGCACCTGTGGCACCTGCACTTGCTGTTTCGTCTAGTATCTTGTCCATTGCATATTCTGCACCTTCTGGAACAAAATCCATCATAGCATCTGATGATTGGCTAACTTGCTCATATTCTAAGTGATGCTTAACACTACTTAGATAATCAGTTGCTTTGGTAATTTTTGCTTGGACCCAACCTTCAAGTCCTTCTCTTTCACTTATGTTTTTAAGCATGCGATGAAGTTCGATAGCATATTGTGCGGCATTATATAACTGACCACGTGCCATCTGTACTTCGTGATCTCGGTGCATTACTTCTGCATCGTTGGCTATAGCACAATCTGCTTCGTTAATAAAATCTTTAGTTTTCATAGTTTAATACCTGTAATAGTTATATTTAGCTCTGTTTAAGATCGCAAACGAAAGTCCACTGCCTGAGATCGTACCCGTCTTTTCCTGGCTGTTCGGGTTGTTCTTTGTTGTCTATTAGCAGATTGTTTAGTTTAAATTCACCATGTGTTGACACATTTTCAATTTTTACCACATGTGTGCCAGGCGGTAAATCACACACAAGATTTTCTTTTATATATGTTTCGTGACCTGCCCATACAAATGTACGTTCGGTGATCAAGTGACCATCAACAAATATTCTATAAACTGGAGGAGGCTCATCATGCCAGGCCGCTTTAACATCAAACGTCATAGTTCGATGTTGTGTGGTATCCATTACTCTCTATTTCCGCAATAAGGACAAGGTTTACCAATTGGTATATATACCAACGGGTGCCCATCCCAGCTCTCGTTGCCACCACTGCATGACCATTGTTCTGTTGCAGTGTTAGTCATTGCTTCTTTTGTCCCAGTCATAGCTAACTTCGTCGTCAGTAATTGGACCGCCTTTTGCCCATGTGTGGCATGTTCTTAGACTGTGGCATTTGAATTGGTGCATCCAACAGTAACCTAGTCTACCACCATCTTCGCTCACGGGACCCGGCATGCAGTCTTCCATGCGTGGACTTATATCGAATGCTACACAGTTTCCGCAAAGTGATTCTTTAGCGGCTTCTACAGTAGTGTCCCATTCTTTTGCAACACCTTCCCAATAATTGCCAGGCTCATCAATATTAAGTGGACCGTAGTTATACTTTTCTTGTGCAAAGTCTCTATTAACAGTGTTAACTTCTAAGTCTTGTGTTGCAATAGGGCAACTTGATTTTGCTTCTTCTATAATTTCTAATATTCTCATTTTTTCTTCCCTGCACAATGTGCTTTTTGACTAAATCCCTTAGGGTTATTACAGTCGATACTTTTCTTGTACTTTGCACTCCACTTTTCTTTAAGTGTTGCAATCTCTTCGCCGAGACTGGTGACTTTTGCGCCCAGTCCCATCTTCGCTAACTGTCTATTGGTTTCACCTGGTCTAATGTCTTTGGTTAAGCTCATACTATAGCGTGGATCTTTTGCTTGCCCTTTGCTTGCAATTACACCTACACCACCCATCTCATTCACTGTTTCGGTAATCTTATCCAGTACACGACCAACTTCTGGATCGTCTCTGCCATACATTTGTTTTAAAAATTGGGAACGCAGTTTCGGATCTTTTCTAACTGCGTTCCAAGCGGCTCTAGTCTGTGTGCCGTGGCTAACATCGACAGTTTCGTCACCTAAGGTGATCTGTTTATTGCGTTCGTCTGCAATGATTACATAGCCATGTCGATCTGCGGTTTCAGCTTTTTCAAAACTATCAAACATCTTGAAATAACTTGGCGAACCGTCTTTTTTAGTTGAATCTGGATTGAGTCTATTCTTGTCGGGACTACCTACTACTGCAACAAAGATAGTATTTTCTGGGTTGAATTGCTGGGGTAAAGCGTATGGGTTTGAAACTTCTATAATGCGATCACTAGGTACACCAGCCGCATTCATGAATATGGTTTTGTCGGAAAAGTTAAATGGGCTTTTAGCGCCGTCTGTTTTGTTGCTGGTTGCAATATAAACATTATCACGTCCAAATTTGTTTTGGAGTGAGTTAAACACTTCTTTGTGTCCTAAGTGAAAAGGTTGAAAACGGCCTGGATATACCACTACCACTTCCGGGCCGTTGTTCTCTTTTACATAGTTTTCAAATAAATTAGCAATAAACATTGATCTTCCGCTCTATTGCTATATTTAGCTTACAAGTTCTCTAGTAGCCAAATGTAAAATGGGCTTTCGAACGGCAGTGTCCATTTGCCGTTCCATCCCATGTTTACACAACTTTTAACAACTTCGTCTGGCTTGTTGCCTGTTTCTGCTAAAACATGATTTACATAATCACGCGGATAAATCGGATAATATTCACTTAGGGTCCATTTGAGTGTACCTAAATCAATTTCATCTATCTCAATACTATCTATATTAAGGAGAAAATCGCTAATTATTTCTCCGTTTTCGTCTGTTACAGTATCGCCATAACCTTTGTTAAGCAGTTCTATTTCCAAACATTGTGGGCCTTCTGTTACTGATGATTCGAACTCTACATACTCTGTCTCGCTAACACCAGTACTAAGTACACCAAACACTTTGCCTTTGCCATTTATACCGATTCGATATTGCGGCTGTTTGTCTGGGTTAGTTCCACTTAAACCAATTCTAAATTTTAGCTTTTCTGTTTCAGCCATTATAGCCCTTATCCGTTAATTGTTGCCTTTTGACCCCTGCTGGCCATATCGATAGCATCGTTTAACACTCCACCACCTGGCACGTGTTCATTCCTAGCAAAGTCTGGCATCTTGCTGAGATCACCTGTAAATTCATAGTGTCCAATATGGTTAAGCAACACTTTACCGTGTGCCCAAATCTCACCACCAATTGCTGACCAACGTCTACAGAACAACCAGTCCTCACTGAGGTAGTGTCCTTTTTCGTCAATTTTACAGTCAAAGATACTGTACATGGTAGGTTCAAATTGCTTACCTAATCCAACGTCATCAACGTACTTGCATTCTGGATGCGCATCACATAACTTCTGGTATACTTCTTTCTTGAATAATAAGAAACCAGTGCCCATTGTGTCCACAGTAAAGACATCGCCTTGTACTTTGGTTTCAGGCTTAAGGTTAATTACATAGTTTACCGGCAATGCTTTCTTAGGATACAGTCCGCCAATAACTTCTTTGTTGCAAGCCATCATTTGTAGAATGGACTCTGGCTGGAATCTAATATCAGCATCGATAAACATAAAGTGTGTAGCACTCTTGTTGGTCATCATTTTGGCCATCAAGTTGTTACGTGCTCGTGTTACTAATGACTCGTTAACCATGGTATCTAGAGACCAGTTAAGTCCTGCCTGTTGTGCAAGTAGAATAAATCTTAACAAACTTGTCATAGTGGGTTCACTTACCATTCCACCATAACAGGGAATACCAATGTGCAGATGACATTTCGAAAAGTCAAACTGCTGTCCTTGTGGAACTGCACTGTTAACTTGTTGTTGCTGTTGTTCTTCTTGACGTTTAGCGGCTGCCGCTTTGATCATGTCTACTGCATTAGCCTGTGGGGAGGATGTTGCTGGCTTCTCGGCTGCCGCTTTGATTGCCGCAACCGCACTAGCCTGTGAGGACTTTCCTGGTTTCTTTTTTGCCATTGAACTCTTTCTATTTGATTGTATTAAATTTATGCTTTGCTTACTTCAACTATTACACCTTCGCCTAGTAACTGTTCTGCAACTTCTGCTAATTGTGTTTGTATGTCTGCACTTACAACTGATTCAGGGGTCGTGTCATCTTTTACTAGTTTGCTTACGGTGATAACTAAAACTTCTTCATGTACTTTAGCCATTGTTGTTTCCTTAATTTTAACTATTTATCACCTACTTGTACCATCTCGGAAACTTCTCTAACCATGTCTGGGTCAATTAATCTTAACATATTCACAACGCCAGAATCGTTAGTGTAAAAATAACAACCCCAAATCCATTCGTGATCTTTGGTTAACTGGTGTTGTGCCATGTTTGGCATGTGTATTTCCTCACCGATCCCTAATAGATAATTCCATATAGATTCTTTGATGTCTTTGCTGAATTTTTTATCCTTGAGGGCAATTTTGTAACGCCACTTGGGCTTACGTTTTCGTAAGATCTTGTTGTCAACAAGTAGCGTTTCTGCTTGTTTGCTCTGTGGACCACTAACGCTTTTAACTGAACTGGGGTTATCCAGCAGTTCACACAGCTCTTTTAACTTTTCCTCAGTGCATGCATAAATGTCCACGTATGGTTCCTCGACACGCACTTTAATATTGTGTGAGTGACTGCGCATCCTCATTTCTTGTAGCGTTTTTAACTGAGTTATATCTGCTTGACTAACCCATTCTTGCACTTTTGGACTGTACCAACTACCACCGTAGTTGTAGTGACCTATTACCAGTTCTTTTCTGCTTTTTAAACTTCCTGCAATGTCCGGACATAGTATACTACGACATCCAGGAGCAAACACAGTCATTTTGTACAAGAACGCCTTGTAAAACTTCTTGTGTGTAGACAGAATTTCTGTCTGACTAGCTCTATTCTTCCAGTATAATAAATCCATCATCGTCTACTTTGTGTGTTGTGTTTTCTGGTGAGTCTACAATAAAGGTAAATTTATCATCTCGAAAGTCTACAGTTATAATGCTACCGGGCACAATGGGCTCAAACAACATTTTTTTACTCAATGGAACTTTTATTTCTTCGTTCATTTTGCGTTGCAATGGCCTTGCTCCCATCTTGGGATCAAATCCTTGTTCAACAAGTTCACCTATTGCTGGTTCTGTAAGTTTAACCTTTAGATTTTTATCTAGTAGTAAATCATTAATTTCTACTAGATACTTTGTTACGATCTTACGCATGCTTAGTTCGTCAAGTTTCTTGAACTTCACAGTCCCGTCTAGTCTATTCCTAAATTCAGGAGCAAAGTACTTCTTAACTGCTTTGTCATCCTCGCCTGTTTTTTGTAGTTCGTCACCAAAGCCTATTGTGTTATTTTCGTTGTCTGCGGCACCCAGGTTACTGGTAAGGATAATAACTGTGTTACGACAATTTGCTTTCTTACCGTTGCTTGAGGTAATCATTCCTTCATCCATCATCTGCAATAGCACATTAGTAACGTCTGGATGTGCTTTTTCTATCTCATCCATTAATATAACACTGTTTGGATTCTTTTCGATATCACTAATAAGCATACCACCACCTAAGTTTCCGTCATCGTAGCCTACGTACCCTGGAGGTGCGCCAACTAACTTTGCTACAGTGTGACGTTCTTGGTATTCGCTCATGTCGTAACGTAATAACTTCATGCCTAGGTTTTCTGCTAACAGTTTAGCAAGTTCTGTTTTGCCTGTGCCTGTTGGTCCTGTAAACAAGAAACTACCAACGGGCTTGTTAATTGCTTTCAAGCCAGCTCTACTTACATATATTTTTTCCAATACAGTGTCAACTGCTTGATCCTGTCCGTACAGTTTTTCTTTTATAATCGCTTCGAAGTTGACAATTGCTTTCTGGTTTCCAATTTGGTCAGCAGGAATCTTAGTCATCTTAGCAATGCTGTCAATAATATCAGCTCTAGTAACTGTCCAAATAGCAGTGCTAAGTTTTAACCTGGCACATGTGCTGTCGATTAAATCAATTGCCTTGTCTGGCAGTTTTTTATCTGTTTGGTATCTGACACTAAGATCAACGGCCGCATCAATTGAAGCATTTGTTACTGTACCACCATGGAACTTTTCAAATACACTTTTCAGCCCTGTAAGTATTTCTTTTGCTACTTCTGCTGTAGGCTCATCAACAGTAATACGCTGGAATCTGCGCATCAATGCACGATCCTTTTCGAAACTATTTGAATACTCTTCCCACGTTGTAGAAGCCATTACTTTGATCTTGCCTTTGCCGATCGCAGGCTTTATCATGTTACTGAAATCTACACTTGCGTTTGCCCCTGTAGAGCCTGCACCTTTCATTTGGTGTGCTTCATCAATGAACAGTATTGCCTTCCCTTTAACAGTTAAGGCTTTAATAACTTCTTGTACTTTTTCTTCAAAGTCTCCTCTGTACCTGCTACCAGCAAGCAACGAGCCTATGTCAAGATTGTAAACAACGTAACCTTGTAAGAACTCCGGAACAGTATTTGCTTCGATTGCTAGTGCAAGCCCTTCTGCAATTGCAGTCTTGCCTACACCCGGATCTCCAATTAGTAACACATTATTTTTATTCTTACGAGCCATAACTTCTATGATCTCGTTTGTCTCAAATTCTCTGCCAATGACAGGGTCTATCTTTCCTTCTGCTACCTTTTTGTTAAGGTTGTCACAATAGTGTTCTAAAATTCTTTCTGCTTTGCTTGCATTAACTACTTTCTTATTTTCGCCATCTGCATTAACAAGTGCAAACAGTTCTAACATTTTTTCACGTGTCAGCCCGTGCTTTACAGCAAAGTACTGTGCAAAACTATTTGTTTCTGATTGTATACTTAACAGCAAGTCCATTAACTGTAGCTGTGTGCGCCCGCTAAACAATAGTTGAGTCAAAGCTCTGTTAAATACTCTTTCGAGCGCATGTGTTTTTCTTGGTTCACAACCTTGGACCACTAAATCTTCTTGTTCAGAAATATAAAGGCTTAAATCTGCATCTATTGTTTTTACATCGATTTGAGATTTTTCAAACAGAACGCATAGCGGCTCGTATCTAATCATGGCTAACATTACATGTTCTACTGTGATGTATTCATGCTCGTAGCTCTTTGCTAGTTTTGTTGCTTCTTGTACTACATAGTCTATTTCAGGATTTGTTTGTAACATAAAAATATTTAGTGCTAAAGGTTATTGATTGTGCGTAAAGTTTGCAGTTGCTCACCAGTTAAATCTGTCGGAATAACTATGTTAATAACTATTATCAAACTTCCCCTACTAGATTGATTCATTGTATACAGCCCGTTGCTGGGAATCTTAAACTTCTTGCCATGCTGTGTACCTGCAGGGATGTTCATTTCAAATGTTTTGCCACTTATACTTGTAACACTTATCTTAGTACCTATTATAGCATCTATTGCATTTATGTCAATGGCGTTGTACAAGTCTAACCCATTGACAGCAAAGTCTGTGTCGTTTTGCACTTGCACTTGGATGTATAAATCACCTTGTGGCAACTGTTCAAAAAAACTATCGCCTAGTTGTGGGTATTTAATAGTGCTTCCGGGTACTATTCCTCTAGGAAGTTTTACATTAACCGTTTGCCTTTGGCCATTGGTTGTTTGCACACTTATTGTCTTAGTTTGTGCGTCTAGTGTACTACTTAACGGCACTACTAATTCTACTCGTAGGTCTTTATTCTTTCTAGGTTGCTTAAAACCACTAAAAGGATCTTGCCCTCTTGCAAACCCAAAGCCAAAGTTACGCAACATCTCATCAATGTCTGGATGTTGTCCATTATTGATGTTAAACCTAATGCCACCTGGATTTTGTCTTTGCATGTCATACTGCTGACGTTTTTGTTCGTCACCTACAGCATCGTATGCAATTTGTATTTCTTTGAATTTTGTATCGTCACCATTATTGCGGTCAGGATGATGTTGCATCGCGAGTTTGCGATATGCTTTTTTGATATCATCTTGGGAGGTATTTTCTGCTACGCCTAGTGTTTGATAATGGGTCATGAAAGTATCTTATATAATAACCAGAGTATAAAACTTAATCCTAGCGACATAAAGGCTATTACTAGCCATAACAGGAGTTTTATTTGTGTCTGCATTTTCATTAAGATACTATTATATTATAAAAACAGGGCATAGTCAACTAAGACTTGCCCTGTTGTGTTACTAGTTGTGTCCCGGTGCCTTTACTTCCACAAACATTTCATGCTTGCGCTTAACAGGGTTATACTTGCGAAACTTTACTTTTTGACTTTTTAAGTTCTTAGTCTTTTGTAAAGTATAGTGATACGTGTGACTACTTCGAGTTTCACCTTCTGGTATTAGATATACAATGTCCTTACGTCCTGCCATTTAGGCCTCCTATTTTGTGTTTTTGCTCTCAAACGCACTCTTGCCATAAAAGGCAGCAACAATAGCGGCAACTGAAACAAAGTATGTTGGAGCCATATCGCCCAACACTCCGCTGGCCTTGCCAAGACCAATCAATTCAGCAATGACTACTGAGAATGGATACAACAACATTCCAAATAGTGCAAACCATGCCATGTTACGTTGTGCGTCACGCATTGCATCTGCATCTTCTAAACGCTTGCGTTTAAATTCAAGATCCATTGCCATTTCTTCTGCGGAGATGTGTCCGTCTCCGTTAGCGTCCAATTTAGTCGCTAGATCTGAATCGATTGTAACTGTTTTCTTATCTGCCATTTACTTATCTCCTTTATATGTTCTTGTTATAGTTTTCTAAGTTGGCAACATACTCAACCATTGAATGATCTCCAAAGTTGTCTATTTTGCCTTGTTTAAGTCCCATCCACATGCCGCGGAAGCGATCTTTTACAAGTTGCCATCCTGACGGATTGCGTACTTGGCCGTATGCGTTCATGTAGTGTCTTTCACCGTGGTGTACATATCCCATACACCATAGTGGCACACGAGTAACAATATCGTTGTTGTTTTGCCAACGTATGTGTTTTACTCCTAGTGTTTTAACATACTTGCGCCATCCTACCCGTGGTGAACCATATGTGTATAACTCGTATGGGTTTTGTATGTTACGCTCATAAAAACACCTTGACGCCATGATGGTTGCCATTGCGGCTCCTAGGCTATGTCCACAAAACCACAGTGTATTGTTTGTGTTAACTGTGCGACTGATATCTTCTAGTATCATTGGCCAAAGCTCGTCTACTTCTTTCTTAAAGCCTTTGTGTACACGCCCAATGGTCTCTGCCATGATAGGCAACGCACGTAGGTCTGCTTTGATGTCGTTAAATTCTGTTGGCTGTGTGCCGCGACAAGCAATAACTAAGTCGTGTTTGTTTTGAAAACGATAAGCCTGCGCACCGTCAAAGTCGTAAAATTCTACTGTGGTAAAGCCCAGTTTCCTGGCTTTTTTCTTTGCATCTGCAAGCTCGTCGTAGGCGATTTGTGCTAGTTGTGCAAATATTAACGAACGCTGTGGTATCGTTTCCTGTAGTAATGGTTTGGTGGCCATTGTGTTAAGCTCCTTTTCATATTTTTATTTTTCTACTTCTTCTGCTTTCTTCGGTGGTTCATAATACAATTTGTATTTTATCAGCATTTCATTCTGCGTTAAGATAAAGTTACGTATCTGCGCAAAGTTTAGACTAAGTGTTTTATACCCGTTTTCTGATAATGCAAACAGCACAACATTGCCGCCTTCTGCGCCAAGCTCTTCCCATACTTTGTCAATGTTTTCTGGTGTTACAATACGCCATTTCACTGATTCTAATTTTAATGGGTCAGGCATAGGTAAATCCAGCGGTGTTTTTTCTACCGGCTTGGTTACTACCTCAATTGGCTTTACATCAGGCTCTTTGTCAAAGAGACTAAATGTAGCACACCCTGCTATACTACTAACGAGGAGGAGTATAGTTGGGATTTGCCAAACTCGGGCAAATACTGTTTGATTTGCTTTTCTTTGTAGCATTTTTCTCCGCTTCTGTTAATGTACCACCTGACGCTATTTCTAAACATCTCATAGCATCCAGTGATCCGTTGTTGATGGCCCTTTCAACAAGCCCTGGCTTTTTAACTGCTGTTCCGCCAAAGTCACGCTTCTTGCCACTCTTTGTTGTTTCAAACTTATTTTCTAGTGTTTTATAGTCTGCTTGTTGTGCTTTGATCTTAGTATCAAGATCTTTGTTAATTTCTTTTATTTGTTCTGCTTCACGTTGCATCTGTGCTATTGCTTCTTGCTGTTCCTGCATTGCCTGTTCCATCTTGCGGCCGTTTTCTTGGCTTACAGCAAGATTAGCTCGCAGTCCTGTTACATACCACAAGCCGTACCCAATACCACCCAGGATGAGTAGTATAAGAACTAACTTAATGATAAATCCTACTGACTTTGCTGTTCCTAACATAATTTTATCCTAATAGTCTACTTCGAAAAATTTTTCTCTATATTCGTCTAATAGAGATTTTTGATCTGTTATGTTTTTTACTTTTAAAAAATTTGCTATGTCATTAACGATATCATAACCATTTAAAATGCTATTAAATTTAATTTCGTGACAAAGCTCGTTCTTACTTGGTACATCATACACCCAATCACTTAACGGATCGTTGACTATATCAACGTCATTGGGGTTACATAAAAATTCTGGATGAATATCTCCGGCCTTGAATTCTTCCCAGGTTGGATGACTATCTGCCCTACAAAAATTATACATCTTTTCTGACATCGCTGACAGATGTTTCTCTATATCAAAATCATCTAATTTTTCTACTGTGTGCCTTTTTTTTCTCAGCGCAATTATATCATCTTTTTCGTATGTGATGTATAAAACTTTAAAATTTTCTTCGGTAAGTTTGGTTAAGAGTCTTGTGCGCAAAATAGATAAATTGTCAACTGATACAAGAACACGATTTAACCATCTTTCTTCTATGTGTAGACTTATCATGTTGTTAACAAAATGTCTACTCGAGTTATCAAATATATCTTCAAGTTCCTCACTGACAGACTTCATTGATAAATCCGGTTGTGTTAAGTTTAAGGCAATGGTTTGCACCAGGTAAGAACCTGTATATGCGTTAGGTTCTACTATAACAGTATTCATGTTACGTAACTAACCCTTGCTTGTACACAGTTTTACCATCTTCTTTTAGTGCTGTGAGAATGCTTTTACGTTGAAAAGTCTTTGAGTTATAACTTACATGTACCCAACCTGAATCAGGAATACCTGGTGTGTAAAACTCCAGGATCACTTGGTCAAAGTCTGTGTTGTCCACGATCCATTGTGCAACTTCTGCGTTTGGCACACCAGGAACTTCGATATCCACCGCTTCACCTTTGCAATGCTGTGAACGACTGCTTCCACCTACTGCTTCATTTAAGGCTTGGCCACGATAGCCACTGTTGATAACAGTAGGACCAAAGTTATCTCTAACTTTTTGTACCACGTTTTCAAATAGTCCCTGGGCGGCTTTTAAATGTTCGTCATTGGGTGTATTGTCAATGCCTTGTCTTAGTGCTGTTTGTGATTTTGTAAATTCTTGAAGTGAAAAGTTCTTTGATAGTTTCATTTGTTATCCTATAAAATTGACATAGCAACATTGCAACTCTTTACAATGTTACGTAATAGATTTTCGTTTCCTGCGCAACTCTCTGCTGCCTGTACATCTCGTATTTCTGTTAGCAAGTAATCACGTTCGTCCTTGTTGAGGTTACCTGCTTTGTATTCTTCTGATATCTGTTCTATTGTTTCTTCTAGTTCATGCTTGGCCATTATCTATTCCTCCATGCTTTTGCAACAGCATCAATTCTGCTGTTGGCTGTTTTCTTACCTATTTTACAAAATACAGGATTTGTGTTTGTGGACAGTTTGGTTATGTGCGCACTTAATCCTTGTAAGTTTTCCAGTTGTTGATCATAACGATATTGTGCATAACGTTCTAAATGATCAACCATACCTTGTATATAAAACCAGTCTGGTGCATCACAGTTGATACGCTCAATCGCCAAGTCTATACTCACAAGACGGTCAAACATCATCACGTCATGATCTTTGGGCATCCATGTATAAAATTGTGTTTGTGCTTTGTCTACTGTAGAGCAACCCAACAATGTTGCTGTGAGCAACATGGTTACTAATAATCGCATTTTCTCACCCTTTAATTGATAACAACTGTATTTAGTTTATCAAGGGTGTGTTTGGGGTCATTTATTATTTTTTTAGATTCTAGTAGTTCGAGGTATAGGAACTTTTGTTGCTGTGATAATAGATTCCATGCTTGTGCATGTACTGATACCGTTAATGTTGTAGGCAAACTCATTTCGTGATATATTCTATCAAATTCGTCGACCTGCCAGTCTGCCAAATTTACGCAATCCCAGTCTTGTGTGTTAGAATAAAGCAAAGTACTATTTCCGTATCGATATTGTACATAAGCTGAATAAAGATAAAATTCAGTAATTAAGTCCGGGTATCTGCATTTGGTTTGGAAAAAGTCATCAAATGTTGTTTCAAAATTTGACTCTATGTATGCGATCATACTTCTAACAGTATCGGTGTGCATTACAAACGGAACACCACCAGGTCCGATTGCTTTTGTAAAAGATATATCAAACATCTTTTCTAAAGATTGTTGTGCTTCTACAAATTGAGGAAATATGTTTATTAGACGTGAATTACATTTATCGCCAGTAAACATAAGCTGAGATGTGCAAGGCTTAACAAACAGTGTCTTAGCATCTAATATTATAACCCACGGCATCAAGCAACGTGAAACAGATAATAGTTTACACAACTGTTGATTCTCCCATCCGTTTATCCTACATGTGTATCCGTAAACAGAATAAGGAACTATTGTTACTATGTGTTTATACTTCCCCCACCACGACTTGTCTATTAGATCACAAACACTGTCGTTGTCGTTCACAACAACAGTTATACTGTTTATGAAGTTATCTTCGAAGTATGTGTCAATGGATTTGGCTTGTAACTCAAGGAGAGATATCTCAAGTCGATAGACCACCGTGACTAAATCAATCATGCAGTTATTTAAAGGATTCCGGCCTGGGCTCGTAATTTTTGTGTGCGGTCGTTCTTTTCAGCTTTGGTGTTTACTGTAACGCCAGCGGCAGTACGCATTTCGTCGAGTTTTTTATCTGTGCCATATCTTGCACGATAATCCTGTTTACTTAATGGGACCATCTGCGCAATGTTTTCTTCAGTCAACTCATGGTCTGTTTTATCTGAACGAATACGCATCTTCCACTCACCAATTTTTTGTCCTGTGAGATTAAGGACGTCATTGACCATTTGCATAACCTGATCAGGTAAATCTTTTGTGCGTTCTATTTCAACGAATACCAAGTAATCGCCATCTTCTAATTCACCAGCACTAATGTCAGCATCAATACACCACTCGTAACCTTTTTCTATAAAGTTAACAAGATCCTGTGCAGGTAACTTCCCAGTTACTTTATAACTTACAACACAAACATCTTCATCCTTGCCCATTTTGCTTTCGTACTCGTCAAAATGTAAAGACGGTGCAACTAATCGTGCTAGGTCGTTTTGCTCTAAGCCTTCAAATAGTTTAGTCATTCATCTGTCCGTCTGGGTTGTCATCTGCACCACTACTAGCAGTTCCTTGTGCCTGGCCGTCTGTTTTGTACATGTTGTCGTCTAAGCCTTCTTCGTAACTTGCTTCAATGTCCTCTGCGTCAACGCTACCACTAATAAGTTCAACACTGCCTTGATTAATCTCTTGCATAAGTTGTTTAGGCATAACAATTTCAACTAGCCAAATTGGTGTCTTGGATAATTTAGGCATCTTGGTGCCAGGTGTAAAGTCATCTGGACTTTTTACTTTTATTGGATATTCAAATACGTCTTTACGATATTTAACTTTACAACCGTAATCTAGTAGACGCTCGCCGGCACGTGGGTCAGGCATTGCCTTATAAGGCCACATAAAGGTGCAGGTAACAAAGTAACGCTCGTACTTCGGACCTTCTACCAGTTCTCCGTTTTTCCAATTAGCAAACGCATAACAGTCAAGTTCGTCAATTACACGTTCAAAGTCTAACAGTGTTGCAACTGAACTATCAGTCATTTGAAGAGCTTTAGTATTTTCTATAGCATCTTTAATATGTAAATTCTTTTTTTCCATAAATGTATTCCAGTACTACTTATTTAGCCTGTATTGTTTTACTAGGTTGTTAACAGTTGTGGGGAAATTAACAGGGCCTATGGGCAATTTTATCTTAATTAATTTTTCAATTTGGCTGTTAATATAGCCTTCATGAATAACATCTAACTCATGTATCTTGTAGTCTTTGTTTTGTAGTATGTTGCTTATTATTATTGCAACCTTTTCCTTGCTATCCTTATACGGTTGTTTATTAAGAAAAGTAGTGTGTAAGTTTTCTATATTAAAACTTTTAAAATTTAAATTAAAGTATTCTTTAATCTTGTTAATTTCTGCTATAAACTTAGTTTGATCATAGAAACTTTGATATGGTAGATGATATATATTTTTGCCAGCCAAATTGGGCCAGGCAGGGTTGTATATTCTTAAGCATTTTTGAAACCCATTATTATGATTTGTGGGTGTTATTTGATTAAACATGTTTTTAAAATAATCCCTTAATATGTTCTTAGGGCAATCAGGGTTTTGTTTGTCTAGACAAAATAATTTACCCTCTTGCGTTAGCGCATCCTCCCAGCAGTCAGCAGAAAAAACAGTGTCGGCGTTATTATAATCAACGTTGTTATACATTATATTAATATCTGCGAGCATAGTATCACCTAACCCTATTTTTCTCCCTTTTAATTTATGATAGGTATTGGTTTGTAAGAAAGCTGGGTCGCACCCCCTATCACCACCTCTGTGAAACTGAAGTTGAATAATAGGCAGTTGATCCTCTTCCTCAACTGTTATTCTAATAATATTGTCACTTAAGGTGAGTGGTTTGCCTTCAACCCACCATTGCTTTTTGTTTAAATTAGGCGCACTCCAATGGCCGCATGCGACAAGCATATTTAGATCGCTGAAACTGTGTGCTGTTCCTAAATCAGTAAAAGGATGATCCATTGGTATTTTATCACCCAACAATAATTTATTAATTAAAAATGATAGATAATGGCCATGGGTCCCCCCAATAAAATCTATTTCTATATTCATATATTAAAAAATGTAGATATCTCGTCTGGAATCCAAGGATCTTGCATACGCTCTGGGTGCCATACTATTCCAGCTAATGGTGCTCTGTTGTCTATCCATGCTTCGCAATTGCCATTCAAGTCTGTTACTAATGTGGTCGCTGTGTTGTGCGGTTCTACTATTCCCCAAGAGTGGAAACTGTTTACTGTTTTTAAGTCACCAAAGTAGTTAACAACATGCTCTGTGTCTGTATGTTGCTCTACTTCCATTAACTTTCCGCCCATTAATTCTGTTAGCAAGAAGGCTCCATGGCATATACCTATTATAGGTTTATGTTTGGCTAACATGTGTGTGGCTAATCTGGTCTCTGTCACTCTACGAACTGTGCTATCATCACCGCCTGTGATAATAAAAGCATCTAGTTCTTTTGAAAGTTTCCCAAAGTCTAATTGATCTGGATTATTTGGGACAGCAAAGAGCGTATGATCCTTTAGATATCGGTACCAACCTTGATCTAGTGAATCATACGCTCTATTTTTGTGCAACAGGACTCTTTGACTAAGTCCTATACGCATATTACCAACCGTAAGCGTCTGCTACAAGTTGACGACCTTCTTCTGTAGGAGTTGTGTTTAAGCAACTTACTTGATAAAGGTCTTTACGCATTTCAGCAACTAAGCCTAAAATACGTGCTTGCTCGTCATCGCTACCAGCCAATGACGCCAACTTACGTGCTCCAATTGTTGCGTGGAATCCTTCGTCACGTGCAATTTTTGCGTATGCACTTGAGATGAATTCGTCTTCAATTGAATCTGCCATTTGGTCCCAAACTGCTTCTGCACGACCTTCAGCTACTAACTGATAGGCAGCAAGAGCGGCTGGATCTGTGTCAGCACCATACTTAGCTAAAAGGCTTGCACCTTTAGCAGTTGGCTTTGCTTGTTCAGCGGCAATAGCGGCGTTAACGTCTAACTCTTCGCCTGTGATGTGCTCAATAACATCTTTAACTAGTTTAAAGTGTACAGCTTCATCGTGAGCTTGTTTTGTTAAAAGTTGTAGTTCTTCTGCATCTGCATCAGCAGGCATGTTAGCAACCTGTTGAGCAATTTCTACCATGTTCATACGCTCGTTAACCATACGACCGATGAAATGTTCTACTAATTCAGACTGATCTGGCTTGCTGTCAAAGTAGGACTTAACGTTGAGTTGACTAGCACGGAAAAGTGCTTGGTTGTCAGCAACAATGTCTTCTACGAATTTCTTTGCGTTCATTTTTGTATACTCCTCTGTATCGATACAATATTATTTATGTTTTTTTGGTTTAAGCCACGGGAAGATTTAGATTGGATGCCTGACCATACTTCTTGATCTAACCAATATTCTTGTACATACTTCACGTACTTGTGGTTTGCATCTGTATCTATAAATTTATTTATCTTATTTTGATTAACTTCGACAGGGAAGTTTAAAATTTTACTGATCCACTTCAAGTAATGCTGTTTGTGCAGGAAAAATGCTTCGTGGTCTAAAAAATGCACACTGTGGTCACTTGCAAGTAGCGTGTTGTAGTAGTAGTCCTGTGCTATAGGTGTTGTTACTTCTCCACGCACACGTTTTTGCTGTTCAGCATTTATGTTTTGATCACGCACAATAATAGCAATTTCAACATCTACACCTAGTTCACGGCTACGGTCAGCAACTTCTAATATTTTAGGCACATAGCGTACACCATCATACATAAACGGGCAACTAACATTAGCAAGGAAATAGTTCTTGCCTGTAAACTTTTCTGCTGTAAGTCTTTCTGGGTAGACCCAGTATTCAGCAAACGGCTCTAAGTCACTTGGTACCCAGTACTTGTCTACCAGTTCTTCCCACCCTTCGACATCAGGATGTAGACTCAACAGTCTGCCAAACAAGTGGTTGCCTGACCCTTGCGGGCCCGTGGTTATTAATAATTTTTTATTTTGCATAGCGTTGCTGTCCAACGTAGGTCCTAATTTTTAATGGATTAACTTCGTCTGTTGGGCCTGTGCCTGAATCGGGTGCAAATACAAATAACTCAACATGCTCACCTTTTTGACAGCAGAAGTTGTGCAGTGTATTGCGTGGCATCCAAAAAACATCTCCTGTTTCGATATCAAATATTTCGTCATTATCTAACTCAATATGACCACTGCCACGCAGTATCAGTCCGATACGATGACTAGGATGTGTATGCAGTGTTTGATACATTTTGTTTGGGAAATGCACGTAGTTAACTACAGGATCTCCTAGCCTACTAGGGTTAACTGCTGTAGTATTTGTACCACCATCCATGTAACTTAAATTTCCAACACCGAGATCATTTTGCAGGTAGTAACGATTTTCTAATAAGTGTATGCCTTTGTACTCTATTACCACGGCGTGACTATCTTGATTGCACTCGATGGTAAATTCGTTGTTAACTCCAAACGCTCCCATAACGTGATAAAAGACTGCATCGTTACTTAGGTACGTGGCATTACGTAGTAGCACATAGTATGTTCCGTCGGTTGCAGGAAAACTACGCTGTTCATTGGGTTCTAATTTAGTTAGCTTTAACGGCCAACGGTCTTGTGTAACAAATTCATTTTTAACGTGTAGCATTGCAGCCATTGCAAATCCTTACTTAAAGTAGTACGTGTATGTTAATATTGGAATTATTATAAAAATTTGTGGTATAAAGTTCAATAACATTGACCACTCCCGCCAACGGTACCCAACGTACATCCACCCACACGCACCCACCAGTTGTAAAAAACTGTTCCAGGGTGTCCAACCGTTAACATGGAAAACCATTGCAATTAGTATTACAATTGCACTAGCGTATTTAATGTACCAAATGTGATCTCTTTTCATTTGAATCCGTTCGCTTGCAACCAGGAATCATAAAATTCTTCTGACTGTTTTGGTATTGTAGAAAACTCTCTTAGTTTTTCGATGGCTAAGCCATTCGCGATATCTTCCAACTGTAAAACATGACTTGCATTTTTTGTAATCAACGATTTACTGATATCAAGCAAATCTTCGGCATAGTCTTCTACTGTACCGTTTCCTAACTGTTCCCATATACGATCGCTATGCAATTCTTTAAATCGGTTGGCAGCCCAGTATGCTAATTTATACCTGACAGTTATGCCAATGAATGGGTGATGATTTCTGATATGGTATTCTAGATCGTGACTTGATAAACTAACTGTGTTCTTAAACTCTTGTATATACTTATCTTTGGCTACGTCATCTTGAAATCTACCTGGCTTTTTTAATTTTATTCTATGATCTGGGACTATCACCCTGGCACCATCTAACTGCACATCCGTAGGATTCAGTAATGCTGTGATCAAATCGCCAGCAGTGCCGCCAGCGTATGCTACAATAAAATAGGTTGTTACATTTTCCATGGTTCCCCTTTATACACAAACCAAAACTTTAAATTTCCGTTTGTGGTATCTGGATTTTCTAAAGCATCATAACTGCCGTCAGGTTGAGCTTGTTTCTTTCTAAAATCAATATTGTGCCAAACTAATTGCATATCGTTATCTTTTGCGACATTCTGTGCCCAATCAAGAAAGTAATCTTCTAAGTTAATTGTTAACCTGTTGATATCCGATACTTGTGTGTCTCTAAAACTGTAAAAAAATCTACAGCCAGGATTCATTATCTTTGTGTACTGCTTACAATACTTTGCTATGTTGTGCGCTTCTGTCCATATATCGCCTCGGTTGTTCACTACAGCAAAGTTATCTGCACGTATAGATAAATTTTCTAAATTGTCTCTATCACTGCAGATATGCACAGACGGATAAAATGTTTTTACTACTGGGTGCATTTCTACAACTTCGATCTCTGGGTATATGTCTTTCAAGTAGTATCCAGAACTCGCAAAAAACACTGTAGTGCCCGGCTGACAGTTTTCTAGTATAGCATAATCATACTCGTCGATCAATGCCTTGCTTGGATTCTTTCGATTCCATAGCCAATACTGATGTTTCAGACGCCCCAGTCTATATCTAATATACTGTGTACGCCAATCTGACTTTATTGGTTGTTCTTCAAAGAACTCTAGTAATTTAGGCATTGCGCTTTCTTATAAAATAGTGTCTGTCAGGAACAGCCCAAGTAAAGGCATTTCCGTAATCCACATAGTTTAAACTTAAATCCGTGATGTCTGCATCAAGCGATTTCTTTAACCACTGTGTTATTGCCAACGTAAAGTTAGAGTCTAGTGTAGTGTCGTGGTAACTGTCGTCAATGTTCACATAGCATCTATTAAGACACAAGTACAGCGGACACCGATCTAATAGATTTTTAACATTGTCCACAATAGCAGGACATGGAGATCTGCTGAACTTCTGATCTGTAATTACAATAATGTCTGCTTCATCTATGTCGTACTTGGGGTCATTTACAAATACATCAGTATCCGTTATGTAATGAGGTTTCGTGTATTCGTTTAGGTACAGAAAGTCGTGTATTTGCCTTTCTCTACGCAATTGATCGTATTGCCCTTCAAAGAATCTTCTTTGTAACCTGTTGAAGATCTTTGCCCATTTATACAACCCTTGTGTTGGATTAACAATAAGTTCCTTACTTGTTTTAAAAATCATTTTATTATAGTTACCAATATGTCTTTGTGTATAGTAGGAACGTCAACAGCATGTCCAAACTCACGTTCAATCCAGTCTGGAGTAAAGTATTCCCATGTTGCACCTGCTTCGTATGCATATTCTAAGATACCTGTATTTTGTTTCTGTATTTCCATCATCATCTTAGCACTGTTTTCGTACCAATCGTAGCAAGGGTACTTTATCTGGAAGCCACCTGCTTCGTGCCACCAAGTGTAACTGGCTAAGTCTGATCTATATACCAGCATTACCCAACTGTGCGGATGGTTAATTTTAAGCCATCTTGCAAAATACGCCCAGTTATGACTCTTAACTAACTTGTGGCCTCCGGGTTCTGGCCACGCTTGGTTTATGTAGTCTATACCTCTATTAAGATTAGCGTCAAACTCCATGCCCTTGCCAAAGTATGCACCTTTGTGCCCACTGTAAGCATGATGGTCGTATGATCGTTCTGGGGTACGGTCACTGGTATTAAATCCAGGTATGGTTTCAATAGTTTGTGCTATACCACTCCAACGGGATCCGGGTACACCAGTAAAGAATATGTGTTCAGGTATTATCATAATATAAGTATACTGTAATTATCAAGGATTGTCAATGAATCAAAAATTACTTAACGAATATTTTGCGTCAGTTTGGAAACCCAGCACATCAGGCTTTGGTGAAACAGGTTTTAACTTGGCAAATGAAATACAAGCCGATGAATGGGTACTTGACGTAGGTTGCGGATATCATCCATACAAAGACCTAATTAAAAACATAGTGGGTATTGACCCTGCAAATGATGCCGCAGACCACAAAGAACAAATAGAATTCTTTGATACAGATCAACGCTTTGATGTTGCATTCTGTTTGGGCAGTTTAAACTTTGGCGATAAAACTGTGGTAGAATATCAGATTGGCAGAATCATGCGGCTAATGAAACCCAAGTCCAGAATATACTGGCGGTGTAATCCTGGCAACTACGACCACAATAACCAAATGCAATACCAGATACAGTTTTATCCTTGGCGTGAAGTAGATCACTATCTAATGGCGCCGCAATGGGGCTATCGTGTAGAAGTGTGTAAACGAGACAGTGGATATAAGAATAGAATCTATGCAGTCTGGACAAGTGAGTGATCGTTACTTATACAGGAATTAAATTATTATGTAGTAGTATTAAATAAAAAAATCTAACTGTTAAATATTTTTATGGGCCGGACACCGTAACCCATACATTTCAAGCAACAAGGAGGTTAGATTGAGTAAACAACGTCGCAAGGCAGTACAATTAGAGGTAGTAACAAATACCAAAAGTAATGATTACAAGTCATATCAAAAAAGAAAAAGTCCTATACAGTTAGTCCCCAAATCACTTAACCAAGAAAAATATGTAGATCTATTAGAAAACGACCAACGTCTAATAGTATTTGCGTCAGGCCCTGCTGGTACAGGCAAAACCATGTTAGCAGTATTGGCCGCACTAAAAGCATTCAGAGCAGGTGAGTGTTCCAAAATTCTTATAACAAGACCAGCAGTTGGTGTTGATGATGAGCAACATGGATTCTTACCAGGCACACTGGACCAAAAAATGGAGCCGTGGACAAGGCCAATTTTTGATATTATAGAAGAGTATTACAGACCACAAGAGGTAGCCCGTTTGCTAGAAGAAAAGTATATAGAGATTGCTCCACTAGCATACATGCGAGGACGGACATTTAAAAACTCGTGGATTATTGCAGACGAAATGCAAAACGCGACACCAAGTCAGATGAAGATGCTGTTGACTCGTTTAGGTGAGAACTCTAAGATGGTTGTAACAGGTGACACACAGCAGGCCGACCGTAGGGCCAAGGACAACGGATTATTGGATTTTCAAAGTTTAATGACAAACTTTAAAAGTCGATATATTGCTGGTGTAGAGTTTGCAGTAACGGATGTACGTAGACATCCTGCTGTGGCTGAAGTTCTTAGATTATACGGAGAGGAGTAACTACATCATAAATATCATGAATGATTGAATATAAAGATATACGGAGTTTGCACCTGGAAATATCAACCAGGTGCAACGCCGCTTGCCCAGAATGCCCCCGTAACTTTCACGGGGTTGACATAATAGATACCTACCCTGTGACAGATATGACTTTGGTACAAGCCAAAACAATCTTCACCCCGCAATTTCTACAACAAATAGATAATGTGTTAATCAACGGCAACTATGGTGACTTCATAACCGCACGTGATGGACTTGCTATTGTTGAATACTTTAAAGAAACAAATCCAAAACTGAGAATAGAAATCAGTACCAATGCCAGTGGTCGTCCAAATTGGTGGACTCGATTGGGTGAACTGGGTGTTACTGTTGATTTTAGAATTGATGGGTTGGCTGACACACATCACTTGTACAGACAATATACAGACTTTAACTTGATATTAGAAAACGCCAAAAAGTTTATATCAGCAGGTGGCCGTGCTGTGTGGGCGTGGATCCCATTTGATCATAATGTCCATCAACGTGAGTTAGCTGAAACCTTAGCAAACGATATGGGCTTTGCACATTTTTGGGTGGCTGATGCTGGCCGCAATGTAGGACCAGTATTCAACAGAGAAGGTAAATTAAGTCATGTGCTTGGTGATTATCGTGATTCGACAGACTTCGACGAATTGTATGCACAACATGTTTACTATACCGATCTGCCAGAGATTACACTAACCGAAACAGTTACAAAACCTATAATTGACTGTCATGCAAAAAATAATAACGAAATATACATAACAGCAACCGGGGAAGTATACCCATGTTGTTGGTTAGGGTTTTATCCACGTAACAACACAGGCAATCCTAGTAACGTTCAGTTAAGAAAAATATTAGAAAATAATAATGCTAATGAGATTGGCATAGAAAATGCAATTAACTGGTTTATAAAAATTGAAGAGTCCTGGAAGATAGACTCTATTAAAGAAGGTAGGATCTACAGTTGCAACGAGACTTGTGGCAAATGTGCATGAAAGTCCACAAAACCTTTTAGTTTTTTAACAGTGACGTCGTAGTCCTTGTGCAGTATCCCAACACCACCCGCGTCTTTCCATTCTTGAATGTTATCTGATCTATCGTCAATTAAGATGTCACCAGTACGACAATGATTCTGTTTGTCTCTACTATAAGGTCCAAAGAACACAGGAGTGTCTGGAAAATTCTTTTGGACCCAGTTTACCTTATCATACATAGCGTACTGTACATCATTCTTCCTGGGTATAGCAGTTAAAAAAGCGACCCTATAGTCTAGTTTTTTTGCTGTTTTGTGGCACAAATCGTATAATTCTGTAGCATAAGGAGTGGGTTTTAAATCCCTATATAGTCTAGGGTTCTCTATCAGTACTTTCCACACGTTTTGTGGGTATTTCCCTTCACTAGGTCCAATTCCTAGTTTTTGATGTGCATAACGGTCAAAGTCTGCGACCACACCGTCCATATCGATATAAAGTGAATTCATTTCTTCATTAATCTTGAAAGCATTTGTGAAACTAGATTGTCTTGAGTTCGTAGTTTTATTTCCAAACTACTGAGTTTATCTTTTAGATACGAAACTTCTGAATGTAGATGTTGCACTGTTTGTTCCTGCTCTCTAAGTTTTTTATCTTGACTTAGTAGATTAGGACGAGGCGGAGCATTAGGGTCCACGGGACGCTTTTTCTTTGCTCGCATAACTTTAAACATGTCGCTCATATAAGATATTTATCGTCGGGTATACTAGGGAACTTAATTGCTACTACTTTGGTATCTTTAATGTAGTAAGCTCTGTATTCTTCTCCAGGTTCGCTTAGATAAACATCGCCAGGACCGAACGCTACATCGTTAATTATCATTAGTCCTTCAGTGACCAATTGTAGTTCTGTTATTATTTTGTGCTTGTGCGGAGTGTCCACTTTGCCTGCAGGATTCTCTTGCCAGCATGCTTCAAAGTCCTTTGTACGAACTAGTGCTTTTTCGAAGTCCCCAATAAACCATCCTCTGTCACCAGCATCACTCAGTTGCAACTTTTTCATCTTGGGCTTCCGGTACTACTAGTTCTAAGTTAGGATTGATCGACTTGACTGCATCGTGTATGTACTGCGTGTAGTCTTTATAGTAATGTTGGAACAAGGACGGAAAGTCTTTGGTAGTGCTTAAACTGTTGCGCACAACTTCTCCGTCTATTAGATTAAGAACAACCTGCGACCCTATTAGGTCTTTGGTTCTAACCTTGTTAGCAACCTGCACTTGCTCGTCCCATTGCCAGTTGCCTGGGTCCTGCATATAACCTTTGAGGTGTGTCATATTAGGATTCTTTGGTCTTTGTGTGTACTTTGCTATTAAAAATATGCCTTTCATGATATTTGACCTAATTCCGTTAGTGTTGCACTTAAATTGATTTCAAAGTCTGCAACCAGACTGTGATTCACTGCACCCTTGCGTATTGCCAGTATAGCTTCATCTTGTCCTTCTGGAGTAGCACTCCACAGTTCCAAGTTCTGATACATCCAAGTAAACAGTTCTTCCATTTCATCTGCACTGGCACTAGCACACAGTTTCTGCCTGCCTTCTCTAATCTTACCTGCTTTGAACAGTTCAACAACTTCCAGTTTGTAATCACCGGTGCCACTGTCCTTGCTGTTGTTAATAATCAGTTTACCAGTTACACTGTTCATTTGTAACATCTTCAAACAGTTTCGCAAGTCTGGATATGTTGCTTTTACATAGCTGTCCAGCGTATCGATGTCAAACTCAACGCCTTCGCCTAACAGTACCTGTGCGGCTCTTGTTGTAAACTCTGTTGTGTCTGTTTTGTCTATAACAATCTGTGTGCTTCTGCTTTTCAGTGGCGTAATGATCTTGTGTGCCAAGTTGGCAGTAAGTATAAATCTTGCCTGACTTTGATATGTTTCCATAAGTCCACGCAAGATTGCTTGTGCATTGTGCGACAAATAGTCTGCCTCATCTAACAGCACAATCTTCAATTCGCCAAACGGCAGTGTGCTAACAAAGCCCTCAATCTTGCTCTTCAAAAAGTCTACACCATTGTCTCTACTTGCGTTGACCTGTAAGAAGTCATAATCATCAATGTCCAACACGTTAACTAGAATTTTTGCTAGTGTTGTTTTGCCAGTACCAGCAGGACCAGTCAACAACAAGTGTGGGATTGATTTTTCTTTAACCATGTATTCAATCTGTTCCCTGGTGTTAGGATCAGTAAACACATAACCATCTAGTGTGTTGGGTCTATATTTTTCAGTCCAAAGTTCTTTCATAAGTTATCTTTATGTAAGCAGAGCAAGTCTTCGCAAGTGCGTGTGCTAGGATCTACTTCTGCCATGGTTTCAGGGTTGAATGCTACGTATCCACAATCTTCAATGGTTTCAAACAGTTTTTTGCTGGCCCACGGACTGTATGACGAAAACCATTCAGTGAACAGCACAGGTTTATACTTTAACAGAATATCTCTACTGCTTGCAATGATTTCGATATCATGTCCCTCTGTATCTGTTTTGATAAATCCAATTGCGTCTTGTTGTTCTTTGGTTAGATGCTGATTAAGCATTGTTTCCAGTGTCATGGTACTGACCTGAATTGTGTCACCTGTTTTCTTATCTATGTTCTGCTGTGTTCCTAGATCAGCCTGCTTGACAATTCCTCCATTGCACATCATGTTTTGATGGTCACCAAAAGTAACCATGGCCTCATTACTACTAGACACTGCATCCATAACTGGTATCATAGTTGCCAAGTGATCATTCATTCTACAGTTCATTTCCAGGTATGGATAAATGGTTGGATTCGGCTCACTGCTCAACACTGTGCCGCGACTGAGAACTGCCATTGGTACAGCAGTGTCGCCACTATGTCCACCGATGTCAATACAGGTCATGCCAGGAGTAATCCACTTGTCCCAATGTTGCTGTCGCATGTAGTATTCAAACAGCACTTGCCATTCTGGACTGCCGTCTTTAAAGTGATCCATACGTAGCCAGTAGCAAACGTCTCCTGGGTAGCCATAGTCTTCAAGACTGAGGCGATAACACTTCTTTAGACCAAAGTCCAACTGCATTATACCATTTCCTCATATACGCCCAATAATTCTGCTACTACAAATCCTGCACCTGCCCACCAAACTTGTCCACTCATCAAGAATAGACCAGCAACAATTCTAATTGCGCTTTTAGCAAAACTGATGTTTTTGTGTTTTACCGGGTCTGGGTGTTTTGTTTTTTTAGCGTTCGCCATACTTTTTCCTTTTCCATTTCGTCGAGCCACTCCTGTTCTCCAGTATAAGTGGACGCTTCTTCTAGCATTTCATCTAGTATAAATTTTACACGATATAGGTCTTGTTTGCAACCCCAAGTTTCAAATCCTGTTGCATACTTGTCGTGCATTGCACGGTTGCATTTCCTAAGTTCGTGTGTAATCTTTTCTACACTCCAATCTATAATCATCGCTCCACTCACGCTATGCGTAGTCTCTAGTTTTGCGTTCTGCATGTACAGAGTTTGCAATTGATTCTGAATTAGGCTCTTCGTCACTGACCATCATGATTGCATCTGGATCAGCTCTACGTATAGTAAATTCTTCACCGTCTTTTGCAATCTTAATACCACGACTCCATCGTCCGTGTTCTAATAGTACCCACTGTCCCACGGTGATCTCTGTTTGTGTTGGGCCCACAGCATATACCTTTGCCCAACGTGGACGTATACCATCTGTTTTGCCGTCATCACCTAATAGCACAATACCACTGTCTAGTGTACGTCCTTCGAAGCTCATATCACGAACAATTATATTGTTGTGTAGCGGTTTAATTGTCTTGCCTTCGAAGTCGAGACGAAATTGATATCCAATGTTTTGATCGAATGGATTCTCTACTGCCATGTGTATTTCCTTATTGAGTTATGTTGTAATAAATTTAACTAATGTAAGTTTGTAATAGATTCACTTAAAATCGACTAACTTTTTTCTTTGGTGGCTCTGGTTTCTTTGGTACCAGATCTTGATCTGCTTTAGTTTCTGTAACTGCTGATGCAAGACTACCTCTAATCATTGGTCTGGTTTTGGGTTCCTCTGGCGTTACGTCTGGTGCAGGTTCTACCCAATCATCTACTAGTTCTTTTTTATTGTTTACAGGTTCTTTTGGTTGTGGAGGATTATCCGTTGCTACAGGCGTATTTAATTTGTAATAGTCCTGCATTACCTTGTCTTTGGTTTTTTCTATTACACCACCTGGGCCCAGTTGGTCTCCTCTGGCATTGATACCCATATTGCCTATCGCTATTTCGCTTTCGTTTGCAGCCAACAGTGAATCCATGTTAACTTGTTTTCCGTTTGCTGTTCTGTATACTTTTGGCATTTTTATCTCCTTATGCGCTGATATTTACCGTAAGAATTCGTGGATGTCGAGATTATACTTTATACTGTTTATCTTGTGGGCGCCTAACAAATACAGTACGTAACTGGCTACACTTGAACCTCTGCCCACTCCCCAAACAACATCGTTTTTCCTCCAGGTGTCTATGATATACTTTATTTGTTTTAACAAATCAAACATACCACGTTCCTGATACATCAACAATTCCTTTCCTACACGTTCTACTTCTTGATCTGTATTACATTGTTCAATTAACCATTTGGCAATATCCAAGTTCAGATACTCTGCAGGCATATCCCAACTGTCTTGCATCTTTCGATCAAACTCTTCTACATCTAAATCTGTACTGGTGTACTCTTTTAGTTTATTAAATCCAGCAAACAAGTTATCAACTGCACTGTTAAACTGCGCAGGATCATTTACAAATATTTGTTCTATACTTGCTTGTGGATTTTTGTATAGCAAGTCACATAGTTCGTCTACTTCTGCAACTGCTACACCAAACTTATCATACTTCATTTTTTATCATCCAAAAACGTCCTGGTAATATTTCCACAGAACAAGTTTTTTCATTAGCATATTCCGTTATGGCGTCTATAGTGCCTTGAAAATCAGGAGCATAATCATCTCCACACACTACTGGAACATGTTCAAATAATCTAAGCATATCCTTGACTGCCTGATAATCATGGTCTCCATCGTAATAAACTAAATCCCAATCTGTTATAACATCTTTGCCGCCAAACCAGTCTATGGTATTTTCTTGCCAGATTTTTTCAATCAAATAAAACTTTGGGTGTTGTTGAATAATTTTATCAAATATGTCACGATGTTGGATATTTTCTTTTTCTACATATCGAGCATATTGATAAAATTCTTCTTTGTTATCAATTAATTTCGATGCAAAAAATAAGTACTCGTTGGTCAACCCAAAAGTGTCAAGAATGAAGAACTTAGTGTCGGATGGCAAAACATTTAGCCAGGCCCAAGTACTTCTGCCCCACCCACATCCTATTTCTAATACATTAGGAACTTGGGGCAAAAGATTAGCTACATCTTTATAAAGTTCATGTTGGACATCCGTAGTCCAACCAGGAATGTCGTTGGCTGAAGTAATATTCGGCCATATGTTCATCTTTTCTTACCAATATCAATTAAGTCTTTGAACTTGTCGTCTTTACCAGCCAAGTCATCCAACATTTTTTTGTTGCGCTTATTCAGCTCATCTTGGTATGATTCCATAATCATGTTCAATTGGTTAATCATCTGTTGATTGCCCATGCTGTATGCTTGGTTTAACCTCTGCATAATATCACTGTGTTTTTTCTGTACTTCTTCGTCGCTTAGGCCGTCTAATTTATCTATCAGCGGATGCATTATACATCTCCAGTTTACAAGTCACCTTGTTTACGGTTTTCAGAATGAAATGCATCAAACTCACCACCGGGGTAACGTGCTTTTAATTTATTTACATTTTCTGCAATCACATCATTTGGATCTAAGTTCAACGCTCTGCAAGCATTAATCCAATACCACATGATATCACCTAGTTCACGTTTCATGTGAAAGATGTTTTCTTCGTTTACTGGTTTGCCCTGGAACACAATCTTTTTGGGTATTTCTGTAAATTCGCCACACTCTGCGGCCAACCCCATTGCGGCTGTTAACAACAAACTTGGATTAACTGTTGTATTGGTATTAATGTCAGTCAGCCGTTCTACTAACTTGTCTGGATAGTTTGACTCTGCTGAAGTTACTTCACGAACAAAGTCTTGATACTTGTTCAAATCAATTTGCATAAAAGAAAACTCCTAGTTATGCAATAGTATATACTAAAACACCACTAGGAGTCAACTGATTTGTGTAAATTAACTTATGTTCTTAACCAAGCTGTTACACCAGTGCTGTATTGTAAGTTAACAGCAACATTGCCAGTTAAGGCTGTACCAGTTCCTACCCACTTAACAGCGCCAGCAGTGTTGCCAGCAAAGTTTTGAACAGTTAATGTAGTAATGTTCGAGTGGAAAGACAATGTAAGTTCTTGACCGTCTAACGCAACGGTTGGAACAGTAACATAAAGATTGGCAATAGTTGCGGAATTTGCTGTATCAATATGATAGGTTCTTACTTCGTTGTTAACAAATAAGTTTGCACCATTTGCAACTGTATGGTAAGCATAGTTTGGACTAATTGTACCATCTTGGGTAGTTAGGTTACCTTTTACGGTTAGTCCACTGTTTACTGCGTTTCTGTTTCTGGTTAGATCTTGTATTTCAATTGTAGTACCGGCATCAACTGTGCTAAACTCAAACAAGTAATCATTTGAATTTGCTATCTCGTCAGCATTAAATGTTATAACACTACCACTAATACCGGCAACGGTATCTTTGTCACCTAACGAAACTGCCGCTGGCAGTGTAAGTGTATGAGCGATATTGCTTACATTGACCCAAACTGCAATTTTGGCTTTTTGCCCGGAACTGTTTGACGGGAAAGTAAATGCTAGTGTTGTAGCACCACCTAAGGTAATCTTTTGATAGTTGCCGTTAGCAAAATCAATAGTAGTAGCACCACTTACTGAACCAACATTATTGTATGTTTCTCTCCAACTAGTCAATGAGGCGTTGGTTATAACATTACCAGCCAGATCATTACTGAGCGTGGTATTGGTTAAAGCAGACTTTAGTACTGCTTTGTTTTGTAAGTCTTCTAACTCAGCTTTAGCAAAAGTAAGATTGTTACGTATGTTTGTGAAATTATCGCGGAAACCTTGGCTGTCATTATCTTGACCAGCGACCGGATATGTACCGTCGACATTATTTGGGTTTACTTGGCTTGTCATTTATACAAATACTCCATTCTGTGGGAACTTGATATATTTATCCTCTGTTTCAGGTTCCATATATTTGTCTCTATTATTACTGAAAGCTGTGCCCCCACGAACACCTCCTACAGTAGGATCTCCTTCTTTGCTAGTCATACTGCCACCATCAAATGTTGTTTCAGTTCCTTGCGCCTCTGAAAACACTAAGAAAGTTGGTGTAGCCTCTCCTCCATCAAATGTATATTGTAATGTAGACGATGGGTATGTTCGACCGCCGCGAACTTTTACTGTTTGATTTACAAATATTTCGCTTATAAACTCTAATCTTATTTCTTGGTCACTACCTGCATCCAGTCTTGAATGTTCAAAACCAGGTATAGTTTCATCAAACCCTATCGATTCGTCAAAACCTTCATCTGGTATTGTTTCGTATGTTATTTGCCACACTCCGCCCCGCTGGTTTACAGAACTTAATCCTGACTGTTTTTCTAAATATCCATATATGAATGTTGTACCATCACCGCGGACCCAACCGTCGTTGACTGCTTCAGTGTCAAACCCAAATTGTTTAGCAAAGATTATTTTTTCAAATGGTTGAATGTTAGTAACACCGTCTATAAGTCCTAGCAATTTTACTCTACTTAGTAACTCACTGTCTATGCTATTAAACGATTTGCTAACTGCATAGTCAACTGAAGCGGTACCATTGAATTTGATCCCTGCGCCTGCTGATGCAGTAATATTTGCACTTAATGTTAAGTTTTGTGAGCCCACGTTTTCTTGTACGTTGGTTATAAACACATTATCGTCTATACCAGACGATAACGTATCTACACTTGATAACGTCCAGCCATAACCAATTTTTAGGTTATCCGAAACAACAATAGCATTTGCATTAGTAACTGAGCCTACAACTGATGTTGTGATTACATCCGTTCCTGCATTAAGATCTACTAACTTATCAAACGTTGTGTCTCTGCTAGGTAAGAACTTATTAGTCGTAGTGTCAAAGAACTTACTTAGTGAGTTATCCCATTGATATCTGTCCACCGTGAATGGGATAGTATTTAAAGTAAACCCACTATTCCTTAGTCTATACGCTATTAGTTCGGATGCACCTGGGTTTGTGTAAACCAATGGCACTGCTCTAATAAGCCCCAATACCTTACCATTGGTTTGTACACTGGTCATCCAACGGGGCAAAGCACCGCTGTTGGTATAACCTAAACCTGTTTCTAATCGCTTTTGCATGTTAGTAAAGCTATTGGTATAAATGGTATTACCATACTCAACACCGTTTTGAATGTATGGGTTAGTGTTTGTGAGTGTAGTACTAAGCGGTGGACTATTTCCTGCAAACATTTGATTGTCAATAATGTCTGCATATACCACTTCGTATTCTACATTTCCGCTTGAGTCCAATGCTCTAGCTGTTTTAATTGCACCGAAGTTAATACTTTTTGTATAATGATTAAGTGCTATAGTCGACACCATTTCAGATGCTTGTGCAACACTTAAACCAGCTGAGAATAAGAATTTAATATTTTTTTGTATTCCAAAGTAAGCATCATCTGGTCTATACACATTTGCAGGCGGAACAAAAGAAGGATTTGTCACAGTATTAACATATGATCTTCTTTCTGTATTATCTGGCAATGCTTTTAGATATAGATTTTCGTAAGGTGCTAAGTTTCTAGACTTGATAAACACCCTAAAGCTCTTAGTAGCACTGCTTGTACCATCTCGTGTTGTTGCTTTTACAGTAAACCTACAATTCTGATCAAACGTCGTTGTACCACTGTCTATAGCTGTGGTAATTGCATTACTTGTTGTAGATCTTACTTTGGTTGTAGTGTCGTTACTGAATGTTAACAGCGTTCCTTGCACAACATAAATTGCTGGTTGCACCTCTACAGTTTTACTATCTACTATTGCAGTTATCTTACACCCTGCCGCTACGCCTATGCCTTGCACACTCATTCCTACTTCTAAATCTGTTGTGCTGGTCACTGGCAGATATCCTACTGCCGCATCTAAACTAAAGTATCTAAAAGAAACACGCCCTACTAAGTTTCCGGTACTCAGTACTTTTAAACCTTGTGGGATTCTACGATAAGGCTGGTAAACTGTACTGTATTCTAATTCTTTACCTAATGTATTGTATGCGCTAATAGATAGTTTACTTACAGCACCGTTATCCATTATGCCTAAATTTTCATTAGTGTTCCATATAATTTGTTCGTTCAGAGTACGTTGTACTGTTATGCTGAATACAACAGGGTCACTCTTTACCCCTGGATCTAGTTCTCTGAATGCTCTGACAGATACATTGTATGTTTTAGTTTCTTCAGTCTGGGTAGGCAAGGTACCAAACAGCCAACCTGTGTCTCGGTTAATTGTTAACCCGATCGGTAGTCCTTCAGCACCTTGATCAAACAGCAATGAATCAAAACCAGTACCTGGCGCAATATATAGAACAGTGATTACATCACTGGCACTAGGTGTTAGACTTGTAAACGTTAAGTTTGTCCCTGACGTGGTATAGTCTATAGTGGGAAGATATATCGTATCGTTTATTCTTACACTGATGTCAACTGCGGCAGCCGCGGTGTCTAGTGTGTAAGGTCCAGTACTACCGTCACCATTAAGTGTTTGTATTACAGGGGTATCAAGTTGATCTAATCCACTAAAAGCAAGTTCTGCAACTTCCCATTGTACGTCTTTTGCCTCTGGGTCGTATGCAAGGAATTTGTAAGCAAGTGTGTCCCCGGCTACACGTGCAGGAAGGCTATCCGGAGCGTTAAGTATGATTGGACGATAACGGTTATCATGATCAATTGTAATAAATGTATTATTGACAACGGTGATATCGTTATCAGCAGTAAAGTTTGACTTGCTTACAATTAATGTTCTAACATCTACTGTATCAAATTTTCCACCATCAGTAACTTCTACTCTAAAATTAAAGTATTTGTCTGTGCTTTCAGGTAATGCATCAAAAATAATTGTTTCGTATGCAGCCGCTTCGTATCCTAGATCATCAATATTAGCGGCAATGATATCAACATAGCCAGATAGTAATCCTGTTGAACTTAGTGTTGTGCCTGGAGGTAGGTCACCTTGGACCACTTTGTAAGTTGCTGTGGCACTAGGGTTGTCATTTATAGTTACAAATTGATAACTTAAAAATTCGCCATCAAAGAATGCACCAATCAAGTCCGGACGTGGGAAAATTTGTGGGCCAACTGCATTGCTGACTGTTAGTGTAAAGGATCTATCTGCGACGTCACCGTCGTCATTGGAGGCTCTGGCAGTAAAACTATATGCTTTGCTTTGGTTAACTGCACTAAGAATCGTCGGAGCACCGCGGAATTCACCTGCACGTGTTATGTACATTCCACCTGGAAGCTCACCTGCAATTAAACTATAAGTTAATGGTTGACTGTCGCTGTCTGTTGCTGATAATTGTAACTTAAAGTACTGGGATTCAGGTATTGTTCCCAAATCACCTTTAGCGGTTACCCATGTAATTGTGCTCATTTATAACACCACTATTTCAATAACTCTTTCTACAGTTTCTGCGCTGGTGTCTAGTGCAACACCAAATACTCTACTGTCGCCTACTTTTGCACATCCGTTGTCTGCCGGTACTAGCTCGTCACCTTTGGCAACTGCACCTACTACACGACATGGTACACGCCCTTTTAGTGCAACTGCTTGTCCATCTCCATCTTTGTTCATTAAGAACGCTGGTGCTGTAGATATAACACCAATTGCTCGTTGACCTTCTGAACTTGCTGTTACTTCTGCTGTGCCACCAACTACAACAACTGTACCTGGTGCATAGACTTGGTCCGTGGTATATTTCTCAGCCAAGTCAGCATATAGAGCTTGTGTTGATGTACCTATTAAGTAGCTTGCAGATACATTACCAGTAAACACACCTGTATTACTTGTTATAGCAGTCACTGCATTAACTATATTACCTTGCACTGTGTTAGTTACATTTACATGATTTGCGGCTATGTTTCCTGTGCTAGTTAAATCGTTTGTTGTTTTATTAAAAATTAATCCTGCGTCACCACCAAGAGTACCGTTATCGTTAAACTGTACCTGTGTATCTGCTCCGCCTACACTAGCAAATGGAGCACTGTTGCCTGACCAAAAAACGCCAGCATCAACGTATAACTTGGCTGATCGCACATCTCCGCCAACGCCAACACCACCTGATCCAGTGACTACGATAGCACCGCTAGTTTTACTACTAGATGCTGTTCCACTAGTATATACAGCATTTGCTGTAAAATTAGGAATACCACTAAATTGCGGAGCACTTGCAATAGTGGTTACATCTAATGTACCTGCATGTACTTGTGCCCATCTGGCTGTGTTCTTGTCGCCCAACCAATGTGTATTAGTAACACTTGGCATTACGTTACCACCAGAAGTAAAGATTCCTGAAGTTACTAAACTTGTTAGTGTACCTAAACTGGTAACACTTGGTTGTGCATTTGTTTTCAGTGTACCTAATAGGTTTCCACGGAATGCCGCATTGGTGCCAACAGCGTGTATGTCACTTACAAAGGTATTACCCGACACACCCAATCCACCTGTAATAATCACAGCACCAGTTGTTTTACTGGTTGAAGCTGTTGCTGATTGGAATGTAGTCGCTAGTCCAACAGTACCACCATTGAACGCACCAGCTGAAGTTACAACTGGACTACCGTTAATATAAATCGTGTCTGCACCACTAAAGTTCATGTTTCCAACATGGAAGCCTCTAACGGTAATATTGCCTGTACTGACTGTACCTGTGTTGGCAGTTACTAAGTTTCCAGCAATGTGTACATTACCAGCAACACCTGTGCCACCTTTAACTATTAATGCACCTGTTGTGCTCGAAGTTGATGACAGTGTGTTGCTCAACATCAATTGACCAAACTGTACATTACCTGGTGTGCCTGCTGTAACAACATTTGACGCAACAGTTGTGTTGTCTAAGTAGACTAAACTTTCTGAAGTGTTCTGCCATCCAAGGAAGAATTTCTTTTCAGCAACATCATAGTATTGTGCGGCAATACCAATATCTTTGCCGTCGTCACTGCTGAGTCCACCACCATCAAAGTGTAGGTCCAAAATAGGAGCACTTGTGTTTTGACTTGCACTGCTGGATTGTGAGCCACTAACACTCAAGTTACCCACAATAGTAACATTACCTACAATGGTTGCACCGTCCTGGCTAACAAACAAATTACCATAACTGGTAACTGTGTTGCCCACAATACTGTCTGCATTAACATAAGATGAAGCAAGGACATAGGTGTTGGATACAATGTACCCACCAGTTACACTTGCGGCACTGATTATGCTTTGTCTTGTGCCTGCAAATAGCCCTTCGTTAAATGTTTGAAAATTGTCATTAACAGTTCCAAACGCAGACCGTATAGTATCACCGGTTCCGTCGTTTGCTACTGCTCCTGTGTTAATGTTAATGTACGCCATTTTTTATCCGTTTTTAATATTTACTTGTTTAGTATCTACCTACTGCTACTTCAATTAGTGCAACAGAGTTGTCTTCAATTATTTCTAAGCTCTTACCAATAACACATCCCGGCTGATACTGTGTCCTGTCCAATGCTACAGCAACACCTGGCGTCGCGCTTGTTACTAGCAGTGTACCTTTGTTAACTGGTCCTTGAACCATACACGGTAAACGTCCTGTAAGTCCAACTGCAACACTTCCGCCGCCTGTGTTCATCAAGTAGGCTGGATTTGTACTAACAATACCTGCTACTCTTTCATCATGTGATACAGTTGTAACTGTAACTTCCTGTTCACCGCCAAATACCAATACAGTACCTGGATCGTATGTAGTATCTGCCTGATAATTCTCTGCCAAGTCAGCATATAGAGCTCCAGTAGCAGTACCTGCAAAGTATGTCGCTGAAACGTTGCCACTGAAGTTTCCGTGTATCGCGCTTACGTTTCCAGCGGCATTAATAGTTGGTGCTTGTACACTTGTGGTTGCATTCAAGTGATTTACACTTGCATTTGCACTGATTGTTGCGGCCACTGCTGTAAGTGCTGTAGCGGCATTAATAGTTGGTGCCTGCATGCTTGTTGAGGCAATGACATGATTGGCACCTACATTAGCACTGAACGTACCTGCGGCTCCCGTTACTGCTGTGGTTCCGTTTACTGTGGCAGCTTGTACTGTGTTGGTTACATTTACATGACTTGCGGCTAAGTTAGCACTGATTGTTGCGGCCACTGCTGTAAGTGCTGTAGCGGCATTAATAGTTGGTGCTTGTACACTTGTGGTTGCATTCAAGTGATTTACACTTGCATTTGCACTGATTGTTGCAGCCACTGCTGTTAAACTTGTAGCGGCGTTGATAGTTGGTGCTTGTACGCTTGTAGTTGCATTCAAGTGATTTACAGCGGCGTTAGCACTAATCGTTGCAGCCACGGCTGTTAAACTTGTAGCGGCATTAATAGTTGGTGCTTGTACACTTGTGGTTGCATTCAAGTGTACTCCGCCTACGTTTCCAGTAGCGTTTACTGTAACTGCTTGTAAACTTCCAGTTGTGTTAAATGCATTTGCTCTGATATTACCTGCTGAACTGTAAATTACACCCTTACTACTTACTACGGTATCTGCTACAGCATTATCAAGAACGTTAAGCTCTGCCGCTGTAGCAGTAATACTACCGGCACCAATTTGTAATGTGCCAGCATTTACTGTATCACCGTTAACAGTAGTAGCTTGCAATGAGTTTGTTACGTTTACATGACTTGCACCTACGTTAGCACTAATTGTAGCGGCTACTGCTGTAAGTGCAGTAGCGGCATTGATAGTGGGTGCTTGTATTGAGGTTGTAGCATTAAGATGGTTTACACTTGCATTTGCACTGATTGTTGCGGCTACTGCTGTAAGTGCAGTAGCGGCATTGATAGTGGGTGCTTGTATTGATGTTGTAGCATTAAGATGATTTACACTTGCATTAGCACTGATTGTTGCGGCTACTGCTGTTAAACTTGTAGCGGCATTGATAGTGGGTGCTTGTATTGAGGTTGTAGCATTTACATGCGGAGCTCCAACGTTTCCTGCGGAATTAATTGCTCCTGCTACGCCAGCACCACCTGCAAGTATCAATGCTCCAGTTGTGGAGGTTGTTGATGCTGTGGTGTTGGCAATTGTTAAGTTACCAACTCTTAATCTATCCCATATTATGTCTGTGTCTGCCCAGTTTATTGTTGCACCAGGTTCTGCATCAACATTACTGAATACTTTCCAAGTGCTGTCGGTGTAATCACGCACAACACCTGTGTGTTGATAAACATTAGCGGACCCACCAACGAATTGACTAAACGTACCAATGTCGTAGTTGTATGGATATACTGTATTTGCAGTCAAGTACAACAATGGGTCTTGTACGTTAATTGTGTGACTTGCAATACTGTTTAGGTTTGCAACCGTTAAGTTACCGTTAACAATGGCGTTGCCAAACACATTCAGTGAGGTCAACTGCCCTACACTTGTGATATTTGGTTGCGCGACTGTAGTCAGTGTGGCACCAAGGTTTGTAATATTACCAGTAGTTGCGTTTATTGTTCCTGTAGTAACTGTGCCCAGGTTGTTCATGTTACCGTTATAAGCGGCTACATTAGCATCACCATAGGTGCTACCACTAAAATTAGCATTAGCGTAAGTTTGGTATGCTCCAATATTTGCATTTAGTGTTGGTAGGGTTGTGCCAACAGTTGTGCCTACGTTAGCATCAAGTGTTGTTATATTAGTTGTTGCTGTGCCTAAGTTAGCATCAATTGCTGGGATAGTTGTGCCAACAGTTGTGCCCAAGTTAGCATCAATAGCTGGTATAGTGGTGCCAACTACAATTCCCAAGTTAGCATTTATACCTGGTATAGTTGTACCAACTACCACACCAACATTGGCATCAAGTGTATTGAAACTTGACAAAGTTGCAAGTGACGGTATGGTTGTGCCTACAATTGTACCTACATTAGCATCAATAGCAGGAATAGTTGTGCCTACAATTGTACCTACATTAGCATCAATTGCTGGGATAGTTGTACCAACAGTAGTACCAATGTTTGCATCAATAGCAGGAATAGTTGTGCCTACAATTGTACCTACATTAGCATCAATTGTTGTAATTGCTAAGTTTGCGGCAGTTACATTATTATTCACAGTGGTAATTGCTAAGTTTGCGGCAGTTACGTTAGCATTCACAGTTGTAATATTTGTAGTTGCTGTTCCTAAATTAGCATCAATAGCTGGGATAGTTGTACCAACTACAGTACCTAAGTTGGCATTTATGCCTGGTATAGTTGTACCAACTACTACACCAATATTGGCATCAAGTGTTGCAATGTTTACATTTGCCGCGGTTACATTTGCATTAATTGCCGCTATTGCCGCAGTATCAACGGTTGCAATAACAGCATTAGCAGCCGCCATGTTTGCATTAATTTGGCTGATATTTAAGTTAGCATAAGTCTGGAATGATCCAGTGTTTGCTCTAATTGCAAATATAGCGTTGCTGTTAACGGTAACTCCGTCACTTATGCCACCGATATTAGCATCTACGGCTGCCCAGGTTCCTCCAGTAAATGCACTTGACTGTATAGTACTGTCAGCAAACGTTAAGTTACCAGTAACAAGTTGGAAGTTGCCGTCTTTGTTTAGTTTTGCCAAAGCTGTGTTTGCTTGTAAAACTACGCCTGTGTCTGATTGTACCTGGGCATTGCCTCCAACGGTTTGGAAATATCCGTCGTGTGCATATTGTACTATCTTGCTGTCAACCCCTGCAGGTATAAAGTTTCCTGTAAATGTGCTGTTGTTTATGCCAACAGCTACGTATTTGGTAGCTCCACTACCAAGTATAGCATCATTAGCGTATGCAACATAATTTGATGTTGCGCTCGTACCAGTACTCTTGTTCTGTGTAACTATTTCGTAACCAGCATTTATGTTACCTGTAAACACAGCACCTTCGTTGGGCCAAGATAAACTTGGTGCTAATCCAACTTCAAGTACACCGTCAATTTTAACATTGGCAGTTGCTAGTAGATAGGAAGCACCCACATTGCCTGTGAATGTTGCGCTGGTTGCAGTGTTTGCATAGTTTGTTCTGATGTAACCTACGTTAGCATCTAGTGTTTGTATTTCAGTTGTTCTTGTGCCCAGGTTAGCGTTAATAGTTGTTTGATACGCTCCTAAGTTAGCATCAATAGCAGGGATAGTTGTACCAACAACCGTGCCAAGATTGGCATCAATTGTGCGAATACTATCGCCTTGTACGCCTGCATTGTTTTGCAGGTCAACAAGTGCAACACTTTGTGCCGCGGCGTTTGATGTGAGTGTAACAATACTAGTAGCCTGTGTGCCTGCGTTAGCAGTTAAGGTGTCAATACTAGTTGCTTGTGTAGCGGCATTACTAGTAAGTGTGTTAATGCTAGTGGCCTGCGTAGCGGCATTACTGGTAAGGCTTGTGATATTGGTTGTTGCTGTGCCAAGGTTGGCATCTAACGAAATAATCTCAGTTGATCTCAAACCCAAGTTAGCATTAATTGCTAGTATGTCTGCATCGTTGCTTCCAATAGTTGCATTGGCGGCTGTGATGTTTGCACGAAGTAGGTTAACTTCGTTTGTTGTAACACCAGTGTTGCTTTGTAATGCTGAGATATTGGTTGTTGCCACACCCAAGTTTGCATCGATCGAATCGAGCTTGGCACCTTGTGTAGCGGCATTAGCAGTTAGATTGTTAATTGAGTCTGCTTGTACCCCAGCATTGCTGAATAAGTTGTTTATCTGATTAAGATTGTTGGTAATTGCAACACTTTGTGTAGCGGCATTGGCCACCAGTGTGTAGAATGTAGTACTGGTATTGCCAACAATTGTGCCTACATTAGCATCAAGCGCATCCAACAGCAGATCCTGCACACCTAAGTTAGCACGGAATATTACCAAATTGGCTCTGTTGTTTTCAATGTTTACATTTGCGGCAGTAACATTAGCATTGATACTAGTAACGTTGGCAAGAATAGCATTTGAGCTTAGTGCGTTGTTGATGCTGGTGTCGACATAACTTATGGTTGCTCTAGTAGCGGCCAATCCTCCTACGTTGCCCCATAGTGTACCAACGTTGGCGTCTAGTGTTTGTATCTGACTTGTATGAGTTGATATGGCACTGTTTGCCGCGGTAACGTTGGCGTTAACACTGTTGAAGCTTGAGCTTAAGGTTGCAATGTTACCGTTTATAGCATTGGTTACATAACCTTTGCTTGCGGCATTTGCAATATCGTTTACGTCTAGTGTTACATCTCCAGTCTGCCCGTTGACAGTGAGAACTGGATTAGCAGGAGCACCAACATTGCTTATGGTAGCAATGTTTCCTACTGTTGCGTTTCCTAGTGTGAGGACTGTAAGAGTTACATCATTTACGCCCGACGTGCCACCTAGTGCGTTACCAAATATCGTTAGTGTATCTGATACAGCATAGTTGTTACCAGCACTGTTAATAATATCAACAGTATAGGTGTTAGCGTAACGATTGACTGTAAATCTAGCGTCTGTACCTGATCCACTTGTGATGGTAGATACATTCGAATAAGTTAGTCCACTGTTTTCGGCGGTAGAGTATAGTTCAGTAAAGTTATCATTTGCTTTATCAAACGCTATTCGAAGTTCGTCACCGGTCCCGTCACCTGCGGACGTTCCGATATCAATTATTTGTTGTGCCATAAATCATCCTCATACAGAGTATTTATGGCAGTTATAAAGTTTAAGGTTTTGGGGGGTTATGCGTTAAAACTGCTTCCACATCCGCAAGTTGCTGTAGCATTAGGGTTGACAATAGCAAAACTTTGGCTCATCAAATCCTTTGTGAACTTGATTGTGGAACCTTTAAGGTATTCTGCACTCATATGATCTATTAGAATACCAACTCCGTCACCGGCATCTATGCTGTAATCATCATCAGCAGTGTCTTCGTCGAATGTAAACCCATATTGGAAGCCACTACAGCCGCCACCTTGCACAAATATACGCAGTTTAAGGTTTGGGTTGTCTTCTTCTGCGATAAGTTCTTTTAGTTTACTTGTTGCGCTTTGTTCAACTGTTAATATTTCCATAATGTTCTTCCTTTATAGGGTTGCATTTTTCACAATAACATTCTGTGCAGTAGTCGCAGTGTTCATCTACACAACTGTGTCCACAGTGTGCGGCATGCAAGCATGCTCTGCATATTCCTTTAGTATTCATAAATTCTCCAATACAAAAGTACCATTAACCATTAGGTAGACATCACTAATCATCAGAACCACGTAAGACTATAACTCCACATGCCAGTCGATCACCAGCATTCCCAGTCTTCAATGATTCTTCGTCTCCGCCTTTTCCAAGGTCATCTTGTTTGCTATGTATTACTATTGCTCTACCTACAACACTCCGATCTCCTGTTAGATCCACTCGGGGTGCCTTTATCATAAAGTTAGCAACACCTTTGTCATTAGCAATAACATTACCTAGATCGCCTACATGTCCTTTGCTGATGTCACCGTGGTCTACACCGTCTGGATTGTAATGAGCCCCAGCACTTTCGCATCCGTTGCTTAGATCACCATACTCGTGTATGTGAAACCCGTGCTCTCCGGGTTCAAGGCCCGTTATTTGTCCTCGGATCAGTGTGCCTTTTCCAGGTTTGCTAACTAAAAGAATAGTACCTTTGACTTTGTCACTGTGGTCTAGTTCACATACTGCTTGTGTAAAATCTTGATCCTCTGAGATTGCATTAACAGACTCACATTGGCAAGCCGCCGCTTTAGTTCGAGGACAAGTAGTATCCTCTGAAGTGTACGTCTGATTGGGTATAAGTTCTGTAGTAAGCATACTACTATTTAGTGCGATATACTATGCGTCCGCGGTTTAAATCATATGGACTCATTTCAATATCAACCTTGTCACCAAGTGCTACTCTAATGTTAAATCGTCTTAGTTTGCCAGCAAGTGTGGCTATAATTTCGTGATCGTTTTCTAACTTAACACGAAAACTTGCGTTTGGTAGAAGGTCTGTTATTTCACCTTCGAATGTTAGTAGTTCTTCCTTTGCCAATCTATCTCCTCATTTTGCTGATGGCTATTGCATCTTCATTACTAAACACAGGAACTGCATTTGATTTGTGCAGTGTGCCTATGCCTATAATTTTGTTGCCTGTGTATACCTTGTCAGGCGCTTTCACTGCTGTGCCAACACCCGTACTCAGACTCGGTATGTGCGGTGTCTCCCTGCGATACCCCTTTGTCTCAACGTAAACACTTTTTTCCAAACGCTTGGGTACACGTTTAGCAGGTTCCGGCACGTTATGCTTGTCCAGCAACTGCTTCCAATTTTCTGAATTTTTTCTTGCTTGTTGTGCGGCCTCTGCTGTACGGTACTTGTGTTTACGCTTGCTTTTGCCTGTGGTACTGAGCCACGGGCCTTCTAAGTGCATGGTCATACTGCAGGCTCGCTTAGTTTAGTATCAGCATCTACTAAAACAAAAGTTTCAGTAGGGTACTCCTTGCGAATGCTATCAATGGCTTCATCTTCAGTTGGTCCTTGTCCTAGGAAACTGTTGTTGCGATCATATAATAACACAAGTTCTTTATCTTGTTCGAACTGTATTATTTCTGTTTTAACTATCATTACTTTTTCTTCCAGTGCCTTAACACCAACCCGTGCTTGCTCCATGCCAGCAACATACGCTGATAGCTTTTGCTTTAGCACATAACTGGCAAATAGATTCCAGATTAGATAACCAAGCATGATAAAAAATATAAGGTCTAAGAATGTCATAGTTTTATTGTTTGTGTTTATAATATACGTATATTATAGACTCTTTTGGTAGCAAAGTCAACCTATTTTTCAAGGCTTAGGATCCAAGTAATTGCTTGATTTGCTTGCTGTTGGTCTACAGCATTTGGTGGCATAGGAATCTGACCCCATACACCCATACTGCCTTTGAGTATCTTTTCAACCAAATACTCTCTGTCAGCTTCTGTGTACTTTGCGGCTATGTCTTTAAATGCCGGACCTACCATTTTAACATTTACATTGTGGCATGCTACACAGTAGTTGTTCTTAATTACCAGTTCACCTGCTGGCTTTACGTTAGCACCTGATCCTGGTGCGGCTGTTCCTGTTACTCCTGCATGTGCAGGAATGGTTGCAATGATCAACCACATCAATAAACATATTGCTATTAAACTACCCACTGCTCCTACAAGTCGTTCTTTCCAGTTCACTATTGCGTCTCCTATAAAACTACTTAGCTGACATTGCATCATATATCTCTCCATGTGATTGTTTAAAGTTAGTACCTCTACGTAAATCGTAAAGGTCCATTAGGCTAATAAATTTCTGTCCAGACACTGCTGGAGTTTGCATTACCCGAGTAGCAATACCATGCAACTCGTTAGATTCGTGATTTATGTACTTCAAGTATACCAAGTCTTTTGCCGTCTGTGTTAAGTTATCTATGGATAATTCACTAGGGTCATCTACATAATTCCAACCTACAAAAACTCCTTTACTTTTTACAAAGTCTACAATTTCATCTACATATAATACATTTTGTATGCTGACTGTTGCTGTTATTATTACAGAAACGTTTGGAACAGTCAACCATCTGTCGAAATTATCTTCAATATCTTGCCAACAACCCCCACGTTGATCTTCAAATCTTTTACCAAAAGCATCTATGCTAATTAGCATTTTACAACTTTTAAATTTTTGTAGTATTTCCGTTAAACGGTCAGACCAAATACTGCCATTGGTGTTAATTGCAAGGTCTATGTGTTTGTGATCTCCTTGTGCAATTATATACTCTAGTAGCTCTGGCAAGTTTTTCATCAGTGTCGGCTCGCCACCCAATACTTGTAACATTGTCAAACCAGATAAACTGTCTTGCAATATTCTTTTAGTGTATTCTATGTCTATTAGACTGCGATTTTGCAAATTTAATAAAAGTTTTTCTTTATTTGCGGCCTCTGCAAATTTTATTTCTTCCATAGCAATAGCTGAACTAAAATTACTGTCGCAAATTCTACATTTGAAATTGCAGGTGATACTCGGCACTATTTGTAACTTTTTAAGTCCTACGTTAGCCGAATTCAAACTGTTTGTATCAGTAGTGATTAACTTAGTTAGGTGATTTCTTTCACTCTCACAACCTGCGTCTTCGGCACGCCAACATTCCTGACATTGATCAGGTTTCTCATTGTTTTCGAACTGTTCCCTCAGATCTTTAAAAGATTTACTATGATATGCTGTTGATAGGTTGTTTTTAGTTAAGTCGCAACCTGGATCATTTTCAAATTCTGTTACACGTATTTTACAGCAAGGATATGCTATCTTCTTTACGTCAACATAACCTCCTGCAAAGGGAGCTGGGCAGAAGAACTCTTTGTTGAGCTCTGCCATTAGTTTATGACCAAGTTAATACAAAAAGTGTTCGATCCTTGTCCCACTTGAATGCTACTCCTAATTGATACGTTGCAGGGCAATCATCGTATGCCCATAGTTGATGCCTAGAACCAATGCACTGTTGCAACCAGTCTTCAATTTGCCCAATACCCCATACCCAATCCACTTGTGGATTGTCTGGTTGTCCAGGCCATGGCACTGTTGCATGGAACCTGAAGGGATGATAATGATCGACCAGCATATAAATACTTATAACAATTAAAGGAAATGTCGATCATGGTTTTTAAAGTTAAAGGCAACACAATAACTCCAGCAGAAATGCAAGCCAAAAGAGAAGCGAAAGAAAAACAAAAGGCAAAAGCAATACCAATGGAATCAACTGAAATAACTGATGTGTACAAACCAACTAAAGCCAAGTCAACCACTAAGAAGAAGAAGACTTCTCTTTAGCCGCTACTCGTTGACGCAGTTCGCTTGAACTGAATCTGTGTTCACGCTTGTTAAAGTATAGCTGTATGCCACGCTGTTTACAGATGTCTTTACCTGTGAAGTCTTTGGTAGCATACTCATCACCTAGTATACGCACATCAATATTGTACATGCTGAGTATATCTTCTAAGTCACGTTCGTAAGCATACGGAACTATTTCATCTACACAAGATAATGCTTTGAGCTGTGTATATCGTTCCACCACAGACTGTATAGGTGAGTTCTTTTCTGGACGATCCAGGGTAGGGTCAACCTGTAATCCACATATCAAATAGTCACATTGACTTCTCGCATCTTCTAACATGGTCACATGCCCGGCATGAAGTAAATCAAACGTACTGCAGGTGAATCCTACTTTAAGTGTTTGCATTTCATGTCCATTCATCTAAATCAATAAGATTGCTTTCGATACTATTGTTAATAATGTTATTGTCAAGGTAGTCAATTGGATTATTATCGTAACTAACACCATTAATAATGTCTGGTGATTCGTTTATAGTTGAAGCATACACTAATAGTTTTGTGATGTCAAACGGTTGTGTTAGTTCTATATCACCCACAAAAAACGTTCCTTCTTCGAAATTGCAGACTTCTGCAATCCAGCGTCCTTTTTTTCTATACTGTTGTGCCTTCTCTACATTATCTATATCTACCTCAGATTCCGACTCGTAACTCACACCCAAATTGGTTAATGTTTCGTAGTCTGTGCTGAACTCAATTACAGGATCGCCATTCTCATCGTCAATTGATATATAGGTGTAAACACCTCGCTCAGCACCCCAGCAACGGCAAATGTCATCCAGCTCACTCCAGTCACGTGCATACACACCATCATCGTCGATTAACGGATGGTCTGGTAGTTTATGCCCATCGTCTACCCACTCATCAAGATCCATAAACAGTGCATGCTCCCACTGAATGTTGTTGTCCTTTAGGTACTTGATACTAGACTGATTGGGAATACATCCAACCACGTGCTCCCTGCCGTATCCTGAGATACTGATCGTATATGTACATGAAGTGAATTTGAGTATTTCTACCAGTTTTTCTTTTTGCTCTTGAGTTGCCATTCAGCTAATAATCCGGGTTTATTATGGCCTTTTGTCAATAATTTTGTCTATTAATCCGTATTCCAATGATTCTTCTGAACTCATGAATGTATCACGGTCCATGTCAATCTCAAAGTCGTCATATGTCTTGCCTGCTGTGTTGTGTTTAACATACAACTCTGTGAGTATTTCTTTCATCTTGGTAATTTCTTTGTACTGTATTTCTATATCACTCTGCATACCGCGTGTGCCGCCACTGGGCTGATGAATCATGTGTCTAGCATAGGGCAACATGTGACGCTTGCCTGGCGCTCCTGCTTGTGCTAGGAATGACCCCATTGAACATGCTTGTCCAATCACATAGGTTGCTACATCACATTTGATAAACTGCATGGTATCGTATATAGCCATGCCTGCTGTAATAACACCACCTGGACTGTTAACAAATAAATTAATATCCTTGTCTGGGTCTTCTGATTCTAGGAACAGCAGTTGGCTAACAATTAAATTACTCATGTTATCTTCCACAGGACCATTCAGCATAATAATACGCTCTTTGAGTAATCTACTGTAGATATCATAAGCACGTTCGCCTTTTGACGTTGTTTCAATTACCATTGGTACTAGTGACATACTGTTCCTTTATTATTTAGATTACCCAATTATATATTCCTCTCATCGCAAGTAACAAATACATTACTTCCATTAATGCTCTAGGAGTATCACTATCCTTAAAACCAAAGTAAACCCACATTGCAGAACTAACTGTACCAACTGCCCAGCCCATCCATTGCACATCAGGATTACCTCCGCTTAAAAGGAAAGCACTAACCATTGCTAGTATGAAGCCGAACCAACGCAATCCATTTTTCATTAGTGTTTCCTTATACTTGGCATCCGGTAGGGGAGTCGAACCCCTCTTGCGGGAATGAAAATCCCGAGTCCTAACCGATAGACGAACCGGACAAGGTTGGTGCTGGAGGAGAGACTCGAACTCCCGACATCCTGCTTACAAAGCAGGCGCTACTACCAACTGAGCTACACCAGCATGCGTTTATTTACTTCTCTTTGCTATCTCGTTAATAATTTTGTTCTTGTGTCTTGGTCTACAAGTTTTCAACATTTCTTCTAGTTTTCCTGTGCTTAATGGACCGAGTCTTAGCTTGCCTGATTCATATGTTAATGGGCTGTTCTTCTTATTAACTGTCATACTATCTCCATTGTATCTTGTTAAAACATTTGGCGGAAGTGGTAGGATTCGAACCCACGGTACGTTTGCACGTACAAGAGATTAGTAATCTCCCGCCTTAAGCCACTCGGCCACACTTCCGTTACTACTACAACTTTCCTAATTTCTTAAGTTCTATTATATGTGTAATTACGCTTCTTGTCAAGATGTTTTTGGTGTACATCGTCCCAATCTTCACCAATTCCAGTAGCATAATCTATATTGTTTGGTAGTACGTCATGAGTCTGGCCGTAGTTGTCTCCTATGTAATCTGCACATAGTTCACCAGGGAAAGTTACCAAGTCTTGTTCATTAATAAATTTAGCCAATCGTTTGCTTAAAATGTACACATCAGATTCCATGTGTAGCAATTTGTCAAAACCATACAGTGTGGTATATTCTTTAGCAACTTGTGCAGATCTGATTAGGTGGTCATCAGTATCTATCGTATCTTCGTAACGATATATTATGATATCCTTGTTTGCAAACCAAGGTCGATCAAGATTGTAAATTATTCTGTTATCGCCCCAGCCTGGAAGCTCTGGACTACCATTGTCCACTATTAAAAGTTGATCAAACTGTAGGCCTTGTTGTTTGTGATAGTTGTACCATCTACGCCAACGTTTTTCCCAATCAAGATCTGACGTACTGTATCCTGTGCAGTATAGTAGTGTTTTACTCATAGTTATACCAATATGGTTCTAACTTAGCCCACCACTCCGGAAAAGCCTCCCGAAAACTTTGCCCTCGTATTGCATCTAACTTGTCTGTATGCGCACAAAATTCAGGCCACAGTTTATCACACCCTGGGATAATTTGATTTATTATGCTGTTTACTTCTGGGTCTTTAATTTCACTTTTTAGTTCTTCTTTGATTGGGTTTGGTAAGTGTCTAAAGTCGTAGATCTCGGGAGTATACACATTATTGAATATCAACTTGTCTATTCCAGTCAATTCTTTTAGTCGTTGCGCATGATAATCTATATTGTGCATGTTCAATGATGTTAGTGTATACGTTATACATGGAGACACATTATCGTAACTTGCAAAATAATCATTTACCTTTTTGCCATTTCTGAACAAGGTATCTGCATCTGCTAAGTGCCTAACATATTCCATTTCTGTTGCATCCGATGAGTCTAGGCTTACGTTTAAATCAACTGCTTTATATTGTTTTAAAATATCTAAGTATTTTTCATTCCATATCATTAGGTTGGTCGTTAAACCAATGTATATATCTTTAGCGGCGCCTACTTTAATACCATGCTCTAACCAATCCCAGGTTTGCGGATTCATGAATGGTTCCCCGCCATAAATGTAAATCACACGTAACTCAGGTATCCATTCTTTAAGAGTATCCCAAAATTCAGTGTTTTGTTTTCCGAAACTGTTTCTAATTATTTCAAATTTCTTTGTGTACTCGTTGTAGTCAACATCAGGTTCTTCTAACTTGTATGCATCTTGATACCACCTGGTGCTAGTAGCAGGGTTGCACATACGGCAAGCCATGTTACACACGTTTCCTGGTTTTAATATAATGGATCTGGGTTGATTCTCTAAAGGTTGTATTCCGTCTAGTGCCAAATTAAACTGTTGTCGGACCGATACACGACCAGCATCTTCAGCTTGCCAACAGGGACTGCATCCAGGGTGCTTAACTCCCTTGTCTAATGCAATTTTAATCATTTTCCTTGTGTAACTGTTCCACGCTGTTTTTGGTGGAGACGTGGGTACTCTCATAACATCATGTTGATTGTCTTTCCAACTCTCTGTGTTGACGTTACAACTACAGTAGTCGGTCTCATTTTGGATGGCCATGTTCATATGAGACAGGGCGCAATGCAAATTTGTTTTTTTCATATAATTTTATTTTAGTGCCTGGCAAACTAGTTGTCAATAAATATTAGGATGTCGAAGTATATAAATTTTTCTACTGACTTAGGGCCATTTGTATTTAAACTATTAGACACCGACTTCGCAAATTTTTGGTTAGAACATTTCTTAAAGGTTAGTAAAAAGTATCAGTTTACCCCAAATAAAAGATACTGGCCGTATGTAATACCAAAAGATGATTCCACAGAAACTACAATAAATCAATTGACAGCAGTCTTCGACAAAGTTAATTCTATTATACCGTTGCCTGAATCTGTTGACAAACAACTTTTACAGAAACTTGATATCGAAACACAGAAGTTTCTCAATAGACTGCATAGATACCTAGTAACAGCAACTGAGTCTCGGGATAGATGGGAGAGTACAGGTGATGCCCAATTCGATTACATCCCATGGGAAAATCAAGAAATCAATTATCTGTTTAATTTACTAAATCAAACTATTCACAAGCTCGAAGAATATGTTGTAACTCCTAATAGAAGTGATTTCAACATTTTCTTAGGTAGCGTAGAAGTTACACCAGTGGCATCACAATACGACGACTGCACAGTTTATCAAGATGATGTAGACCAAGAGATACCCGACAGTATGATGAAAGACCTAAGATTGCACGGGCACAATGTTTGGATTAAAAAGGATATACTAGGTAAGGATTTTATTACTGCATTTGCAGATCACGATGACCCTGCACAATCAGATGTGAGACCTCCACCTATAATCTCTGGTGGATTAGAAATAGACATAGATGATTCCAGGAGTAGATTTTTCCAACATGATAAATTTAAGTCATGGTTGGGTAAAAGCCCAACCGATTATCAAGGTAGTTACCCCTTAGGTGATATAATGGTTCAACCAAACAACTTTAGTTTGATAAGCAAGTTCACATTTGTGAATGTTACGACGGGTCAATAAAGGCTCGTTCTAGCACATACCCGCCTGGGTTCTTAAGTGTGCCTTCTGACATGCCCATGTGCTTACACCATTTAATCATGTCTTCGTTGAAACGCATGTTGCCACAGATCATAACCTTATCATCATTGCGCACAGGTAGTGTTTCTCTCCACAGTTTCACTGTGATTCTTTCATCGCCCTCGCCTGTAACAATTGGACGATACTTCAATACTGGTGCTACCATTTCGTGTATGTCTGTGTCAATGAAGTTGGTGTTTAACTGTTTATAGTACGCAAGTTCTGATCTGTGTCTAACACTGTGTACAATATTAATCTGGTCCCATTGTTCCAGTGTATCCACATCACGTATTAGGCTCATAAAAGGAGCGAGTCCAGTACCCGTGGCTAACATCCACAGTGTACCACCTGGTGTGAGTGCTTCGTTACGTAGTGTGCCCACACACTTGGGCATGATGATAACCTCGTCACCTTCTTTAAGATGTTGCAGTTTGCCAGTCAGTTCACCGTCTTGGACCTTAACACTCAGCCATTCTAGTTCTTCTTCCCATGGTGCGCTGGCAATACTGTACGCACGTAGTATTTTCTTTCCATCTGCTTCCAATCCAATCATGGCAAACTCGCCAGCATTGAACCTAAATGATTGATTCCTGGTTGTGCGAAAACTAAATGTTTTGTCGCCCCAGTGATGGGTCCAAGTTACACGTTCTTTAAACATCTTGATTTTCCTTGTTGATTCTTTTTAGTATGCGATGATTGTGTGTATAATTAGCGTCCTCGGGAACACTGTCAAACACAACTGCTCCTGCCCAGATTTTACTGTTTTTGTGCAGTGTTATGTCTCGTTCATGCCCTTCTACCACAGTAGCACTTAATCCTATCCTAACGTTATCTTCTACAGTAATACCACCTGCTAGTGTTGCTCTTGCACCTATGATAACATTACGCCCAATACTGCAATCATGCCCTACTAGAGCATACCAATCAACTACAGTATAGTCACCAATAACACAATTATCTGTTATTGCGGTATGCGGCATTGCTATAATACCATTACCAAGTTTACTGCTCTCAATCCTTATACAGCTAGGATGTATTAAATTAGTACACTTAATCCCATGTTGATCTAATAGATCTATTCTGGTCTTGCGTAAATTATCACCTGAATGCTCTGGGTTGTTTAGGTTTTCGTTTCCGGTCCACCAAGACGTTAAGAAAAAATCATGATCTTCAACGAATGCTGTATCCTCTAGCATGCTGTCTGCACCTATCACAGGAACACCACATACAGAGTCTGTGTTGCCATAAAAGTATTTGTCTAATAGGCCCACAACTTGTCTGTTGCAGGCTTTTGCAACCATCTGAACATCATGTAGATTTTGTCTGTGTCCAACAAATACAATTGGTTTCATATAGGATATTATACGCTAGAGATAATTGAAATACAATACTATTTAATAAAAAAGCGGCCGAAGCCGCTTTTCTTATAGCTTGTTTGACATTCTAAATTCTGGATATGCTACAAGAGTTATTAGCAAGTCAATAAAAAACTATTTTTGTAAAGCCAATTTGGCTCTAGTTTCTGCCAAAGTTTTCCTAATTTTTTCACGGGTGTCTTCACTGACTTTGTGTCCCTTACGTGACTCGGACCAATTCTTCATATGCTCTGGGGATTTCTTTTTACCTTTGTGGGCTTCACTTTGCTTCTTTCTAGTACGTTCTAGTGTTCCGTCGGCACGGTTTCTTGCGACACGTTTCAATTGTGCTTCTGACATACGTTTCAGTTGTTCAGGTGTCCGTTTGCGTCCTTTGTTTGCCATTCCTTGTTTCATACGTAGTATTTCCTCTTTGCCTATTCGACCCGATAATGCTTGCCATGCGCAATAGTCTTGCCAATTATTGTGTTCTTCATATAACTTACGGTGTGCTTCTGCGTGGTCGTTTACAGTGAGTTCTACTAGGTTTCCGGGATCGTCAGTGCCGCCTAGATATTTTGGAATAATGTGATGTATATGTTTCATACATTTATTTATCCCAATCGTTATTTCAAAACCCAATGTCAATAAAAATGCCCACCGAAGTGAGCACTTTTTGTTTCTTCAAAAATTAATGTATATTAGCGGTTAGCAAAATACATTGTCACTTCGAAGCCATAACGCATTTCTGTATATTCTGGTTTTGTCCACATAGTAATTCTCCTCTGAGGTTGTTTCATAATCGTGTTAGAACGTCTCTAACACTTTTTACTTATGCATATTGTACTGGTAAAAATGGTAAAAGTACATACTGAAAATCGTGTTTTACTACTACGTATTTTCTGTAGAGTAGTTGAGACGCAATATCTCCCACGTGTCACTAAAGCTGGTCACACTGTGAACTTTTTCTGCACGTAAACTAATGGTATGGTCATTGCCACCTGGGTCGGTCTTGTCACCAAAGAACACAAACGGCGACAGCACATCAGCAACCTGAGCTTTGTCTTTGCCTTTTTGGTAAATGTCTATGCCTGTTTCACCTGCTACTGTGGCATCTATGTCCGGGAACATCTTGGTTATGGCTTCTGCTATTTCATACCGCTCGCCGTTGTCTGTATCCCATTTTACATAGTCTGTACGTTGTGTTTTGTCTGCTCCGCGCCCTACTACACTAAAGTTACACAGACCTATCCTGTGTTCAATATGTGTGCCTGTACGGGTCGGATATGCGCTATATTCGAGCCATTCGTTTAAAAATAGTTCAAGATCTCCGCCTATGCGCCAGTCACTTTTGTGAACCAGTTGTCCACGTACATATATGCTATTACCAGCACAATTGTAAACTGCGTTCACACTGTGGGCCACATCTTCACCAATCTGCTCTACTGTTTTAGCGTAATCACTTCCGGTGATCAAGTACACGTTCTTGTGTTTGATCCAATCCAGGAACCAACCCTTAAATGGGCCATACATTGTACTACGGCTAGGGGTAAGTGTGCCGTCCACATCAAATACATAATTCATAATATGATTATACTTGTATTAAAATGGTTAGTCAATAAAAAAGGGCGACATTGCGCCGCCCTTAATTGTATTAGTCTGCCATATAGACGCTTCTCAAAAGCTCAGAATACTCATTTGCAATAATTTCTTCTGTAATATCTTCGACAACTTCTTCGCCTTTGATAATGCAGTTCCAGCAATATGCTAGATAGTTAAGTACTACCGCACGGTTTTGTCCATAACCAATGTCATATGGTAGAGCATTGTGTGCGCCTACTGGATTTTGTACATTGCCTTTTACTAATGCATCGACTGCACTAGAACTAAAGTTACTGTCTTCGTATCCATACAGTTTAATATCTGTACTAGCAAGTTCATCAACAGTTTCTATCCATTCATCACTACAATCCATTGCAAGTCCTGCTAGAATAGCAACACCTGTTGCAGGTTGTACGTGAAAGTGTCCATTACCTGGAGCATCTAGTTTATCCATAAGCACTAATGCATCAGCAAGTTTGTCTACTTGATCGTGTAGATCTTTTACACCTGGAGTCTGGAACATGCTCTTGCCTCCATATGGACAACCTATATTAAGGGCTGTACCAATTGAACCTCTTTTTAGTTTTGAATTCTTAAAACGATCCAGCAAATTCTTAGCACGGAATGCGCCAGTAATTTTGTCTGCTTTTGTTTCAACAGCATCTACGCTGTCAATAATATAGTACAACGAACACGCTTCATATGGATCACTAATTTCGTATGTACGTACTGCAACTTCTTTTGGCACTGGAATTAACTTTACATTTGTGTTGACTACTTGTTCGTCTGAGTAATGCTTCTTCCAAATGTGCTGACGAGTGTTTCCGTCTAAAACATATGTCGAACCATTCTTAAAAAATGCAGGTTTCGAAGTAGTTGGTCCTGTATAATGTAACAGGTCAACTTCTGCGTGTTTGTGCATTGCTTTAGTCAAGCGTGTTACTGCTTTCTTAGCACGATGCTCTACATCACGGTTAATTGGAAATGTTGGAACTTTTAAGAACTCTATTAGATCTATCGTTGTGCTTTCTGACGGCATTGGGAAGTCTGTTAGTTCAAATGTTGGTTCTTCTTGGAATTCAAATAGGTCATTAGAGACCACTGATAGGTTTGTGTTTGACATAATTATCTCCTTAAGTTATCTTCAAACATGTAACAATGACCTCAGTCATTTTACATTTGGTAGGTCTTATACCTACCTTAGTATATTAAAGTTTTTGCGAAGAGAAGTCAATCTTTTTGGTAAAAAAGTCAATAAAAAAGGGCGACATTGCGCCGCCCTTTACTTGCCTCAAGTTGGATTAGAATTAATCAACGAGACCCATTTGCATGGCACGGTATCCAGCAGCCACCAACTTGCGGCTTGCTCGACCATGTGCATATTCGGTGACCCGAACGCCATTTCCAGCTTTTCGTGTGTTCGCATAGATTGGAAATCCTGCGTAACGAATATCACTCACGGTAGCCGTCGGGTTCTTAATTGCGAACCGCTTTGTAATCTGACTAGCGGAAAGTGACTCACCGTCAAGGACGAGAGCTTTGAATAATTTGCCTTGCTTTGTTTTTAGATTAAACAATATATTTCTCCTGTTAATTTAAATGCTACACTGTAGCATGCCTATAGTATAGGCAACTCTTAACACATTGTCAAGAGTATTCCTACTCTGATTTAACCAAAGTCCAAATACCATACAGGATTGCGGCATAAGACACAATTGTGGCAAGTGGGCTAAAGATCAAAACAACTACACCAACGGCAATAAGTGCTACGCCGTCTAAACTAGTGCGTTCTGCAAAACGATCTTGGATCCAATCTAACATAGTTTTCTCCTTAAGGTTGAATTGGTGCTACTTCTACTACATTGGCTAGTTTAAAACTACGCCAGCCATTTTTATCAGTACACCACACTGACAAATTCTCTGTGTTTGTTTTACGTTCTGTTTTTTCTTCGTCTTCTACTACCTTTTGTGGTGGTAGCATGTCTGTGTTAAGTGTACAAGGCATCTCTCTTGTTTCACCATTAATCTTAGTAAAGGTAACACGGTATACACCTTCACTCAACATGGATTTGATAATGTCTCTTCTTTGATCTACTGTTTCTTCATTAAACTTAACTGTGTTCATATATGCCTCTTAATAGTTTCGACAAGTATAGCACAATATAAATAGAAATGCAATGAATAACTACTTTTGTGTTTTACCATTTTATGCCAAAGAATTCAAGAAGCCCGAGACTACTCCTTGTTGTCTATTACCTACAGGAACCAATGTCGAACAAGTAAAACGTGACATGCTGGGTGGCCAGCGTAGCTCCGCCTGTAGTAAATGTTGGCACTTAGAAGATCGAGGTGCTAAGAGTGATAGACAAATTAAAAATGAGATCTTTGACTTCTATGCAGACAAAGATATCAATGCCGTTGAAGCTGAATGCAGAGACGACAATTACAGCACCAGAATCGTTAAACTGCACACATCCAATCTTTGTAATAGCACTTGTGTAACTTGTAATGGTCTTGCCAGTAGTCTTTGGGCCAACCTCAGAAGTGACGATGGATCATATTTGTTAAACGAAACCCAGGAAAGATTGCGTAGTCTGGACCCAGATGATAATGCAGGTGCTAAAGTTTGGTCGGAACATTTAGAATGGTTAAAAGGTAAAGCACAACAAAAAGAAACCTACATTAACTTTGTACCAAAAAATGTGTTTGATGATATCAATTACAAAGATCTAGTAATGTTGTCATTTGTTGGAGGCGAACCTCTATTAGAGAAGAAAAACTTTCAGGCATTGGAACAACTATTAAAGCACAATAATACCAACTGTTTTATAAGTTTGGTTAGTAACGGTAGTGTTGTGCTGACTGATGATCAAAAAAATATATTGTCACAGTTTAGAAATGTTAATATATGCCTCAGCATAGACGGTATAGAAAAACGCTTTGAATATATGCGGCATCCGTTGAAGTGGTCAGTACTGCTTGATAATATTAAATTCTTTAGAGAACTAAACTATATGTTGAGTGTAAGTTACCTAGTTAGTAATGTAAACGTTATGTACTATAAAGAAACTGTTGAATGGTTCAACAGTCAGAAGTTACCTTTCAATCATAATATGGTTTTCGATCCTCCTTACTTCTCTCCATATGCACTACCTATAGAGGTAAAAAATAGTATAGATCTTTCTTCTATACCCAAGGTCCAAGGGGGAAAAGACTTGGCTAACTTCCGTTTGGCTATTAAGGAACTGCAGGAACAAGATCGATTGAAAAATATAAGTCTAAAGGACTATATGCCTGAATTCTATAATATAGCTAAAAGATATCAAGTTTAATAGTCATGTTTACCTTTTAGTTCGCTTAACAAAATACCCTTGCTTCGTTCTATGTCTTCTTCATGCTTAACTTCTAACATAGTATGAGCAAAGATTTCAACAAAGTCCACAATTGCTTGCTTGCCTTTGTCCGAAAAGTGACTATATTCTTTACCAACTGAGCTGTGGTAATAGTAATCGGGGTCACTTACTAAGTCTAGTAAGGCCGCGTACACAGTTAATCTAAGCAAAGGTTTATCCATTAATTGATACCTTCCATAAATTCGGTAGAATTTCTTGCATATGTAAATTGGTTTTTTGTTTAACCAAGTCAATTAGTTTAAATTTTAAATGATTATGCAATATTAATTTCGGATCGAAGTTCAGTACTAATAAACTTTTAGTCCACGTGTTCAGGAAATGCACAAAATCATTTACGCTTTTGTATTTCAAACTTACTGGATGTCTAAGAATTATCGGATCAGAATCACTAATATAAGCAGGTCTATGCTTTGCTATATTATTTTCTATTAGGCAATCATGGTAATACTGTTTAGCAATAGTATCAGACTCTATACAAGTTGTGTTGAAGCCAAAGTCTTGTAAATACCATCCCGCAAAGTCAACCACAGTGATATTTTTGTCTAGAATATTATTTGTAATCCAGATGTCAATATTATCCAACGGAAAAGCGGAACCAAATCTGGTCTTTCTCCATAGCAACACGCTAGGTCTTGCAATGTGAAACAGTCTGAACTGTTGTGTTCGGGAAAGACCACCAGCAGTAGAGTAGGATTTTATTATTTGCATAGGCCGTAACAATCCATTGGATGTGCAAATACCATATGGTTACCGTCGACCCTATTAAAGGTGTGTAGTCTTTTAAACCTAGGATCACAATGTTTCATAATTAGGTCCAACGATTGTTCTATGCTGTCAGGTAACTCGAAGTCTATATTATGCTCTCTAATAGTAAACCTATTAATACCAACATAAGCCGTACTGGCATTTTGCACTAAGTTTCTAATCCTGTGTACCAACGTCCTAGTAGTCGTTACAGCAATGCCATTTCCAAAAACAATTATGCCGTTGTAATTAACTTGTTTATCAATGTTTACGTGTTTCCTACAAATATTATAGAAAAGTCCTTTTTCTGCTCGCCAAGTCCAATGTACACCAGGGAATTGGCTAACAAAGTCTAACATTATTTTTTCCTGCTCTAGTACAGTATCTTGTTTGTATTCATTGAGACTCAGTACTTGGCGATCTCGCCAAGTATCCAGATCTGGGTTATTATGTCTTTCGGGTATCATTGTGATAGGTCGGGCACTTGCCGTTTCTGACAAGGCCCATTGCTTACTTAGCCATCTAAATCCATTGGATCTCCGTCTTGCGTTTCACGTAAGAAGTCTCGGTACTTCCATTGCACCATGCCAATACTAAGGTCCACTATGATAGCAACTGCAAATCCAAAGAACCAATACGCAGGATTTCCAAATGCCAATGATCCAAAGAATGCAATACCAATAAACAACGACATCCTGGTTACTTCATCTCTGAGACTGATACCACCGATACACCATTTAATAAACTCAATATACTTACTCATACTTTTTCCTTAATGTTAAATCCACGGAATCTTAAGAACCGTGGGAATCGTAAACTGAAAGTACCATCCTGATTTTGTGTTACTGCGTCAGCACGTACTTCCACCAAATGATTAATAATAGAATCTCGTCCTTGCCAAAATTCATCGCGGTCAGCATCTGTGAATCCACTTCCCACATTAACTTGGATTTCCTTCCCATCATCTTCCCCCTGACAGACAAATGCACCTAGTCTGCCTTCGTTTCTCCCCGTGCCTTGCTCTATCTCAGTTACTTCTAAGGTAACTTCAATAAACGGTTTGGCTTTCAACCAAGCATGACTGCGTTTACATTCATAAGGTGCATCTATGTCCTTAATCATTACGCCTTCGTAGCCACCATCCACAGCCGCTTTATTAAGTTCCACAAAACGGCTTTGTCCTTGTTGTGTATTTAAATCTAAAGTTTCCCAATCTAAAACTTCTACATTAGGTAACTGTTGACTGTTTGACTTGACCCATGCTTTAACCATAGCACTTCGCTCGTGCTGTGGCTTGTCCCACAAACCTTTACTAAAGAACCCTGCAGGGATCATATCAAATAAGTGTAGTACAGCATCATTTGCCGCAACGTTATCTTTGCGGTGTACCTGTTTCATTAAGTCTTGGAAGTTAGCACTCATTACTTCTCCATCTAACACCATAGGAATATCAAATGACACTTGTCTGACTACTGCACTGATCTGTTCGCAGATATGTCCGAAGTTATGAAACTGTTTACCATTACGACTAAACATTTCAACAACGCCATTGGGCTTTACAAAAGTAATAACCCTAACACCATCTAGTTTAACTTCAATTTGTTTTTCACCAGCCATCTTCTTTTCGTGGTTGGCACTGTCGTGTGCTAGTTGGCAAGTGAATACCGGTACAGCATACTCAGGACGCTTTTGTTTTTTAGCCACGGTGTTTACTGTCTTTTCTGACACACCACAACGAAGATCCTTAATAAGGATACGTCTATAGAACTTGTTCCATTGTTCTTGTGTAGCAACATCCATGCACAACTGAATAGCATCACGTGCCGCATGGCCCGTAAGAACTCTGGCATTGAGCTCATGTGCTAGGTCTAAGAAAACGTCCCAAGTTAACCCTTGTCCTTCATTCTGGCTTTTTTCAGGAACCTGTTTAACACCAAATGTGTATAACTTGTCCAAACACATTTTAAGACCCGCAAAGAACTCGTCCAAGCCTTGGTTCATTGCGTCTGCCAGCACAGCCTCTTTGGCAAGTCTGCTATTGTCTGCTTCTAGCCTGGCAATAATGTCCTGTGGTTGTGTTCTCATCATTTCACATCCAGTTGCTTTTTGATATTGATTATGGTCACCGCTCATTATTCAATCTCCCACATAAGAACATCACCCTTACCTGTAAATACCCACCAGGCCATTTTTAATCGTTTTCTGATATTGATCCCGGGCCAACTCATAGGTCTCACACATTTCCAAAAACCAAGACTATCAGGACTGCGGACACTCCAGTTGTTGATTTCATCAGCGACATAGAATCTAGGTGTTCTCATTCTTCAACCCCAAGATGTTCTTTAATCATGTCACCGATATCTCTAATACTGGATCTCAGCCATTCGCCGTCACTGAATTTTGACGCACCTACATCAATAAACATGACACATTCCCGAACAATCAACTCGGCGAACTTTTCTAATTCTAAATATGGGGTATTCTCAAGCGTACCGTTTCCATATTCTGCGGCGTGGTCTTTGAGTATTTCAAGCATGCCGGACTTGTTAGCAATTTCCATAATTAATTCTTTATTCATTTTATTTTCTCCAAGGTAAACGATTCGTTTGGATATTCTGGAGTGGGCACAAACACATATTCCGTTTTTTGTTTGTAAGGGAATTCAATCGGAACAGCTGATTCCCCGTTCGTGTAGGAATCCTTAGACACTTCGCCGCCATCATCCGCATACCATTCCCAGAAAACTTTTCCGTTTATATCATAAGGTTGTCCGCTGAACCGATCTGGTTGTTTGAACACAGTTCCGCAACGTATGTTCTGATACATACCCTCACCAACCGCAAGCCACTCCCAATCTTCACCTGTGAGTGGCTTGAGTGGCTTAAATTTTGCAAGTTCCGAGAACAATCCTATGGCGTAAGGTGCCGATGACCCCGAATGTCCTTCGTCAGAAAACACCTCTAATAGTTTCAACACGTTATTGCAAATCGCTTCTTGCATCTCGTCGCAATATTTACCGTCAGCGTCTAGCCAACCGGCGGCTCGAAACTCTCGCTCTGCGTGTAATTTATAATTACTCATTTTATTTTCTCACAATCTTTCCATTCACCGAGTTCATTGCTCATTATCTTTCTCCCTTTGAAATCATTTGGTCACCTCTCCATTCACCGACATACTGCATACCACTGCACCTGGGTCTTCTAGCATAAAGTCATTCACAAGCTCGTCAAACTTGCGTCCATTTTGGTTAAACTGTAGTGGAGTTGAGTAAACATGCACGGGCTTATCCTTAACCTTGTAGGCATACAGTTTGTTGCCTTCAACATAGTATACATGATCAGGTGTAGTAAAGTCCTTGTACACTGTTTTTTCTCTGAGTGCCTTCATCTTACCCCATCCTAACAATAATAACAAAAAGAATCAAAATCAAAACACCTAATAACAAACTACACAACTGCGACCCCTGCTTTCTTTGCTTCGTACTCATTGTTGGGAACAGTAACTCTTTCGTAGTCTCTAACTGTGTCCCAACCTGCTTCAAGTAAACAGAAAGTGCCTGGCTTAAAATAGTAACTGGTATCGTCATCAAACCTAATGTGCATCAAATCAACTGTATTCAGTAACATATGATTCTCCTTATTTAGAACATGCATATGGTTTGTCCCAGTCACCTACATTAATAGACATGTAGTAGGCAGTATCAAAATAGTCAACCTGGGCGTCGGATCTATCATAGTGACCAGTTCCTTTATGGTAACCTTCACCTTTAATAGGAGCAGTCTTGATGATCTCAACAATCTTCTCAAAGAACTTAGAGTGCTCACCGTATCTGTTAGTGTGGTAAGGATTAATCTGCACATAGTCATTTCTATATTCACGTAGTAAAGCTGAAAAGTCGGTAGGCCCTTGCTTGACAGTAACTGTAACACTCATGCTACCAGTTGCTTTACGAACACCAAACTTGAACTTAGGAAAGGTTGCTTTAAGTTCGTCTCTGATTGCTTTAACGTCTTCTTTTGAAATGTATGCCATCTTGTTTAGCTCCTTACTAGTTAATATACTTACGTATTATAGAGCCTTTTGGACAACAAGTCAACCAAAGAAAATCCTGTAAAGACAAAGACTTACTAACAAATTTTTCTCTTTATAATCAACGACTTACAAATATCCTTGTTCAAAGTTATAATCTGTTGTGAACAACTTTACTTCTAGTAATCGCTTACGTTCTATAGCATCAGCAACCATGTTCTTAACATCGTCCAATGTGACGTAATCGTTCCACCATTCTGTACGCCACTCATCCACAAGCCAAATATCGTCTATAGTATATTTCTTAAACTGACGTTCTAGTGCTTTACACTTCATCTCGGGACCAGCATACAGCAAAGGGAACGCTATTAAATCACCACTATGCGCACTATACTGTTTATTGCGTTCAACATAGTCCTTAGCAATACCAAAGCCAAGCCTACCACGTAAGTTCTGTACAATGTAGAAGTAGTAGTTAGTCATTACGCCGCCTTTGCGTATTCAACGATCTCATCACCAAAGTAAAGATGTAAATCGCTATATGTGTCTAACAACAACTGCGGAACCCGTTCAGTGCCACCTAGTTCTTTGTATAACTGTAACAGTCCAATGATATACGCATCGTCTCGCCACGGCATAGCTTCACCGTACTGCTTTTCAGTGAACAGTTTGAATGCTTTATGAACTGCTCCTGCATAACCGTCCAAGTCAACAAATATATTTTGTATTAAACCCGCAATCTCACGCAAAAACTTATCCGTAAGTTTTGCTTTATTTTTTGCAAGTTCATCAAGCATAAAGAACAATGATACGTGTATATTGTCTTGATGAAAGTATGTGTTATGCCATTTACACGCTTCTTCGATGACTTTATCGCTTCTTGCTTTAAAGATACCCACGTTAGTAAACGTGCCTGGATGTTTGTTTAAGGCACTCTTTTCTTCAACAGGATAGCAATCATACTTTTCTGCAATAGCTACCTTACGTTCTATAGCAACATCCTCTTCGTCGTCTGTGTTCTTGTCAATACGAACTACATAAACGCTTGTGCGCAAATCACTGTACGCACTTTGTCGCTTCTTACCTTTACCGTTAAGAATACCAAACGCCTTTCTTGCAAAAGCCAAATCATCTGTTTCTACGTAGAGTACATTAACTTCAAAGTCACGCCAGTTATCTGCATCAACTCCTTTTACAAGTCCTGCTCTGATTAAAGATGCAAGTACTGTAGCAGTGTGCTGTCCATCTATACTCAACCATTTACCGTCGCTAGTAACAACACAATTTAGTGCCTGCACCAACTGCTCCATAAATCTTGCAGGATCAGCAATAGTCTTAGCACAATGTTTAGCGTCTAGTTGTCGTTGAATATCGTTAGCAATGTCCAGTTTGCCTAACCCCATTCTAGCCACCTTAGGAAGCAGATTTGGATCCAGCATCTTATCTTGTTCTTGCCACTGTTTAATTAATTTTTTCCAAGCATTACTGCGCTCTAGTGTTTCAACCCTATCAAGTAGATCTACCACTTCGTTGCTAGCCTTTGCTAACGGATTTAGAATCCGCATAGGGTTAGGCTTTCGAGTTATATCTTTGTATTCTAAAACAAATTGTGCCATACCAGCTCCTTACTAGTTAATATACTACGTATTATAGAGGTTTTCGGACAAACTGTCAATCAATTTAATCTAACCTGCTTCCTGCGTAGCACTTGTCCAAGCCCAGCTTGTCTTTTAATAAGGTAGCGTATGCGTCTGCACCTGCTCCGCTAGCATCAACGCTCTGGCCCATGTACCACTTGTTCCACAGTTGCAAGGAGCCTGAGTAGCTCTTACGGAAGCCCACTGTCTGCAGGGCCTTGCCCAGCTTGCTGTTGCTACGTACGCCGTAGACATCAACCCAGCTGAAGCCACAAGCCCCACCGTCGTCACCGTTAAAGTGACTGTTAGCAAACTCCTGAGCCGCCGTGTTAGCCGCTTGCAGGGCTTCTTGGTGCACCAGCTCTACATTGTATGTTTCGATCGTTGCAGTCATCTTGTTTAGCTCCTTACTAGTTAATATACTTACGTATTATAGAGCCTTTTGGGCAGATGGTCAACCAATAAAATTGTATTGTTTTTCAAGGAGATACACGCTATCCCAACTAGTAAGGTCCTGTTGATCTATGCTCCATTTCCTACGATCAAACAGATCATGTGTTAGCTCGTACACATACAGTAGGAATGCTACTGACCATTCTGTACACCAGTTCTGAATAGCCCAAAGATTAACCAAATCTAGCATTGACAAGGGTTTAGTGGGGATAGACAACCGATACTTGAGTTGATTACTCCAGTATTTGTTAAAGTATCTATCTTGTTCTACAGTAAACTGAACGCCTAATAACTGCTCAACAAACGGCTTATTAGACAGGTCTACAGGGTCAACACAAGGGTATTCTGGCGTATGCTTGGTGTAGTGTTCATACCAATCTTGGATCTGTATATAATGGTTATCTACTGCGTTAGACATGCTTAAAGATAGTTTTTTATAGGATATATTATACAGACAGTTGCCAACTTGTCTACAAGGGTATAGTTGTATTAGTTTAGCAGTGGGAAAGGTGTTCGTTATAAGTTCACGATCGTAGTTGTGCGTTATCAGCACTGTGTGATCTACTAGATCCTGTTCTAGTTCTTCATACCAATTGTCCCTACCGTTAATAGGCAGAGAGTAAGGGTCACGATTCGTGTCAACACGAAAGTCTGGTTGTGAGTCTAGATTTTTGCCGGCATACAGTCTGCCTAAAAAGTTTCCGCCAGAACCTTCGTAATGGCTTATTACCAGTTCAATATTGTTTTTCACATTTTACTGGTTACTGATGTTGAGCTTAATAGCAGATATAACAAAGTCAATATCTTCGTTGCCTGTGTTGTTGAGACCAGCGGCGTCACATTGTGCTTCTACAAATCCAATTGTGGCTCCTTCACCAAAACTGTTTTGCCATAATTTATGTAATAGATCATGCTTATCTGGATCTGACTGTTTAATTCTGTCTAGTGTTTGTATAGTAATACCCATGCCCATTTGAATGTCCTTTATTCGACTTGTTCCGGTAATTCGTTTATTATACCCTGCGCAGAGCCATCATTGATTATTTGATCGAACTCGTTCATAATATTTAACAGTCTTTCAAATGCATCTTCTGGGGATATTTTAGGTACGCATCCTGCCGCTATGTTTTGTTCTTTCCAATCTTCTGCTCCCATCATGCACTCGTATTCGTTGTCGTAAACGGCCACAGGGTTGATACCTAGGTTGGTTACTAGAATAAGTTCATATAACATAACACCTCCTTTGAGTATATACTATATGGTATTACTACCCTTGTGTCAATTTAATTTTCACCAATTAAGTAATAAGGTTCAATCTCTGGCAGAACGTCTACGATATTACAACCGCGACGTGTGTCTAAGGTCTCGGTATGTTCGATTGGTAAAGGATATTCCACAGTCATCATTGCATTGCATATTGCATCTAGTTTGTCTTTTAACAATCCATTGACATAGTACGTGCTATGCTTTATTTTGTCTATTGCTACTAATTTGAGATCCTCAGGTAGAGCACCCACATGATTCTCAGGTTCTTGTGCAATGCATAGATCCAATTGGTACGGTTCTTTGAGATAACCGTTACCATACAAAAAGTCTAACGTTTTAGGTAATGCAAGAACATTGTACCACATGGTAACATGATTTACTCGCAAGTGTACGTTAGGCAAATTGTTAACAGTATCTAGATTCTTAACTATCTGGTCCCATTTGCTACCCCACCTAATATACTCCAATAGGTCGCCTGTGCCGTCCATACTAACAGTAAATGTCACGTCGCGGAACTTGGGTACGTAGTCTAGTAACTTGTATCCATCGTAATCCAACTTGGTTAAATTGGTAACATACATCACCATAACATCTGTTTTACCAATGTCTATTAGGTGATCCAGCATCTGCCAGTGTTCTTTCTGGAACATAACTTCACCACCAGCAAAGTATATGTCATATAACTCATCCAATGGGCCATACTTACTGATCATGTCGGACCATTCTTCTGACTCGTGTGCTTTGACTATGTGTTTACCATTGAATCGTTTATCAACTTCTTTTGCCCAGGTATGGCTGTATTCTGGACCACACATACGACAACTTAGATTACATACGTTGCTAAACCTAATGTCCCAATATCGCATGTTAAAGTCTTTGAGACTACCATCTGGATTGGTCATTTCTTCAATCTCGTCCATGGTGATCATTTGATCCAACATTGTGTTCTTGCTTTGTCTAAAACTTTTTCCACCATGCTTTTCTATGTCGTAACAGGGCTGGCATTCAGTAGTCTCTTTACCTTCCAACATATTAAGTCGTAACGTATTAAAGTTGTCCTGATTCATTATGTCCATGTGAGTATCATAATCTCGCATGTTCCCGTAATCAGAGGTTTGATCGCCGTCCGTTCTGCTACAATTAGCATTACAACAGGGCGAGACTTTACCGGTAGCGTCGTGAAAGAAATGCGTCCAAGGAAGGATACAGAAAGTTTTATTCATAATATGGTTGAGTATAGAGTCTAGGCTATATCTCTATAGCCCAGTTCTCAATAAGTATTGATTGAAGATACTAAGTTCTATCTGTCCAAGATCTTGTTGTCCAGGTGACGTTAGCATCAGCCTGCATTTCGTCATTAACGGACTGAGCATCTGCGTCATTTGCTACTATGTCAGCAAACCAATCTTCGCTTGGTACTGGGTCTGTAGTAAATGTGTACTTTTTGTACAACACCGCTGAATCAGCTGGACTACCCTCAACAACTAAGGTTCCTGCATCAATTAGTGGTTGCATTGCAGTATCATAAGCGCCGAATCTAGCGTTCATTGTAGATAAGTCTGAGCCAGTTAATCCTTTAACCGTACCGTAGTCTCTACATTCAAACTGTGTAGTAGTAGCATCATCATGTGTGTATATTAAATCATTAGCTATGAATATGTAAGCCATTTGTTTTCTCTCCTAAAGCATATATATAACGTATTTATTATTTTTACTGTACATTAGTAATAGTTGACCATGTACACATTTTATGCTTGTCGCCATATGTGCCAACTTCTTTGATGCAGGGATCTTTTTCATTGACGTAACTATTACCTGATGCTCCTGGAGCATGGTACCTAATATTGGGGTCTTGTGTCATTATAGTACCCCATTTCCACATAATACTAAAGTAATCATCACTGAAGTCTGGCAACTCTGATTCATTAGGATACGTAGATTTTAATAGTGGTACTTTAGGGTAAGACTGTCCGTTTATGTTAACGGTTCCTTCTATTGTTTCTCTTTGTACTTGGTATTTGCCTAAATGGGCCTTTTCTACTACGTTTAATCTAGCCATGTCACTGTTAAAGTCCTCAAGTGCTTCTCCACTTAACGCAATACCGCCATACTGTCGCATAGTAACGTGAATATATGTACCATCGGGTAGTTTATAAACATATGGTAATGATTGCATCGCTATAGCCATTTTAAATCCTAGAACTAAAGAAAAAGCAGGGCCCGAAAGCCCTGCTGGTTATTGGGTAACAAGGTGACCAACCCCGGAAAAGTTTTACGCGGCTAGCGCAAACTCCTCAAAGTAACTGTTTTCATTTGCAGTTATTATAGTTGCTTGATTAACGGTCATCGCCTACCGTGCTGTCTGTTCAAGTACTCATTTACCCCGTCGAAACCTTGACACCCCCATCAACAATACTCTGTAACAAAATACTCTTGGTGGAGGTGGCGGGAGTCGAACCCGCGTCCGAAATACCTTTCCCCTTACTTCATACAGCAATAACTTGTATTTACTAGAAAAGGGCCCAGAGGCCCTTTTACTAGGTGTGTAGTGTATTAAGCCATTTCAGATTCAACTGCTACACTGCCTTCTAGTACACGTGCCTTAATGCTATCCAAACTTACTTCTTGTTTAGTAACCTTAACACTGCCATTGTACTTGGCATCTGCGGCACGGATTGCTTCTGCATTGAGCGGATCACTCATCATTGTGTCCATACCCATTAGAGCTTTTACTGCTTCACCTTTGCTCATCGCATCTGTAAGTGAAACAAGATCGATATTCTCATGCCTATCCTTAACAAGGATTTTAACACGTGTCATATCATTTGCGAAACGTACCTTAGTAACACCTTTAAGCGTAGAAACACCTGCTACTGCGAAAGTTTTATTAGTCATAGTCAATAACTCCTAAAAAATTAAAATTAAAAAACAAATAATACATCTTCGATTATACTACCATTTACTTCTTATGTCAACCGTTTTTACTCTACTGCTTTTTTAACACTCTCTTGGACCACACCAATGCCTTGGTCAACTTTTTCGGCAATAACTGTAAACCCAACACTACTAATAATGATACCTACTACAATACCTGCAACAAAATTAATCATTCTGTGCCTCCATATCGTAATGTGCCATTACTCCATTCACCATACTAACTGCTTGATCCTCATCGCACTTGAAATACTTCATTACTTTACAAACTGCTTCTTCTAAATCTTGGGTTGGTCTCATAAGTACTTCTACCAAGTTTATGTCGTATTCCATATTGTATGCCTCTCTTGCTAGTTAATATACTTCGTATTATAGACTCTTTTGACGTAAAGGTCAACCAAAATATTATGCATAGTCTAGAGCGTTATCGTTGTCCTTTTCCCATTTGCGGCCGATCTTTTCTACCAACTCGGTACTGATACCAAATTCTTCAGCAATTTGCTCAACTGGAACTTCAGCACAATACATGTCAAGTACATCTGTTTCAAGTTCACTAAAATAACCCATGTTTACTCTCCTATTAAAATTAAACTACAGAAACTAACTAGTAAACCCTTTGGCCATTAACGCTTGAAGAGGTGAAGTAGCTTCTGCGGCTTTGAAGTATTCTTCACACCTAAAGTTTTCAATTAAGAACTTTTGAAAGCGGCGCCTTTGACCTTTGTTGTTTTTGAACCTAGCAACAAATTTTGGGTATCTCTTACCTTCCCAACTAGGATGTGCGTTTGGATTTACTTGCATCATCATTTTGCAACCGTTATAGGCACCGGAATAAGTTAGATAGTCACCGTCCCAGTTAAAATCTTCTTTAGCAAATGGTGTCATATTATGCAAACTCCTTATTATGAAATAACACAACCAGGATATCACGAACTCTTTCACGGTCTACACTATCACCATCGCCCCACATTTCTGGGTAACGATTACACTTAACTTTATATAATGCAACCGCATCTGCGACGTCCTCTATGGTAACACCCAAATCGTAAATACCACCGATACCGTAAAACTCGTAGCAGTAATTTATAAATGTTTTTTGTTGTGTCTGTGTCATTTGTTAGCCCTTGTTACTAGTTAATATACTTACGTATTATAGACTATTTTGGACAACAGGTCAACCGTTTTTTAATTGGAGTGTAAGTTATTGATTTATAAAGAGTTTTATTTGCGGCCGGACTTCATATTGGCGCACCAATGATACATTTTGGCACGTTCGCCTGAATACTTCTTGGCTTTTGCTCGTAAACTAGTGACTGAGCCTTTGCAACTAGCACCAGACTTTTTAACTCTGCCTGGTCTGCTTTTGCCTTTTACTTTACCGTCAGCAAAGTTTTCTATTACAAATTCACGGGCTCTCATGATCTATCTACTTCTACCTGATTTGTCCATCCAGAGTTTATAACTTCCTCTGTGCCGTCACTGCGTACCAGTGTTACTGGGCCAGGACCTACATACTGTTGTGTAACCACCCAGTCATTGGCGTTGCGGTCCCTGCCACCACGCATTGGTGTTTCGTCTGAAGTCATGTAGCCTAATTCAGCTAGTTCACCAAAGCTGTTCATTCGAGCAGACCAACCAGCTGGCTGTACCTTGGGTGCTTGTCCACTGTCTATAGCGGCTTTAAGTTCTTCTAAACTTAGTTTTTGTGATTCGTACAGCTCGCTTGCTCTCATTCTAACGCTCCTGGCTCTTTGTCTAAGTATAGTTTCATCAAGTATCCAGCAACTGCGTCTGCTTGCTGTTCTATAGGTGATCCTGGATAACTCTGATCTGGAGACACCTGTCCTTTTTCGTCCTGCTTGTAGTGTGTTAGTTCGTGCGCAACACTGCGCATAATATCAGCAAGGTTACGATTACCTGTGTATATCCAAATCATACCGTCCTGCATATCAAAGTGTGCTGTTTTCTTTTGATCACCTGATTCTTTTGAATCTTGAAACTCTAGACGTGGCATTTTTTTGATCTTTAGTTTATCACAAGTCCATTTTACAAAGTCTCGTAGTTCATCTTCGTGATCGGATAGTGTACTTTCGTTTATGATATCTTTAATGTGCATTATGATATTTATCGCTTTAGCACTTATTAAAATTCTGATGTTTGTACCAACGTTTTTGACCAAATGTTCGCTTTAGACACATGCTGTGTTCTGCAAACGTATCTCTCCACGAAAAGAAACTAGGACCATGTGCTAAACTTTCGTGGGTGTACTTGTTATAGTTTGGATTTTTTGTTGGACGGTAAACGTCCCATTGCCACTGATGCACCATTTCGTGTGCAAGTACGTTCACAAACCACTGCCTGCAAATCCAGTTCTTATTGAGATGTATTGTGCAAAACGTGCCTTTGGACTGTAACTCGTGATACCAAAGACAGTAGGCCCAGGTTTTTTGTGGTTGTCCTAGTGTGATGTCAGGCATTGTTAGTGCGTTATCAAATATATAGTAGTTGATCAATCTATACGTATATATTGTTTCATCCATACTAGGTCGGTACATTTTCCTTTTTTGGAAAGTAATCTTTGGAAGCGGACGCTCCATTATTGATCTGAGTATATTCATTGAAAACGCTCCTACAAGTATTTAACATCGTAGGAGCGTCCAAATTATTAACTTGAGTTACTCTAGTTCTTCTAACATTGCATCAGCGTTAGCTTCAGCACTTGCTCCTACCTGCGCTCGTTGCTTACGATCCCTAAAACTGTTACCTTCTAGTAGAATCTTAAGCTCAATGTAGGTCATGTATTTGTCGTTTAGAGCAAACACTTCTTTGTTACCAACAAGTATTCCTGACACATCTACACTGTCGCACACACTCCTGATACTGGTTCTACTGTTTATTGTAGCATCTCCACCATCAATTGTTCTATAGGTTTTGGACACTTTATCCACGGTACCACCTGCTGTATCACAAATCTTGCCTTTGGCAATTTCCATTGCAATATCTTCGCTGGCTTGCAGGCTTGTGCTTTCACCTATAGCCATTGCACATGCAATTTCGCTAATCTGCGTACAACCTTTCTTGTACCAGTCTGGCTGTGTGTCTAGTACCGCTTCAACGGTATCAGCTCGCCGATCTTTTGCTTCTTCAATTTCTACCATCATAGGGTCTTTTGTTGAAGCACATGCACCTAACAACAAAGATAGCCCTAAAGCAATTACTCTAGTCATATTCTACTCCTCAATTGAGATAGTTTCAGTTAAAACTTCTTGTCTTACTTCTTCACTGGATACTGTGTAGTAACCAAGTATAAAAAGTAGTCCCAAGGCGATTAAAAATTTTGTTTGTCCTGTCATGATATACCTACTATACATTAAACTTTATGAATTGTCAATCCTTGCGGCTTCCCATTTCTTCCAAACTGTCCATGCATTACCTGTTGCACAGGCATAACCTTTGTTTTGTATTGCTACACCATCTTTGCGTATTACGTTTTCTAAAAATATAGCACAACTCATGTGAGGTGCATCATATGGTGTTATCAATTGTATTTGCCCATTTTTAATAAATCTTGGGTCAATTATTAAATCACTCAAGTTAACCACTTGTCCAATGTCCACGTACAGTTGGCGTTCTTGTTTGCGAGAGTCACACACCATTTCTGTGTTTTGTAATACATCAACTTCGTACTCATCTGGTACTGCTGTAAGTACGAACGTTCTAGCCTGATCCCGTGCTATTAAACATGCATGTGTTTTGTTAACGTGGATCCCAGTACGCTCTGCCTGTGTCCACACACCATTTACTAAAACTTTAAAGGCATAGGTGCATTCGTATACATCATTACCTTGTAGTACTGCTGATTCACGTTCGTCTGCAACAGGCAAGCCCCCAACACTTAGTACTTCTCGTCTAAAGTAGCAATCAGCATAAACACTTTGAAATGTAAAAATACAAACTAAAAATAAAAGTTTTTTCATTGACACCAAGACCTATGCTGATATTCCGCTAGACGTTGCACTGCTGTTCTTTGCCCTTTATCTATCTTGTATCTCTCATCAAGTGTTCCGTCTAACAAACTCATGGTCCAACCAATAGGACTTCTGATCAATAATTGATTTTTCATGTAGTCTGTTCTCGAAACTCTTTGAGTTTCTAACATAGCTAGTTGATTTTTACTATCACAATCAATTTCATAGTATTCAAGTTGGTCTGTTGTTAAACGTGCTTCAGTTTTTGTTATGTTGCTTACTGATTGGCACCCTGTAATAGAAACTAGGATTGCTGTGAATAAAATCCATTTACGCCGCATAGTCTATCCGATTCTAATAACAGTTCATTTAAACGTGCAACCTTTTCTCTCGACAACGCATCTGCCTCTAGATCCGATCGCTCAAGTAATATAATGTTTTTTAGGAACAGCTGGCGTTCGACGCCAGCATTGGCGCAATTAGCTTGCCACTTGTCCATATTGGACAGTTTGCTTGACTTTTCTGTTGCGCAACCTGATGCAGTTAATGAAATAGTAACCACTGCGACTAGTACAATTGCACCAATCCAATCAATCACGACTTGTGAAATGTAACTGTTTGAGAAAACGCAAGGCTGGCTTCTTTTTCAGTACATCGTGCATTGCGCTGTATGTACCGTTTAGCCTGCTGTGAACTAAGTTGCAAAATATATACTGCTTCGTCTGCGGCTCTGTTTAGTTTAGTCATGTTAGTCATTGTTTAAGGTTTGTTAATAACAGAGTTATAGTAGCATAGAAAAAAGGCTATGTCAATTAAAACATATCCTTTTTGGACAACTAAACGATAATCATGGAGTTTTGGAGATGTTATTTCTTATCTGTTGAGGCTGGTTGTTTTTGTTAATATTTTTATTCAACCAATTGAGTAAAAAATAAATACTTATGAATATATTCAAGGAGAAACAAATGCTTTCAAAGTTATTTAATTGGTTATTTAGTAATAAGAACGAATGGGAGATGGATAAAGACACAGGTCACGTCATGCTCAAACAAAAGAAATCCAAGTCAGGTGAGCTTGCAGCCTGGCCCTTTCCTGTAGCAGACGATTTTGAAAAAACCAAAGAAGCACCCAAGGTTACAAGAAAACCAAAAGCAAAAAAAGCTACAACAGCCACAAAAAAGAAGGCTCCAGCTAAAGCCAAAGCCAAAGCCACGACAACAAAAACCAAAAAGACTACTACTAAAAAACCTAGCAAATGATCACTGAGGATGTTGGAGTGTTCCACGACGGTGGTGGAGTAAGTCAATATCATTTTAACCAGTTACCTAATGTTAGGTTTAATGAAGAACGGCACTATTACCAAGGTGCCGTTTCTTTTGGCCGTTTCCTGGCCAGCAGACACGAAGTAAAACTTGCTAGTTTCCATGTTCCGTTCCCGGATCAAAGCGAATGGATGGTTAGACTAAAGCAATGTTATGAACAGGTTGATCATTTGTTTGTGTTCTGTAGTGAATTACATCGTGCTACAGCAGAACAACTTACACGCTTAGACAAACCAAAAATTAGCATATATGTGAATGGTATATTTCAGCATAAGTTTGTTCACGCAAAAGTGTATCCGTGGATGGATTGGTTTAGTCAGCCATTGCATTTCTACAAAGACATAAAACCTGGACTCCTGGAACAAAAACTAGCATCAGGATCCAAAGACAAAATGTTTGATGTGCTGTTAGGAGCCCAACGAGATCATAGAGACTTTGCATATTTCTTTATACGTGCAAGTCTTAATGTGGATCTTTACTATACAACATACTATCACAGGATTGATCAACCACTATCCCAGTCTGGATTTGATATGAACGAAGATGGTATTGAAACTATCGAAAACGGCACACTTAACCACAGTGTGGATAGGGTAAAGTATCATGGGCATGAGTTGGGCATAAGTCAAATAATACCAACCAAGATATACAATCAAACCAACTACAGCTTAATTGCAGAAACTAATGCAGAGAATGATTTTAGTTTCTACACAGAGAAAGTTACCAAACCACTTATGGCAGGTAGATTATTTGTTGCACTTGCAGGACAATACTACTTAAAGAATCTGAGAACGTTTGGTTTTAAAACGTTTGATAGTATCATTGATGAGAGCTACGATACAGAGCCAAACCCAGAGAAGCGTTGGTCCATGGCTATGCAACAATGCGAGTGGTTGTGCCAGCAGGATCCTGAGGTTATACTTGAACAGGTTAAACCTATTGTTGATCATAATAAGAATCTTATTTTTACGCATGACTGGTATAATGAGGTAAGCAGGCTACTAGAAAGCGAATTGCTTCCTTATGTAGATTAAAAAAGGCGATCTTTTAATCGCCTTTTAGTGTTTTATACGAATGTGCTTCTGCTTTGCCACTTGCGCATTCTATCTTCTAGATCTGCGTAGTTTTGTGCTTGGCCTAGGTATCTTTCTAGTGCGGCACGGTCCGAATCGTCAAACCAACTTTTGATTGCTTTAAGTATCTTTACCATACGTAGCCACCTAAATGTTTAGACCTTGATAATTTTGCTCTTGCTCTGTACTTCTGTGCTTGTAATAATTTATTGTAAAACTTTTTGAGTTTTTCTAGTAGACTTTCTATCATTCTTCTTGTTTGTAACCTCCTGTGTTGTTAAAAGAACTTGTACATGATCGATGTACAATGGTATTTATGCTGTGACGCAACAAATATTATACGTAGTTATAGCATATGAGATATGCTCTTGTCAAAAGAAATTAGTCCAGTTTGTCTTCTGCTACAAAGTAGTTAGGATCTTCGATAACATTTATTTCAACTAGATTGCCTGCACGTTCTAACAACTGCTTGCAGTCTGGGCTGAGATGCACTAGGGATAGTTTTTTGTTTGCGCTTATGTAACGTTCGCTTAGTGTATCAATTGCTTCTAGTCCTGAGTGGTCAATAACTCTGCTGTCAGCAAAATCAATCACAACATGATTGTTATCCTTGCTAGGATTAAAGCCTTCTAAGAATGATGTTACTGATCCAAAGTACAAAGGACCATGCACTGCGTATACTGTACTACCGTAGTGATTCTCACGTGCTGTAACACTAATGTGTTTGGCATGTTGCCAACTGAATACCAATGCACTTATAATAACACCAACCATAACAGCAAATGCCAGGTCAGTAAACACTGTAACAGCACTCACAGTTATCAACACAAATGCATCGCTACGTGGTACACGTTTGATTATACGAAAACTGGACCATTCAAATGTTTTAATTACCACAATAAACATAACACCCAACAGTGCCGCAATTGGTATCTGTTCGATAAGTGGTGCCGCCGCTAGTATAAACAACAGCAGGAACAGACTAGCACTTATACCAGACCAACGTCCACGTCCGCCTGATGTGATGTTGATCATGCTCTGTCCAATCATTGCACAACCACCCATACCACCAAAGAACCCTGTAACAGTGTTAGCAACACCTTGCGCTACACACTCTTTGTTGCCACGCCCACGTGTTTGTGTCATTTCATCTATTAGGCGAAGTGTGAGCAAAGATTCAATCAATCCTATAGCGGCCAACACAACTGAGTAAGGCCAAATAATCATAAGTGTTTCGAAGTTAAAAGGAACTGCTGGTATATGGAAACTAGGTAATCCGCCACTGATACTTGCAATGTCTCCTACTACTCTTGTGTCCAGCGCAAATGCCCAAACCAAAATAGACACAACCAGTATTGCTCCCAGTGACGAAGGTATTGCTCCTGTTAGTCGTGGCAAGTACTGAATTATCAACATGGTTACACCAATCAGAGCCAACAGCAAGTACATGGTTGATCCTTGTAACCATGCTACGTCAACAATTGATCCTGCTAGGAATGTGTTGGCTAACCATCCAGGTTCACCATCTACACCAAACTGTTTTAACTGTGCTAGGAAGATAACAATAGCAAGTCCATTAACAAAACCCAGCATAACAGGGTAAGGTACTATGCGTATCAGTTTACCTGCTTTGAGTGCGCCTGCAAGTATCTGAATCATGCCCATGAGAACCACAGTGGCAAACAAATATTCAACACCGTGATTCGCAACCAGTGCCACCATAACCACTGCTAGTGCTCCTGTTGCTCCACTGATCATTCCGGGTCTACCGCCCATAACTGCTGTGATTAATCCTACAATAAAAGCGGCGTAAAGTCCTACCAGTGGTCCAACTCCTGCAACAAATGCAAAAGCAACTGCTTCTGGAACTAATGCTAGTGCAACTGTTAAACCGGATAGTGTATCATTCTTAAGGGAAGCCATGCGGCCAAGTATAGTATTCATGCACGTATTTATTGCGCCAGTAAACCCGATAATAGGGCAAATTTTTATTGTATGTGATCTGCTAGTACGTGTATCTGTAACAGTTGTCTACTAGTAAATTGTTTGTATTTTTTCCAATTACTAGTGCAATGGATTTGTGTTGCTTTGAATGCCGCGCCACCGCCCTGCTCGTAAGTATAGATACCATCTAGATTTAGATAGTCGCAAAAGTAATTTTCATTATGCTCGATTGTATGTTCTAAGTCTTGATGCTCGCTAATGCTACTTATTTTTTTGTTCTTTTTTAATTCCCACAGCCTTATTTTTTTCAATAGTTCTTCGTTATCAACACACTCGTCTTGCCAAACTATAGTTTTAAATTGAGGTACACTATCTAAACTTAAAATAATAGTATATCTCTGATATTCTAACCGATCTTTCATGCAATCGTCTATATGAATATCGTGACAAAAAGATTGTTCTTGGTAGGCGGACCAAATATCGTATGTTTCATTGAAAACTTGGTCTGTTATGCGTTTTATAATACTCCATTGTTCTGTATGGTCAGGAGTAACGTCTAACCTTCTATCTAGTACTTCGTTTTCTATCTCCCAGTTTACATAAGAATTGCTCTTATTTTGTTCCCAGAACATTTTGAAATCATCGCACTCTTTTAACGACAATAAGTTACTATAAGTTTTCATGTGTATATTTATGTTGATTATGTAAGGCAAAACTTGCCAAGTTTTTCATCTTTGACTCACCCATGATATCAAACCTATCGTGGAAACTCAGTGCCCATGCATTCACAGTCTGATTAGGATAGAAATCGCTATGAGCTCGCAGTTTTTGTTTTTTGTACCCTGTGTCTAATAATAATTTCATGTCGGGTAACACATCATGTTCGAAGTTATCAGGTAAGTGTTCATCACGACTGTAACTGTAGTGCATGGTTGGGCGGACACCACGCCAACTGTCCACTACACGTTTAACTCTTTCGTCACTTGGATCAATGTACTCACCTTCTCTACACCAATGATGATGTATGTCCAACACAATAGGTAAAAGGTCTGCTAGTTCAAGACAAGTATCAAGTCCATGCGAGTTTTCTTCGTTCTCAATGGTAATTATGTTACGTGCTTCTGGGCTAAGTTTTTTGTATGCTTGTCTTACACCATCTGGACCTTGCCTACCTGATATATGCACATTACATTTAAAGTCCTGGAACTGTTTACCAAAGCCCATCCATCTGGCCATGTCAGTGTGGTACTCAAACTCTTCTATACTGCGACGTACAATATCCGGGTTATCGCTTGCAAGAACAGTAAACTGGCCAGGATGAAAACTAATCCGCACATCCAAAAGGCGAGCCAAGTCACCGACTTTCGCAAACGCAGTTGAGCAGTACTCACGTACATCAGGATTCCTCCAGTAATAAGACCATTTATCATGAGTGTATACTGGAAGACAATCACTGCCAAGTCTGACCATCCGTAGCTCATCAGGTAATCCTCCTACATATTCTATTAGGTTGTAATACGACTGTATGTTGTGTACCATAATATCCCACAGTCGTTGTTCTGCGACATCACGTGTTTGCCTATCTAGCCAGGACACAGTAGTTGACTTGGTATTGAATGGACGCTGAATCTCTTCAAGTACTTTTTTCTTCTGCGTTTGATCAGGATCCAAGTACTTACATGCAAAGCCAATACGTTTTAGATTTTGTGTAAACATGCGTGTATTATACTGGTTTTTTTATCTGTTGTCAATGCGCAAATAAGTAATACATCGAGAGGATATTTTATGAATCAAATCAAGCAGTTAGTAATTGCCCTAGCATTGTTATTACCTTTATGCAGTTTAGCACAACGTGAATACATTGATGATCCTGCTCTACATATTCACGAACCAATGGACGAATTAACATTCAGGCATGAGGAAATTGATGAAGTTTTAGGTAAGCCTGGTGTATTTGAAGGTTACTGGGAAATAAATGGGCCATACATCAACAATCCCGAAGTTCATATGCGTAGAATGTTGTTCTTTGTGGATTGTTCACCAGAAAACTTTCCTGACAGCAAGCCTGTACATGTTGCTCTAAGTACTATTGCACTAGGTGACGACAGAGGCAACATGATTAAGATTTACTTGATCCCACCTGGCACTGAAGAGTGGATGGATTGGTCCGAAGTAAGTTTTATACAGCAAGAACACATTAGCAAAATTTGTAGATGAAATTCGACGGGCTGTTGCTCGTGGACTGTTGGGAAGATAAATGGATCCATGTGAGCAAGAATTACAAAGCTCGTCAGTTTTACCAAAACATTATCAAGTTCATATCTGAATATTCTTTTGATAATGTATACTTTTTCGCAAACCAAGATTATAGAACACATGAGTGCTTCTATGAACACTTTCAAAATAACATAACTGTAGTTAAAACGGTAACAGAATTAGTAGGGGAAACATTCCTAGTAGGCGGTGCCGCATGGGACATGTGTTTACATGACCCATCAAATCCAAGTTTTACAACTCTCGCAAACGCAGGAAAAACTGTTTACAGTTGCCCTAGTATTGTTGACACAGAAATGGGGTCAACACAAATAGTTACACAAGATACATTCAAGTATGATAGAAGAATACGTTGGGTCAAGCAGAATAACTTATTCTGCGTTTCTTAGTTGGTTGGAAATAAGTCGACATCGTACTTCCAGCGACGGTAGTATCTCTCTTAACCAAGGAATATCTTCGCCTTGTTTTTGTACCCATTGATCCTGCAGTACATAAGCTTCTATTTCTCTTCTGGACCATTCCTGGCAACTAGGTGCTTTACCGTACTTTGCATATTGTAGTGCATGTATCATTTCATGGTACATTATGCTTTGTCCTTCTACTGTGTTTAAATCCACTTCGTCTGCGATGTAGACTATGTTGCCCCACTGGGCGGCAAGTGCATCACATTTATTATTGCACACCACCGATTCAACTTGATCACGTGGGACTATCATGACATGAGGATATTTGTCTGACGTAAAACTGGGTATTTCTATTCCCAAATCTTGTGATGCTTGTTCAAGGAGATTCTTTTCCAAATTTTCATCTGTCAGGCCAACTCCAATTACAAAGCCAATGACAACAAGAACTGTGACCAGTATTTTCTTCATCTCTAATCCCACAAGTTCTGGAGGTAGACTCCAAACAGGCGGAATCCATTTTGTATACGAGCTTCGTGTAATTTCATTCCGTCGTGGTCATAAACCATAGTATGATTGGGTCCGTTCATCAATTCACTGGCGCCGCCTTCTAGTTTCTTCCACTGTATGTCACTTACCCCAGATTGAAACTGTTCTCCCCAGTCGTCATTGATCTTGCTATCAAACGCAAAGATCATTTCATTTAATACCCAGTCCCACCGTTCAAAATACTTGTCGTCAACTTCACCACTTGCACGTTGCTTCTTGGTTAGTTTCTTACCGTGCAGTTCTTTTGGCACATCCTTTAGGTCAACACAAGGGCCGCCGTGTTTGGTTTCTTTAAGTTGCTTGAGCATAGGTAGCACAATATGCGCCAGTGTGTGATCCATACTCCAGGTATCCCACCGATCAATGTGTACTTGGACTGTTTGCTCTTTTTTGCTGTGAATCCAAGCTAAGAACTTAGATAGCAAAGTGTTGTGTCGACCTCGATCCCAACTGGTAATATCACCAACCTCTGCAGCAGGTTCTACACTACCGTGAGCAAGCCATTCACCAAAATTGCGAACCCAGACAGGTTTACCTTTCATTCCGCATTCGTCTTCTACGTCTTTTGTCCAAAAGCAAAGTAGTTCTGCTAGTTGGTATGGGCCAAAATCATTTATATAATTTCCAATTTTCACACGCATTATCTATTCTCCGTACAGTTGTTTTTTATGGGGCCTTTGCCATGCAATCTAAGTAAGCAGCATCACCCGCCTTCATCGGATCTGACTTTAGCTCCAAGACTATTTCAAATCCTTTGCAGGTTGCTTCTTTAACTAGGGTTATTTCGTATTCAGTTTCATCACCATGCCAGAAGTATTTGATATTGTCACAGGTTGTGGCATGCTTCTCAATTCTTAACCAAGCACCTGCCGCGGCAAGTTTGGCTTTGTATACACACAATTCAGGTTGCGCAAACTGTTCCAGGTGCGTTCTTTCTCTCTGCTGTGCATGAGCATGTGGTATCGCAAGTACAGCAACTACTAATAATAATTGTTTTAACATTATTGTTACCCTTTTTGTTGATAACAATGCTAACATTGTTATCCTTTTTTGCCTTGCCATCTGAGCAAGAACTTGCTTGCGTCTGCTACTGTTGGTACCACTATCAATGCGCCTTCCCTATGTCTGCTGCCTTTGGGCAAGTTGTTATCCATCCACCCACAGACTTCAAGTTCGTTGTCTAGCCACCATTGAAAATCATGTATTATGATATAGTAGTCTGGCATGTCATCGTCGAATGGTTCTTCGAGGCTGAATCTGTTACTACGGTCCCAACTGAATTCTACTTTTTTGGTTTTACCGTCTTTATGGATCGTCAATTGATCAGACATAGTTGCTTATAGAAGTTGTTTAGAATAAAACAGTATACTAGTATTTAACTAAAAAGTCAAGTAGAATATAGCCAACCTAGGTTTTCCAAGCGGTGAATCCAGGTAAACACTGGTGTATAAAACTCTATTACCCATTTTCCGTTCCAGCCCAAGTAGGTATGTGGCTGTAATACTGGGTCATTGTGTTCACAATCTTTCGGATACATTGGATAAAACTTGCCTGCCCATTTGAGCCTGTCCAATTTGATGTCATGGATAGCTACGCTGTCAATTTCCACGGCCATGTCAATACCTTGGTCTGGTTTGCTTTCGCTGTAGTCTTTGTTCAGGAACTGTACCCAAAAACTGTGTGGTCCTTTGTCAAAGTCATGGTTAAGAGACAGCATGCAAGGGGTTCTTAGATCTATGGTGTTGATTGTTGTGTTGTCGAACCCGTAACTGATGCGTGGCACAGTCTTGTGTATTATGGGGTTAACACAAACCTCAATGTTTACGTTATACAGAGTATCCATAACTTTTCAAAAAATCTTTGTACTGTGGGTAAAGTGCAATAGCGTTATAGTTGTATTTTTTGTCCCAACGCTGTAGCCATTGAATCAGCTCTACTCTTAGTTCTTCTACGTTATGGGGTGCTTCACTATCTAACATTGTGATCACTCCGCGGCATTCTCTGGCTAACTTTTGTGAAAGCCTAGATGTATCCCTTCCTACTGCTAAAGTTTCGAAACTTGTTTGATCTACATTTGTTTGCAATTTATCTAGTAGCTGTTGATACTTAGGTTTTAGTTGTTGTCTGATATCCCAAGGTAGCACATTCACTGCCATGTATGAAGGGTAAGTTAGTGGCACACTATCAACAGCAAGCCCTAGACTATATGCTTTATCTAAATACTGATAATAATCATTCACACTAAGCAACTGTGGCGCTGATCTAAGTACTACCTGAAACTTGTCTGATTGCAACTCAACAAGTTCGTGTATAGTTTTCCACAGTCCAACGTAATCGCAACCTTGACGAATGTAATCATTTGTTTGGTTAATACTTTCTGCGCTTATTTCTAAATGTGCTAATCTAAACTGTTTAAGTTTTTCTACTAGCTCTAAATTTACATTAGTGCCGTTGGTCACTGTGCTTATACTAATATGGTGATAATTATTTTCCAGTAACCAGTCTATAAGTTGATGGAATCTTTTGTTTATCAAAGGCTCGCCACCAATGACATGCACTCTGTTAAGGCGATCTTTAACAGTGTCTAAGTTAGTTAGCAACTGTTCCCAACTTTGTTTATCTATAACCCAGTTCGGTTTCTTATTGTACTCGATATCCCAGGATCTATATGCACTTGCTATTTTACTACTAGCCTCTGGAATGCACATCTTACATGCAAAGTTGCATTCGTTTCCCAAGTCTATATGCCAGTCTATAGGTAACACATCAGTAGTTCCGTCCGCATGAAACTTTTCGCGCCATGTACTTTGTTCAAAACTTTGTTGGAATGCATTACTGGTATGTTCTGTAAATATGCCCAGTTTGTAGTTCTCTTTGATCCTACGACTTTGGTAACCTTGTGCTTCTTCTTTATAACATACACTGCATTCTTCTAACGGTTGATCCGACAATACTCTGCGTCTAAAGTCTTGCATAGTATCGCTGTCATACCATTGTACTAAACTTGTGTTGTTTAAACTTTCGCCTTTGTTGGGCCGCTTACTTTCGCTACTACATACACCGTAGGAACCATCCCAGTAGAAGTGATGATTGCTCCAAGGTACACTGCAAAATACTTTTTGATTGGCCACTAGTCAATTATGCCAAAGTTTGCCCAGTTGGCTAACCCTAAACAGATCCATCCCATTGGTCCGCCAAGACTAGGGTTGTTGTTCCAGACTACATGTCCTTTTGTACTGGCATAGTTTGGCGCTCGATTGCCTTCTGTAAATCGCATGGCTTGCCCTATGCGTAAATCGTCAACTTTTGTACTTCCGTCTGTGTTTAACACAATATTGTTTTTGTTGTTTGCACTAAGCACCAACGACTGTTTCCTAGGAGTTCCTATGCGTCCTATGTCTGTTTCCTTCTTACCTGTAGTAATTTCAATTTCTTGGTCCCATACTGCTAACGCCGCACTTGGTTCAAACGTGTTAACGCCTACGCGACCCTTAACAGTATACAATGATCCACTCAAAAATGCTTCGCCGGACACTTGCAATTCTTTGAGCATACCCAGTTCTTGTAAATTACTATTGGTTATGTTGGATCCTAGTGCATTACCAATAACAACATCTTTGCCGTTTATGGTTATTTTGTTTAGGTCAAGTCCTTTGTCTTTAATTGTATTAAACACAGTTTTACTAAATCCATCAAATAAGGTTTTGTTAAGTTTACTAACAGTGTTGGTTGATGTAGTATCAATCAGTTCTTGATAAAAACTACAATCCTTGTCCAGTGTTCCATTTATGGTTACGTTACCTTGTACAGTTAAATCTTTTGTAAGCAAATTGTTTTCAACAACTGTTACATCATCTAATATAGTAACTGCAATGTTGGTAGCACGATCGTCGATACCAGTACTGCTGAATTCTGTGATTATACCACCGTGTATGTTGTCTCCACTAAACTTAAATGTAGACAAATCTAACGATTCAGGTTTAATACTTGAATCAGGAAATATAACTTCATTCAATTGATCTTTGACTACTATACTAGTTGCGTTAACTACTGCTTTACCAAAGTCTATTTCTTGGATACGTTGAGCCACTGTTTCTTTAACAGTTTGATCTGTTTGTTTTTGTACTTCCGTAATAGTCTCGTTGATCCGGTCAAAAATACGTGTTTCAAGTTTTTTGCTATCAACATTATACTCGGAGGCTTTTCTATCCAGTGCTTCTGTGGCCGCTTTTTGGATTGCATCAGTAAAGTTAAAGGTAGATAAGCGAGCTTTAATTGAATCAGCTATTAACTGATCAACTTTTTTTGCTACACCTGCTTCTACTTGTTTTACTATTCCGTCTACTATATCAGTTATTTGTGTATTAAGATCCATGCTCACCGTCAAATTGAATTGAAATTACATGTTCGTAATTTTTCTTGATTAAACTCTTGTACATTAAATTCTTATGTACTGTGAAATTAGTTGCTCCTGCATCATAAGCAAACTTTGCCAATTGCTTAAAAAACATTGCACGTCGTGCAAATGGTCCTGCAACATTTATATCACTACCAAGTATCTCATGTACTGTGGTTTTCCAACTGTTTCTATCTTGTAAATCATAATCGTGTAACTCTAAGAATATTTGGTTCTTGCCACTGTTTCTAATCAGTGCAGGAACACTAAACTCACGATCCTTGAAACTTTGATTCTTGTAATCCTTACATGTAGTTATCAAGTATTCCGTGGCTAGGTTACAAATCTCAGCCACTGATAGTTTCTGTCCCTCGTCTGACTCAGCAAACGTAAAGTACTCATCTAGTGCTACTACAACTTGGAAATTGTTTTTGTAGTCGACTAACTGGTCTTCTGGTATATGTATAAACGGAACTTTTCGTTCTGTTAAAAAATTTAAAACCTGTTCGTTTACGTGTGTAACGTAAATCTGTCCCGCTTGCTGAACTAAAATAGCAGGACTAAATCCAATGTATAAAATAGTGTCAGGTACTATGTTGTAGAACTCTCCTACGCCCGACAGTATTTCCTGTTTACGCTTTACTACATCTGCTTGCCTAACATGGTGCTCATATGCATTCAATAAACACCCAGTATATGATTCAAATTTCATTCTGCCACCTGGTTCGCTTTGGTCTACTTCTTTTTTAGTTATTATGTATATTAACTATTTATTAGCAATGTGCGATTTATATCCAGTGTAACACAGTGGAATCCGCCCCCTAGCGTTCTTGAATGTCTCAACTGCATGGGAATTACAATCATTTTATATTTGTTTTCAAGTAACTCTATTAGTTCAGTTTGCGCCCGATCCACAATGACCGTACCAGGTTGTACTACTAACATGTTCATTGCGATCCATTTACTTGCGTATGGGTATTGATAAAAACTTTGAGGAACAACTTCGTTAACAAAGATAACTTCCCAGTCTTTAAATACACTTGGTAGGTTATCCTTGTTAACTCTGTTGCCGTTGACTATGACTATGCCTTCTTGCAGTGGGGTAATGGTGCTGTCTATATGCACTCCGCTGTAAAAATTGCATGTTTGTATAATAGCATCAGGCAACTGTTTTGCCAACCAGGAAATTGCTCTTTTATTTCCGCTTTCACTTTCCAACACCAACAGTGTATCACCAAGGCGACAAACATTGGCAGCGTCAAGTACCATGCCTTGATCGCGTGGCATGCGAATAACTTCGTGTCCTTCAGTGACCATGCCCAGTGCTTCTATTTCCATATCCCTACAGGGATACATCATAGCACAATCAATAATCTTATCACCGTACACCAACAGTCTGTCCCTGGGACAGTAGTTGTACATACCACCAAGTTTTTGGAAGTTCATGTCAGTGGGTCTATGTACAGTAACTCCCCACTGTGTTAGAAATCCAGCGAGGTTATCCAGATCCGCATTGGCCTCATCAATAACCCACTGTGGTACTGGGCCTGTGGGCACTGGGGTTTCTTTCCACAGTGTCTTTTCGCTTTCTTTAGCAAACACAGGATCATCTGTGGGCCAGTTAGCACAATCTGCACGACCAACTACTATTTCCTGTAGTTTGTCCCATTCGTTATAGGTGTGTATCATGTATGTCCTGTTACCTGTAGTGTATAACGCGGCGTCATGCCCAAGTTAGCCGCAATATGTGGTGTGTTGTACTGCCAAGTTATCACAGATCCTTTACTCCAGCCTGTGTGCGGGACGTTATCTATTTCAAGATAATGTCCACTTTGCCAGTCTTCCAAAAACACTATGGATCTCCAAATTGACTGCTCTTGTCCTTTTAGATTAAAGATTTCTATATACTTTTTGTACGTGTCTTGGTGCTTAGGCAAACTTGAGCCTGGCCACATTTTATAGTAACTGGTACAAACATCTTTCCAGTTAAACAGTTTCTCAAATGTGTTAACTATTTGGTTGTTCCAGGTTGGTTGTGGGGAACGCATATCACATAATTGCCCACCGATAGTCCCATTGTACCCCATATTGCGCCAATGTTCTAGTGTTGCACTATCATTGAACTTTTCAATGACGTAATCTAAGTTTTTGTACTCATCATCAATGATATTGCTATCAATATTAAACTGTTTTAAATCTAGTGTTTCCATAATGTATTACTTTATAGTTGTTGTCTATTTTCGGATATGTTCTCCATGGATCAACTATGATGCTTCCTGTAGCAACATCACAATAGAATTCTTGTCGCTTTTTATTTCCAGTATATCCATATGTGACTTGTCTGTTGTGCGCCAGGAATGCTATAACAGGTTGGTCGGTATCGGTTGCTATATCGTTAGTAAGCGGATCAACATAAGCAAAGTCTGTACCTTGTTTTTCCAGGTAATACCCAATCAACAAACTATAACTGCCATCCAGTATATCAACGTCGGGCTTGTATGCTTTGCCCATGATGCGTACCGGCATGTTGTTTTTCTTTTGCAGTGCTGTTAGGTAACTGGCAACATTTTCTGCTTGTTTTTCCCTAGCATGCATCACAGTGTCAAATATATCGTATCCGAGATCTAATCTTTCTGCTAACCAACGCAGTGCAATGTTGTCTCTTGGGTGGCAAGGTCCTGCATCTCCCATGCCTGCTTTCATGTACTTGGGACTTACAATACGCAGTGTGCTACCTGCTAATGCTTCTGTAACCACATCAACATCAATGTTACCGTTCTTCACTGCAACATCCTGTATCATGTTTACCAGGCCAATTTTTGTGCTGATGAATGTGTTGTAAAATATCTTTATGCTTTCTGCTTCATCCCATGTGCCAACATTATACTTGGGATCATTTTCCATTAACGGCTTATAAAAGTTAATAAGTTCTTTTGCGTCACCTGTTTCTGATCCATCTTCTGTACCAATAATAACCATTTCAGGATTAACCATATCCCATGCAACGCTACCCATAGCAATAAGGTAGGGGTTGTAAACAAAACGTGCTTCTGACACACAATCACGCAACTGTGTCCTTGTAGTGCCGGGTAATACTGTGCTGATTAGCACTACTAGTGTTTCCTGTCCAACATGTTGGTTTATGTCTGTTAAAACTTGTTTAACTATAGTATAGTCAAAGTCTTTGTTTGCTAAATGTGTAATAGGTCGACTTCCGTCGTACACAGGATCGTGTGGAGTTTGCACTGCTACGAATACAATGTCTTTGCCTTTAACTGCACCTTCCAGTGAGGGTGATATTTTTATGGTGTCACTTGTTTTGTTGTAAATATCGTAGCCAGTCACAGAATACTGTGTGGCCATTGCTTCAGCACATGGAAGCCCTAATTTACCTAACCCTATAAAACCTATTTGCATTAATGATCTCCGTTGATAAGTTTAGTTTATTTTTATATGAACAGTTATTAAAACCACTGTCGTTGTACGACGCTGGGTTCTTTCCAAGTTTCAGTACTAACATCGAACATTTTATGTACTCCCAGCATTGCGAAGACTTTTACGGTTCAACTGTTGGACGTTGTATTTGGTGGCATGAAGAACCACTAAGTTACAATGACTTAGATCAAGTTCGTTACTTTGATGCGTACCATACGCATACCATTGATCCCGGTCACCCAACTGAAAACTATATATGGCCGTCAAGTCCGTCACACCCTTCAGTTAATATGATGATATCTGATGTTAACTTTCATGTATTAGCTAACTCTGAAGTCAGTCAACAAAAACGAAAGTACCTTAGGGAATGGGGTGTAGCAGATTGGTATTTCTTTTTTCATGGATTTGCGGCTCTTGATTGGTTTAGGAACTATAAGTATCTTGACTATTCATACGTAAAACCTACAAAACTATTTATTTGTTTAAATCACTTGTTGACTAATAATCGTAACTACAGATTATACTTGCTTTCGCAGATAAGTCAAAGAGGCTTAACAGATCTTGGACACATTTCAGCCCCTCTGTTAACAAGTGATTTAGTTAAGAATGAACTGTTCAACACCAACAGTAGATTACCAGTTGACGCCAAGAAGCACATATTTAAACACCTGGCTAAACAAGCAACTCCTAGTGTGCTTGATACTGTTGACTACAACAATGCTAGTGCTGATTTAACATCTTACGGATATGATGCACTGTGGCACGTGGTAACAGAAACTGTATACTATGGTGATAGTTTACACCTTACTGAAAAAATATTCAAACCAATTGTAAGCAAGCGTCCTTTCATACTTGTGGGCGCACCTGGTAACTTGGCATACTTGAAACGTTATGGCTTTCGTACATTCGATCAATGGATAGATGAAAGTTACGACCAAGAACAAGATCCAACATTGCGTATCAACATGATTGTAGAGCAATTGTCTAAACTTAAAAACAAAGACATTGCACAACAGCAGGAACAAATGCAAGAAGTGTTGGAATATAATCATCAACACTTTTACGGAAAGTTCAAAGAAATAATCGTAGATGAACTGTTAGGTAACTTCAAGAAACAGGTCAATTGGTATAACCATGATCGCATAGAACGACATCGCTTACCAAGTGACGTAATTAACTATGAGCAAGTACGAAACTTAATGCTCAGTTAGTCTACTTGGTTGTAGCCACAAATATTCCGTCCCAGGCAGCAGGTAGATCTTGTGTTAGCATATATTCACAGCGTTCAATCCACATATCATAATACCCATCTATTTGTCCATCAAATGAGCCTTTTAGTTTGTTGCATAAAGTGATTGCTTTGTTAAAACTCTGCTCTCTATAATATTGATGCATTTCGATGTGTAACTGTTTGCTTGCTTGCCATGCAGTTGTTTGTTCTTTTTCACCTAGTACAGTGTAGATGCGTATGCCCACAGTTTTACCTTTTACTGCAAGTTCGTCTACCTTTAAGTAAAAGAAATCATTCTTGGTTGCATCGTATGTGGTTTCGCCTACAAGTAACAAACATCCATATTCTTTACACTTGCTCTCAATACGTGCCGCAGTACTAACAGCATCGCCTAACACATCATAACTGTGTCTTGACGTACTACCCATTTCACCCAAGTAACCTAGTCCGCTATTAATGCCAGCACCCATGCCAATCGGTGGTCTTCCTTCTGCTACAATTTTATCATTGAACTTTTCCACTGCTGTAAGCATGTCCAATCCTGTTTTAACTGCTGAGTGATGGTGGCGTGGATCATCGTTGGGTGCATTGTGTACATGCATTGACGCATCACCAATGTACTTTATGATCATTCCGTCACGATCCAGTACTGGTTGCGTAATAGCATCCATGTAGCCGTTCATCAAGTTGGTAAGTCCTTTTACATCATCGCCAAAACTTTCACCTAGTGGAGTAAAGCCACGTAGGTCACTAAAACAAATACTGATTTCACGCTTCATGCCATCCTTGATTAGACCTGGATTCTCTTGAAGCATACGTACCACTGTAGGACTTGCATAGCCTGCAAACTGTTTTTTGATTTCTTGCTTTTGTCTAAACTCATCCATGAAGCGCAGGAATGCCGCTATACTCCATGTGAGGAACACTGCAAATATTGGGAAACTCCAATCCAGCAAATAGCCATCGTTCAAGTATGCTGTCCTACTACCGTAGAATATGCCACCTAATGATACCACAATGCCACCAACACCAAAGTACCAGTTTAGTTTAAGTACCAGTATCATTACTACCAAACTTATTGCCAGTGCTGTTGCCAGTTCACCAAGGTCTGACCACCATGGGCGACTTATGTTGATACCATTAACTATTGTGTAAACACTTGCGGCAATTAAATCATGATCATAACTTCTGCCAACTGGAGTTGCAATGGTGTTGTCCAACCCCGACGCTGTTAAACTTAGTATAACAATACCGCCATTGAAGTTGGGCAAATTGTCAAATGCAAACTCCTGTACTTTGTATTTGTAGTCTACGTAGATGCTACCGTTTGCGTCTGTCTTAATTGTGCTAAACTGTGGGATACGCACTGCTTCCACACCTGCGTCACCCAGCTTCATTTGGTAACTGATGTCACCTGCCAGTACACGCACAATCTCTGTGGGTATGCTGGGAAATATCTGTGCGCTGTCTGTAGGCTCTTTGCTGGGTATGCGAACAACAAGCGGAAGTTTACGTACAACTCCATCAGCTTCTGTACTGCTCAACATCATACCAACGCCCCAAGCACTCTCACCAATTTCTTTTGTTGGACCTATTGCTTGTCCATAACGGAATAGCCAATCTTCCCATGCTTTGCCTGTTGTGCTGTTGTCCTTAATAGCAATGCCACGTGGTACTGGTACACCCTTGCCTCTCAGCGCAGGAACTTGCCCAACAATAACAGGTGCATTCTGTAACAAATCTATAAATGCAGGGTCGCCACCAAAGCGATCTTCCTCAGCAAACAGCATGGGCAGTACCACAAGCCCCGCACCATTCTCGTATAGTCGTATAATTTCATTGGCTAGTATGTCACGAGGCCAAGGCCACTGTCCGTTGCGGTCAATATCATCGTTGTCTATTCTAACCACAGCAATAGGAATGTCGCTGTCTAACTGAATTGTTTCTTGTGGGACACTACGTTGATGTGTGTCCAGTGCTTTGAGGCGGATAACTTCTACTATCCACGGATCCGTCCACCTAATACTCAATACCGCACCCAGGGCGATCAACGCCACTAACCATTTTTTCATGTTTTTTCCTTGACTAGGTATTTAGTTTTGGGTAACTGACACAGAACATCCGCCTACTGTCGCACATGATTGCGATAGGCTATATGTTTGTGCTGTGCTACTGTATTGTGTCAAATCTAAATCTGTTCCGTATGTGCCTGACAGGGAAATTGTTGCTGAATGACTAGCACTTCCACCTTGTATGATATCTACATCATTGTTGCTGTTTGATATTGTTAGGTCTATAGATTTGTCAAAGTTGTATTCTTGTCTTGCGTAAACGTCATTATAGCTACCATAAATGTTAGTAATATTACTATGGTTGTCGCCGCCTGCTCGTTGACTTCCTATGAAACTGTTGTTTGATCCGTGTACATCCAATCTTATATTGTGGCCACCGTATTCTACACTGTCAGGTGATTGAAAAGTACCGTCGGCCTGCACATGATATCCCTGCCCTATTTTAATACTGTTGTTGTTACCAGCAACATGGAATTCAAACCTGTCGCCTTCGCATGCTAATTGGTTGCATAACTGTTTAATGTCCATATCGTTGGAGTCACCGTCTAGGTCGCCTCCCCATCCAGCACCACTGCCCCATGTAGCTGTATACCCAACATAAGCATCATCGCCCTTCTGATCTATAGCCACAGTATTACTGGCACCACCAAAACTGTAATCAATTTCGTTATCACTACCATCCACAGTGACCGTTATGCTATTAGAGTTTCCGCTGGTTACTTGGTCAATAGATATTAAGTTATCAGCACTTGCTGTGCTAATAATTAACGATAGTAATAGTAGCAGTTTATTCATACTCTGCTGGCCCTTTGTGGAAGTGTCCTTCTGTGCAGTGACGCATTTCGTGCAACCACACACGCATGTCAAGATCTGGCTGCACATAAGGTACAAATACCTCACACCATTTCTTGCCTTCTTCTGTTACACTCCAGCGAGCCCATCCTTTAACCTTTGTGGTTTTTCCAGTATACTGTTCCCATGTGGTTTGTATGGTTTCTGGATCCATGATTACAATTTTCATGGTACCATCATAGTATGAGTGTGGTTGATCATAAACATGATGCGGTACACATGCACCTAATAGTAAAACTAAACTAATTTTGATTAATAGTAATAACCGTGTCACTTGCGTTCTCCGTTGTGTGTAATGTTATTGGGCTACCTGCTTGATTCAAGTTCATTTGTGTACTGCTGTTTTGGTCAAGTGTAATGCTAAAAATCCTACCGTCAACGTTTCTATATATAAGCCACTCACCATCCAGCACAATCTGTGTGTTACCTTGTTCATATGCTCCTGGCCTAATAGGATTAGTTGAGAACGAGTCTACCTCTTTAAGCAGTTTTGCATTCATTAAATCTAAAATATTACCCAACATATCAACATCAAGTAGGTTAAAGTCTAGTCTTGTGAACACTAACTCGTCTTCATCTAATTCATTGTTGTCAAGAAGATTAACGTCAAGTTCATTAAAATCTAATATGGACTGTTCACGTTCAGCCTGAGTCTCGTCCTCTTTTTCTTTTGGCTTTTGTACAATTAACAGGTTGTTAATTTGATTTACATCTAGGTCCAATAGGACAGGTGGTGTTGGTACATTTTCTCGTGTGTTGACCATTGTTGCTTGATATGCCTGGTTAAGTATTACCTGCCCTATATCGCTTTCAACAGATATCTCTCCCACAGTGCCATCTGCGTTGGGCAACAGTATAACAAGACTCCTGCCTATTTCGTCTACGGTCATGCTGAATGCAGTACCACGCACACCAATACGTGCTGTTGGTGTTTGTATGTCTACGCTTTGTCTGTTGTTTTTAGCAATCTTACCTGATGCATACTTAACTGTGCCCAAGCCCACTTTCATCTTGAGCTTACTTTTTGTAGGGTCAGCGGCATCATATATGAAATCATCAATGATTAATTTGCTGTGTTTTTCAATTTGTATTTTGGTATCATCATTGAAGCCAATACCAATAATACCGTCGGCGGTGCTTATTGTGTCCAGCATCTCTACACCCAGATCTTTTTCTACTGTGATTTTGTCATTATCGCGTGTAAGTTGTGCAGGGCCGGTTTGTTTTTCAACTGTACCGATCCCTGCATAACACGTACTAATCTGAAACGTTAATAGTAACGCTAGAAGTTGAACCATTTGTGTTAACATCTACTGTACTCGCCTCTGCACCTGATTGAGTAATACTTAGAGTTGAACTGCTGCCGGTATGATTAAGCAGAGTGTCGTGTTGTGAAGCACCACTGTGGGTAACTGTAACGGTGTTGGTACTGCCGTCAATGTCAATGTCTGTGGTTTTGTCTAGGATACTAGTTGCTGTGGAATCCTCAGTTACTGTTATAGTATTACTGCCACTGCCGCTGGTTAGGTCAATGTCTACGTTAACATCGTCAACAAGACTTTGTGTAGCGCCAACGTTTACACCAACAGTGTTTGTGTTGCCTGGATTGGTGATGCTGATTGTAACATCATCACTGCCACCGTTGGTGCCTCCTGTAGTACCTACCTGTATGTCAATGTCTGAACTATTGCCATTAGTGGTTGCTGTTACACTGGCGTTGTCGCCGTAAACATCGTAATCTAATGCATTGCTTGATCCAACTTGGTCAATGTCTAATATGGTGCTGGCGCCATCGCTCTTGCTGTCGTCACCGCTTGCGCCAACGCTGTTTCCAGAACCGTCTTGATCTATAGTGATTGTGGCTGATGATCCAACCTGATCAATATAGATCAAGTTGTCAGCCCATGCCGGACTGCTTATTAATAAAGACATGAATGCTAATGCTATCCTTGTCATGTGTGTCGCTCCTTTTGGGTGGTCCCCATTATACGTGCCAATATCTTAGTATTATCGCACGTTAGTATTTAAATAATAAGTTGCTATCATTAAATATGTATGTTATACGCTAGTCTACGTAATTACTCCATCCTGTTGATTTATCATCTAGCATAGTGTAATCCCATAGTTTTTTACGTTTTCCTTCTTTGGTTAACTCAATTACTGCTTGTTCAACTGCCTGTTTTACTGCATAATTAACTGGTTCATTGGTACTGGTACCTGACTCTACCTCTAGAACTTGTGTGCCTTGATCGTAGAATTTAAACACGTTTATGCCAAGACTAGTGCTTAAAATCGTCTTTTCGGTGCTCACATTTAGCAATACTTCTCCCGACAGTACACTTACCGCTCTAAGCCCTATTGTGACTACATCTACACGCCATTCTTGTTGTGCACCAATGCCCATAACCCTGGCGCCAATACCACCTGTAAATTTGTTTGTATCATAACCAATAATGCCGCCTTCGATTATAATACCAGCAAACTTCATTGCACCCAATTTCTGTTTCTCATCAAACTCACTTCGTGCATTACGTATAATCTGTCTTTCTTTGATTAGGTTGTCCAGGCCATTGCGCTCTACAACATCAAAAAACTCACCATCTGCTAGTGCCATTAGTGCATCTATTAAGTATACTTCTGCACCTTGTGTTACTGCTGTACTGATGTTGGCAATGTTATCTGCTGGTTTACGTTGTCCAGTCTTATCTTGGAAACTGTATATTGCAACTGTCACAGGCTGTCCGCCTTTAATTGCAGGGAAATTAATTAAATGTTTCTTGACTGGGGTTTCAGCAAGCTCAGCTGGTCTGCCAAGTTTTGGATTAGTCGAGGCGCAACCAACTAACAAAAAAACCAATAACGCCACACATATTCTACCTAGCATGCATCTCCTTTAAAAGGCAAAACTGGCAACAGGAATTTCAACCTTCGTAACTGATCCATCTGTTTGCGTTACGTTTAATGTTACTAGGTCGTCGGTCATTTCATAAGCCACTGTATTGCCTAGTAGATCAATAGTACCACTACTTTGTGGATTTTCCCCAAACAGTTTGTCTGAAATTTGCTTACTAAGTTCAGCATAGATTCTACTTTCTAAATTAGCCAAGAACTTATTAACATTAGAGTTTTCTTTTTCACGCTCAATTTCTCTTGCCGCGGACTCTAACTTAGATTTGATTTCTGCTCTTCTAGTGTGTGTTAGGTTTTCAATGGTCAACACATGACTACTGTAGCCTATACCGTTAAAACTAGGGTTATTAAACTTATAAGTTAAGTCGCCTGCTGTTGCCGCACTGATAAAAAACATGCCCACAAGGAATCCCATAATAAAACTCCAAAAGCCAAAACTCAACACTGTTGATATAGTATAGGTTACTGGGTTGGACTTTTTAAACTTCTGCCAGGCTGCCTTTTCATAACTACTTTGATGATTCATTTTTTGTTTTAGCTCCTTGGTCCTTGACCTGTTTTAGTTTTAGTTCTAATTCTTGTGCTTTTTGTAAATTTGCTCTAGCTTTTGCATCTAGTTCAAGAATCATGTTTAACTTTTGGTTCAGTCTAATTAAATCGTTATCAAGCATACGAATTCTGTCAATCAACGCAATCAGCGTCATTTGTGCTTCGCTTAGTACAGGATCAATTTCTTTTGTTGCCCAGGTCCATATGTAATATACAAAGTACCCTAACCCACACGCGGCTATAATCGGAAAACCATATTGGTTTATTGCGCCGGCTACATCAATGTCCATTTAGTAGCCTCTCATTCTAGTCGCGACGAGCATCGTTCTTGCCGTCTGCTCTAGCAATACGGTTCAAGTCTGGTGTTACCCCAAATGCATTGCTCATGAGTGTGTCAATACGAATCACGTCATGGTTCATGGTCTTAACACGATTGTCCAATGCGTTAATTATTCCTGTAAGTCCTTTTACACTGCCCATTACACCGTCAAGGATAAAGCGCATAGTAAGGAATACAAAGTACCCGCCGGCCAGTGCCGCGGCGATAGGAAAACCAACTTCGGCAATCAATTGAAGTATTTCTGTCATTTTGAATAGCTCCTTCTTTAGTGTATTTACCCAAATTTTTACAGTTTACTCATGGGCTATAAATAATTACATGAGAAAACTACTACTATTACTGCTGTTAGTGCCATTTATAGCACAAGCAGAATACGCAGACTGGGACAAATACGATAAAGAATTATTCTGGATGTCAACCACAGCTATTGCAGTTGACCACTTGACCACAAGAGATATGGCTAGTAGATATGATGAAGGATATCGGGAACGCAATCCAGTGCTGGGAGAGCACCCAGACAAGGATACAGTGGATTTGTTTTTTCTAGTAAACTATGTTACACACTACTACCTGACAGATTATTTTCAAGGGGAACACAGACCTGTGTACTTGATGACTAGGCTAGTAGTTAATGGAGCGGCTTCTATTAATAACGTTAAGATTGGTCTTGGAGTACGATTTTAGTGGACTGATTGTAACGTTTACAAATTTCTTCATAGAACGTATCCAACTCTCCACCAAACTTACCAGTCAAGTGTTCTGCTAGGTCATTACATAGTTTAGCATCACCGTCTTTGTTTGCTTGCACGAAATCGCCATGTAATTTCTTCCAATGATCCAACATTACAACTTCTGCTAGTGGTACCTTGGTTGCTTCTACTACACACCATGTGTCTAATAGATTACCATCAATCACATTTGGCTCTAATTCTAAGATGAGATACTTTTCAAACATCTCGTCTGTGGGTTGTTCCCATACAATATTCATCGTTTCTTCAATCCTTGTTGTTTATAAATTTGTTGAACTGCTGTTGCTTGATAATAACAATCTATTAAAGCATTGTGTGCACCTTTAGCGTCCTTATCTCTAGGATCTCCAAAAGTTTTAAACAATGTACGACTATCTCTTATCTGCCAAAAGTTCCACGGCATGGGCGTATCCATGTCACGATACAAATCTTCAAGAATAACTGCATCAAATGCAGGCCCTTGGCACCATATGTTATCAGTCCCTACTAGGAACTTATTAAGTTTTCCTAAAAAAGATGATACACTGTCACGTTCGTGATCACCGAGGGCTTCTTCTCGAACATCTTCTGCTTGCTTGCCCCACCAATCAATTACATCCTGGTGTACATGTCTGCCTAGTGCTATTTGTTCGTCTACATCTATCCTAACATACAATCCGTCGTCTGTATTCACATCCGATGCGTATGGGTCAAACTTAACAGCACCCACAGTCAACACGACACTCTGCGGACGAGTACCTAACGTCTCAATATCTAACATTATATCCATAATATTTTTTATGCTGGCTGTAGTTTAACTTCGAGGGGGAATCCGTTGTTACGAGCAAGCATTGTTACTTCTACACCTTTTTGCTCAGCAACTTCATATGTAAGTGTTTTTACTACGCTACTACCGTCGTTATGAATCTTAACAGTTAATTCTTTTGCTATTTCTTCACTATGATGGAAAATTACTTTCAGACTCTCTACAACAAACTCTACTGTGGTCTTATTGTCATTGAGGTAGATTACATTGTAAAGATTAGGTGGTTTGATACTTGTTTTAGATTTTGTAGATTGTTTTACTTCAGTTTTTTCACTCATAGCTTACACTCTCGGTCATCTAGTTAGTAAGTGGGGGGAGTTGCCTCCCCCCGGCGTTTATAACTATATTATATTACTTAGTAAAGGTAATTGCAATCTTTTTAGGCTTTTGTTCGTCCGGAACAACATGCTCTAAGCTGACTGCCAGGATGCCATTTACTACTGTTGCACCTTTGATCTCAACATTCTCGTTGAGAGTAAATGTGCGAGTGAATGTGCGAGCACTAATACCTTTGTGCAGGTATTCGTGTTCTTCTGCTTCTGCTTCCTGCTTCTCCCCGGTGATAGTCAACACATTGCTTTTGAATTCAATGTTCAACTCATCTTCACCAAACCCTGCAACTGCAACCTGGATCGCCCAGTTGTGTTCGTCAATTTTGATGATGTTGTATGGAGGATAATTATCTGCTTTTGAATTGCCCAAGTGTGTTCGGGTCAGTTCATTAAACAAGTTGTCAAAGCCGATGGCATGACGATTAAGTGAAGCAGTAAATCCGGGAAGGTTGGTCGTACTAAGTTTGTATGATGTCATAGTTTTCTCCTTTATGTTAAGCAAGTTATGACTTGTGATGTTGTAGCCCGATAATCGGCACTACAAGTATATTTATACAGGATACAAGACTAGATGTCAATCTCTTATTAGTTCATACGATTCACTTCGGGAGTGTTCTGGATTAAATGATACTAAAAAATCCACATAGTCTTGTTCTGTAGACAAACACAATTGAACACACCAGTTCTTAATACCAATGTGTTTGATATCTATATCGTGTTTTTCAGCCCAAGTCCTAACATCGTATTCTATTTCAGTGCGAGCCCATCCCACTGCATGTATTCCATTTGCACGTGGAAGGACCCACTGGATATGCATTTAGTACATCTTTTTAGGCAACTGCTCTTCTAGTAGTTGCTTTTTCCATCTGCGAACTGCGGCGGCATGTTTCCGCTTGCGTCTTGTAGTGGGTTTTTCAAAAGATTCTTTTGAGCGTAAAGTTTGTAGTACTCCGCTTTCGCTAACTTTTTTCTTTAGTTTACGCATAGCTTTTTCTACATTGTCGTACTGGACTATTACCTTATTGCCAAAAGGTCTGCCTGGTTTTTTTTCAAAGTTGGTTGCCATAGTTTTTTATTTAGTTTGTTGTTTTTCGAGCTGTGCAAAATAGTCAAATGGTGTGTCGACTTTAGTTGCATCAGTAATGTAAGTCTTTGGTCCGTAGTAATAAACGTTGCTGTTTTTGCAAAGATCCTCGTTGTCGTAAGGTTCCGCGGTATTAACAATCACGGCGTCACTTTTTTCAATTGCTTTAGCCAACCAATCAGTATCATCCATGCCCTGATGGTACAAATATACATTGTATGCATTGTTTGTACCTTTGGCTATTTGGCCTAATAGTTCAACATCCTTAGGAGACGCATCAACTACTGTTACTGTGTGAAAATCGTCTTCTACAAAATCTGGTGGTGTTATAAAATTACTGTAATCCATCTTTCCCCACTATCTGTTGTATTTGTTCTAGTTCGGCGTCACTTAAATCATCTGCGGTATATTCTCCCGACTGCAATTTATCAATCAAATGCTGTATGTACGCCTCATTGTAAGTATAACTGTCTGTCGTTGATTTGTCAAGCTCTATCCACTTCTTATTGTTCCATTTATACAATTTATTTGGTAAGAAATCTGTCCTAATATACATATCACCTTTGTTTGGCCTAATCGGAAACTGGTTTCCAAATCCACACTCGGCTGTGTTCACCACAGTATCGTTATCAGCTCTTACCTTAACACTGTAAATAGGAAGTAATGGATGCAATGCTTTGAATGCTTCTATGTTGTAGTTCTTTTTTTGATACTTGACTACATCATCCAAGCCACGCTTTATAGCGATATTAGGATCTGTTGCTTCTTCTTCACCTATAACAAAATCGTCTATTGACACTTCTGCTGGACTGGGCTTTGGCTCCGCAACGATTTGATTGGGCTTTTGCTTGTCTAATTGATCAAGTGCCCAATCAAGTCTTTGTAGTGCTAATCTATATTTGTCCCAGAGTTGGTTTACTGACTCCTGGTAGTCGTTAGGCATTAGTTCCTAGTCGTGCTTCAACTTTTGCCTCAAGCTCAGCAATATCTGCTGGCATTGTAAAGTCAAGATCAAGTTCACTTTGCAGTGCTTCATTCTCGTCCAAAGCCTCGTTGAGTTGTGATAGGGCATTCTTGTACTTTGCCCAAATTTCATCAATTTCCTGTTGTGGTTTAGCCATTCTTTTTCCTTAGTTTGTCGTCTACGTTACGCTCTAGTTCTGCTATATCGTCAGGTGCGCCTGTTTTTAGATTCTGTTCTACATATACTTCTTTAACTATTACAGTGTCAGCACCGTGTGTTTTTTTATTGCGAGCCCATTCAAACTGTTTGGTACTAGCAAGTATAAGTGTAAGTGCTAGTGGATCAAACACAACAACCAACAACACTATGACCCAGCGTACTGCTTTTTCCAGTAGGTTTTGATCTGGACTTTGGTCGTATATAAATGCGGCAATGTATTTTATTGGTCCTACTTCTGCTTCTAGTTTCCTGTATTCTTTTTCGAACACAAAAACTTCTTCACGTATTTGATCAATCTCCGTTTGTTCTTTGTCAACAAAATTCTCAAGTTCTTCTACCCTACCGTCAATATCTACAGTTTTAGTGTTTGACTGGTCACGTAGTTTTTGTATTCTATTATTAACTGATTGTAATTCTGATCCGTACTTGGCATCAATACTGCTAAGTGTTTCTGTTAACTTGGCGTTGATACTTTTGATCTCACGCTGTGCCGCACTGGCAACTGAAAGCTCATTTGCTTTGGCCTGCTGTGTTGCTTCTAACTCAATCTTCTTGGCTTGCTCTGTTGCTTCTAACTCAATCTTCTTGGCATTGGCTACTGCTTCATCTAGGCCTTTTTTACTAAAGGAGTTTTCATATCGAGCCTGGGCGGCGCCAATGTCTGCTGTCTTACGGGCTTGTGCTGTGGCGATGTTTGCTGTCTTACGTTCTTGTGCGGCGGCTATGTCTGCTGACTTGCGCTCTGCGGCTTGTACTAATCTATCATTCTGTAACTGTATTTGCTTTTCTGCATCAGCACGAGCATTGGTTTTTTCTTTGTTAACTTGCACACGGATTTCTTTTAGTGCATCGTTGTCACGATCAACCAGGTTGTCCACACGTACATCTTCACCTTTAGATAACCGGGTAAGCTCGTCGGTCCAACGAACTATCTTGGCTTCCGAACGAGTCATTTTACTCTCAAGCGATTTGATCTGTGCTACCTGTTCTTCACTTAGTGAAGTCTGTTCAATGTGTGCTTTACTCAGGAAGCCAAAAATACCCATTGAGGTGATAAACATCAACACAGTAATTGCCGGGATCAAGTACCATTTAAACAGTCTTGGTGCACGATGCCAATTTTGGTGTAACCAAACTGTAGCAACAATCTTACCAGTTTCTAGTGCGCCACCCATGATAATCACAGGCATGACTGCGGCACTGAACACTGCAATCAAGCCAGCAATACTGTACCAAGCCGCAATGAACGAAATGGATATTGCTGTAACGAATGTAAGTATGGCTAATAGCATAGTGTATATTTATTGGGTAGTTGACTAATTATATAAGGAACAGGGCAGTTAGTCAACTGAATTTTTTGCCAATTAAACCTGCGTTAGGTTATGCAACACACCTTCGCCAAACACTGCGATTTCGTGTGAGCCGCTTGCGGTGGCCGCTTGGAACTGTATATCAGACTTCTCGTCGTACTTGAAAGGCATCTGACGTTGGATGTGCATGTTGTCAGCAAAAGTAGTTCGTGCTACGTTCAATACTCTACCTGCCGCATTGCTAACATAATTTCTAAAGATAGCAGGTTTACCAGCAGTACTATCAGCACTGAATGCGTCGATGCGATACAACAAGAAACAATGATTTCTCGGTACTGTATAAAAACTCTCTTGGCATCTGCCATTTCCTGGCAGTATGGTTTTGTAGAATGTAGCAGAGCCCCCAAGGTCGTTACCTATGTCTATGGTTCCTGCATTTGATCCTGTAAGAATAATTGCGGTGTTGATTCTAAAAAAACTTGCTGTGGTTGTTTGCACTGCTGTGCCTGCCAGTGTAACTGTGTCTTGGATGGCATCATAGTTAGCATCAAGACCGATAAGTAGAACCTGCATAGTGTCGGCGCTTTCGGTGCTTTTGATCTGCATCTGTTGTGCGGCAGGAGGAAAAACGTATGTTGCGGTTTTGCCCCATAGTGCTCTAAAGGCTGTGGTTGCGGCTGTCTGGTAGCCAAAAATATTCTGTACTGAGTTGCCACCAGTATCGTCAAGTGCTATTGCGGCGCTAAAGTCAAAGTACTTTCTATTTGCCATATTGGCCATTGGTTACTCTGCCCAAGGTCGGCCTAACAACAATCCACCTGAGTTGGCATTGTCGACCACGTTGTTGCCAACATATCTTGTAGGTAACTCAGTTCTGTCGTATGTAGCAGGGTCACCTAAGAATTCTCGTTTGGCTGATGCAATTTCTAGTTTCTGTATTTGGCGAGCTTCCAGTGTACCGTCTGCTTTGGCCTTGCATATCAAGAACGTACCAGTACCAAACCCAAGAGTTGCTAATGTATCAGTACCATTGTTGGTAATGTTTATGAGTGGGTTGGTGTTTAGAAAGATATCACCGTACATGGCGTCAGTTAAACTTGCACTTTCTTCTTCCTGTGCTCTGATCAGTGCTGGGACGTCGTCAAGCTGTAACCCGTCGTCTAGTGTTATAGGTATTTGTCTACCTGTGAGACCTTTGACTGTGATGGTAATGTTGGCCATGTGTTATTTCCTTGCTTGGTAATCTGGATACATGCTGGTTGCATCAGTTCTAATGTCTGCAGGGTTCTTAGCCTTGTGTACATCGTCACCTGAAGGAAATGCGGCTTGCATAGGAGCGATAATTTCCTTAGGCTCGTTGGCATATCCTGCATTGTCGCAACCACATGGATCACGTCCGCAGACATCACATGCGCCATCATCGCCTACTTTTAATATGCCAGCTAGTGTTTGCATGTCCATGGTCTCTTGGTCTGGCTCACTGACAGCGATAGCAATCATAGGTTCCTGTGCTGGCTGTTCTGCTTGGTCAACTATGTCTAGCACAGTGCGTATAATGTCTGTTATTCTCATACTAATATTTAGTCAAAAATAAACCCGCTCCAGCGGGTTTATTGATTAACTTGAAAAATTTAAAAAGCGATTACTTAGCTTTCCAAACGGTATACAAGACCCAAACAGCTAACAAGCCTACTAGACCTTGACCACCCAATGTGTTAACAACATCTGTCACGTTACCGATAACACTTGGGGTTGGCAAGAACGGAATTGCTGAGTTGCCCATTAATAGTTCTAAAACAATACTTAATGCTAGGACTGAAACAACTACTTCAGCTAATTCACCTGCCCACGTTTTGATTGTGGCTAATATTTCCATTTTTTATATCTCCATTTAATGAGCCGCGATTAAATTGCGGCTACAGGATATTTAAAGGAATAAGAGAGTAGTTATGTGACAGTTTAACTGATTTTGGTATATTTAGTTAATGCACTATAAAACTGCCCAATTCAAAGTAAAAATTGCCTCTTTGTATACTTCCTCGTATAGAGTCTATAAACTTTTCATTATCTTCCGCTTCAATCCTGTTATCAATAACATGTCCGAGCAGGTCAAACAACTGGAGTAACTGCTGCTTAATCTCGTCATAGTCAGGATCATCCAACTCCTCAGCTCGCTCGTGAATGTAGTCCATCAACTCCTCTAGTTCGTCCTCTTGGAGCCGGTTAACGTCAGTTTTTCCTGTAGCAATTTTATCCAGCAATTGCTCTAGTTCTTTTTTGTATAATATCTGCATAATAATACTTAGTAAGGTTAATAATTTTTAGTCTAGGTATTTAAGTGCTTCTCGATTGCCCTAGCTTCTCCTGGTCTTAAATTGTATTGAGCACCAGACCGCTATCTATCCGCAGTCATGGCTTGGTATACACCCAATTTTGCACACGCTAAAGCGGATGGGCACACCGTCACCTCGTTGCGCTTGACCTTGCTCGGTACGGGTAGAGTTTTATTCGCCTCAACGTAAAAAGATAACCCAGCCTCTAAAGCATCAACGGCATTGAGTAACGCCTCTTCTTTATCAGCACCAAAAGTAATGGCTTCTGGAACATCCCGAAATGTCGCCAAGATGGTGTCGCCATCTTTCGTTAAAGTGACTGGATATTTAAACATATTCATTTTTTCCTCATTGTTTTGTGTATCTCATATAAATTCACCGGGCATTCCTTTTAAAGATTGTTTAGCCGTGGCATGACCTTGCTCTGCTTCTTTCTTTGTTTCTTCGATGTTCATGTTTTCAAAGTTCATATCTTTGTTCATGTTGTTTTCTCCTTTTAAAGATATATTTGATACAAGCTGTCTTGAGTACTTTGCTCTGCGGCTTTTAGTATTTCTTTAAAGCTCATGTTGTTTCCCTGTAAGTCATTTTGAGTGCTTCTTGATTGCCCCAGGCATTATAATCATCAGCTACTGAGTTGTATGTATCAATGAGTCTATCAATATCTTCTTTGATCATTGCCTGTTCCTGCAAAGTCATGTTGGGGTGAATAGAGTGTTTGATTTTCTTTAACTCATATATAAACTCTAAAACGTCAGTCATTATTCAATTACCTCCGATTCGACAGTTAGATTGCGAAGTGCAGTTTCTTCTAACCCATTGTTTAACTGCGTTATTATAAGTTCACATTGATACTGATTATTAGGAAATGGTTGTGTAATTACCTTACCATCTTCTGCAACATACCAACGTTTTCTTGGTGCCATAGCATAATTAGCCATAATGTTTCTCCTGTTATTTAGAATCTTGATTATATTCATCCACTGTATACAAACCTTGTTCGATCTCTCTAATAGCAGTACTGGCTGCCTTTTCGTCTTGGATTTCCGTAACTCTAGGCTCGGCACCTTGTGCAATCTCGCGAGTCCTTTGTGATGCCATCAGTATCAGTAAATACTGATCGCCGCCGCATACTTCGATTGCTTTGTCTGACCTTCCTGCAATTTTGGACATACTGGTTCTCCTTGTTTATAAAATAATTTCGTTCAAACTGTCAAACCCGGCATTAGCAACAATGTACTGATTGCCATATGTTTCACTTTCTATCATGTAGCCAATTTCTAATTTGGCTACATGATCGAGCAAGTAGCCTGAAGTGGTGGCCTTGTGCCGCACTTCGTTTAAATTATGAGCGTGTATACATGCCACCCTTTTATATTGTCGTTTAGCCATTGCCTGCCTTGCATGATCCTTGTTGAAGAACAGGCTATCTCTTCCATAAAAACTCTTGTTGTGATACAAGTCACTATCACGTTCCATCTGATAAATTATAAACTTGTACATCTTGCCCTCTTAGTAAGACAGTTGTGTATCGAAGTGATGCTGTTCTAATTGAATTTCACGTTCAAGTTGTTCACGTTTAAAAGTTAATTTCTTACGCAAGTCCATCTTATCTTGTTCTGTACCAGCACAAATAAGATCGTACTCAATTGAATTAATAAAGTGTACCATTTCTTTATTGGTCATTACGCTACCTCCACTTTGTATTCAAAAGTATAAATTTCACGCATAATCTCGTAAACACGTTCACGGTCTACAGTATCACCACCGCCCCAATTTACTTGGTCTGACATGCGACTAAAGTAAATGTCTACTGCATGGGCTATTTCTTTTTTAGTAAAGGCCATGTCGTATAAGCCACCCATACCGTAAAAGTCGTTGCAGTAATTTACAAACTCTTTAACTGTTAACTGCATCTTTAGCTCCTTATTAGTTAATATACGTAGTATTATAGATGTTTTTGGACAAACCGTCAACCAAAAAAAATCCTTTGTAATCAACAACTTAGATTGTTTTGAAACAACGGAGTAATGCATCACCTAACCAAACAGTACACGAAAAGCCAGATTTTGTAGCGTTCTCAACCGCTTGCTCTAAGGTGTCAAACTGTTTTGAATAACCAAAGCTGTAAAAATCTACTTTATACATATTAGCCCCTTGCTGTTACTAGTTAATATACTACGTATTATAGATGTTTTTGGACAAGCCGTCAACCAAAACTATACGTCATTGTATACAAAGACTTTTTGGAGTGTTTTTAGAGTGGTTTCAGCCCAGGATTGGGCTGTTTGGTGTCACTTTGTTGTGGTTTTAGTGCAGGGTAATGTCGTTATTAAACTGTTCAAGGTCAGTAACATCCAACAGTTTCATAATTTGTTTGATAATTTTCGGCGGATTATTGTCAAAAATTGCTTCTGGGACAAAGGCATACTTCAAGTTGCCGTCTGAATCAAATACAAAGCCATAGTCTTCTGCATCTATGTCTTGCTCTTGTTGCGCTTCGATTACTTCAAAATCATCTGCAATAGGCTTGCTCATTCTACTATCCTTTATTCCGGGAAGACCATCTGTTCTTGCACAATGTATGGATCTTTAATTTCACCAGACTCAATTCTGCGTCTTTCTTCTGACCGTAAGTAAGTTACAATAGCAACTATATCCATACCGTCAATGGTTGTACCAAATGCACCCATTGTGCCGCCTAAACTCTGATTGGTAATGCCCACACTAATGGTTGTGAATATACCCATGTTGGTATTTGAACTGTATGTAAACTTGCCACATGTTAAGCAAGGACCTTTGCCACCTTTGCCTTGGCCACCATGACAGAAGGAACAACGTCTGTCGTACCACTCTCGACCATTTTGTACTGTGTCTGAGTTCGTAATATCTAGTGCCAGATCATTTTCGTTCATCTGATGAAGATCAGCTGAGAATAACAATGTGGGAATAAACAATAGAAAAAATAAAATCTTTGACATACTAAACCTCCAATAGTATTTATTTGGCTACTATGTTAGCAGTTTAGTTTTGGCTGTTTCTATCACCGTAAAATATGTGTGTGCCTATTTTAGCCAATTTAGGATAACGCCAGACAGGGCTAACATAATCTGCATGATAGAATACTGCTTGTTTTAAGCCAGGTAATCTTTTGCCTTCAATTAATACCTGTCTGGCTACTTCATAGCAACGGTCAAAGATAGTTTGATTAACTGACGAAATGCGATCTGATTTACCATCACAGTACCAACTGAATTGGCAACGATGTTTTACAGGATAATATACACTCTTGTCTTTCCAGGATGCTTTGGTTGGGCCTTGATATACCACATCACATATATCATCAGGGAAACTGTTGTGTGCCACTCGGTTAAGAGTGACCTGTGCCACAGCAATCATACCTTCAACTGGCTCACTACGAGCTTCCCAGTATATGTTCCTAGCAAGGCAATCCAATTCTCGCCTAACCTGTCTCATGTCAACAGGCGATTGCTTTACTGCTGTGTTAATAATTTCGATAGTTTCTGCGCCCACTGCTTGGTTTGCTGGCGCTTTAACATTACTAGTGACTGCAATAATTGCATATACTACCAGCCACGTTCCTAGAAAAAATGTTACTAATCTTGACCATTTGGTTAGATCTTGCTTCATGTTTTTCTCCTATCTTACCGCATCCAGTATTTAAAAGCGAGTCGGATGTAAGTTAACAACTGCTATTATACTATAATAGTGGGGTATAATCAAATTTTTTGGTATAAATACATATTATGCCAGCAATATGTAGAGTAGGTGACACACTAACAACCGGACATGGATGTGATACCACAACAACCATTGCTTCGCCAAACAACGACGGCACTGTTCATGCTAACGGTATTGACATTATAGTAGTTGGTGCTCCGACAGTATCTCACCTAATACCCAGTGGAGATTCATGCGTACCTCACGTGGCATTTTTAAATGCTGGTTCAGGTAGTGTTTTCCTCAATGGTATTGGAGTAGGTAGAATAGGTGATAGTGCCGACGCCGGTGCTATGATAAGCGGATCACCTACTGTGTTTGCCGGCGGCTAGTTAAGGCCTAACAATTTCCAACCCAGTTGTGGTCTTGATATAGTGTGTTTTGATTTGATCAATGCATTCAGCAATCATAACAACATGATTTTTTTGAATAGACGCACTGGTATGTGGATCTGCTGTGAACAGTGCTTGAATTAATCCAACACCTTGCTGACCAGGTACTACATTGCATGCCTTCTCGACGTTGTAGTGATCTGCTGTTTCGCTGGTAATCTTTGCAACTATCTCTTCCCCAGTGATTAGTTTTAGTGCGCAGATCTGTCCTTCCCATTTACTATTTTCTAATAACATGTTAACTCTCCTTGAGCTTATCGAAAAATTCAGTTGTTTGATCTGCTAACCCATTGTATCCTCCAGGTAGCAGTTGTTCATTGATATAAATCTGAGGTACTGTACGCAAGCCAGCGTCAACGATGCGTTTCCTTGCATCTGCATCTTGTTCAATGTTTACTTCGGTGTACTTTATACCTTTGATCTCTAGTAGTGCTTTGGCCTTTGTGCAAAAAGGACAATTGTTTTTTGAATATATTGTAATCATACGCTTAATTATACTTGTTAAAAATTATTTGTCAAACCCCGATTAGTCCTAATTAGTTGATCTGGTACCAAGCTGTAGCCACCTACGTATATTCCTCTGTCTATTTTCATTTATGTTCTAGTAGCTGTTAAGTCTTCTAACTTCCAACCTTTAGTTTTGCCTTTTTTTGGAATACCCCATTTCTTTTCAATTTGCATTTTAAGAGTACTCCAACTTAAATTATGTGTTTTACAGAAATCAGTAGATTCACCGCCGTATAATATGTGCTCATCCCCTGTTGGAGATGTTAGTCTGTAAGTGTGGCTATTTTTATTTTTTTTACCGATTCGCAACTTTGCTTTTTTGCTAATTAATGCCTTGGTACTTTCTTTTTGTGTTTTACCGTACATTGGGTTTCCGGCACCAGAATTTAATTCACTAAATCGTTTTCGTGTTTCGATGCTGTGTTGCTTAGGGCCATATCCACCTCTCTCTTTCTGAAGGCGTGATCTTAATTCTCGTTGTTGCTTTGCTTTGTTAACCCCGTATATTTCTTCGTATGTTCTACCTTTCTGATTAGGTGGGCGGGCATCAGGACATATATTGGTTAATATGCCATTCTTGTCATATCCTTTTCTACCATACTTTTTAATTGCAGTGGCCTCGATATCATACGCTAATTCCTCGTCTAATATGTTTTCAGCAATGTATTCAATTACTGGCTCTGCTCCGGACTTTCTTATACTCGCGATTTTATTTTCTTTGTAAACATTTCTAGTGTCGGACACAGTCCGTAAATGTGTTGTTGCTCTGTCACCTGTACCTTTGCCGATATAAAATGGTTGGTTATTTCTCGGATCCACTATTTGATATACATAATACATTCGGTCACTCTCCTGTTTTAAATATTTAGCAAGAGACTGAGAGTAACAGTTAGGTATCGAGTAATCGTTGGATTGGTCTGAACTTAACGCAAAAATAATGTGTTCTCTGTTATCTTTATATGGTGTTACGTCTACTAACGTGTTATCTTGCCATACACTGTGTCTTATGGCCTGCACAACATTGAACCCCTTTATAAAATAATAGCCAATTACTTTCTTGCCGCCGTATATACTAGAGTGTATTCTAACATTGTTATGGCAGTTATTATACTCGTATGCAGACTGTGCGTTAACTTTAACTGCTCCTACCCAATTACAATCGAGAGCTTTTGCCATAGACATAATCTCATTGTCAATTGTAACTGGGTTACTCCACATTTAAAGAGTAAAGCCACTGAACGTGTTTGAGTCCACGTCTTGTTTGGTTCCACCAATTATATATGATGATATTTGAGTTTGCTGTGGTGCCACCTGCACTTCTGCACCGGCAATCCACTTTTGTGTCCACGGCAGTGGGTTACTTCCTGTTTTAATGCCACAGCTAAGTCCCACGGCTGACATACGCTTGCAGGTCAACCAATCTATGTACTGACACAATAGTTCTGTATTGAGTCCAATCATGCTTCCATCTTTAAACAAGTACTTGGCCCAATCTTTTTCTTGTGACGCGGCATTGAGGAACATTGTTTCACATTCCCCTTTGGTTTCTTCGCGGATCTTTGCAAAGTCCTTGTCGTCTGACGGCAACAACTTAATAAGTGTTTGTGTGCTTGCTAGGTGCAAGTTTTCATCACGTGCAATCAGTTTAATAATTTTAGCATTGCCTTCCATCTTCTTAAGCTCAGCAAATGCCCAACTGCAAGCAAATGATACATAGAATCTGATACCTTCTAGTGCATTGACATTGTTTAAGCACAACCATAGTTTCCGCTTCAAGGCATAACGATCAACTACAACTTCCTTGCCGTTGACCTTGTGCTTGCCTACACCAAGTAAATTATAATATTGTACAGATTCAATCAAGTCATCATAGTAGTGGCTAATGTCTTTAGCGCAATCTGCAATTTCTTTGATATCACGTAGTCCATCAAACACTACACTTGGGTCACTGTACACATTACGAATAATGTGTGTGTAACTGCGACTATGAATCGTTTCGTTAAACGCCCAAGTTTCAATCCAAGTTTCTAGTTCTGGAATAGTAGCAATAGGTAAAAATGCTAGATTAGGAGAGCGTCCTTGGACACTATCCAGTAGGATCTGTCTTTTAAGGTTACTGGTGAAGATATGCTTTTCGTACTCAGTAAGTTCCTTAAAGTCTTTTGCATCACGCAACACATCAACTTCTTCAGGTCTCCAAAAGAATCCCAACTGTTTATCTGTTAACTTGTCAAATTGACGATACTTTAGTGTGTCAAATCGCTGTATTGCTGGTGTGCCTGCTTTGTCAAGAAATGCCAAAGACTTGGTGTGATCTTTATTACTGTTAATATTAAATACACTCATATTTTTTCTCTCAAATTACGCAACTCTCGCATTCTTCTTGATATTCCAACCTATCAAGTTCTTGCTGTTTTGATTCACCTAGTGCGTCGATGTTTACTTCGCCTTGCCCGTCGTATGTATTAAAATAGTACAACTGCTTCAACCCATACTTGTAGCACATCAACAGATGCTGTAGCATCAGTGACATAGGA